GGGTCTCGTGTCTGGTGAAAAAAAAAGATAGACAGTCCGATAGACTCGCGACCCCTAACTCGGACAACAGCCAGTTAACTAACCCCGTGGACTGTCTGTGCGGAGACGTCCTCCATATTTTGGTGAACGTGCGGGCCCTCAACAGACTCACGCGTCTCTTTATTTTTTTGCAGAGAACACACGAGAGGGGGGGCCCCTCATCGGATGACCGCAAAGGATATCATCGGGGTCTACCTTCACTAGTGGACCCCCTCCATCCAAGTAAGAGAGTCCACCCGCGCAGTGGACCCCGATGATATATCTATTTTTTCATCGCACTGGGGCCCCGGGTGTGTTCTTATGGGGTCTCCTGAAAAAATGAATCGAGCCCCGTCCACAACAACGATGGCCGACGCAAGACGCAAGGGGATTTACAGGATTTACTCTGCGTATAAGGACATGGGGTACGAGGTCTCTTACCGCCCAGATGTAAAAGCCTCGTACCAGTGCGACATATGCAAAAACGAAAACGTGACATATTCGATCGTGTTTGATGGATGCAATGCATATTATTGGCTATTCGCGGTACACGACACCTGCGCCCCTGACATTGTCTGCAGTGCCCAGAGCGGTCCAGCACAGATGACACTGCGAGGACTAGCCCAGATCCATCACGGATTCGCCACCATGGGGCTAACCATGCGCTCCTTTTCGTGTGATAAATCGCGGTACGTCGAAAACTGCAATGTATGCGAGCGCGCACTCAACAAATCAATATCTTATTGCTCCGATTCATATAACTCCCATTGCGGTCCCATCTGCGTCCAATGCGACCAAGAACTAATTCGCGCAAAGCAACAGGCCACACGCAATCTCCAGACGGCCGCAGTGTACAAGGCATGGATACTCGGCCCTCTCGGGGACACACGCATCATCATCGCCCAGTTCCTCTGCTGTTTTCTTACGGAGGCAGACGTTTGGGAGGCTACGGCTGTTTTGCTGTCTGCCTAATTTTTTCCGACCAAGTGCTTTTATTCTGTTATCGCCCGGCCCGCAGTGTGATGAAAAAATAGATATATGGCCATGTCTACCCATCAATGGACACCTCTCCCTAGTCATAAATGTCCACTACTTTCGTAGACCCCAGAAGATATATGTGCGGGTCATCCACTTGGCGGGCGCCGCGGAAGAGATCTCGAAGAAAAATAGAATATCAGATGCGCCGCCCTCTATACCACCACATACCCGCGCCCACTCAAACACGCCCAGTACATGAGAATCCCCATCACTAGTACTCCCAATATTATGGCCAGTGCCGTGATAGCCGCCTTCCGTCCGTCTGTTCTAGTATCGCAGCACTTCTGCACGAGCTCCCGCGCCTGCCTAATGCGTTCGACCCCAATCACAATGTCGCGCTCATCATCTGCGTCCCGCCAGTTGCACAGCTCGCGCATTTGTCGCATCCACTCTGGGTTCACCGCAATAATATTGGCCGGTATCTTACACGGGGGATTGCGTGGGACAATATATGTGGCCCTTATCTCTATCTGCTCGCACGCAGAATAGCCATCATGTGGGATCTCCTCAAAAAATCCCGATGTGTTGTTCATGAAGAAGTCCGTGCGGGACTGATCCCTGCAAGCCGCGGCGACACAAATAAGAAAGAACAGCATTCTCACGCATATAGCAAAAAAATCTATAATGTGCCGGGGGGGGCGTCGTGTGGCCGCAACGGAGACCGACACAGTGCGCAAGACTAACTTCCCGCACTCTTCATCAGGCCCGTCTATATTCCCTTTTCGGAGAACCCCGCGCCCATGTGTGACGAAGAGATAGGTATATTGTGTCTACTCGTCCAGTAGACTCTTTAACCTGGAGCCTCGATGTCTACCCCCGCAAGTAGACTAGTGTCGATACCTATCCCCTTCGTCTCTTTGGGGGCACAAGTGTCTCCAGCAGAGAAGTACAAGGGCCCCCCTACGCGATCCGTGTCCCTCGGATCAGGTCTGCATCGGGCCCCCAACAGATATACTTGTCTCTTTTTTTACAGAGAACCGCCGGTAGAAAACTGAAGGGATCCGAGCTTTATTAATCAGATGCTCAATAATATAGTCCCATTACTGGCGCATGACGACAGAGTTTATGTTTACACAGGCGATGTTATCAGGACTGCTGGGCACGGATGCACTGCATACTCGGCCTGTTTTAAGCTCCGTCATGTGGTGCCGCTATCATGCAAAAAATGCACAGAGATATTCGCAGACTCCTTCCCTCCGACCGACACATACCTGCAGAGACACACGCTCATGCAAGAACTAATACAGCCCGACTGGAAAGCAATCGGATGCCTGGTCTGCTACAGAAGGACGCGCCGTGTGATGTCTGCACAGCAAGCATGCAGGGATTGCATCGTCAACCATGCTCGAGAGACCCGCGCAAAGAAATCGCGCGGCTTATTTTCGGAGAGCTTGTGTGCGGGGACATCGTGCGGATGATAATGAAGAAGATGCTCGGCGCATAGTGTCGCTCCCTTCTTTTTTCCGAGACTCCCTCGAAAAAATTGAAATAGCATCTGTTTTTTTGCAAGGATTCGATAGGATATAGCCCGGGGTCTTCCCTTCGTTGGTTTCCCCAAAAAAATAGAGACATTTGCGCTGCAATCATGTGTATTTTGGAGGATCCGCAGTGGGCCAGCTCAGGTATTTTACGGGATCATATTTACAGTCGGCTAGAATATTTTTATAGGTCCTTTCGCATTGTCTCCCGGGCGTCTTCCTTATACAGCCCGCGCGGGCAGCTTCCGCAACCGCATTACATCTACCAACCGACGTCCAAAAGTCGGTATCATAGTAAGATCCCCGTTTCTTTTCCATACAGGCTGTATTTATGCTCGCAATAAGCTTAAGAAAAAATATAGGCCCGTGGTACGATGAAGAGGCGGATATATAAGTGGGTCTACCCAAAAAATGGACTATTTGCCCAGATGAATATGTCCATCCAACCCGTAGACTCAACGATATCGTCCGCGGTCATCTACGGAGGGCCACAAATGCATAAGGACAAGGCGCCCTCAGGTGTACTCTCTGCAAAAATGTTGGACAGAGAGGCCCCCGTACTGATGACCCTGAAGATATCCTCTTTGTGTGTACTCAAAAAATAGACTGTTTGCCCGTGTGAAGAAGTCTACTCGCGATGTACACCGGCCCATATATCTACTCTTTCATCGCGTTTGGGGCAGCGGGGTCTACTTGTTTTGTCAAGCCCCCGCTAGGCCGCTTCGTCGGTGCGGATTACCGACCTACTAGCACATTCACAATAAGCCGCCCACAGTCCTCCCCAAGTCGCCCGCGCAGCACCCACCATATCCATACCATTATCCCTTCTTCTCTCTCGTGCCGGGCAAAGCACCGTCTGCATACCTCGTTGGCAGTAGGCAGTATCCTCGCCCGCTTGTAGCACACAAGGCACCCGGGATTGCCCCCATTGCGGACTCGCAGCACGGCAATAAGTCTCATCCTCTGCGAAAAGCTCCCAGTAGGAGGCAATGACACAGCGAATACTCCAGCACATGTCGCACAGTGCGCCCCAGTCGGCATCATGTCAAAGACTGCGCGCCGATGCAGACCCGGCCGCTGATAGATGGTAATATCACATGAGCATAGGTTAACTTGCCCCGCGACCCAATACTTTCTCTTTATTTCCGTCGTCCCCCACGTCCTCGACGACACGCGCTGGTCGTTGACTAGTGATGCGTGTATCGCCTTATGCATATATATTGACCGCGGCCACAAGACCAAATTGAATAGCGCCACCCAAAGAAGTACAATGGCCCTGTCGATCAGGTCCGCCTGCAATGACTGCAAGGGCACAAGCTTATGGCGCCGTGTCCGACAACAGATTATAGAAGAGATAAGGTTCGAATTTCACTGCGACCCGCCGTCTCTCAGACCATGCCAACAGTGTCTCGCCCGCCGTGGGCTGGAGATCATTGCCTGGTGCGACACATATAGTCTTGCCCGTCGTCTACTTGGCGCGGATCTCTGCAGAATAGTCTTTGACATATATCTGCGTCTACCGGGCGGGACCAAGGACTTCCCTTTGCGACCCGCCGTCTCTACAACAAAGCTATGCGAGGTTGGCCACCCAGTGACTGTCGCCGTGTTCCTCTCTGGGACATGTGTCGCACTTGTGGTCACCAAGATCACAGACATGGTATTGATGCGGATCCCACTGCATATAGTCAGCAAAGTACTGAATGCCTCTAATCCTTGCAGTCTCCTGTTCGGCCATCTCGCTGTGTTCGCTGCAATGGGGTCGCTATTGGGATGTGCGTGGGGTAGAATCATGTATAGGTTTTTCATGTGGCATCAAAGGCACTGGCGTCGAAGGTATTGTGGGTACTTTGCGATGTATACGTCGACTATAATTAACACTGGACTCCTCTGTATCGCAATGTATATGGGTTGGTAGTCCCCATATTTTTTCAGACAGTCCCAAAAAAATGAATCCCTTCCCAGTAACCACAATGTACAAGATCGTCTACGACTACAAACGGCGGCTCGCCCAGTTCATCAGGGACTCTCTAGACTGGGAGTCGGTCATACAGGACATTCAATCGTACCCAAGTATGACCGACTCAATATACTACTACAAACACTATTCCTACGATCTGCTCGTGAGCGAAGGCTCCATGTCTATCTGCATTGGTGTTCGCCTGCATGAAGAAGCCCATGTTCTCCCCTTTATGCCGCCCAAGGTAACGGGCCCAGCAAGAATGGCGTTCATATGTTGGGACTGCTCGTCATGCCGATTAATATGCGCTGCGTGTCACTACATAGGTTTCAGCAGGGGAGCCACCTTAGACATCGGCCATCTGTGTGAAACCTGTAATAAGGCCGCCGCAGATGATCTGGTCGTCGTTACATTTGGCATATGGGTCACCCATCAATTGTTCCACGAAGACATAGCCGGGCTTGTTGCGGACGCGTATGTGTCTCTCTTTTTTGTGCAGGGCGACCCGCGCCACAGTGAGCTCGCATCGCCCTCCCCAACAGATGACCCGCACAGTATCCTCACCCGGTCTATTTTTTTCGGCGGACTTATTGATCAGTGTTTCACCATCCGCACCACGTTAGACCCGCAAAGGATACACCCCTTCATCTCCATAGGGCCCCGCGGCTCACCGAAAATAAATAGACCCGTGACTCATCAATTGCCCGTCCGCCATTTGCAGAATAAGAACTAAACAACATAATGTCCTTCTTTGACGCCCTTCGTATTCAGGCACATTGGCGCGAACAGATGCCCATCGGCCAACTTACTATGGCCACCCCAGAGATCCAAAGATGTCTCGACCCCGCTGTCGTCGACCGCATCGTTCTTTTTCAGCAAGACTATTACAGCGTACACGGCAAGTACCTGCTTATGGGCAACATCGCCCTCGCTCGTATCGCGGGAAATGACTGTATAATAGACGGCCAGCATCGCGCCGCAGCCTACAATCGTCTGCCCGGACTCACGGAGGTCCCCGTAGAGATATTCGAAATAACAGAAGAGTATTTGGTGCCTCTCTATAAGGCCGTTAACTCTGCGACCCCCAATAACATTGCCATCCTCACTGTGTCCGACTACAAGCTCATTGCGGCTCTCGAGAAGTGGCTCGTCGCGACATTCCCTACATTTATTAAGCGCACAGACCGCCCAGTCCGTCCCAGCGTCTCTCTTCCGCGGATCAAAAAAATACTAGAGTCGCGCAGACTTCCTGCGTGCGACCTGGTAGCCGCGGCCATCTCCCTTAATGACTACTATGCGACTTGCACTGCAGCGACATTTCAGAAGTGGGGTGTGACCGACGCGGCCAAGACCATAGAACTCTGTAAGAAGAAAACGCCCAGTCTCTTCTTCTCGCTTTACCACAATTATGAATGGGTTGATAGGGTCATCGATGTGGCCCGCGGTAAGTCCCCAGCGAGTCTGCAACATGTCTGCAGTGGCCGTCGCATCAGGCCGGACAAGGCTCTCCGAAAAAAAGTATGGGGGCAGCCACTTCTTGAGGGAGCCTGTCATGCATGTGGTGCGACCATTAGCTTCACCGATTTCGAGTGCGGTCATATAATTGCGGTGGCCCATGGGGGCGAGACCGTCCTCTCCAATCTTGCGCCGGTCTGCCGAACATGTAACCAAGACATGGGGACGATGCACATGCAGGAGTGGATCGAGTGGCTCAAGTATTCTCGCGGGGATCAAAACTGAAAGGGTTGCGCCGCATATATATGTCCTTCTTCAGGCAAATCTGCCAGCGAGTCTTGGACCACCCACAGTGTAACAGGCGGCCCACCCCACAGGGCGTGATCGGTTTCACAATCAATCCCTGCCAAGAATGCTGCTTGAACTGCATTTATTTTCCGCTTGCCGATCGTCATGACATGGATATTTATGTGTCCCATGCCAGATGTCGCGGGTTCATCACAGATGTGTTGGGATGCAGTCGCGGCTTTCTGCAGAGAAATGCGTTTGTCGCCGGGCTCGACACTGTGACGTGTAATGAGTGCTTCATATGTTCCACGGACGGGTGTCTGATTGGTATATGTGACGATTGCAAGGACGCCCACGCAAAAGAGGCCCGCGAGTTGTCGCACATCGGGCTCTTGTGTGGACAGTGGCAGCTCCCTGCAGAGATGTGGGCGGAGATCATGTGGCGAGTGGCTCTTCTCTCATAGATTTTTTTGTCGCTGGGCCATCAAAAAATCTAGCTGTTTGCGCATAACTTCGAGGATGACGTTTTGTGCGTTCACTGTCTCCTCTAGTATTTTACGCTCCTCCTCCCAGAATAATTCGTTTTCTTTCATTCTTTCCTCTGCCACCCCCAGCATTTGTTCCGCTTCGACCAAATTGGGATGAATTTTATTATTCTTGATCTTACAAATCCTATAATGGGCCTCAAGATGTGATTTTGTTGTAGAGATTGTATTGCAGTAAACACAGCGCAAGGGATTATTCATTTCTTTTTGGGTCAAATTAGTTCGCAAACAAGGATTTTTCCTCTTTCTATGACGTTCGAGACCTTGTTTGGCCTTGAAGACCGCTCCACAGATGGTACAAATACATGCGCACGGTTTCGCCTCCTTGGGCGACTTTTTTGGCTGTTTGTCAAGGGTTCGTAAGACGGCCGATCGTTTACTTGTCGATTTTGCAAGGATGGTTTCTGTAGAAAGAGTATGGTTCCGATGCATTGGCTCTGGGGTATGTTCGATCATCTTCCTTGCTGGCGGTACGAAAGGAATGCCGACGGAGGCGCTAACTGCGCGAGCCGCATTGAACGCAGCCCTTCTCAATTTGATGGCAATATCGGCCAGCCTTGTATCCAGTCTGCTGACTGTTGCGACATGACATCCTGCCTTACAACTTTTCGTTCTCTTCATTAGGGAGGCCTCCTCGAAGGACGGAGTTATCCCATATTGCCTAATATTGCAGTAGTAACAAGTAAGCCGTACGTTGTCCATTGTGTGTCCCCTATTATTGTCGACCCGATCGATAGACCATTGCCAACCGCACTTCTTCCCCACACATTGCATCATGGGGTCTCCGCAGATGGTGCAGTTGGGCTGGCGTGCGAGGAGATCGGTCACGAACTTTATGGTTAGATCGCAGATAATGGGAAATTTCCTTCGTCTATCAAAAGATAGATGCGAGCCTATCTTGGAGGCGATAACCCGAGCGAGCACATTTTGCTTTGTAAGCTGGGCCACAGTGATTGTGGGTGATTGTTCCATCATACAGATCTCTCCATCTTTTTTTACATAGAAAAAGCAAGGGCCAATGTGTTGCCGGCTCCCTCAGTCTCTGCAAAAAAATAAGTCCCGTTACTCGAGACACACACGGCAAGGAAAGTGATCCGCAATAGCCATGTCCCCAATAAACACATGCTGGCACACTGCGGCCGTCACCTTGAACCCGCGCCTTGGCCCAATCCATAACCTGTCAAGTATCGCGGACTCGTTATATCCCTGCAGCCTCTCTTCTTCGTGAGGATAGCCCCAGAAGGTAGTCTCGGGCGCCCCACCAAAATCCCAAGGGACAACTTCTCCCTTCGTCCTTGCAAATTCCAGTTGTCCTACATCATACCTACCCGGCAGAGTGTTCCAGTCTCCCAAAATTATAGAGTTCTCGATGGCCGCGGCAGCCTCCACAAATGCCCGAGTCGCCGCCATACGTTCGCCTACGCACTTGATATCCAGCGGCAAGTGCATATTGAAAAGAGTACAGTTAGTGTCCCGCCATCTAACCGTTGTAGAAAGTGCCTTCGCATATGTATCCGGCGCCGCATGAACTGCATGGGACATGTATAAGGGCCCCCGCAAGAGTGTAACGAGTATTGTCTGGCGCGGCACGTGGTAAAGGCACTGTAACATGATATATTCCTCGCGCTGGGCAAACTCCTCTACAAGGGGCAGGAAACTGGTGTGGACCTCCTGTAGATGAATGACATCCGCGCCTCGTATCTCCTTCTGAATCGCCGGCCATCTCTGGAAGAAGTGGTATGGGCTCGACTCCTCGATCTTGGGTTCGTAAGTAACGCAGAGGCTGACTAGCTGCATTGTGTATATAGTCCCGGGCGGCCACATTCAATTTTTGCCGAAAAAAAGACGCCCCCAAAGCCCGCGCCATCCCCTCATACCTTTTGTTCGCCCTTGTAAAGTGTCCCCCACCATGCACACGGCAATAATGTCACAACGATCGCCAACACAAGCGCCCCAAAGCAGGCCGCAAGTACAATAGACACTATCTCCCATTTGTCCAAAGCGCGCCCACAGCACTCCTCTACAAGCCCCCTCACATACCTGATGCGATTGACCCCGATCACGAGCCCGCGCTCATCATCTGCATCGCGCTGGTTACATAACTCCCGCATTTGCCTAAGCCACTCGGGATTGGCCCTGATCATGTTGTCCTGTATATTGCAGGGAGGCCGATGGGGAAGTATATATGTGACATTGCTTACATTCAGCCGCCTGCATACTTCGTCGGAATCATGCTGTATCTCCTCGAAGAAGTCCGTGCGATTCATGAAGAAGTCCGTGCGCGCTTGCATCTTACAGGCCGCCGCCCATGTTAATATGACTAGCAGTAACATCGCTCATATATCCCCTATATTATGTATAGCAGAAATTTGAACCCTACCCCTGTAACATTGTAATGGAGATCAACGCAGTTCACCAAGCCAATTCCCCTGCATTCGTCATCAGGCAAATTCCATGCAGAGACACCGTTGTCACGCTCATAGACGAGTCGCACATTCTCGGCGGCTCCAAGCAAAGAGTGTTGGCCCGGGCCCTCTGCGACTATCCCCCAGGAAGTGAGATTATCTATGCTGGGCCATCGCAGGGGTATGCACAAGTGGCTCTTGCGGCAGTGTGCAGACAGCTTGGTCTTCGCTCTACTGTTTTTACAGACACCACCGACCGCTCGACCCATCTTCTGCAAATGGTTCAGTTGTTAGGGGCGACCGTTATCTTCCCCAAGAAGACCGTCTGTAAGCTCGCGCAGATAACAGAGCGCGCCCAACAATACTCCACGAAAAAGAGGGGTAGGTACCTACTTCCCTTCGGTCTCGACTCACCGAAAATAAAGGAGCTATATAGACACTGCATACTTCCGCTCAGGACACAGATCAATGTCGTTGGCCCCTTCTGGTGTGCCGCGGGTAGCACTGTTATCGCACAGACCCTCGCCAATATTTTTCCAGAAGCCGAGATGCACCTAGTCCAAGTAGGCAAAAAAATATGGCCCGATCAACTTCCCGGGGCGACCATCCACGTACATCCCGCGCGATTCAGAGACCCATGTAAGGCAGTCCCTCCCTATGACACTCCCCTTACGTACGACGGAAAGGTATGGGATATGTTTCTTGCGGCGGGGGCAACGGGGCAATCCTTTCTTTGGAACACGGCGGGGGTCGTCACAGAGGCCCGAGTCAGACAGTTCATTGCGACCACAGACGCCGCTATATGCGCGACCCACTCTCGCATCAAGCGCCTCATAGTGTCAGCCCAATCCTTCCCATACATTTCTGCAGGAATGCCCCCGGCCAGGACCATGTTCGAGAACCTCCGCCGAATGGCCAACGACATGCCCCCGTGTGACAAGGTCGTGTCTAACTTTTCTGCAGATTATCTGAGGGCGACTGGTATTAGTAATCACTTCACCTGCCCTGCGCGAATGAGATGCGTCGTCACTCGCACAAGAATGTCCCCAGAAAGTTATTGGCAACAGAACAAGGCGCGTGCATGCGAGCACGTTGTCCGCTACGAGGGCGTGGTCGGGGCCACCTTCCATCCAGAATGCAACACGTTCAATCCCTTGATCCTCACCAACTTGATTAAGACCTATTTCCCCATTCCTTCTGCCGTCCACGTTCTCGATGGCGCGATGGGATATGGCGACAGACTTGCCGCCTGCCTTGCACTTGAGGTCGCCAGTTACACAGGATATGATCCCAACTACGAGCTCCGCGAGGGACTCCTGCAAATGTGTGAGGAGCTGGGCGGCCCCACCGAGGTGAGTCTCCATTTCACCAAGTTCCCCGAGCAGGTCGTCGCGAGACAGTTCGATCTTGCCATACTATCCCCACCCTTCTTCGACCAGGAAATTTACCCGGGCAGCGAGAAAGATACCACCGGCGGACTCAACGACTGGGTGGCCCGTATCTATTCTCCTATGCTTCTTGGGATCGCCAGGTCAATGGCCCCGGGCGGTATCATTGGAGTATACATTGACAATATTCCCCGGACTGGTCCCCTTGCTGACATCACTGCGGACACCCTTCGCGAAGGAGGCGCCACTTTCCAGAAAAGAATAGTGTTCGTGTCCCAAGTCATTGAGCCGAGCGGCTTCCTCAAGGAGGGCTGTGAGAGATCCCTATGGGTTTATCGCATCTAAGAAGATTCTTTATTTTTTACATGATCACTTGTGACCAATGCGGGGCGACTTTCAAGGGAAAACAGGGGCTGGAGAGACATAAGAAGCGCAAGGTTCCATGTTCCGCCCCCGTCAAGGAGGCCCCCCTCGAGCTCACATTAGAAGACGCGGTGCTGCTCGTCCGTACCAATGCGCGTGTGTACAGAAAAATACTAGCGGCGACAGAGAACTCCAGTGTGCCCCTCGAGGACGTCGCAAAGATGTCGGCGCGGGTCATGGTCAATCTCGCGGGCAGCGGGGCCCTTAATCTTGCGGGGTCGGAGGAAGAGAAAACAGCTGCCATGCGGACGATCATCCTACGGTGCCGCGAAATAATAGCCGACCATGTCGCGGAGGGTGGTCAGATCAATGTGCCGGATATAGTACCACCGAGGATCGACGCATAAAAAAATCAGAGAACCCTGCGAATCTCGCAGGCAATCTGTTCCGCGTGAGACACTATACTCATATGTCCCGCGCACAAGACAACGGGAACGACCCCAGTCTTTTCATATTTTTTGTCCACGATATAATCCTGCGACCCAGTGATCACGAGGATTGGCCGCAAGGCAATCCCGCGCTCGAACAGATGATCGTAAACACGGGACGACCTAGTGACGGCCTCTACATTCAGACACACGCGCAACGGGGACGGCGCCAGTCCATACGCATGGTCAAATTCCTTGAGCTCCCCGAAAGAGGTGAGACATTTCTCTGCGGCCCACTCGTTGTATCGGGTCGCGCAGTTGATAAGAATAGTGGGATATCCACTCACCCATGTAAGGAGATTCCCTCCCGTGCCATGTCCTACTAGTATCTTTCTGCAGTCGAACTGGGATATAAGATACGATAACAGCACGCCGACCTGTCGCGCATTATAGACAGACCCGCTCGGCAGATCGACGGCCACGGTCAGGTAACTCTCGGACAGCGCAGTCATAAACGGCAAGAAAGATATGGCCGCCATGTGGCGCGTGGGTATACAGAAGAGAATAGTGTCGGCAATAGATGGAGTCCTTGCGAACGAGCAGATATAGGACAGCGGCCCCAAGTAATGCCTGTAGTACTCCATGTGGTTATTGGGGGCGGCGTTTCATTTTTATATCGGGCGGTCATAAAATGAAACTGCGCGACCCATACAAGAGTCCCCATGGACAAAATAATAGAAATAATAAGGGCGAATATGCCGGTGCATGAGGAGCCCCCGCAGCTTGACGGAATAAAATACACGGGCCTCAAGGCGCCAGATTGCCCCAGTGTGTTTGGACAGCCCAGATGCTGTGCGGCATGTTGGTCAGGACGCGAGACACAAGACGTCACTATTTTCGGATGGCATCGGGAATGCAGTGACGCGCTCAAGGCGATAATGATCCGCCCATTGTCCTTTTTACAGAGAGCCGAGATAATACCACACATGCCTGAGCGACCGGGCTGTCTCATATGCGCACTTGGGCCTGAGTCGATTCTTGACGGATGCTGTGCACAGTGTCGCGCCCATTATCGTGCCCAGAAAGAGAATATGGTGATTACATACTGGCTCTTGTGGCAGACTGGGGTGTCCCTTCCCGAGCTACAGCGAGCGATCATGGCTGTCCTTGTGCGGTTGTAGCTGATTTTTTTACAGCCCGCAAAAAAAGATGAGGTGTTAGATGCCCCTTATTTACCATCGCAGGCGCAAGAAGTCCACGGGGCGAAATATGACTGTCCCCATCTGACATGGGTCAAGCTGCATCGAGTCCGCCACCTCAAACGGCGGCAGTTTATCCACACATCTACGTCCCGCCGCATCGGTCACGCTGAAATGTACGAGGGCATCTGGCCACTCCATCGCCCATCGCGTCCTACAATTGTTGAGATATGATTGTGGACCGACGTGTGCGGGCAGTTCCATGCGCGGCTCTATAGAGCAAGTGTTCTCACCAGTCATTTTGCAGTAGACGAATGGGAATCCAAGGTCCTTATACTTTTGGGCCGCTGCAGTAATGACCAGGTCATATCCTGTACGGTTGGCCGCGCGGCGCATCCGCATCCATACGTCTCGGAACTCTGTGCCGGGGGCAAGTGTGTATGTGTCTGGTAATGGGAGGACTTCCTTCATTTGTGATAGGGCGCGGCAATCAGTTTTCGGTACGCAACAGAGATAACATAGAGTTCTTTTTCGTATTCCTGCAGAAATCAATGGGGGTGATACGCTTGTGTTGTCCAAAAAAAGTTGATAGGTTTTCACCTATTGATTGTTAATTTCATTTGTTTTCGGGGGGGATCTGGGGGGCAGCTGCTGGTACGTTCGTCTGCTGAAGAGGGATCTGTGGGACAGCTGTGTACACCGGCTGAAGAGGGGTCTCTGGCGCGTAGGTTGGCTGCTGAAGAGGGATCTGGGGGACAGCGGCTGGCACGCTTGTTGGTTGTTCACTCCAACTAGCAGGACGCAATTGATCAGGACGTGAATAGCCTACTTGCTCAATTGATGCTTCGTTTTTGGCAGATTTAATTTGTGGAGGAATTTGTACGGGCCTGATGGAGATTACGTTTGTGAGATCGTAATCTCCGATTATTCCAAATTTGCAGGGGCCAATAAAATCTAATGTATTTCCTGCACGACCATCTGCATACTTCATAATTTTTGCCATTACAAGGTCAAATGCAAACCATTGGTCACTAATTTTCTTCCATTCCGGTTGCCATTCTTTGTACTTTAAATTGTTTCCAAATATATTTCTCACAAGTTTGGGATCTGCTGTATTCTTAGTGAGTTCATTTACTACATTTCGAACATAACCTTCTATATGGACTCTAAGAGTATAGTAACATTCAAAGAATTTGTCAGCACTCATACCATTTCTGGCGCAACAAACTAATGCTGGAATGACATGTGAGGGCTTAATCTCTTCTCGTTTGACATGTGTAGAAAGAATTTCTTGTGACCTCGCAAGTTTATCCACTGTAGTGAAAACGCCTACACATCTGTTGACTGTTTTTAAGCATTCGCCAGCTAATTTCATTAATTCATCGGCAATGAGATCGTTTTCTTCTAACGTTGCCGGGCCGGATGTGTCGACTTGTATCGAGATAATTTGTGGCGGTTGGACAGGGATTTGCTTTGTTGGGGTAAGAGGTCCGATTTGTTGGTAGTTTGGGTACGATTCTTGTATCGGAGCCGGTTGTCCAGTTTGTGCAGGTGGGTTCATTGTTTGCACATTGGTAGGTTGAGAGACATTCGGATAATTAGGCTGATACGCATTTTGTGCAGGTGGGTTCATTGTTTGCACATTGGTAGGTTGAGAGACATTCGGATAATTAGGCTGATACGCATTTTGTGCAGGATTATATTGAGGAACCGCGTAGTTGTTAGTTGCTTTGCGGCTTCTCATTATATCTGGATACTTAGAAACTGTATTTCCAACACATAGAGGACTCATGTAATCATATGGGTATTGTAACGACATCAAGATGTTGACGAAAATGGAACGGTTGTTCTTATTTTCAAAGCATCTGAGATACTCGTCAGTCCATGCCGTAAAAATAGCAGGAATTGACACACCTCCAATAAATTTGTTGAAGTTAACACCACCAGCAAATCCTGAGCCGACTCCCAATAGGGCAGATTTCTCCGCAGCCTTACGTCTCACGTCTCCGGGGTGGAATTTCTCTGACACACTTGAGCAAACAAGATGTACGATGTACGAGAGATTTACTTCGATTTCTGGCACATTTTGCTGATTGTTAATATCAAGAAGTTTGCCAGCAATCGTTCTTATCATATCAGGGGAAACTAACACATCTCCCGTTTGTTTAGGTGGTTTGTAATTAGTGTTTTCCTGAGGGGTACATTTTCTGACAAGCTCAGCATACGCAGGACTTGCAGCAACAATGGGACCTAATTGGGGTCTACCCTGAGAGTCGTAAACAACGATGGAATGTTCCACAAGTTTGCTGAATATAGCATTTCTCGTCCATGTTTGAGTGCTGCCATCATACGGGAAATGTTTAGTAGGCAACCCGATGATCTCATCAGATTTAAACTTAACATTATTCGGTTTGACGGAGGCAATAACATGGACTGGTAACTGTTCAGTGGTTTTAGCTGGAACGGTATACATTTGGTACTATCGGAATAGGTTTACGAGGTCGGCTTTCAAATTTTGACCCTTCTTTCCCTCGTGGATTGGACCCCCCTATTTTTTGCCCTTCGACAATAATCTGCCTAGGGTATACTATGCGCGACCTCATATTCCTGCTTTTCGTGCTCATAGTGGCCTTCATAACCTTCCTCCTGTACCCAGAAGAACGAGCCGTTGTAAGAGGGGGGTCATGGGACGACCCAAAGAACGTGGTAGACGTGCTAATGTACGCCCACATGATCACCTGCGTAGAGACCGCTCAGGTGTCCTCTCAGCTTGCCAACTGGAACGACGAAGTTACCAGAACCTTATCTACAGACCTGGCCAATATGCATTCTGTAGAGATCAAGAGCAAGTGGGCCAAGCTTAATCCTCCCGGCAGCGGTCTCCCTATGGCCAACGTTCTCTGCGGGAACGAATATCTCACTCCACAGGCCTTAATAGACGCCCTTGCGCCTCCGAACGGTAGACCATTCCCTCCCGATATCTGTATTCCTACGGGGATTAATATTGAGCCGTTTGTACGAATACTACAAGAAGCCGATCACTTACTCGATAAAACCGACAGCTTGGTACAAGCAATCTATGCTGTACGAGCGCTAACAGTGGTCAACGCCTTGCTTAACTCGTCGGGTGTACATGACGGCCCTACCAAAGATCCCATTATTTTTATCAAGCATGAAGAAATGTTCAGTCGTTTGCGGAAGCTCGTCCACAGGTATGAGGGACAAAGGACGCCCGTACAATTGACAGAAGCAAAACGCTACATACAATGGGGGCTTCGCGCACTTAACGATGCATATGACCGTGTGCGTGAACTGAAGGGGGATCCATCAGGTCACACTCTTATCGTAGCAGACCCGGCTCCCCTTGCGACAACGCCATCCGTCCCAATTGTAGCAGACTCAACCTCTTCTGTCGTCGTAGCAATACAAGAGCCAGACGCGCCCAAACAGTTCACCGATGCTGACTTCGACCGCGTTAGGTCAGCGCAGAATGACCATTACTTCTTGAACAGTCCGGCCACCATTGATCCTACAGTGCGCCGTCTCTGGTCACTCCGACCTGTCAACCCCGTGCCCCCTGAACCAGAGAACCACGCCATCTCCGTTGTCGCATCCCGGCTCGGCAACACAAGCGGCGACCCACACTCCCAGAAGGAGACCATAGTAAATTACATGGGACAAAAAAACATCAAGCTCTCCGCGGCAACACTCTCGCGAGACATTCCCAAGTGGATTCCCGTAGCAAAGGAAGCCGGGCTTATATCTGCAGAGGACTTCTAATGCGATGACCCTGGCGAACATGGTCGAAGTCCGCGTCTGTAAAACGGGGTGGCGCTTCGAGCGACACCACTTCTATTTTTTTGAGTAACACGGCCTCTTGCGGTGGGACCTCTGGCGGCGCAACAAATGTAGGAGGCGTCTCTGAAGAAATGGGTAATGTATCTTTTGTGCCCATATTTACATCGCCACTCTCTTCTGAGTCCCCGTCTAAGAGAACAAGAGGAGGCTCCTCTGCGTCTGTAATTTCCTCATCGCTTTCCGAAGAAGGTATGTGTGGGATCTTCATTATGTCCTCGAGTATGATTTCCTCTTCGGAAGACTCTGTAGACCTGGGGTGGTCGGCAGTCTTGCTCGCAGGCGCTCCCACAGACTGACTCTGATGTCTCACGACTGGTATTTGTATAGGTTCCTCTACAGGTTTCGGAGGCGGCCCGCTCGCTTGCGGAACGGAGGTCGAAGGTGGTACTGGAGGCGCCAACGGGAGTGAAACGCTATAACTCTCTAATTCTAGGGCCACATCTTCCTTCACAAATGGTACCTGGCTTTTTGCAAAATGCCTGCGAATGATCTCTAACACACTGGACGCCTCTGTTGCGAGATCGATCGTCCCCATTTTCACGACAGATCCAGATTGATCCGCACACCATCTCACGCTTTCATCAAGTATGCCCGCGACTAGGGCCCGAACATTCCCTCCTGTTGCTAACTGTTGCCAGCTCGCATCCAAAATCGCGCCATTGATCTTGTTCCCGAGGTCCGTAAAACAGAAAGGGAAATAATCCCCTCCTATCCCTTTGGTGAATCCCAGTGCCAAAGCCACGAGCTTGAACATTCTCGTGAATTTGAGGGACGCTGCCAAGGCGGGCGACTCGTGCTCTTCGATTACGCCGACTATTTTGTTCCAGGCATCTTCAGTAATCAAGTCTAGCTTTTTGCTGGAATAGTCGGTACATCTAATGAATGGGATTAAAACCCCTATATCTACAAATTCTTTTTCATCCAAGCGCTCTTGTACTATCAACTTTCTTTTTTCGACTCCCGCAGAATTATGGGTCAAAATATCTGTACCAAGCGCAATACGAAATTTCTCGCCATCGTGAAGAATAATAGCCCCAGGGATATGAACTCCCATGTCATGTACGCGGGCCACCGCTTTCGCCGCATCCGTTAGCGACGCCCAGATCTCCGTTGTCGCCACGCTCAATATATTGTTCTCGATAGAATAATACTGTAAATACTGGACGGGACCGGATTCCAACATAGTTAGTATATTTAGGTCTAGCCGCAGAGGTATAACATCCGGCACGGGCTTGTCTGTTTCTTTGCCAAAGCTTGCGAGATACAAATTATGGTCAGCGCCGCGGCCAACAATACAATTCTCGTTGATGTAAAAGTATCGAACAAATACTGCGCCCGGTCCGTGTTCTTTGCCCACATTCACGAAGTATATCCCTAATTTTTCCCATACGCTCCTCAAAATTGTTTCCGGAAGCAATGCACCGGGCGACGCATCCCAAATCATTGGAAACGCCCAATTCCTGAGTAGCATGCCGATCTCTTGCGGACCAGTCTCATTTCCTCCGTCCACGACGACGGACCCGGCAAGCCAACTCATCGCCCATAGAAATGCCGCGCCCACCGCAACAAGGGCGAATATGATGAAGGCCACAAATAATATGAAGTAGCCAAATGCGCTCATGCTAATATAACAAGGCCCAAAAAATTGCGCCCCCATATCATCATCTCTTTTCCGGCGCCACGAACCCCACCCCGATAGCCGCAAAGATATCAGCCTCGTCTCGTAGCCGCCTCTTCTTGCCCGCGACGAACAGCCCGCGCTGATTCAGACGCATCCCCTTAGCCTTGGCCAGTCCGCGAATCCATTCGTTGAATTGTTTCCCTCCAGTGAAATAAAAAAGGGCAGCGACCCATTCACTGTGCGAAGTAAACAGCACGTCCACTTGCACTACTCCCGTCGCGGCCCTCCACACGAAGGACAATCTATCATCCCCTTTCATAATCCATCCGACATAATCAGGCGCCTTCTCAAGCACACCGGCCGCCACATTGGGTCGCGCAGCTATCATTAGTATGTCAACATCCCCACACACTTCCTTCCCGCGCCTGTAAGAACCAACAGCCTCTGCGCGAGTCACCCCACACGGCTCCCTAAGCAGCCCATATATTTTCTCGAACACTCCCGCGACAGTGGCCCGAGGCACACCCTTATTCAGATCCTCGTAGTGGGCAATTCCGAGGCGCTGCACATTGGTCAGGTGCATCCTCCCCGCATCTTCTACAGTACGGACTCCCCGACGCACCCATTCTCTCGCCTGCACCACTCCCACGCCCAGGATCCCAGTAAGTGTGCCAATGGCCACGACATCGGGGTCGCGCTGCAGTCGTTCCAGTTCCCCACAAGATCCATGCGCCACTATCTCCGCCAAGATCCCCATGCACGACTTTCCTATCCCGCGCATATTCCCTGCGGCAATCGATCCGGCCGCCGTATGATAAGCCCGCGCCCTATATGTGTCCCCAAGTACGTTGTAGAGAGCGGATAATTGCGAGAACGCCCTTACGGCCTGTGCACGTTGGGCCGCAGTTAGCGACACGGGCTCGCCGCCACCCACTGATGCGGACTCTGTCTGTCCCATTATTTTTTCGGAGGACAATCCTGGGCGCGCTGCAAAAAATACATGGGCCCCCCCTATCTTGTCGGCCACGTCTCCTCTACTATTTTATCCCCGAGTATGCTGCCCGTTCCCTTGTCATAAATACGTTCCCTCCTGATGTCCGCAAAGTGTATGACCCGCGTGTCTATCGCATGGCGCCGCGCCTTGGGCCGCATGAACACAAAGAACAAGACAATCAAAAACGCAAAAAAGATCCACAACATCCTAGGCAAATTCCTCGTATATATCTTCTGCCCTAATTTTTTCGATCGCGCAGTAATCGAACACGGGATTCAACAGCATGTCCTTGTAGCCAGGGATCTTGTCCTCGATCTTGCGGATGGTGGGCGTGTAGTATTTGATATAAGTCAGATTGGGCTCTAACACGCTCAGTAGCTGCGTGATGTCCCTTGTATGGGGCACGGTGTTGTAGATGCAGTAGAATAGGAACAACAGATCATTTTCCGAGCGCCTGAACAAGAACGTGTCCTCTGCAAGCGCGGGCGACTTAATCCCCAGCTCGGGAATGGCAGAATGGCCGAAGTCAATAATTTTGGGATAGATGCCGAAGTATGGCACCGCGAACTTGCGCCCATCGAACTGCAGGATCACATACTTCGAGCGCCCCGTAAATTTGTAGTTGGCATCAATGGACAACATGACGTTCCCCAGATGCAGATCCGCGTGCCTGAACTTGGGCCACTTCTCCTGAAACACGCAGAAGACATGGATAATCATGAACAGGATAGACTTCATGATCGCGAAGTGGACTGGCGACTCAGTATACCCGCGCAAGTAGACCGAAAGCGAAAAGTTGCACTTGTCCAGGACCATGAAGGTCACCTTGTCAAAGGCAATGTCCGACTCTATCAGGTCCGCATATTTGCAGAGAGTTAAGTATACACTGTCCCTTATGGTGGACGGCTCGCGCATCCCATTGGTCAGTTGATCGCATATATTTCGCCCCGGCAACATTCCCGCGACCCCGCCGCGCACCATTGCATGGATCACTTCCAGTACACAGGGCGACTTATGTGTGTCGAGCACGTCTTTTTTCAGTGCCCGCAAAATTGCCAGTTCCGTATCCACCTGCGTCAGCCCCCCTTTGGTCTCTACAAGAGGCCGCGAGTGCAATGACAGCTTTACAAAGAACTTAACCCCTTCATATTCGCAGGAATAAAAAGACGATCTACTGGCGCCTTCGAACGAGTGGACCTTAACTATCGTGTCAATGAAGGCGGATAGATCCCCACCAAAGAACTCTGCGGCATCAAGGGTTTTTGCTATTAACTTACTAGAGGCCATCCTATATGAGACCTATCGACGATATAATAATAGAGATCAAAAAAATCGAGCAATCCACTGTCTGTCGCGCAAGGATCTTCGCCAAGTGGTCCCTGGTAGATCAGATCGCGCGGACAATTGCGCCGGACGCAACACATCTGGGAGTCCCACAACCCGTAGAAGTCAATCAGTGGACGTCTCTCTGGGTGGCCGATTCCACGACGCGAACCCATGTGTGTAAGAACCGTTGTTGCTGCGAGACGCACGTCAACACGCGCCGATTGTTCACTGCAGGGAAATGCACGGGGCGATTCACCTGGATAGTGTCAGAATATGGCGAGGCCGCACTGGCCGACACGTGTCCCCGAGTGTTGACCGGACTGGAACCGTGCGGCGACCCCACCGCCGATCTGTCTCTGCAGGGATATGATGCTAATGTGCGCGACTTTATCGTCAAGTATCTGCCCGACTTCACGCGGCGAGTCTTTGACTACACGATCGCCGTAAAATCCGACCGTCTGTATCTCGCGGGGGGTGCGATTGTCGTTCCCTTGCGCGAGCCCGACGGTGTCTTGCCGTTCAACCATACTCTTTTCGACCAGACCATAGTGTGTAAGATCTGCGCAGAGGAATTGTATGGGTCCTTCTGCATAATCAGGGAGCGCGCTCGGCACCACGCGATATGCACTGACTGCACCGACCTGATACAGACGAGATGCCCAGTGATGAGGCACCCGGTATCTATTTCGCAAAGAGTAGAGATATGTAATGGGGCTGGTCTGTTGTGCCCGGTCGCGCATTCTGTCTGCAGGGCGGCCGCCGATGGGGCGCATGTTGCGACGATAGGCTCGCGGCAAGTAGTTTTGTTAGGGAATCCCGTCGAATATATTGCAGTGGACGATCCCGTGTGGCTATTGGCGACCCAACGATGCGAGACGAAAGTGATAAAGCTTGGGTCGTGGCGAATGTCTTAAGGACGGGGACACACTTGTCGCGCTGCGGGCCCGATACGGATATCTTACGGTGGCCCGATGCGGACCCAATCATATTGTACTGCCGCCAGCTTCCGTCGATGACAGTGCCGTTCTTCTTTCGATCTTTTTTTGCAGCAGACAATGGGTCATCTTATTGCCGCGGACTTTGCGTAGGGGTGTGTCCGCCCGAGAGTGGGCGCCGCAGTTCTGATCCGCAGAAAGATATACGAAGAAATGCGCCTTCATCTGTTGGGGCTGGCCCTGGTACACTATTGAGGGTCCTTTACGGGCCCACTGCGCAATTTGAATTGGGTATGCGCCCATTAAGATGTCGGCGATCCAGCAGATATGCGAGCGTATTGCGTCTGACCCACGGGCGCGACACTGGCTAATCAGTACATGCACAACACATCATACATACAGCGCCCCTTGTCCTTGTAGGCTGGCGTGCGAGTTGAAAGCGTATACTTTCAAGAGTCTTGAGCCCGAGCTACGTATTTCGTGTATGTGTGACTATAGTCGCGCGCATTTTACCACTATGTTATTTCCTTTGCGGGGAGCCTTCTTGCATAAATGCGCGGCAATAAATGGGCTGGAAGTGGTCAAGCGTAGCTGTTTGCTGTGTCGCAGGAATGGGTGGATCAAGGGCATTTGTGTGGCATGCTTGAACAGGCATAATAGGGATAAAAACTCGGCGATACGGCTGTGGGCCCACTGTAAATGGGCTGTGAGTGGGGTTGTGTGCGAGGATGTTTGCTGGGTTGTGATTACATGGGTGGCTCGGCTGATGTAACAGGGGCTTTCCTAAATAACTCTTTTGTGATCCCTGTTTGCTATCCCTCAATCCCAAGGTTGTGTTCCCTCTATTTTTTTTGGGGTAACCAAGTTTCACCGGGAATAAAAAAAGTGATCCGGCTCGGGCTGTAGCCAAATTTCGACCTAGTAAAAACCAGCTTGGCTTACTTTGTATCGGTGATCTTATATGTAGAGACAATATTTGACACTGCGGGTCCCTTGGTAGTCAGGATTACTCAAACTGATCTGCTACCCTCATTAGTCCAATTTCAATAAAGTATCTTGGCCATACAATTATTAATTCCCAGTTGAAAGTCCCAAATTGCTACATGTAATCCCGACTTGTCCCGATTTACTCCCCCGAATGAAGCCGACCTGCGAACTCTGCGGAACATCTTTTGGGACGAACCAAATTCTTAAGAGACACAAGGCTCGTAAAGTCCCATGTATGCGCGTTAATGTGCGTCCGGAAGAACTTAACAATCCTTTGCGGTGCATCCACTGCAATCTTATTCTGTCAACGAAGGGCAAGCTCACCCAACATCATAAGATTTGCAAGGTAAAAAATAACAAGGTCCAGCCAACCATCACCACACAGGAACAAAAAATACGGGCCCTTACTGAACAAGCGGATTTGGACCGCAAGAAGCATGCGGAAGAATTAGAAGCGAACCGTAAAATGTACGACGAAAAACAAGAGGCGCAGAACGCTGTTATAGAAGCCTTGCGCAAACAAGTTGAGCAGTTGTTAACAAGGCAACCCGTTGAGACAGCGCCTGTAGTCAATATTGATAATTCGGTCCATATTGTCGTCAATAACTATCATCAGCCCGATACGACTCTGATCGTGGGTCGATCGGCAACCTTAGAGGACTTTTACAACGCAAAATGCGCATATACAGACTATTTCGTGAAAAGACTTTGGATAGATCCAGAAAAGCCCCAGAACCATAGTATTTTGCCCATCGATGCCAAATCCAAGTCAATGGAAATTGTTCAAGATGGCCAGAGAGTTGGGATATCTGGCTCAGAAACGGTTAACTTCCTTCATCGTGTGTCAAACGTGGTAGCTGATGTAGGGCGTACATTTTATGAGCGCCTTCGTCCAGATCCATACTTTATATTTCCTGCGCCGCCCGCAGTGCCCACCTTACATGATATAATGCTTGACAAGTTGGAGTCTAACTTTATGGTTTTCAAAAAAGAAATAGGAAACACGGATATCTATGGGGATGCGTTTTTCAATATGTCAGAAGACGAACGAAAGATGATTGCGGAGACTATGCAGCATGTACCAAAGAAACGCGATGATGTGCAAGTGCCATCGTTCACATGCGAGATCTGTGGGACTCATCTAAGTACCAAACAAATACTCGCGAGACATCAAAAGAAATGTGTCTCAGCACATAATGCTAACCGGTAAAAGCAAATACGACAGGAGTGACTCTCTATTTTTTTACTGGACCGCCCATTGTTTCCCGCAAAAAAAAGATAGAGAGCCGCCCCAGTCGACCATCATTGGGCCCGATCTTACACACCCAAGGGTTCCGCATCGGACACTCAAGGCGCGCCCCCCATCTCACATCCGCGCAAGTTGCCGCGTCACAAGCTGCTGCATAACAACCCCGCCGATGTCCCGCCCGAGCACCTCCTTCGCAAAGAACTGTAATCGTATCAAGCCCTTCTTCTGCCTCATGTGGAACTTGATACAGATTCTGCACGTGGTCTCCGTAACATCCAGTATTCCGCAACAGGGATAGCACAACAGGCATCCGCATCTATCATCGTCGATATGGGGCGGATTTATTAACGCGTTCCTCTGCAAAAACGTATCAACAGGAGGGAATAACCCAGAAAATATGTCTCGGCATCGTCTACAGTGCTCTTTTGTACTGCTGGTACTAATAGCAGATACAGTCCCGGCGTCATCAAAATATGCCCAAATGGAGCACACACCACACGATTTCCCAATTTTGCAATAATACTCACGACTGTGGTGACGATCATGTCTACCGAACGATGAATTGGAATCTAACGCCGCGTATATCTTGTTGGGATCCATAGAGTATACAACAGAGAACCGGAGCGTATTCAAATTTAGGAGGATGGGCGGCATCCGTCAATGCGCATTAGGCCGTCTCGCCGGTAGTTCCCTGCAAAAAAAAGATAGAGAGGCGCCCCCACCTCACATCCGCACAAGCCGCCGCATCATAATCCCGCCGATGTCCCGCCCGAACGCCTCCTTTACAAAGAACTGTAATCGTATCAAGCCCTCCTCCTGCCTCGCATGAAGCCCAATACACTCGTTACACATAGTCTGCGTAGTGGCCAGTCTTCCTTTCCAGGAATAACACAATAGGCATCCATCTACATCAAAAACATGAGGCGGACTTATTAACGCATTTCTCTGCAAAAATGTATCAGCGGACGGAAATGACCCAGAAAATGCAGTTCTGCATCGTCCACAATGTCTTTTTGTACTGCCTGTGCCAATAACAGATACGGCTCCGGCATCATTAAAATATACTAGAACAGAGCACCTACACAGTCTCCCAATTTTGCGGTAATACTCGCGACTATGGCGATGCTCGTGTCTACTAAACAGTGGATCAGAGTCCAGCGCCGCGTATATCTTGTTGGGATCCATAGAGTACACAACAGAGAACCGAAGCGCATTCAAATTTAGGAGGATGTGCGGCGTCGTTGATGTACGACAGACTGCCTTATCGGTTCTCCGTAAAAAAGATAGAGGGGTGTCTTCGCCGCCTCATACTCGCACGAGCTGCCACATCGTAATCCCGCCGATGTCCCGTCCGAATACTTCTTTTACAAGGAACTGTGCATATATCAGGTCGGCCTTCTGTCGCATATGGGCCCCGATACAGTCCCTACATACAAACTTTGATAAGCGCATTCCTTCACACAGCCAACAACCGCGGCCCGTGTAAACCCAATGGTAGGATATCATTAAATCCCTCTGCAAAAACGTTTTGGTCGGCGGGAAGGACTCGAAAAAGACATCTACGCAGGGTTTGCACTGTTTCCTCAAGCAGCTGATGCCAATGTCGCACACTGTTCCGCCCGAAAAATATACGGTGACAAAACACGGACAGGCTCGACCCTTACGAAAATACCCGGTGTCGTATACATACACACGCCTGTCGATGCGTGAGTCTGCTGCAAGCGCCGCGTTTATCTTGCAGAGGTCCATAATACACAAAGAACCATCTTCATTCAAATTTGCTGGGATGCCGTCAGTGTACGCAAGAGCCAGCCCTACCAGTCAACCACGCTGCTCTTTCGTTGGGGTCTTCACCTTTGCTCGGCGCAGAAAAGAAGACAAAAACATAAAGCCCCAAGAATTGACCCCGACATCTGGCTCCTATGTACACGGCAGGCCGCCCTATCGACTCCTGCAAAAAAATAGAGGGATGTCTCTGCCTCATACTTGCATGAGATATCCAGTCATAACCCCGCCGATGTCACGCCCGAACACCTCTTTTACAAGGAACTGTACATGTATTAGGTTTGCCTTCCGTCGCGAGTGGAACCCAATACAGCTATCACATGCATTTGATAATATCATTTTCCCACACAGCCAACAACCGCGAGCCGTACGATTTTGATGTGGCGGACCCATTAATAAATCCCTCTGCAGAAACGTCTTGGTCGGCGGGAAGAACTCGAAAAAGACATTCCTACAGGGCTTACAGCGTCTTCTCAAGCAACTGATATTAATGTCGCTTACTATTCCATCCGGAGCATATACAGCAACAAAGCATCCACATGTCCGCTCTTTGCGAAAATACTCATAGTACCACATGTGCACCGAATTATCGATACGTGGGTCCGCTGCTAGCGCCGCGTCTATCTCGCATAGATCCATAACATTGATGATGTCCTCGTTCAAATTTAGGAGGACGTGAGGCGGCCGTCAGTGTACACAAGGGCCAGCCCAGCCAGTCAACACCGCGCCGCTTTCATAGAGAGTCGTCTCCTTAGCCCAGTGCAGAAGAAGACAAAAATATAAAGCCCCGGAAGTGGACACTGCGCAGCTGGTCGTGGAGTGTACAAGGCGGGCCGCTTCATGCAGACGAGAGGGCGCAATGTCCACTACCCGAAGTGGCCCAACAAGAGAACCCCCCCCCGGCCGTCTTTATCTTCGGCGCGCTTACAGAAAATATATTACATGGGCCCTCTGCAGTACAACCAGTGGCCGACACTAACGACAACATCGCGCGCTTTCACTGTGGGTCTCTCCTTGCCCCCTGCAAAAAAAGAACGAGGGGATAAAGCCACGGGGTTTGTCCTGATAGTCGGCCCATTGTGTACCTTACACGGTCTCCTCCAGCTCTCCGCCCCCGCGAGGCCGCCCTGCCGGTGCGGATTACCGGCAATACCACCAATGAGGACAGCAAAGGCACCGAATGATACAAGTGTCCGCCTCATCAGAGGGCCCAGAATGGAACGTTGTCTTAGTGGTCTTATTATTTCCGCACGCACTACAAGTATAGAACCGCGAAGGGACAATATCGGGCTTCTGCTGCTCGCGAAATGCGATCTCTTCTCGGATCTCACGAGTGGCCTCGGGATGTAGTTCATAAGAGGACATTCCCGCTATCTTCAGCGGGTCAACTTCGCCAGAATGCATGCGCGCGACCAGGCTCTCCGCAGTATTAGCAGTGGCTCCCAAGTTATAGAGCACGCGCCCAGTCGTCACCGAGTATCTGTCTAGAAATTGCTTCGTGTCAAAGGAGCACACAAACCCCGCAGCCTTCGACCAGATAATGGTGTCGTTGTAGCAGGACCGCTCCATATATTTGATCATATTCTTTCTTGCATCTTGGCCGAGTGTCGCCCACAAGGCATCCTCAGCACATGTGTCGATGAACGCCTGCCGCAAGATGGTCCTGTGCGGGGATACATTGTCCTCGAAAGGGATGGTAGTAGCGACGGGCAAGTATGGCGCAGGGGCTATCTGTTTGCGCCGCATTGTATACTTGCTAGAACTGTCTGTTCAAATTTCGGGGGGCCTTCTGTAATATGGCCGGGTATATTTACGATCGTCTTCCGATCGCACATGGTAAGGGGCGCATCTTGATGTCCCCCTGCTGTCCGTACGGGCTGTGCTCTATTAAGATGGAAGGGCCCACTAGACTAGTGGTCTCCATCAATTGCATAAGGGGCTATGAACTGATAGCTCCCCTGCTCCCGCCCGTCGAGACGTTCCTGCAGAGGCGCAGAATAATGGGCGAGCTATTGCCGAGCAAACAGAGAGGGGGCTGTCTAATGTGCGTCCGAGCGGGATATATAACGAACACAATATGCGCCAACTGCTCATACAGGCACATCGAAGAGACCGAGCGTCTGACCCGGGCCATGTTCTATTACAAGGAGGCCCTCACCAAGTGGCTACCTTCGGAAATCTGCAGGGAAGTGTTCTTGTATGCGCTGGCCCTGTCGTAGTGGCAAAAAAAAGATGCGCGGCAATATGCCTGCGATGACCCACCCGATGTCTGGCCCGAAGATCTGCCGTGCGAAGAGGAATGTCCGGACTATCTCGTTTTTTTGTTGCTCGTGGGTCGCGCTGCAACAATGACACACGTGCGAAAAGGAAGACAACTGGCCGGCGACCCTATAGCACAGTATACAGCTGGGGGCGCATCTACCAGCAGGTAGCACCCCTATGCTTACCACCCCGCGCCTCTGCAGGAAGGTACCAGTCGGCGGTAGAGAAGCGGCAAATACCTTGGTGCAGCCTTCACAATGCGGCTGATTGCAGAATATAATATCTCCTACTGCTCCTGTAAAGTCCAAGTACAAGCGAACAACGCATGGATGATATGCGGGCTTGCTTTTGACAAAGAACTCCTCACAGTATGTTGTTGTCCTGTTGCCGAGGCGCGGGTCGTTGGCCAAATTCTTATGTATTCGGGCGAACTCCATTGTTGTAAGTGGGTCTCCGATTCAAATTTACCGGAGGGCCCGCACCTTTGCAATCCCGCGCAGGGCCACGTCGAAGGGCTGTTCAAGTATGACGTAGCATCCGTGGGCGGCAGCGAACTCCATCACTGCGGCAATCCCACTGTTTTCTACCTCATAGTCCCCCCAAATATTCCCTTCACAAAGGCCCGCATGCTTGTCGCGGCCAGACCCGAGGGGCTCGCTTGAGTCATTGAGATGAAACATCACGCGCAGGTCCGGGCGCAGTCTCCCCAACCATTCGCGTGCAGCCTTCTTGGTCGCAAGGGACACGCCGCATGCAAATAGATGGGCGGTATCGACACACAGACCCACCTTGATCCCTTCGGCGTGCTTGTATATCTTGTCGAAAATCGCATTGATCTTTTCGGGTGTCTCGAAGGAGTTGTCGCTGGGATGTGTGGAGTTAATCTCAAAGAACACAGTAAGGGTACTGGCGGGGTCGACGTGCCGGCGAATGAATGTCAGCACCAGCTCGAGCGTGTCTTGCATGTCCGGGCCAAGATGTAGAATATAGCCCCGCGCCCCTATATATGCACAGTGCTTGAGCTCCGCGCCAATATTGTATAGAGACCCCCGGGCGCCCCTCCATGGGTTGCTCACAAAGGCCGCGTGTACCAGAACATGGCGTCCCTTCAGCAACTCGCGCTTGTTACAGGCCTCGGTGTCTGTAAAGTTGGTCGGGCCTCTCACAAACACTTGCACGGCAATGTCTTCGTCTAACTCGCCCAGATATTCTTCGAGGCGCACAAGGTCATTAACACACAAGCCTAGGATAGCAGCGGGCCTTTTTTCTTGTAGCATATGCGTGGCCATCGTCTTATACATGGGCCCTCTTATTCTTACAGGGCGCTCTAAAAATGAATGCGATATGCGCGATGAATATGGATCTGAGGGATAAGATACTGGCGGCGGGAGGGAGTCTTTCTTATCCGATGTGTGGTGGACCTCCGCGCTATAATATTTCGGCTGCCAGGTGTGAATGGGCGACAATAAACGGCCGGTGTATTATACGGCTGGTTCAGACGCAGTTTTACGAAGACTTGATGGTTATTGTATCCCACGAAGAATGTAGTAAAGAACTGGCCGACTTCATGCCGGGCTCTCTGTTGGGACATCCGCGGCTGATGCATTTTCTTAAGCCTGTCGGAGACAAGACGCGCTGCTGGTTTTGCCCCGTGGCCAGCATAGAATGAAATATATGGGCAGGTATTATGGGTACTGCCGCGACTGCGGAAGGGAGCGCGGGGCCAATACCCGCGAGTATATCTTTCTTGCTGCAAATATGGGTCTAGTAGAGGACGTCGCGCATGTCATCGCAGGCTTCCTTGTCTGGCTCGTATAGGTTTTTTTCCTGCGAAAAACTGAAACGGATCGGGAAGGGACAATATGGATAGGGATCCTTTTACGGCGATCCGCGACAAGATACGATCTCACCCGGACCACAGTTATTTGCACGAGGGGTTTGGCTATGCACAGGATACATGCGCCAGCTTATTTGTCTCGGATTGTCCATGTACGAACGAACCCAAATGTTACATAATTTATCGCCATTATCGCAGATGCACTAGCCACCAGGAATTGACTATGCGCATCTGCCATAATGATTGCCGCATAAAGCTACTCGCGTTCTTGCCGGCACGACATACCCTTCTGGAACGGGCGACACTCGTTGATTTTCTTGGCGATAACGCCCATTGTCTCATTTGCCAGTCGACCGGCGAGAAATACTATAGGGCGCATGGCTGTTGCAATGAGTGCCGAAACAAGTACTCCGAAGATGTGGCCGGTGCGATAGTCCGCGCATTCCTTGTTGGGAATCTTGGGCTGGTGCAAGACGTTGCCAGGTATATAATGTACTTTCTTACTGCGACACCCTAGAAGATGGACAGGCCGTTGTTTTTTTGCGGGAAAAATGAAAGGGATGTGGGGCCCTTGTATAACGATGGACTGGTCCGCGCCAATACTCGACAAGGAGCTATACATTCGCAGCTCGCGGCTCGTCTTCAACAGACTCTTGTGTTCTTTCTGTCATGCATTGGGCAGCGGTCATTGGTACAGGTCGATAATGGGATACTGCACAAATTGCCACAAGAAACACCTAGCGAGTGTAACTGATTTATTACTGCGCGCCTTTCTTGCGAGGAACATTGGGCTGGCGAAAGATGTGGCCGGGCTTATTGCTCGGGCCCTCGTCTCCGTGACATAGATTTTTTTAGATGTATTGCGGGCGTCTTCAACTAAATGTGTGGCCAGTTACTAGTAAATGCAAGGTAGATACGCAGCACTGCCAGCGCCCAGTAGGAAGGCCCCGTCTAATGGTCGGGCGGGAGGGTATATCCCGTCACAGCGCCATAATCTTTTCGTAGATCCGACCAAAGCAATGCGAGGCCAATGGCAAGAGGGTGGGGACAATCACGGGGTCCGCAAGTTCGACCCCAAAGACATAGAAGAGTATAGGAAACTGCTCGTGAGCTCGTATGACTGCGCGGACGGGGATATTACATTCAAGTTCTCTCGCATCCTTGATCCCGACGACGATGACAGACACAATTGCCTGGATCTTTCGTTCACACTCTGCTACGTCGACCCAATCGATGGCAAAAAGAAATTCAGGGTCATCTATACAACCAAGGTACCCGTGCCCGAACACATCAGGAGTGCCGCAAAGAGTCACCAGCGATAGAGGCCCTCGTTCTTTGGCCCAGTTATATATTTTTTTGTGTTCCCCCCGTAGCTATTCTTTGTAAAAAAAGAGACCCATAATAAATGCAGTCTCCGCTGGCCGTACTCAATGGCAGGGGCCTGTTTATTCCAGAAGAGACATTGTACACGGTATACGGTGGCGAGTTCTCGAATTTGTTCTCGCGCATGACTCTGACATTTCGTCCCCGCGTCGGTGTGCCCAAGAAGGCGCTGTTATACGAAAAAATACAAAGGCCCAGCGGACAGGTCATTATATGTCTCCCTCGGGGCTATATATGCGAGCTCATGGCGCGGGGTGTGTCCGTATCCAATTCTCTGCGGCCGGCCCTGTGTAAGATACCTGATCTGCTGTGCGAGCTGTTCCCTAATCAGGTTCTAATACTCGACTATTTGATGGAGCAGTCATTCACGGGCAATCGCATCGCAACAGGTACATCACACGCCCTTCTTAATTTGCGGGCCGGCATGGGCAAGACGTTTGTGGCCGCGGGTCTCATTGCGCGCCTCCAGATGCGAACCCTTTATGTTGTTCCCTCCGTGGTACTTGCAGAACAAGCCACAAAGGACTTCAAGGGGTGCTTCTCGTCGGGCGTGTGTTGGATGCAGACGGGGTCGGCGCGGCTGGCAGAAGAGTTTGTAACAGTAGTAGTCATCAATACGGCCCTCAAACAACCGCCCACCTTCTTCGCGCAATATGGCCTGGTGATATACGACGAGGTCCATACCTATTGCACGGACAAGCGCGCGGACATATTCAGGCGCTGTTGCCCTGTCGCCTTCGGAATGAGCGCCACCACCGACCAACGCAATGATACTTTTGATATGATTTCCCACGCAGAACTCACTGGGGGCCTGAACGGGCGCGTGTATAAGGCCGCAGTGACCTATGCGGAACAAATCCCGGGCTTTACATATGACGACGTTCACTTCGACACGCTGGTCACAGTCATCAAATACAATGGGCCCGCACATCTGACACGCACCCTCAAACATCCTTCGACAGACAAGATGTTCACGCCCTGGATGCATGAGCAGTTTCTAAGCGACCCGCAGAGAACGGCGGTGGCGGTGGAGGCTATCAAAGAACTATATAACTGGCGCGATGGGGACAAGCAGCACAGGATCTTCGTCTTCTGCGAGGAAAGGGAACCCCTCAAGGCGTTGTACGAACTCCTGCGACAATCGTTTGAGGTAGACGCCCCAGAACTCCGCGACAAGCTGGCCGAAGAGACCGGACATTTTGTCGGAGGTATCAAGCCCCAAGAGATAGCCCGCTGCAAACAGTCGGCGCGTCTCTTACTGACCACTTATGGCTATTCGTCTACTGGGGTCTCCATAGCAGAGATGACCGCGTGTGTCTTCTGGACAAGTCGCCGCAGTAATATGCTTCAGATCCTCTCTCGCATTCTTCGGCGATCCGGGGATCAAAGCATCCGTCGTAGAGTTATCGATATTGTGGACAATAGGACTCCGATGCGTTCACAGTATTACGAGAGGCGCAATGCCTATACTTATTTCGGGATGGACATAGAAGTCAAGAAGATCAACGCGGAGCAAATTTGAAAGATAATGCCCGGTGTATTATGAACGGGATCTTCGAAGAGATACGTGGCAGGATCGGCGCACACCCCGAGGCCATGTGCACTGTCACGCATCATCCCGGAGGCAACAAGATGGTCAAAGAGACAATGTTATATAAGGCCTGCAGCGCGTGCTACGTTGGGTATGTCTGGAATGTGTGCATGCCTCGCAGACATTTAGTGACCCATCGCGTGCACCACGAGGCATGCAGGAAGATGATCATTGCGTTCTTGCCCGAGCAGCGAACCTTCCTGCAAAAAAACAGGCTCGTCGTAGAGATGTCCCCGGCACAGTATCTCTATCATGACTGTATTGCACATTTTGTGTCCAGGCCCGTTCCCGTCTCGGGCTCCCTTGCGGGGTACTGCAGCGAATGTCGAGGCGCCCATGAGACAGAGAAGAGGCGGCTTATCTTATGTGTTCTTGTCCTGCGGCGGGTGGCCCTAAGTGACATCGCGTCAGTAGTCGCCCAATTCATGGTGTCGCTATGATTTTTTTGCACTAGGCCACACAGATAAGTAGCCATATTATCGCGCGCTCTACATCTGCAACGAGCCCCAACTGTTCTACGAAGAGGGCCCGGGTTATCAACTGATAGGTCTCTTCGGAGTGTTGTCGAGCGCATACACCGCAGTATCCTGGTCGCTCAATGTCAGCGTTCGCCCCCTTGGCCCGTGAATGCAAGACGCAATCATACGAGGCGCCAACATTGAGTGAGTTAATCAGCAGGCGTCTCTGCAAAAATGTCTGTTTTTCTGGGAACAAGGCGTCTATCTCATGGGCACAGCCATCACACCTTATACTGAATGATATGCCTTCGGCAGGATTAGTGCCCGTTATCTTGTTGTATTTTATCCAGCAGCTTCGGCCTTCGTATCCAGTGTTTTGCGCAGTGCAATTAAGCGCCGTATAAACATGCGCGGAGAAGACTCCATCATCGGTCGGAAAAACAAAATGTTGGCCCCCACGCTGGATGCGTATTTTGTCTCGGACGAAAGAAAAAATCATATAACTGGGTCACACCCGCACTGCAAATGACATGATGGCCCATACAAGCTCGCGAGGAAGGCCCGTGTGTCCCAGAAGAATTGCTCTGCGCCACATGTGGACGGTCCCCTTTGCGTGATTGTTGCGGCATTCTTGGCAACAGCCCTCGATCACGCCAGAGACTGTCCGTTTCCTGTAATGAAGTAGACAGGCATCTACCCTCGTGTAGGGCAATTGTACCACCCTCGCTCGCACAAGATAGGATCGCAACGGGCCTATTATTTCGGCGATCGTATCGATGCAATGCCGGTGGCTGTGTGTTGTGCAGTAGAATATTTTGTGCGTCGTGAACGGGGTATATATCTTGTGTTCCACGTGGCACGGAATATTCTTGTGCGGACAGTCGGACACCGCATATCTGTAAATTCCGTCCGCACGCTGCCCATCGGGGTCTCGCAATAAGATGCGGTCGCGAATGTCCTCAAAGGCCTTCCACATCGGGCTGTATGACGGGAGCAATTGCATTCATTTTTTGCAGGAGACTATCGAAAAAAAATCAGACCCGAACGATGATGCCGACGATGGCTAGTGCGAGCTCGGGTATTAACATGTGCCCAACAAGAAGGACGCGAGTTACCATCTGCTCTCCCTCTGCTTCGTGGTCGTCTTGGCAATCGGCGCAACATCCTCTTATTTCGTGGCACCAGAGAACGCCCGATGCGGGCATGCAACTAAGACAGTGCATGGAGTAACAATATTGGTCGCCCAAAGAGTCAAACAGCGCTCTTCTTTCCAGGAATGTCTTCCTCGCGGGAAGGAACGTCTCGAGCTTGCTGCGACATAATGCGTCTGAAACGGTCAGCGATATTTCTTCTACAACAGAGGGTTCCGTGCTCGAAATAATGCAGGCGATATGACAATTGGCCCGGTTATGGACCGTATTATTATGGCACATTTTCGTATGGTGTCTTATGTACATTGCGCTGTTGCCTCGGTAAGTCGCAGTGGATGTAGTGGATACCAGATTATAGTCTTCCAGTAACTTGTCACGGATATTCGTAGCAAAACAAGAGTGCATTGGGTCATCCCATGAAAGCACCATTCAATTTTATGCGGCAAAAAAATCAGCAGGTGATGGCCGCTAGGATTACATTACGGGCCACATCCCTTACGAACACCGTTTGTAGTAGTAAGAAATAGACCAGACGACGCTCCTCGCGACGATGGCTGTCAAGGCAGTCGTCACAACATCCCCATGGATTGGATGCCAGCATGCCATGTAGTGTACACGACTCGGCAATTTTTCTGTACGGAAAGGCGAGTACTATCTGATGCCTCTGCAGGAATGTGCGGCGCGCAGGAAGCATCCCGAGCCTCATCAAGGTGTCGAAACATTCTCTATGACGGACAAAAGACATTACTCCATGATCTGTAGCGCAGGAAAAAGAGTGGTCCACATGACATCCCGGCTCGCCATCGCACGGGTAACACTCATACATAAGACACTTGTATTTCCTGTTCCACACAACGTTTGTCCAGCTAACGGTATCGGGGTGGGATTCTAGCGCGGCTCTTATTTTTTCGTATATCTCTTGCGCCATATCAGTCTCTTGCTGCTGGCCATTCATTTTTTTGCGGTGAAAAAATCAGGCGTTGGCAAGACTGTGTGCCGACCGACCCCTTTCCATGCTCAGCAAGCGCAGAAATATGGGAATTGCGACGTCAAAGATGGGCATCATCGTTCTTATAAGCGCCCACTTGTGTACCAGTTGTCCCGCGGCCATCTCGTGCAAGACGCGACAGCTGCGACAGAATCCCTTCGGACTGATTAGATTGATCACAGAAATGGTCATAAAACACGATGGCCCTGAGCACTCTGCAGGGAATGCACCCATTAACAGGCGCTGCTCTGAAAATGTATCCCCGGCGCGCACAATAGTATTGAGGTCCCTGACGCAATTGGCATGTGTGCAGTTGCAGGACAAGCCCACAGATGTGTAATGGATACTGCAGGGATGATACCCGCCACAATTGGCGGAAATATACACCCCACACCCATCTGCGCATAACCCGCGAGAGTCTATGTTCTTTCGGACCCCCGCAAGGAACCAGGCCTCCATTTATTGTCTGATTATGGGATTCAGTTTTGTCGGAAAAAAAGCTAGAGCTGCGCCATCATCCCGACGATGACCCGGGCCACGTCTTGCAGGATAGATGCGCGCCGTAATGTGGCCGTGCACAGCACAAGATGGTCTCGTTTCTTTTCGTGTTTCTTCACACAGTCGTCGCAGCATCCCACTGGGGACGATGCGGAGATCCCATCGGAATGTAGCAAGTGAAGCATACAGCCTCCCGCCCATACCCCTCGATATAGACATACGACCAAGTAGTGTTCCTGCAAAAATGTCTCTACAGGGGGCAAGATAGCGAACAGGGCCAAAGCACAGGGGGCGCATCTGCATCGGTATACTACGTCCTGGAAATCGCCTATTAGGTCGTGTCGGATATAACACTTGTTATCGCAGTTCGGAGGATAGTATATATGCGTCTGTGTATCAAGGCGCGGTCGCACACCAGTGGGGAATGTCGTGGCATGATCGCGGCTTGTGATCTTGCGCTTTATCTCTGCGAGTACTTCTTTGGCCATAATGTGCGGAGGCCCGTGTTTCAAATTTAGATCGCCGCATAGATGTGACACTCCTTTCGCAGCTTGTCCAGCTCGGGCGCCCGTATTTTTTTCACATACTGCCCAATGTTCTCTTCTATCTTGTCCCTGAGTTCCCCTAATAATAGGTCGGCGCCATCATCCTCACCTTCTTCATACGCGTTCAGTGCGGCCTGCTGGTCGGGAGTCCCATTGGCGAACTTCTCGGTCGTCAGATTGATAATCTCCTTGGTCTCCTGCAGAATCTGGTTGCGATATGCCTCATAGGTCATCGCCCCGCCGACACGCGCATCATAGTCTAGTAGTGTCAGTGAATTCAGTACTCTTGCGACCCGCCCATTAATGCAGACGGGCTTTAGTGCGTCGGGCTTCACCTCGGTCGCGTCTATCAGTGCATCTACAATGGCCTCTTGCATCAGGGTCTTGTTCGCCACGTTTGCCGGGTGATGACACCTCGCCCATACAACAGTAAATATATCGGCCTCCCTGTCGTTGAAGGCAGTAATGAAATTATTTTCTGATATCTTCTCGAGGGTCATCTGTGCCCTTTTGCGTTTCTGTTCGTCTTTGATGGCCTTTATACACTGCCCGACCTCGTTGAATGTGGCCGCCTTGGGAATACGGTCGGTATCCTCGAGCAGGATCTTGTATGTTTCTCGCAGATCATTGTTTACGGAAGAATCGTGGACATTTTCTGCCATGCTCGTGTAGACCACTGCATCGTCCAGGAATTTATTGGCGGCCTCTACTCTGGACTCGGAGGCTTCAGTGGCGGCCTTTACTCTCTGGGCGACGTCGACGTCGTGTGCGCGTGCTATCTGTTCATTCATGCCCGCGGTAAGGGCTGGGATGGCCGCGCCGATGTCTATTATTTGATGCAACATGAAGGTCGTTCTAATGTCCTCGTCTGTGATTGTGGGCTCCTGTAGACCCTGTATGGCCGCAGTAAATAAGGGCACGGCTATTGCGGTGAGATCTTCGCCCGTGTTAATAGACCATGTAACTGCTGTGCCCCCCACCCGTATGTAATCGGCCGGACGCGGCTCACGTATTTCACCCAGGTCGCGGGCCGCCTGTTGCACGTCGCGCCGGCTGTTTGCGCCAGACTTGAATATCTTTTTGATGTTGTCCCTGCGTCTGTCGTCTGCGTGGCGCCAGTAATACAGCAGGAACAAAACGAATATAAACACAACTACGAGAAGCAAGCCCCACATTCATATGATGGCGGATATATTTTCAGTAGTGAAGTCGGGCTTCGTGGCGTTATTCTTGCCCGTCTCGAACTCAAGTATGTCCCCTCCCGTGGCCTTATGGAAATCGGCAAACTTGCCGGTCGGATGCTTGGAGAACCAATCCACTATTTGCTTGCCCCGGGCGATGCGGGCCGACTCGAATCCCTCATGATGATAGCAGAAGAATAGTCCGACGAGTAAAATCACTGTCACGAACGCGATGATCTTCAGCCTGTCCATTGTGTATAAAAATGAAAACAGAATTATCACGACAAATGAATTGGGGTTTTGGCCGATTAACACCATATACTGCTCGCATTCTCACCGAGTGTGGGGCCCTAGAGGTAGCTGAGGCATTGCCCGCGGGACACATTCCCAGCGGCGACCTGATCTTCGAGGCCTTTCGCCTGTGCCCGATTGAAGACGCAGAGGTAGTACTATTGGGAATGGATCCGTACCCAAATGGCGCACAAGGACTCTGTTTCTCCACGAAACTGACCAAGACTCCATCCTCTCTTGTGAACATAAAAAAGAGTCTCGACCGTTGCGGATTCCCTCTTGGGCCATCCAACGACCTCACACATTGGGCACTGCAAGGGGTATTGTGTCTGAATACTGCTCTTACATTAGACTCCACGGGTAAGTCGGGGTCTCATCTGACCAGGTGGCGAGAATTCACAAAAAAGATTATGGCGCATCTTGCTGCGCGACCTAATGTCCGGTTCATTCTTTTCGGGGAGAAGGCGCAGGCGTTCCGTGTGCCCGGGCGTTCGTATGAATGGTGCCACCCGTCTCCGCAAGTAAGGGCCAATCAGGACGCATCGAATCCAGAGAATTTCATATATTGCAATATTTGGAAGAACATCCCAATCAACTGGGGGGCGCCCATGTCAAGGTTCGTATGGCGCGGGGAAGAAGTGCCGCTGTCATCGCTGGAAACGACCGATGTAATGTGGATAGTAACAGACGGCGGGGCGACTGCTAATGGCTTCCCCGAGTGCAGAGCATCATGGGCGTTTCATGTCACGAACGGCATTGAGTACTACGAAGACAGTGGGGAGGTCTGTCCGGTAGACATTCCCGGGGAAAAGTTCCGAACGTCCAATAACAGAGGAGAAATATTGGCAGTACTGCGGGCGCTAGAGGCCTGTGCATACGAGGCGCGCAATGGGATTCTGCCATACACCGAGCGCATTGTCGTCCTCGCAGATTCGAAACTGGTCCTTAATGTTCTATCTGGCACTTGGAAGGCATCAATGAATCTCGACCTGTTCACACCGGCCCTCGCATTTGTGGCAGAACTGAAGGTGCGATATACCGTATGCTTCGAGCACATCCATTCCCATCCATCGAAAAAAGAAATTCCTTCACAGGATGACAATCTCGCATGGTTCAAGTACGTCCACAATGACAGGGTAGACGTCTTATGCAGCCGCGTGTTGTCAGCATCCGGCCAGTCGTAATGACTCAAGGGCCGCGACGTACTCGTCAGCTTTTTTTGTATAGGACGAAGGAAGGTAGCCATCGCAGGCGGCTATTACCATGAGTTGCATCTGTGAGTCAGTCACAATGGGGATCTCCGCGAACCTGACCTTGTGCCTGATACAGTAGGCCTGCGCATATGACCTGTACTGCGAGAGTCCATCCTGTGCGAACACTGCAAGATCATGTTTGGCAGAATAAAGGGACACCACTTTGTCCCGGATGAATACAGACAATATAATCGCGCCTCTCTCGTCTGTGCAGTAGTCGGAGAAATCATCGTCATAGATCTGCTGTAATGTCTTGACCATCACGTTGTAGGCGGGCTCTACCACATGTTGTCCGCACTTGGTGACCTGCGCGGTCTTCGGTATTCGGCCACGGCGGGCGACGAATGTCTCGCAGCACAATTTGCAGTATATCTGATGAAAGGCATTGTATGGCCTGGGCTTGTTCCCGATGATAACGAACCTGTCATCGAAGACTTTCTCGAGGTAACAGACCGGGCACTTCCTGCTGCACTCAAAGGGCGCGGCGAATTTGTGTCGGTAATCGCAGGTATAGACAGTCCATACACCCGCAATTTTCTTCTCATATCTCATTTCTTCTGGGAGCTGGTCTGGGGTCTTCTGACCGGGTGGCCTCTGGGGAGTGCTTATCTTGAGAGAAGGGGCGTAGATCGCCCTCGCACGGCACGGTTCCTTAACTACTATTGGCTTTCCTAGGCCAATGGGGTCGGGTCTGTGAAGCAAGTGGGACTTCGCCGTGATGTTGTGCACAGCAAGGTCCCGCGCAATACAAAGAGGAGTGTCTACTATCTGGGAATTATTACATAACTCTTGCACGGACTCCCTGACCAGAGCGCAGTCCGCACACCCACATTTGAGCCGGCGGGCGGGACGAACAGGGGGAGACAGTGGTTCAGGGGGTGTCTTAACAAGGGCAGCAGCAGCAGCGTAATTGACAGTATGTTGCATGGTATGTAGTCAATATCCTTTCAATTTTCTCCGACGATGGTTATATGTATATACCAGGCCAATCTGTATACTTAGACGAACATTCCCCGCGGGCGGCGACTCCCCCAGGATTTATAGGCATTACTCTGCGGCCACATCAGGAGGCCGTGTTGGCGTCCCTCTCTGCCATGGAAGGTGACAGGGCGCTTGTATGTCTATGCCACGACTATGGGCACTTGACGGTCCATCCCGTGGAGCTCAGGTCATCGGCGGTTGTCCTCGCGGAGTCCTTTGGCAGCGGCAAAACAATAGAACTCCTCGCCCTGTGTCTTCAGAGGTCTGTGCCCGGCGATGTGGCCCTGTATAGCAAGACAGAAAAATACGAAGGACAGTACAAAGATTACACGGCGCACATGCCGCGCAGGTATATCATGTCCACCCTTGTTTTTGTGTCCTCTGCCTCTTTCGCACAGTGGGAGCAGACAATACGAGATCACACGACTCTCAGCGTTCTTCCTATCAAAAAAAGCACTGACCTATCCCAGCTGGCCTATGCGTCGTCATATGATGTGGTCCTAGTACGCAACGGGCGCACGGGCAAGAAGCATATTATGTCTTGTGTGTCTACGGAAACGGAAAGAATGACGTGGCGGCGAGTCATATACGACGACTACGACATGATCAAAATGCCCCATGACACTCTGTTCATTGACTCTCTTTTCAGTATATTCGTGTCTGCTACATGCGCCGTGACCAACAGGCTCTCCAAAAAGATAGCCTCGGACAGATATCTCATGAGCAACTTCCGCATCAGATGCGACCCCAAGTTCGTGCAGGAGTCTATCGCCATTCCAGTGGCCCGCGGATACGTCCATGTAGAGTCTTCATCCGCGAATCACCTTATAGGGCTCCTCAAGGATCTGGCCGTGGACATCGCAGAGATGCTGAACGGGGACGCAGTATGTACGGTGGCAAGTCTGCTGGGTATACAGTCTCATTCGATAACAGATATATTTCAGAAAGTATTGGACACGAAGTATGTCGATTACACATCGGCGCGTCTTGTGCTGCAGGGCATCGAGTCTATTACATTCGGGGAGCAAGACGTAGAGGACTACCCATCGGCCACAGAATGGAAGAGAATACAGGCCATAATACGTAAAGGGGAGCCGCAGCAAGTGGCCGGGCGCTCGAAAAAGCTCACAGAGCTGACAGACGAACTCCGCAAACAGGCCGAAGAAGTCGAGGCAAAGACAGGGAGGGCGCTTAGGAACTTTGTAGAGAATGCACGGGCGGGCGAGTGTCAAGTGTGTCTGTTGCCCCTTGCAGAGAGTGGGGTGTTTGTGATGAAGTGTTGCGGGGTCGTCGTATGCGACACGTGTGGGATCGAGTCCAATCGCATTTCTGCAGTAAGGGATCTGCGCGGAATGTGTTGCAACTGTAAAAAGCCCATCTGCATTACAGACCTCATCTTCGTGGAGCAGGCGTTTGGAATAGAAAAAATAGAGATGCCCGCGCCCATTGATATGCCCGCCGCGCCTCCTACTGGGAAGGCCGCTACAATCCTGGGCATAATCAAGGGCGAGTCTATGGGGCGGCCCATTGATCTGCGGTTGCCATTGATACAAGGGACAAAGGACGTACCAGTGCCCGCGGGCACACCTCGCAGGTTCGTGGTATTTTCTAACTATGATGAAACCCTCGGCAACATTAAGGCAGAACTCAGTCGCGCAGGGATAGACTTCATTGTGCTAGAGGGTACTGTCGATGTCCTGCGGAAACATCTCGCGGCCTTTAGGGGCGGCAAGGCAAATGTGATGCTTATTAACTCCATAAATCACTGTGCGGGTGTCAATCTCGAGTTCGTCACGGACATCATCTTTACTAACCGCATTATGGACAAGGCCATCGAGGCACAGGCCGCCGGACGAGGGCAGAGATATGGGCGTATATATAGCCTGTCTATTCATTATGTCCTTTACGAGAACGAAAAATAACGAGGTCTTCTCGTCTTGGGTCGCAGAGACGGAGGCGCAAATAGCACAAACAAGTGCCGCCCGATTCGTTAACCCCACTAATTTTACAGGAGAGACATGGACTCACTACAAGCGCGGGTGTAAAGACTGCTGCTGGTCCGTTGCAGAGAGCCCCAACGGCGAGAGAATTATATACGTCGTGACATATCACAGGGAATGCACTGGGGATTTCTTTGCGTCCATCAAGGATCCCTCGTTTCTTGTAGTAGAAGGTGCGTTCGGGAGCCGCCGCCCAGTTTATAGCGCGGATCTCTGTTTCTGGTGTCGGCCGCGTCAACACATAAGCTGGGGTTGTCTGTCGCATTTCTGCGATAACTGTCTGAGCAGACACAAGGGGCTGGGAGAAAAATACACGAAGGCGCTTCATTATATGGCAGAAATATGCGGCAATGATGTGGCGAGGCTTATTGTGGGCATCATCCTGCGGCTGTAAAACCGATTGCCGTATCCTGGTTTTTTTGCGTCTTGTATAGGAATGATCTACTTCGATCATAATGCGACCACTATTATGTCCTCGGACACTATTTCTGCTATGGTCCGATGGTGTAATCGAGGCAATCCCAGCGCGAGTTACCCGTCCGCGTCTGAATGTAGACAGATGATGTATCAGTTTAAGAAGCTCATCGGGGACGTGGCTCATGTTGGAGTCTGCTGCAAGGAGGCCCGTGACAGTACTGGCGAACGGGACGTGATACGAGAGGCCGCGCCGTTATACAAAGTCATATTCACTTCGGGGGCATCGGAAGCCAACAGCAGTGTAATTCATGCGGCATATAGTGCGTGGGTAGTTAGACACGAGACTATCCCCTGTTTTGTTGTGTCGGCCATAGAGCACAAGAGTATACTCCTTGCTGTTGACCAGTATGTTCGAGGAGGATTTGCCACGGTCGCCATGATACAGCCAAATGAAGGAGGACATATAGTTCCTTCCTCGGTGGCCCGGGCCATCACTCAAGATACTTGTCTTGTCTGTGTAATGCATGCGAACAATGAGACAGGCGCCGTCAATGATGTGGGACACATAGCGAGCATGTGTAGGGCGCGCGGCATTCCCTTTCATTGCGACACAGTACAGACGTTCGGGAAACTGCCAGTAGTCGCAGCAGACTCAATGTGCGTATCTTTTCATAAACTATATGGCCCGCCGGGGGTCGGCGCATGGATAGTCCGCGAAGGATTGGGGTTCGAGGCAGTCATCAGCGGGACGCAAAATGAAGGGATGCGAGGCGGGACAGAGAACATCCCCGGGATAGGAGCCTCTTTCTTTGCTTTGCGGGAAACAATAGCGGACAGGGCGGCAAAGAATAGGGATATCAGTATACTCAAAAAAAGGCTAATGGATCAGCTTGCCGCGCGATTCCGCTTGAGGACATACGAGGACTACGTTCGTGTTCCTGGCGCGGCACCGCTCGAGATCATTGTCTTCGGGGACTGTAGCCCTAGGTACTTGCCCGGGACTTTGCTGATTTCCATCAAATGTACTTATGCTAAGGTCTGCAATGCCACCATCAGGGCCGCTCTGCAAAAACAAGGGATAGTAGTCTCTATTGGGTCGGCCTGTAATACCGCATCTCCACAGGCGTCTCACATTTTGTACGCGATGGGGGCAGACGAGTACATTCGCCGCGGGACTCTTCGGATATCTCTGGGGGATGGTAATACGAAGAAAGAAATAGATACATTCGTTGCCGCGCTGGCCTCTATCATCGGGGGTCTTGGTCAAAAAAAATAGATTCTGCAGTGGGGAGCATTAGAAGCCCAATTTGTCTACATCGACCTTGGAGTCGTCCGCGTAGTATTTGCGGAGCTTGTCGAGTACGTATGCATGGAGCTCGTTGTATCCGCTGTTTGGATAGTCTTTCTTTTTTTCCACAACGACCTGAAGAGTTTTTGGCAATTCTTTGGCCTCTTCCGCAGTTGCAGCGGCCTTCTTGGCAGCAGGATCAACACGGAGTTCTTCCTTGTAGGTGATTGTCTCTCTTGGGGCGTGACCATCGACGAGCAACATCTGGACAGCACGCATAATGACTGGCGCATTGACTGTCTTGTTCTTCTTGGACTCGATGTAGAGATGGACGATTGTGGCAATTCTTGCGATGAACTCGATGAGTAAGTCGGACAAGAAGTTTCTGGTCTCCTCAGAGAATCTGACGGTTTTGTTCTTTTCGTCCTTCTTGAGGTCGTCAATGATGTGCCCGATGTACACCTTGAATGTCAGTTTGGACTCGGCGTTTGTTTCCTTGGCCTTTGCAGGAGCTGGTTGTTTAGGGGCCTTAGGTTCGACCTTGCGTTTGGCGTCTGGGGCGACACCTTTTTCCTTACACCAGTCCTTCTTGGCAGCGGCGATTGAGGCTTCAAGTTCTTTTTTGTACTCCTTTGCCCTAGCCTCGGTTTCGAAGAACTCTTTCTTGGACTTGTAAGAAGGAAGGTCCTGGTATAATCGCCTGAGTGGCAGATTGGCGCTCGATGCAAATAAATGCTTGACGTTAATGATCGACATATCGCTGGAGTGGATGACCGCAATGGAATTTTCGAGGAGCTCTGTAATGATCTTGTCACAGACTGCAGCGAGTGTAGGAGCTGCCTGATTGGCGAATCGGGTCTTTTCATGGCTCAATACAGAGATCATCTTGCGGGCGTTTGGCAACTGAGTGTCAAGTACTGCGAGCTCGGCCTTGTACTTGGCAACTTCTTCAGGTGTCAACGGTCTTGAGGTCTTGATGACAGGTTTTTGTTCGCCTTCTGCTGCATCGTCTGCTGGAGTCATGGTGACAACGCAGCCCTTTTCGATACAGGCAGTGAGTTCGGCATGTCTGTGTTCGACGGCCTTATGAGGGGCGAGCTCTTTGTTGATGCTGGCATTGAGACCCTCATTATCAAGTCCTCTGCGGACACGAGCGGAAGCAATGCGGATTTCCTTATGTTTTGGGTGTTCGTCAACTGCTGGGGCGGGCTCTACTGGAGCGGAGACAACCTCTACTGGTTCGACTTTGACTGGTTGTGCTTTGGAACGTGCCTTGGTAGCCATCTTGGTATGCATTTACCAACGTCTCTGTTTATATCGAATCGCATGGGTGTCTTTTGGAATCCAAAAAAACAGCAACAACCTATCGATTCTGATGAAGGTTGCATCTATCGCCTGTTACGGCCTTCTTTTTACACCTATATCCGCTGGTCATGATCGCAGTACAAATGCTGTACGATGTAGGTGGGGACGAAGATGGCAATGGGGTCGGAGTTATTTCCACCACATCATGACTTGGGGATGGCTCTGTTTCCTTGGGTGGGTCCTCTGAAGGGGACTCCATTTCTATGACTACTTCTTCGGCTGTTTTCTGGCTCTTTTGGAAGAGCTCCATGTATTCACTTGCCTCTTTCGTTGGCTCTTTCTTTGCGGGAGGGAGTGGTGCCTGAGTCGGCTGAGGAGGTGATGGTTGTACATGGGGCTGCGAAGGGGCCTGAGTCGGCTGTGCCTGTGTCTGGGCTGAAGGAGGCGCCGCAGTGGGCGGGGGTGTCGGTGATGGCGCACCTTTTGCTGGCTGCTTGTGCTCCGCGGGATCATCGCGCGTCCACCAAATGTAGAACAGGATGAAGAAAATCAACACGACAAATATTCCTACGATAAGCCGCGCGTTTTCTATCAGCCAATCTTGTGTGGACGGAGGCTGCCGAAGCTTTGGTGCCCCATCGTTGACAAAACGGGGCTCGACGTCTACAAAATCTGGTTCCATTATATATACACGCGACCCTGGTATAAATCGCAATGGACCATCTACTTCAATTATATATAAAGTCGTGTGGGGATCTTCTTCGGGCCGCCGAAGAGCTGTTGCATTTATACGGGGACCAGATACGTGCGTTCAATGAGGGCAGTCACGCAGTACTCGTGTCGTTTATTGAATCTCTTCAAGGGGCTCAGAAGATAAGGCGGACGGGTAAGCTCGACCTGGGGGATATGTATGATATATTCGATTCCATGGCCAACACCGAGAGATGTTTGGATAAAGTACTGGCCGTGATCAGCACCCTGCGCCTGCAAAAATATGACCCCGACCTAAACACACTTACTGCCAGCGTTCGGGACAAAATACAAGAATACAAGATCCAGCGAGCAGCAGAGGACCTAAAGATACTGGCCCTGGTCCCCGACCAGTCTGTAGACGAGTCCTGTTCATTCGTGCTGTCGCGCAAGGCCAACAAGCTCAGTATACATCTTATTTCTAGGTGCTTCTCGCACGCGAGCCCGCCGCAGCAAAGGAAATTGATGGCCTTCGTAGAGGCGCAAAAAAATAAGCTGCTGGGAGGAGAATCGCGCATCAAATCGGCCGCCGAGTTACCGCCGCCACCGGCCACGCAATCGTTCATATGTCGCTACTCATTATTTGGAGTGACCCCGTCCTATGATGCATATGCCCTCTTCAAGTATCTGGGCGCGCGTTACGACGAGGCCATGGATTTTGCATCTAACCTGCGCAGGCTGGACAATTCTGTCGTTATCATTAACTCGGCATCGCAGTCGCCCGTCGAATACACGCTGGCGCCATTGATAGACGAGAAATTTATTACAGAGAACAAGTTAATAGTGAGTCCCACTGCGGGAGTCAACACGACATTCATCAAAAAAATGCAGACCGTCAGACTGCTTCCTGCAGTGGAGGGTGTGTCTGCGGGACCCCCGACCGTCTTCGCAAAGGGCGAACATCTGCCGTGGTATGTACTGGAGACTCTAGACGGGGCCACCCACAGAGTTCTCGGCAAATATACTGCAGAGGGAGTCTCCATTGTACACGAATACGGCGAAATAGTCGGGCTGTTTGAGGGCGTCCCAGCACGGGCGCATCAGTACAACGCGATACAGGCCGCCGGCATCATGAAGTATTACCAGCCCGACCTAAGGATCATTCGTGACGCATTCTCTCGCAGGTCCACACTGAAGTTCAACACAGATCTGGCCAAGGCAAATTCTGTAGAGAGCCTGGTCGCGTGGTATGAAGAGACCTATAATACTGTCTTCGTCCCGTCTCTTTGGGCGAAGAAGGGTGCCGGTGCGAGCGAGACGCGCAGCAAATATATTCCCGAGATAAGCGGCCCGACAAAGACAATCACCTCTGCAGAGAAGCGGATCGCCATATTTACAAGGCGCCTTGTAAGGTTTACAGGAGAGTTTACACGGGACCATCAGGCATGCGCGATCATCATGAAAGTGGTAACCGCAATGTATGACAGCGGGCCGAACACGGACGAGGACATTGTCACGAGGTTAGTGCAGTACGACATCATTGTCACTACATTTCACCAGGAGTTTGACAGACTATGGGACTCATTCCTGCCGGCACTGAATGCCCAATTGCACGGGGCCCTAGCAGACGCCTCTGCAAATGACCACGAACTCACGGCGCCCCAAACACACAGACTTGCCATGATGGTCGTGCTTGATACATTGCGCCCGTGCTGGACTGCGGCAGTAGATCACTTAGACAGGTCTAAACAATGGACAGAATATGGGAACTCTATAAAATTATTTACTATCCACGCTTGATTTGAATCAGATGGGAATAATAAATATATTTTATGGCGCAAGTAACAGAGAAGAAAAAACCCGGGCGTCCAAGGAAGAACCCAGACGTCCGCAGTATTGTATCGCAGGGTATAGTGGCAGCGCCTTCTGAGCCAGACCGTATAGTAGAATTTGCATACAATGCGCCGGGCGTGCTGAAGAAGGTAATAACTCTACAAAAGGCCTTCGCGGTCGGTGATGTGGAGATCATATTCGGCACACAATGCGCGACCTTCGTGAGCGCCACCCAGCCAGACCCAAAGATACGGATACGAGTCTGCTTCGAGGGGGCGACTACCAATCGATACTACTGCGCCACACAGGTCGCCGTCCGAGTTGCCCAGGCACAATTCGAGCAGCTTCTGGAAAATTTGACTAAAGAGCACGAAGAAGTGTTGTTCATATTGAAAGAGGACTATAGAAAACAGGTCTATTGCATTCTGCGCAATACCACACTGAACTCGGAAAAAACATACACAATCCCTGTCATCTCGAACGACTCCCCAGTTGACATGACCGGATGTGACGACTCGGCTTACCCTCTGCGGTTCAAGATCAGCTCGAAGGTCCTCAAGCAGGAAGTGCTCGGCATGAAGGGAATGTCCCCTATTATGATTATTGTAAAGGCCGGGGATGGTCCATTGCAGTTCACTTGCGACTCTACCAAGGAGAACGCATGGGACTCTACATACTACGACCTCGAAAAATTATGTGTCGCATGTACACTGGCGCCCACTGACATCCTGCGAGTGCTGATAGAAGCGGATAAAATCAAGTCGTTCACCCAGCACGCAATCGCAAATGACATCTATGTAGGAGTGGACAAGGACGGCCCGATGTCGCTGGGCGCATTTGCATTCAACAAGGACGTCCTCACCACAACGATGAAAGTGTTTATCACCCAGGAAATCAAACAACTGCCGGCTTAATACATTTGAAGGGGGCGCGAGTGTAATGCAAATGCAGTCCATAGAAATTCCCGGGCCCTTGGAAAGGCAAAACCTCGATGAGTCGCATTCCACCGACTACCCCCTAACCGATTTTACTGGCAAAAAAATCATTTTTGCGACAACTGGCAATAAAGTAAGGTTTGCGCAACTGATGTGTAACGGCCACGTCATCGCAGAATGTAACGGCCCGACATATGGGCCAGACTGGACTACCGCGACTGTGTCCGTTTTGGATATGTGTATTGAGGACGTCCCAGCTGGGCTTCTCCGTATGCGCCTGTACCACGAGCCTGGTAAGTATGTGAGTCTTCGTACTGGGACCTGCACATAAAGGCCCATATTTTCAGGATCTTTCCCGCGATGTCCCTGCAGGGGAATACACGCGCGACACACACCAGCTGTTGTCGGCAGCAATCATGTTTTTTTATCCTTTGTGATTTCCCAAAGTGCCAGCACCACGGGCAATGTGCGGGCAACAAGTCAAAGTATTGTATCATCGGCAACTCCCATACGGGCAGCGGCACTGGAGAACGCATATATTTCATGAATGTGTAATGCCATCGTTCCTTGCAGCAGGACAGCTGTAAAGAGCACTTATTGGACGTATACACCACGCAACAGAGGCCCGTGCAGAACGTCATCTGCCATACGGTCTCACCGCCCACCACAAATCGGGTCGCACCAGTAGAAATGGCCTGAGCGGTTCGTTTTATTGCGTCTATCATTTCTTTTGCGGAATCACATTCAATTTTGTTGTTTCTTTATTTCGTCCATCTTGGCGGCCGCAGCGACCTGATACTTCTCGCATTCGTGGACATAGTCTATTACCTCTAGTTCGGCCCGTTGGTAATCCTGCAGATATCCGAGGGCGGATTCGGCGGTCAGCGTGTCGGGGATCTTTGGGAATGTCCCCGAAGGAAATTTGTGGGAAAATGTAGCAAGGGGCTCTATCTTCTTGCCCATAACCGTGTTGACGTGCTCTATAAATCTGTTGACTGCCGCCCCAAGTGCCACGCAGGACAGCATAATGTAGGGCGCAAAGGGCATGCGGAACGAGGTCAGTGTCGCGGATATCTTGCCGTCCTCATCCCGGGCGAGTTTCTCTGTAGCATATTTTTCTTGGGCGCAGATGAAGTCATAAGTCTGACTGAACTGCATGTACAGCAGCGCCTTGGATGGGCTGAGTGCAATGGCCTTATAGTAATCAAAGTAATCAGTATATGGGGGCGACGGGAATCTGTCAATACACTCCTGCAAGGTACGAGGCCGCAGCATGAACCTGGCGAGGTCTATCTTTTTCACAGTGGCGAGGAATGCCATGTCCCCGTATGATACCTGTCCGGCAATGTCCGATATTTCAAGGCCGCCCTCGTATTTGCGACAGCCTTCGAAGACCGCATCCATAGGGCATTGTGAAGCCATTATGCTTATGCAAAAAAATTAAGAAGGCTCCGACATACTCTTCAGGACCTGCGTGCGAATGGGCTCATCGCCAACAAGGGCCGCCACTATCTGCACAACGATATCCCTGCAGAGGATTGTGTGCAAAAATGGGCCGGCAGCAACGAGAGAGTCAATGCGCCGCTTGTGTAGTCCGTCACATTTGGCCTGGACAAGCTGCTCGCATTGCTCAATGCAATAGTTGTGGGCTGTAAAAACGATGATTTTTTCTGGATCCCAGATTGTCTCACCTGTCGCACGAGACATATAATCAGAGCCGGTTTGATGTCCTCCTGTCGGCTCAGTAATACGCTTCTTACAAAGATCACATGTCGAATATTTCATTGTAATGAGCCTGCGGACCGGCACATCGGGCGGCCATAGATGTCGTCTAGCGTATGGAGATAGGTCCATATATGTGGTTTTGATTATCTTTTCAGTTTTATTGGGCTTCTGCAAAAAAGTTATGCCTGTCCGGACATGTCTTTGAGTACATGAAAGCGGATAGACTCGGCGCCGATGAACGCCCCTACTATCTGCACAACGACATCTTCGCAGAGAACTGTGCGCCAATACGGGACGGCAATAGTAAGAGAGATAATGCGCCTGTCGTACAGCTCGCGGCATCTTGTGGAAACTAGCTGCTCACACTGCTCGATGCAATCATTATGCGCCACGAAACACATCCGCTCCGGTCCCCAAATCGAGACGTCCCTTGCGGCGGGCCCTCCAATCATCGTAAATAGCAGCTCCTTGCAAACCTGGCAGCCATTGCTGAGACTATGGGATATGGTGTCGTCGTGATTCGCTTGGGACTTCCACAACAGGGATCGGGCATACAAAGACGGATCCATTATACTCCCGGCTCGGGACTTTTCAGTTTTTCTGCAAAAAAAGAAGACGGGTCCGCTATAAAATCCTGCCCGCCCGGACAACACGGGGAAGAGCCGCGGCCGCCCTGAGCGCTTGCATGCGGAATGACTCTGGTCCAACAAGGGCCGCCACTATCTGCGCTATGGCATCTCTGCAGAGAACTGTGCGCCACGTTGGGAAGGCCGCAATGAGTCTGTCAATACATTCTCTCTGTAACTGGGCGACCTGCAGAGAGATTCTGTCTGCGCACTCGTCGCGGCACCTGGAATGGAAGGAGACGGTATGATGTGGGCCCGTTTTATATGTGTAAGAAGGCCCGATATGGCAAAATATGCACCTGCGAGTACTATATGGGGCTTCTTGTGCGGCGAGAGTCGGGTCCCCTCCATGATGTAAGATCCAAGAAGAATATGTGGCGATGCACAGCATTAGTCACTCAGGCCAATGGCTTTCATTTTTTTGCGGCAAAAAAATCAGCAAGATGTGGAGGCATCTGTCTTACCGAGGGAGTGCATGGCCTGCTCGCGGAGTGTCCCCCTTCCGGCCAAATGCCCGACTATCTGTGTAATGACATCTCTGCAGAGAACCGCGCGCCAAAGAGGAGCGACTGCGATTAGCCTGTCGACGAACGCCTTGACAATGGCGCCTTGTTCTTTCTCGATAGCCTCTTCGCACGACAGCTTGCACGCATCATGGTAAACAATGAACGACGCCGGCAACCGATGAAGAGCCCCACCCGCCTGCCCTTTCATCACAAGTTGGCCGCAGATACTACATACTGTGCAGCCCGCAATGAATACAACAGGGTACTCGGGGGTTTTGTCTGCCAATTGCCAGCGAATATATTTTGTGATATCCATGTGTCCTGGCCATGGGCGATTCAATTTTGCTGGGCGCTAGAAAAAATGGGCCCGGCAAGGGACCTTAGTGCTAACTCATCTGGGAGGACGGACAGCTCGAGCCATATTCTTACAATAATTGACGCAATGTCACGAACCATGGGGCCCCAACACGCAATCGCAGTGAGTATGCGCACGGCTCGCATAGTGCTGGCCCTCTTGAATAATGCATCCTCGAACCTTACCCTACAGTGGACGTGAACGAACCTCTGTTCGTGGTAGATAATCGCAGGCGCGTACGTTAGAAGCCCGCAAGATAGACAACATAGCGGCGATATCGCTGGGTCAACTATATCATACAAGACAAAGCGAGCGTACCTGACAACGGCCATTGTATTATTGCTTCGGGATTCAATTTTCTGCATAGTAGAGATGCTGCACGACAACGATCACAAGCGAGCCGCTCGCAAGGATAAAGAAATAAATAAACTAGTACCGTCGACCATCGGCGAGTGCGCAATTGGGACGGCAGAGGGATCGCCATGTTCTCCCGCGCCAGTGATTGCCGCCATGGGGGCGATAGTAGGAGCAGATGGGCCCGCTGATGCAATACTTGGAGCCGCCAAGTCAAAGACCCGATGCACGACCGAAAAATGTGTCCTCAAAACCCTCGCCCCGCAACTGGAACGGACGCTCGGGCCGCAGCTGGTGAAAGGCGTCCTGCAAAACAACTTCAAGATAGACGGCCCGCGCGATGCCTCATGGCTGTCCAACGTAAATATCGATGCGGTGATGGCGCAGTGGGGTACAAAGTTCCCGGGCTTTTATCCCTGGACCTTCAACATGGTCAATTACAAAAACTACTCTTTCAGCGACAGAGGCATCGTACATGCGCCGGACACGCTCGCCACTGTCTCTTTCTGCGATTTGTACAGGGGGACTTGCGCAACTGTCCCCGGGCGGTATACCCATGGGGGGTGCGTCATTAATGCGGACAGATATCAAGGCAAGGGAACCCACTGGATGGCCCTATTTGTCGATGCAAGGAACCCACGCGCCCCAACCGTTGAGTTCTTTAACTCTTCGGGGAACAATCCGCAGCCCGAATATGTGAATTGGATGGTAAAAACAGACCATTGTCTGCGCGAGACCATCCCAGGATCACGTCCCAAGCTCATTAACGCATGCCGCAGACGCCATCAACAAACCACGTCCGAGTGCGGTGTCTATTCGTTGTTCTATATTTGGGCCCGACTCAATGGCACACCCGCCTCATATTTTCTTGAGAAGCCCATAGACGACCAGCTCATGTTCGAATTTCGCCACCATTTATTTGCGGGACCCGGGCAGCAAGAGGGCGCGTTTGACTGGGAGGCCTTCACGTCGAGGGTTAAGGTTAAGTGGGAACGGTAGGCATTTTATTTTACATCCAATATAGCATGTGTCTCGAGTGGCTAGAAAAAAATGCGACCGGTGTGTTGCTCGCATTGTTGATTGTCCTGGTGTTCCTTGTGGTCTGGCGCAAGGACAGTATGTGCGGCGGCATGGACCAGGGATGTCGTTGTTGTGGGTTCGAACCGATGGCCTCTATGCGCAACCGCAAGGTAGAGGGAATGACCGCCCAGATGCACGACAGGCGCGTTGAGGGCATGTACGATCGCCCCGCAATTATGCATGATAGACAAGTAGAAGGTATGACTGGCGCAGTAATGCACGATCGCAAGGTCGAAGGAATGCAGGGCGCGGTGATGCATGACAGGCGCGTCGAAGGGATGCAAGGAATGTATGGCTCACAGGCCTCCGATAGTATGGTAGGTATGTACGGCAGTGAGGCCACAGAGACCCTGCTCACACGACCAATTATCTACGACGATCTTCTCTTCAACGTCCAACAGGGGACCGTCTAAGGAGGCGCTGTGCCCAATCCATCTTTTTTTGCGGGACTCACTGCGCAAGGATATATGACGCCCCTTATTTTTTGCCCGCAGAAAATTGAATCACTGGATGAACTGACATAGATGCAAGACTACACGACTGACCTAATTACATCGGGCGCGGCAGGAGAACTGTGTAAGGCCGCAGGTTGTACTCTTGCGCTTGCCTTGGGACTAACATCACAGACGTGGTATGCGGTCGCAACAGCGTATTTCAAGAGCGGTTCTAAGTGGCCCTGGCTGCACGACCTTCCTGCAAGGGCGCTGAGGAAAATGATGGGGTCGAAGGTAACACTAATGGCAGAGAATGACATATACATGGTGGCCGCAGCGCACATGGACTATCTTCTGTTGCGCAGAAGCAAGGTGGCGCCACATCCTACAAGTATGTTGGACGACAGCGAGTCATATGACGAACTCGTTTGGCTAGCATTGCGGCGCGAACTTGCGAAACCAGAAGGCGACAGAAAATTACGACCATTTGTCTCCAGAGAAAGGTACCGAGCCATATTGACCGAAAATGTGCAGCTGCTGAAGGACAGTCTTGAGGGCCAATCTGCTGCGACCTCATCACAGGACGAGAAAACATCGTTCGTATCGCCATTGTTAGTACGAGAAGCGCTGAAGAGATATAACAAGGACATTCTTCAGCTACTGCATCCTCGCGGCCCAAGAGTCTGGGATCGTTTTCGTCTCCAAGCTACCGAGAAGGATATACTCGAGATGAAGGACAATGGGAAGCTCGCAGAAGCATTGGCGGATTTGTTAGTTATTCGTCCTGAGGACGTTACGGACAAGATGATTCTTTATTTCTGGGAACTTTCTGCAGGGGATGTCAATCGGTCGCGCTTGATGTCGATAGTAATGGACTCTTGTTGTTCGGCTGGGCGTTTGGATCTGGCGGATGTGTGCATCAAGCTTGGGGTACGTGTACGTTATAATCATATACGAGCGTTGTGCTCTCCACATGGAATTTGCAAGGAGAATCTGCTCTGGCTCATTGGCCCCGGCGGACTTGGCTGTCTCGACAAGTTGATGATGCGCTGTATTGCCGCGGGGAGACTTGATCTGGTCTATTGGGCAATCCGAACAGGCGCCGTGCAGGACATTAGTTCAGTATATTATGCGGCTGTTGGATGTCGATGCGCAGAGCTCGCAGAATATGTCTGGCCCAAGAGTCAGCGAGACGCGGTAATGAGGACACTGCGCGAGGATGCGTGATCGGGGGCGGGTGTTGACTGCCTTATTTTTTTGAGTCGATCAATAACAAGAAGAGGCCCCAAATAATATCCACCACATCCCTGCAGAGAACCGTGCGCAACAGGGCCATCGTCTGTGGTATTCTTTCCGGGCCGATGCAGTGCTCGCACAGGGGCGTCTTGACATCTGGCTCCCCGCAACAGTCGCAGTGCATCGTGAAGCGTATTCGCTTGCTGTCCAGCGCGATTAACAGTCGATCCCTGAAAGAGAATAGGCGAGGGGGCCACTGAGGTAACACGCCGACGACCTTAGTGTCGTGTGCAAATATTTCTGCGAACGTACGGGCATTGGATGCGCTGGACATTATCAGGTACGACGTGGCTTGCGGGAACATGATGTACGTGTCGTTACCTTGCCAAACGATGTCGTGCGGATGGCGAGAGCAGTAGTCTATAAGGGCGGCCTTTACTATCTCCATTCTATTGTTGATGCTGTCTATTCTTCAGGTCGTCTAGTGTTAATGCTCCCGCCAGATACAGTTTATAACTCATGAGATCTGCGCTGATGTTATCACTTGTGCAATCAATGTAGCCTCTTGATGTGGCCGGCTTGCGCGATTTCCAATCACCCCAATGGCGGCGGCCGCTGCTGATATATTCCACCAAGTCCCGCGAGAAGAACCACAAAATAACACGGGCTACATCTGTACAGATGCCCTTGCGCCCAAGTACAACGAAAATAATGGGGAATCTGTTCACTGTCGTACATGTCCCACATAATGGGTGCTGCACAGGCGCGTCTAGATCCCTCATGTCGTATTCGTGATAGCCACATACCGAGCGATTTGCAGTAAATGTGGGGCCCTTTATGGGCGACCAGTCCAGCGCGGCGCGTATCTCTTGTTCTAGTGTCATGGGCCATCTGGGTATCAGGCCGCACACGATCACATGCCCCGAAAGGAACTCGCCCAGTGTCTTTGCATTGGCCCGAGAGGATGACAACACGCAAGATGAGTTTCCCGCAAAAAATAAGACGGAGCAGTCTGTCTTTGGCACTATCACATGGCGCTGCTCGACGCAGTACATTATCAGTTTTTGTCTTACGATGTCCATTACGCATAATGCGCGGGATCCGTTTATTATCTGGGCCGGCGATTTCGAGGGCGCCATATATATACATGCTCGTCCTCATCGCCGTTATCATTGTGCTTTTATACTTCATCCTGCGCAAGGAGCCCTACAGAGTGTGCCGCGATTGCAATGTCACGATGCCCGACCGTGACATCCCCACAGGTGGCTTCTCTGCAGTCAACCCGTTTATCTATCCATACAGCGGTGCCGAGTGCCTCGAAGAGATCCAGGGAATGACATCCACGCACGTTCCATTGATGCATGCGTTTGCGCCGGATCACGTAGTTCTGACAAACTAAGATGAAGATTTATTTTTTGCGAGGTGACCTATTACCATTTATTATTTTTTTCGGCACGATTGTCGCCGCATAAGTAAGTCAATCGATCATGCTCGACACAGTATCTGGAGGCAAACGCCGAAAATCCTCTTCACACGGAAAGAAACACAACAAAAAGCGACGATCCAGCAAGAAGCACCACAAGTCTGGAGGAAAAAAATCAAGAAAATAAACGATTGCGCTAGTAAGGGACGCCTGATGCGCCGGGACTAAATAGTTATGTCCCCCCATTTTTTTGCCCCAAGGACATATGTGTTTTGATTGCGAAGAACGAACATTTGCGGAGCAGTTCCGTAATAGCACCACAACCCTGATGATATCTCAGACGGAAAGGGCATACATTAACGACAGATACATCCCACTGGTCGAGCAGTCCGAGCGGGCCGCGTACAGACGGTCATGGGAATTTCATATACTCGTAAATTTCATCACAATCGCGGGCATACTCATCACCACTTTCATCTCTCTCGAAAATTCCTCGAGGGTGCCCTCGTCCGCCCAAACGGGACTCTATTGGACAGTGGTGGCCCTCGGAGTGCTCCTTATTATCGCCAACAAGACCCTGTATATTTTCGGGATACACAAAAAATACATCCTTACCCAGCAAATTGTAGAAAGGTACAAGACCGAGGGATGGCTGTTTCTGGCAGGCGTGAGTAAATATGCCGAGCCCTCAATGGACAAAAGGATCCTCATATTCTGCGACCGCGTAGAGCGCATACAGGCCAAGCAAACGCAGGACATGACGATCATCAATTCTGCTGCGGCCTCCGGGATAGCAGCATCCCCAGAAGTCTTGAAATTCACACAGTCTTCTTCGGACACCCCGCGCGACCATAGAACGATTATACCTCCCCAGCTTCGTCCTTCTGAGAAACTTCGGTCGGTGAAAGTAGACAGGGGGAAGAAGCCGGTCTCCGATGGTGAGCTGACCAAGGTCGGATTTGATTTGCAGCATGATTCTTAACCAGTAGTATAATGTTAAAGCTCGACAGGAACAACACGAACTTCCCTTCTGAGCTCTTTGAGTTCTTCAAGAAGAGCGACCTGTCTAATGCGCGCCCAGAATATGCCTTCCTGAAATATTGGCAGGAACTGTGCAGGGTGTTCGTTACATCAATAGACATTGGGACAAGGGGGCTCCTAGTACAGCACCAGATGGGGTTCGGAAAGGGTATTCTTGCGACGGCCATCGCGGTGGAACTCTTGTCGCAGGGGACAATAATCATGGTCCTGGCCAAATCTCTTCACTCCAACATGCGGGCACAGATCAAGAAGTATATAAAGTTGCGTGGCGAGAACGATCCGAGCTTCCTGCCGGGACAGATGACCGAAGAAGAGGCGGACAAATGGGTGGATAAGAATTTCGCATTCGTGTCTCTCAATGCGGGCAACATGATGACGCAGCTGGCGTCCAAGTCCAGTAGCGCGGCGTTAGAAGTAGAATTAGGGCGCATAGTACAGTTGCCGACCCTGGACGGCAAGACCATAATAGTCGACGAGGCCCATCATATTTTTCGGATGATCTCCAATGGTAGCAAGAACGGGCTGGCATTTTATGAGGCCGTTTGTGCGTCTAACTGTCGGGCGTTTTTCCTTACTGGTACCCCCGTTGCATCTGATCCGTTCGAAGTAGTCCCGTGTTTCAACATGCTCCACGGAAGGCACGGGCGGCCTCTGTTCCCCGAAGAATATGAGGAATTTTACAGGCTGTATGTGGACACGGAGACCAAGCAGCTCAAGAACAAGGGAAAATATCAGAACAGAATCTTTGGACTGGTCTCGTCCATAGGGGTTGACTCTACACTGGGGGCGGGCATCTCGCAGGACGACAATCTGGCGCGACTCACCTTGGACATCAAGTCGCGTTTCCCGGTTGAGTTCCCCCTTGTAGTGCGCCACGTGCACATGCGCAGCGACCAATGGCTTGTATATTTGCTCGCCCGTGAAAAGGAAAAAGAAGAGGGCAAGCGGCGAACAGGCGGGCCGTTCAATCCCAATGCCATTCGTCCGCCTTCCGCGCCGATGACGAAACCGAAGTCCCGAGCGGCCTCTACTTACAAGGTCAGGTCGAGACAACTGTGCAACTTTAACTCCCCCGAAAAAAAGGTCGCGGCACTTACTACGGTTGACTCGGCCAAGTTCGACGCCATGTATGCCGACATAGAGAGACATGCCGGGGGACTGGGGCTTATATACTCGCAGTTCATTGGTGTTGGTGGTCTCGGCGCATTTTCTGTGTACTTGCGGCAACACGGATGGGAGGCAGCGAACAGTGTCAAGGACGAAGAAGAGAAGGTCGACCCCATAATAACAGAAGAGGAGATAATTGCGCCACCACATCCTCGCGGCCATGCAGAAGAGGACTACTCCTTCGATATTCCCCCCGACACGTACGAAGAATATATGGATCGCATAGATCACATGGCCTGTAATGGGGGGTGTATAGACATCGCGGGAGGCAGTTCTGTCAAGAGGTTCGCCCTTCTTACGGGTAGCGTCCCCATCGAGGAGCGCGAAAGGATAGTCGCCATGTTTACTTCGGACGCCAACAAGCACGGAGAGCTCTGCGCACTCTTGCTCGTATCCGCAACTGGCGCGGAGGGGCTGGATCTTAAGAACCTGCGCTTCGTAATGGCAATGGAACCCTACTGGGTGTGGATCAGATATGCCCAGCTCTTTGCAAGGGCAATAAGAATAGACTCACATGCGGCCCTCCCCGAGTCCGAACGCAATTGCCAACCGTATATATATCTTTCTGAGCCCCCCGAGTCCGAGAAAAGTGTGGTAGATGGCAAGGACGTCTATGTAGAAACTACAGACGTTGAGCTATTCCGAGAGGCGTGCGTGAACAAGTTGGCCGTGGCCTCATTCACTAATGCCAACAAGGAAATCTCCATCGAGTGTATGGTAAATGGTGGGGACTGCCGCACATGCTCGCCCACCAACAAGCCCCTATTTACGCCCGACCCCGATGCAGATGTACGGCGGCCAGACCCGTGTCACAAGGCCGAGTTCGTGAATATCAAGGCAGAAGAGATAATCATTGACGGGGTATCTTATTATTATACTCCTTCGGGCCCACCGTTCGGCTTCACCGTGTTTACGTACGACAAGGCGCTGGGCGATCACAAGGCCCTCGCAGAGAATGACCCGGCCTTTATGGAGGTGATCAAAAAAATAAATCCCAACTTGTTCAAAGATCTCCCGAGTATGTAATAGATGGAAGATTTATACGAGGTCCAAGCACTGCGCAGACGGGCGCACGGAGACGTGTCCATACGATGGGTGATGGGACTAATCATTTTTTTGGTACTGTTCGTCATCCTGCTGATAGATCTTATGCCACAGCCGGATAAATTTTGGGCCAAATATAAGGATGTCTTTCATTGACACTGCCCTGAGAAATTCTGATATCACATTCCGCAAGAAGTTCATGAACGCGGTCAACTACGGCAGCGGTTCTGCAAAAATAGGGCCCGAGACGCTCAACCCAGGGGCCCGCGGATACAGGCCGGACAACATCATGGACTCTCTATACAATGTGTACCTCGCGCAGACCCGACCCGTCTCCCTTTCTGCGGCAGACCTTGAGCGCGTCGCAAAGGACAAGATACAAAGAATGAGGAAAATATTGGGCCTGTTGCAGGGAGCGAACTGGGTGCATCTGGACTATGGATGTGGCTCGGGGATGGCCGGAGCGGAACTGTCTCGCACCCTTGCATGTAGCTATACTGTTCTTGTCGGAAAGAGAGAGCCCATCGCGCCGGGGCTCATGTACATAAAAACCCCTGAACTCTCGAAACTTACTGGCGAGACCCTCGAAGACGAAGGAGTGCCGAGCGTATATGATATTATTTCCTGTTTCTATGCCCTCCAGTACTCTGATCCGGCCCCCCTGTTGAAGACCGTGGCCAGCTTGTTGCGCGAAGGAGGGTATTTCCTGTGCTGTGGATATGATGTTAGATCGGAAGTGGAACGAGCTAGGGCGACTGCAATGTATGTGGGGAGCGCCATACACGAACTGCCCCCGGGATTATCAAAAAAAGAGTTTATGGCCCGCATCGCCACCCCTGCGCTGCACTTTACATCGCGCGACGAGCTGGTGCGGATTGCACATGAGGCCGGCCTCGCGTTTGTGGGGTCGACGGATGTGAGAGAGACGGACGGACAATATTTTGCACTGTTTAGTTTTGCACGAGCTTGACGTAATTGGTCTCATGATCGGTGACGCATGTGGCCTCCATCACGAAGGCTATTCTATTTTTTGCTACAACGGCAATGCAGACGACGGGGGTGCCCAGTGTTGTGAAGTCCAAGTTAGTCTGAAATTGCGTTGGGGACACATTGTTGGTCGCATAGAATCCGCCAATGAAATTCACTAGGTCGTCCAGGGAGGCATCAGACGATCGGAAATTCTCTACATATATCGCCACACCCGGCGCGGGAAGTACTCCCAACGGGCCTATTGCCAATGTGGTCGTGCCGGGGACTATGAGATTGAATGTCCCGGGATTACTTCCTGGCACGGCCTGTACTTGCAGTGTGTCGGCGGGCAGCGGAAGTGGGCGCAAGAAGGGGGGCATCAGAAACTGGAACTGCACTCCAGTCATGGACAAGATCGGCTGTTTGAACACGAACTCATCTTGCGTTGGGACGAGCTCGACACCAGTCCCATTGACATTCCCTACGGCGTACTCAAACTGAAAACGCTTGGAGACGGAGGCGAGGACGGACTGATTTCCCGAAAAGGTAGTCATCGATAGATATACCCGCAGAAAGAAGAATGCGTCGGGGGACGTGGCCGGAAAGATCACCCGCGGGATCCAGAATGGCGATGCCCGTAACTTTACTATATTCTTGATGGACTGACCCGAGTTGAGATCCCCGATGGCAAACGCAATGATGCCGTTGGAGGGATTGGATGACCCGTCCTTGTATACAGAATTGAAGTAGAGTTGGTAAGGTTCGAAGCCTATCTCGGGCACGATGTTTCCGCCGATGTCCCGCGAGTATGTTGTGGCGGGCCTGTCGTCTTCTCCCTGCGTTAGGATTTCGTTGACACCCCAGAGTTTGTAGTCAACCCGATTAGGACACGGGACGTATTTGGCCCTGTTACGTCGGGCGTCTTCTATGCTCATTACATTTGTTTCCGGTGCGCCAGTCTGTCCGGCGTATGGATTTCTTGGTCGGCCGCGATTGTTGCTCATGTATTTCTACTCCAAAAAAAGATGAGCCGTTTAGAACTCAGTGTTACCCCACCAAGGTTTGGCTTCTGACTGGGCCAGCTCGTCTGCATATTGGTACTTGTAATAGTCTGCGGTCTTGACAAGCGCCCCGTCTATTGCTTTTTTTCCCTGGAATCGCCGGCGGGATAGAAGAGAATTGGTCGTGTCATAATCCGTGCTTAGCTCTGCGGGCGATCCTATTGCCACATGGTCAGGGGGTGAGGAGTCGAATGTAGAATTGTATATGTGATGGGCCTCCCATTCATCCCCAAGCGTGTTCGGATTCTGATCTATCTCTTCTGCGGCTGCTATTGCATCTTGTAGGCCATCTGTAGGGCTCGGTGAGGGCCCAGTGCTTGCCGGAGCGGATTCCATACTGTCCTTGAGCTGTTTTCCCATTTTGCTGAAACAGCCGGATATCACCAGAATGTTGGCCACAAGAGCCAAGACCGCGACGGTGGTGGCGAGATCGTCGGCCAGCAAGATAATCGCGATTACGATGATGTAGAAAAAGGCAATGAAGTAGAAAACACTCATGTTATACTATCTTGTTGTTTTTTTCTGCGGGGATTTGAGTACTGTGGCAACGATGGGCTCGTGTTCCGTTATCTCTACAGTAGGGCTTTCGGGTTTCTTGCGGAGATTGTCCGCACCCCGTGATAAATTACTCAGGGACTCATTAAGCTTGTCGAACACGGGTCCTAGACGTGGGTCATTGGACTGATTGCCTGCATTTTTCCTGTAATATGCGATGATCGTCTGGAACTGCTTGGTGAGCGACGGCGACGTGGAGGTCTTCGATCCAACATCGATGATGAAATTCTGTAGGATAACGGTAGAGTCCTTGGTCGTGACGAACTCGCGGTAATAGCCGCTGAAGTTCTCTTTCAGCATGTCTATGGATTCCCTGATTTTCTTGAACGCGTCCTGGCATCGAGAGAGCGCAGGAATTCTGCTGATCTTGCCGAGGTTGTCTATGATGATCTGGGCGAACTCATCTATATTCACGTCTGGGCTGCTAATCTCTGCATACAACTCCCTCGAGAACGTGTACATTTTATGGAGGACGGCCACGAGTGCGGTCAGTGTGTTCGGGCCAACAACGGGCAAATTGTAGATCTTGAGGATGTCGAGGCCGATGAAAGGAAAGGGCTTCCACTCGACGCCAGGCATTCTCTTTATGAATCCCGCACTGAGATTGTGTTCGTCCTTGATGTGGGACTCATAGGGCGCAAGATTGCCGCACATGACAATGAACTGGTTGATCAGCTGGGACTTTTTAATGTCGTTGTAGACTATGGTGAAGTTCTTTTTGGCCGCATCGTCCAGCATGTCGATGTTCCAGTCTATGTCTGGATAGGACAGATGGAAAGTAGTGGCTATCTCTGCTGTGGTGACTGCCACGAACTTGTCTATCTCGACCCGGTCGACTGCCATGTGAGCGCAGTTGGTCACAAATTTGGACACCCGAAAAGTAGTCAATACCCTCAACATTGAGGTAAGAAGCCCCCGCATCCTGAGGTAGCGCGGATATGCCACATTCATGTCCACCATGTCCGTCCGCAGCATTTTGTTGAAGATCTCTGCAACGTCCTCATCGTTGCCGCCGACAGATATTTTTTTGACTTTCGTACCTCTCATGTTACATTGATCCCGAAAAAACTTAAGGGCAAAAAAGAATGGGGACGATCATCGTGTCCTATAGGCCGCGCACAACATGCAGGAGGAGAATACATCATTGAGATGCTTCCAGAAGAATGCCTTTTCGGCCGCGGTTGCCGCGATGTAGAACTCGACGCTCGAATCAAAGAGGGCCACAATGAAATCATCGGGGGAGTGCGTCATCAATTCCTTGCGGGCATTTCCTGACAACAATTCTCCGTCTAACCTGTTGATGATCTGCTCCGACCTGGCCACGAGAGACGGGGTCGCCATGCGCATCAGTTCGTCAGTCCCAACTTGTTCCTTTGTTAGGGCGTATAATTTTCTGCAGCGCGATAGGGCATCCTTTTGCGAGCGCTTTGAGGCCTTCATTTCAAAAATCTTAAACAGCTCGAGGATTGCTGTAGAGAATTTTTTGTGTGCTTCTTCTACTTGTGCTTGCGTGATCTGCATATATAATACGGGCACATTCTCTAACTGTTATTGGTTAACCACGCGTCCATCATGCGGCTGTCCATGTCGGTGCCCCCAGACACGAGCTGTTCGTTTGTTTGCGGTTGGGCGACATTGTCCTCCATAGAATACTCGTCTTCCTCGCTGGACTCTTCTTTGGGGGCCTGTTTGTGCCGCTTCTTGCCGCCGCCGGGCGCATCGTAATGAGACGGACGACGGAACTCGCGCATCTTCTTTTCTATGTCCTTCGACCCGTCCCCCATCTCGTCCTCCGCGTCGGTTCTCTTTTCCAGAACCCCGCCCTTTATCTCGAACATTTCCCGCGCATAGAAATCAGCAAGTTGTGGGTCATTTCCCATGTCCCGGGCAACGTATCCCCCCTTAGTAGGATTGGCCGAGCGAATCTGCCCGCTAAACAGCTTGATGACATTGGCCGTCCCCGGTATTACTTTGCCGCTGGGAGACACTGCAACGGGGAGTGCGGAGATGCCTCTCTTCTTGAGGGCCGCCAGTTTCTCTTCGTCTAAGTCCTTCCTGTCTATTTTTTCCACCCGAATAAAATGCCCTGTCGCGCGCACAATGGCCTCTACCTGGTCGTTGATATATTTCAGCAATCTGATGCTAGGGTCGCTGTTTGTGACAATAATCTTGTATTCTGCAGGCATCCTTATACTCATCGGCTCTAAATTATAGTGAAAAAATATTGGCCGCATCGGGCCATCAGAAGTAGCTGTTTATGGCTGTTATTTGGGCCACAACTGTCCTGACGATCGCAGACACAACGTCATTAATGTTGTCGCAACGGCATCGCAATATAATGATTTCATTTATTCTTTCTTCCTTGAAGGCCACAATGGGAATGTCCGGGAAGAGTTCCAGTGCGCCCATCCATAATTCCCCAATGGTGGCGGTCTCATTGAGCTCGAGCTGGTACTCAGGTTCGTCCCCAGGAGTCAGTATGAAATTCTCTGCGTTGGCCTGAATAGCCCGCATGCGCTCGATGATGTTGTCGCATGTCTTCTTCATAAGTTCCCGCAGAGAGATAGTTCCATTGGTCACGAACTGCACCCGCCACTGTCTTGGGTCGGCCATAGTAGAGGACACCCCCTTGAGAGTGTATTGATTGAACGGCTCCACATCGAGTGCGTAAGAGGCGGCCTGAAATGCAACGACGGCCATTTCTTCGTCGTTCACATTGGGGTGGCCAGTGTCTATTCTGATGGGAATTCGCAAGAAACAGCCCCTATTGAGTTTGACTAATTCTATGTTGTCTTCGAAGAAGTCGGTCCCATGGGATGGAATAATGCTACCCGTCCTGATCACGCGCGGCATGGTGCTGTCGTTCTTTACGTCGAGCAGGAATGTGGTTTTCACTGGGCAATTCTGCATCAGGGGGATGGCCTGGACTCTGAATTTCACTATGTCCGGGTTCAAGAACTTGTCGTCAGTCTCCATGTTCGCAATATCGAAGTTCATCCTGATGACGGGGATCTCGCACGAACATGCCCTTCTGATGGCGCTGGCAACGCTCGCATTGACATTATTTATCGTAAATCCGTGTTTTACGGCCGGCTTCTTTGGGAGATCAATCGCGTACTTGGCCGGCACCTTGGGCATGAGTACCTCGGACTTGATATCGGTGACGGTGGGCTGCATCGTATGTGACTTGTATTACTACCATTCAAATTTCCAATGGGCGGGTCTCTCGAAAATTGAATCGTCCATATGCAATACATAATGAAGGCCACAGAAGAACATACCGTCCGATTGATCAGCCACAAGTGCGACATTGAGTCCCGCAAGGAATTGATAGTGTATATCAGTAGGGGCGGCTCTCGGGAACACGGGTGTCGTCTGCCCGAGCTGGCCTGCGTGACGAGCACTGTCTTCGAATACGAGACCCACGAAAAAAAGACGATCATTAATTTGGTAGACTATAATCACGAGTCCATAGACTTCAAGCCCACTGCGGGCGACATCGTGTACGCGGACCTGTCGCGCGATGATTCTTCATTCGGCAGGAGGGTGGAAGAGAATATCAGTCACAACACTGGGATAATACGTTGGCTCGAGCAATTCCGAGGCACCGGCGCCAGTATATGGTATTTCAATGGTCTCTTCGGCAAGAGAACGCCCGACATGCCCGAGGCTATAAAAACATCGTATTCTCCCAGCGAGCAGTGGTCACAGTTCATCAAAAAAATGTTTGGTATTGGTGACGCGATCCAGACCACTGCGAAACTCCTGAGCAGGGTAACTATGGTCGAGCCCTCCATGCAACAGGCGGCTCCCTGGCCGGTCCCCAGGATGGTTATCACTGTCCCCAAGTTCGTGACCATCGAGTCTATCAAACATAATCCCGAGACTGGAGAAATAGTCATCACATTCGGCTAATGCCCTTGTTTTTTTCGTGGGGTCTCTGTAAAAAAATAGGCAAGAGGCCCTTAGAGATCGTACTTCTGCTCGTCAAACTGCCACGAGACCTCGAATCCCTTGTGGACTACTTCGGCAAGCTCGTCCAGCTCTCGCATCCAGAGGCCAGCGCCCGGGATCGACAGGGCAAGCTCTTCCATGTACGCCGCACGCTGTCTGTCCAAGTCGTCCTTCTTTTTCTTATACTTCTCCATTGCGGCAACAGTCTTGTCAAGAGAAGACATTTTCAGCAAGTAGTTATAGTTCCCATCCATTGCCAGCCGCATAATGTCCGCAGTCGCCACATGCTTGGGCTCGAGCGCGGACTTCTTTATCCTGTTATATCCGGCCTCGGCAAGAATGCTGTTCATCTGGGCTTCTGTCTTTCCGGGCAATTTCAGGGACACATATTCGCCCACGTACCTGATCACATTGGCAATCCATACCTGCTTCGCCTTGATGATCTCCAGTTGGCGCAGGATTCTCTTTTCATAGTACTCCGCACGGGCATAGAACCATATAGTGAAGATGGACTCATAGCACGAGTACGATACCACTCGCCCCTGATGCATGAAATTGAGATGCGGCTTCATACTCTTCTTCAGCCTGAAATATTCCTCGATCCCGTCCGTTTGTTCTGTGCTGAGCTCCTCGAGACGCGCCAGGGCTCCTGGTACCAGCCAAACAGTGATATTAACCCCGTTCTCGGAAGAATGGTTCTGATAATCCTGAATGATATCCCCCTTGTTGGTGACGAACGGGGAATTTTCTCCAGTCAAATACTGCGAGACCCAGACTCCCAGCGGCAGTTCGGTAATGACGATGCTAGCTCCCACCGTGTCATCTCCGTGCAGGGTATACTCTCCGGTTGAATACTGGATTCCCCTAATGTTAAGCACCCGGCCCTTGAATCTCTGATGTGGCCCGTAGAGACACAAAGGTAATGAGCCGGGGGATGGCATTCGGCCCGTCTTTATTGACACTTTGACGGCGTCGATCACTGCGAACACATCTCGCGCCCATGTCTGCAGCTTCCATCCGTGGGCGGGCAGATGCGCCGACTCGAGAATAGCAAGAGGCACTATGGGCATGAAGTACTCTGGGACCATCGCATCGCCATTTTTTACGAACGACAGATTGTAGTAGTCCTCCGAGTTGAATAACAGCCGCAATAGCCTGCAGTTCAGTTGTGTGTGCAAGTATCTGGCTGGGGATGCGTCTGCTCCACCCTCGAGGCGTGTTCCAAAATTCCCAATGGGGATCAATAGTGGCAGCTGCTTGCCCCCGCAAGTAACGAACGCTTTGCCAATGATTGTCTGCGCAAGAGAGGCATCGCCGTGTGTGTATTCCTGACTCTTCATTATCGCCCCGGTCAGTGTGACGACCCTGTGTTCTTTGTCCGACATGTGCGTCACAAGATGATTGACTACCATACCTCCGCACTGATTCTGGCCGTCCTCGATGCGGCTCAGCTTTCTTTCGAGATTGTCTCTCTGGTATGGGTCGACCTCGTACATTGCATGTTGCGAGCAGGTAATGCGCTTGCTCTCTGCAATGGACAGTGCTACATCGTCGGGGATGGCTACCGGTGCCTTTGACAAGACGGCCTTGCGCTGTTCGGGGTCCTTTCCGAAGTACGTCTCTAGCGCTCGATGCGCGTCCTGGTCTGCCACAAACGTGACTAGGGCCCCCTTAAGATCGCGGCAAATATGGACGATCTCTTTCGCGGAGTGTGTTCCTATTCCTTTGTAGTACTTGGGCTCGTAATTCGCACGGGGATTCGCCTCACTCCATCGCTTGTGTTCCACAATGGACATGAACGAGAGGACCTTCCTGTTGCTGCCCGTAGGAAATAATCTGACGATGGGTGTCACCATCCATTTCAGATAGCCCGCGCGCAGGAGATTGGGCCAGAATACCTCAAAGAGACTGACAATGAGCCCGAGAATATTACCCTTTCCGTCCAGATCCTGATCCACGCACATGCAATAGGCCCCATAGTGTAGCTCGCCCATTTCTTTCTTGTAGGAGGACGAGGCGGGATCGTATTTGTACCGAATGTTGAGACCCAGTGCGGCCATAATGTTGTTGAGCTCCACATTTTCGATGAGCTTGTTGGACCGGATGATTGTGTCGCCCACCCTCGTGATCTTTTTGCGGGCATTCGTGACGACTCCTCGCAAGGGAAAGAGTCCAATCTTTTCGAATCCTATTGTGGAGCCAATTCCCGTCTTCAAGTGGTTGACCGCCGAGTCTCCCTCGCCAGAAATCAGCACGCATTCAAGCGCCCGAGGTCCGTTGCAGAGAGAGGCGGGCACATACTTATCGTGTTTGAATGCGGCCTTGCGTCCCGTGGCTGGCTTCTCGGGTATACTTGCTATGAGGATCTTGTCTTTTGCAGCGGCGGTCACTGCATTCTTGAAGACCTGGGTAAAGTCCCTTTTGGCAAACAGGCGGGTGTCTATTACCAGGGTGTCTTTTCTTTGTCCCTCCCAACCAGCGTCGGGCACCATAGTGCACATCACAAGGCAGAGATTATCAGTGATCGCCCGGCGATCTAACTTTATGTCCGCCGAGTCAAACGCGGCAGTAAGAGCCGCGAGAATATTGTCTACGAGTTTCTTGTAGAAGAAGTCGACGTGTCGCCCGGCGCGGGTCACAATACCGTTGGTGATGGTGATATTCTTTACGGGCTTCTTATCATTTCTTATTACCGCGCACACCGGCCACACATACTTGTCCGTTGCCTGCAGAGTAGTCTTGATGATGGTCGCCCCGGGATAGATGGCGCGGGCAAGATGCTCGACGGTCTTGATCTTGATTTCGGCATCATTGAAGAAGACCTTGGCGCCGTTGATCGCGTGGGCGTATACGGAAGCATATACTGCGCGGGTTCTTACAATCTGTTCCAGGAGAGGCATTGCTTTCTGGAGACTGGTGGGTGTGTAATGGAAGTCGCCACAATAATCAAGAAGAAAGGATATGGTGGTTCTCGAGACCGCGGAGGCAGAGAGCACAGGGGGGCCCACCTGCTTCATATGATCTCGCCAGGTCTGTTCGAGAAGGGTCCCACCGTACATGGTCGCCACGCTGAACAGTAGCGCATGAAGATTGGTGATCTTGCCGCCCAACCCATTGGTTCCTCCAATAATGGAACCAGGCGACTTGACCTTGTTGGAGCCCTGAAATAGAGTCCCAAACAACAGCTCGGGGCAACGTATCTCTCTCTTGAAGTGCGCAGAGGCCGCTGGATGGATCGCGCTGGGGATGCCCGTGCCATCATTGGTCACCGTAATAGTGCCGTTGGATGAGAAAGACATGGATATATAAGTGACGCTCGGGTCGCGCACACAGTGGTCCGTCGCGTTGACTACGATCTCGTCGATGCACTTATCACATGCGGGGGACAACATGTAGTCCTGCCATGTGGCGCTGTAGGTCGCATCGAACAAGTAATCACTACAGGGCACCTGTTGGCACGTACCAGCCGCCCAATCCTTCGTTCGGACACTTTCCTCGGGGGTGTTGAACTCAAATATGCGGTTGACGTCCATTGCTATTATGGCGTTTTATTATTCATTTTTTTGCTCGTTTAAGGCGCTCTTGTTTCTGATGGATGGACGTTATGAGATCGTCTATCTCTTCGGCCTTCTCCGGCTTCTTGACCGCCGCAGTAAAGCTGTCCCGGTACTTGTAGATCACGAGTAGCAGGATGATGATGCAAAACCCTACAAAATAGGGCGTTTTTACATACTCCATTAGGTCTCCCAATGTTACAGACTCCATTATACTACCCGCAAAAAAAATTTATTTGATAGACACACTTAGTGTCCGTGAAGGGCCATCTCCATACGTTGGGCTGTCATATTTTCTTTGACCCCGAGTGCGGAACCGATCCATTGATGGGAATCGCTGGTTACTGGGTTGAGTAAATGACCGCTTGGGTCGAATTGGCAGTTGAAGTCTGGGGATGCGAGAACAGCTGATCCGCTTGTTGGAAGCAATACTAATGGAGCATCGCCGGAGTCTTCTTGGGAGTTGGCCACAAATAGTGATCCTTGGCGGCCGATAATTGGTGGCCCTTGGAGATTCATCTGGTTATTTTTTGCTCCAGTGTCATCTCTTTCTTGGTCCATTGCAGTGGCTGATGGCATAAAGGACTCGCCTCGGAACCATTTCCAGATACACCAGAGGGCGAACACAATAAGTACGGCAAAAAGTACGAACCACGCATTGGGGTATTCACGGACACTTTCTCCAAATTTGTCTACGAGGCTGGCACCACCGCCGTATCCTCCTGCATGGGGTTCGAAGTCATCGTATTCGGTACTCATCGCTCGAGCTTGTATATACTATTGCACATCTTCGCGGCAAAAAAATAAAATAACCTAAAACTGAAAATAGTCTTGAATATAAATGGCCGTAGTTAGCCTGACCACCGTTTACGAGAATATCAGGAAAATGATGGGCTATAGGGGGTTGGACGCGGCCCCGGCCAGTGACGCACAGATGATCTCCGATATCAATGTTTTCGGGAGGCATATTATTTACAGCGGGCGCAAAGCAACAGAGCGCCGCAGGGAATTGGCGTGTATAATTGTGATCCTTGCATATGATTCCCTTGCTGCCCACACGATAGGCGAGTTTAAGAACCTTTGCGGCCTGCTGAAAATGACCAATGATATCCCGGTCAACATCATATTCATCAGTGGCGAATCGTTTTCCCCTTCGATATCCAAGGAAATAATCAGGATCAAGGCCCAGGGTTTAGGCCCTGTCCCTGCCGCGCGATTACGGGTAGAGACCTGTCTTCACGAGGATTTTGTGGTTGACAAAACACTGTTCTGCATGGCAGTCCCCCACGAGATCATGACCCCTGCAGAAGTGGCCGAGTACGAAAAGACATATGCCGTGGTCGAAGAGTTGCCGCGCATATTGGACACAGAGCCGATGTCAATTTTCTACGGATTCGAACCGGGGCAGATCATAAGGATCACGAGATTATCTGAGACGGCGGGTGAGGCTGTTATATACAGGCAATGCTATAGGGGCTGATTCCGTTGGGATCCCTTGATTTTTTTGCCGGTAAAAAAACACGGGTGTGACTCCCGTCTACTCAATCAAGACATCCTCGTCTGCAATCCGCAAGATGCTGTGAGGGACAGCAACGCCGGCCCAATCTTGATAGATCTTCTTACGTCCTGCCTCATCGAGCCCATGTGCTGACCGCAGAGCATCCATCGCGGCCATGATGTTGGGCAACAAGGGCGCCATGTATCCGGGCTGTTTGTCCACTGTAAAATATTTGACCTGGAACAGCTTCCAATAGAGTACGAAGCCCTTGTCAAATGCATTCGACGCGCAGTAATTACTAAATTCCTCTACGGTCGGCCCAAGGTCCACTGTTCCGGGAGTAGTGAAGACAGGAGAGTATACAGGACACACAATGCCGGCCGCGTAACATCCCATAAACCGCTCGAACAGGTCGGGAGTGCATGAGCCCAAGTCTGTTAATTCGCTGGAGTCCATCATGAGTGCCTTTGCGGCGACATACTTCTTTGCGGCTTTCAACTTGGATATTTCTGCCGTGCGTCGGACAATGTCTACAGCAAAATAGACGGCGCCAATAGCAAGGATGCCATTCCCTGCAACGTCCTGGCCCATGCTCTTGTCGTATGTCTGTTCGAAGTTAAAGTCCGCCTGGGAACATTTTCTGAACACTGCGTCAACGAAAATGCCAGTCTCTGTGATAGGAATAGTGTCGAGGCCCATCTTCACTTGCGGGACATACTGGGAGGGGACTCGTCCTGCGGGCATGCGGGCGAACGGGCACTTGAATTCCAACAGGGCTGCCTTGCCGCCCACAGCCGCGAGTCCATCCGGAGAGTACGCTGTGTATAAGACCCCATTTTGCTCGTGGCCTTTGACGAAGATGTTAGTACCACGGACAATGGTTCGCAGGTCAATCTCTACATATTTTTCGATGAGCGGCTCGCAGATGTTACCCCACTGTAAATAGGTACACTTGTTGTATTTCCCATAGTTCCTTGCCGTGCCCAACTGCAGTTTGGAGGTCATGAACTCTGTGATCGGCCCAATCGAGCCGCCCGCAAAGTAGGCCACTGTCGACCCTCCCGTAAGGAACATACGAATTGCCTCCCACTCGGGGGTGTGTTGTGATATCCCATTGGCCTCGACGGCGGCTACGTATGCCGCAATAAGCGCATCTACATCAGACCCAGACATCTCCATTGGTTGTATTTTCAATGATTCAGTTTTATTTGCGTAATGAAAAATAGGGCTTCTACCGCGGCGAGTTGGCGCAAGACCAAGCCCTGGAATAACGTGCATGAGGCGAGATCGTATGGAATTGCCTGTTGCAGATACAATCCTGAGACACATCGGCCGGAGATCCTACTCGTGTGCAAAAGGACGTCGTATGCGTTTCTTACGTTTACGCTGGGTAGGTATAAATACGACATTCGGGCGATGCGAGATATGTTCGATCAGATGACCGTAGAAGAGAAGCTGGATATACTTACTATGGACTTTCGCCAGATATGGCACCGGGCGTGGGTCGATACCAAGTATCGCATTGCCTCATTTATTTCGGCCAAGGCAAAGTTCGAGAGCTATTTCCTTACTGATGGCGGGGAGAGATTGCGCATGATGATACGGGCGTCTTCCTCGTCGCGGCTTCTGTGGGAAATTCCAAAGGGGCACAAAAAGGGAACCGACGAGGGGGTCCTTACATGCGCAGTGAGAGAGTTCGGAGAAGAGACTGGACTGAAAAAGAAACAATATGTCTTGTTGGGGACCACTCGTTTCGTCCAGTCTTTCACAGACGCGCGGATTAACTATACTTCTGAATACTTTCTTGCAGCCGAGAAGCGCCCAACGAACCCCCAAGTGAGCCTACAGTCGGTGGACCAGTATGGAGAAGTGTCCGACATCAGATGGATGGATCTAGAAAGTATCAAGCGCATCGACTACAACGGGCGCATTGACAGTATGGCCGCCAATATCCTTGCGGCATTCAAGAGGCAATGCAAGCCGCCCAATCATTTGTAGGCCGCAGGGGCTTGCATATACATGGAGCAGATATACGAAATATTGGGTGATAAGGGCATCGTCTCCATACACCATGAAGGGGCGAAAATAGGCGAATTGGTTCGCATCCCTGCATTTATGCCATACGTTCGATCCCTGCAACCCGCGAGGCATTATTATTCTTACATACTGCGTTGGTATCCCCGTATGAGGGACACATCCCTTGGGGCTCGCCTTGTTGCCGCTCGCGAGGCACTACCGGTAGAAGACGGCGATTATATCTGTGTGATATGTGCTAATCATGTGGGACCCCATAGGATGTGCGCCGCGCAATTTCGCCTGGGGCATGTATGTAACCAGTGCCTGCAAGAAGTGCGCTACGGTATATGGGGAGGAGGACGGGTCATATTACTGTTGCGCGCGTCCGGTTGGCTGAAGGATATAAGAGAGATAATAATTGGGCTGTTTGCGAGACTGTGACCGCAAATTGAATGCACGGGCCCGTGTATAAATGGAGCGGCTGTTTCAGGCATTTTTCCCAGAAAGGAGATTAGAGGAGCAACCACTTGGCGTCGCCTCATACCCTCTCGCCATCTTCATTTATGATCGCGACGGCAAGGAATTTATAGGACACGCCAATTGTATCTTCGAGGGACCAGACTACGAATGCAGCGAGATGTTCGCGTCTATCCTGAGCGGCAATATGCCTAAGCTAGCCGCAACACATCCGCGACTGCCTGCCAATACTCTTGCCGCGCGCCGTATGCTTACAGTGGACTATCCAGCACCTCGCACCGCGTCTTATGTATGTATGATGTGCATGAAGTGGCAATGTATAGATATAAAGCGCGTATATCTTGGGAGAGTGTGTCGGGCTTGTCGCGAGAAGGTGGCCGCAGAAATCGACGTATGTGTGCGCGCTATGTTGTTCATAAGGGCCCTCGATATTCCACAGGACATGAAAAAAAAGATTATTCTGCGCCTTGCCTAATTTTTTGACCCGCAAAAAAATGTAGATGAGTCCGCACCGGGGCCCTATGATGGCAACAACAGGGCGCACAGCAGATCATGGAAGGCCTGATCGGTGAATCTACGGGCACACTCCCCTGTCATGCACAACAGGTCTTCGGAAAGATATTGACGGCTCCCATAGTTGCGCCCCCTGTTGGTCTTGCGCTGGTCCGGCGCATTATACACCCACGCGTTGGTCACAAAGTTCCTGTGGTCTTTTTTTCCTGGATACTTGATGGGGTCGTGATAAAATTCGCAACTGTCCTCGTTGCAAGTGGCATAGCGACACTCTCTTATTCTTTCGGGGGGCTTGTCTCCCATAAAAATGGTCCCTATATTTCCGTGTAACAGCTTGTTGCCCAGGCGAAGGGCAAAGTGATCGGCTGTTTGCACATAGTATAGAGCCCCCGCCGTCCCCACTTGCGAGAACGTTTGCACCGAAATGGCTGGTAGTGAGATGCCGGGCACAATCTCTACTGTCATCATGTCCGTGCGAGGCCTGACTGGCTTGGAGGGCGTTTCAATGACGCGCGAGTATGACTTGGATGGATTGGCAAGTATTTTTTTTATTGCAACTGTCTGGGAATTGTGCTGTTCATTGGCGGCGACCATGTATGCGGTCACTGTTGACAGCGCGACTTCCAGTGCCGTCTTGAGAGAGCCCAGCAAGTTCAGTCGGTTGGCAGTTTTAGTATAATAGTCCAGATCGAGCTGCTTATTGGGCTCAAGTGGGGGCAAATTTAGTGCTTTAACAGCAGATAAGATTTCTTGTAAGTCCATATAGCGATAATGTATGAAAGTCCAATTAACATTAACACGCTGTCCCGGCTGGAGTTCTATTCCTTGCGGGGAGCAGAGTTCAGAAATGATAAGACGGACGAAGTATCCAAGGAACTGCTCCGGCGAGATCCGGGCGCCCCAGATACAGCCCATACGCCCCAGATCATTGCAAAGAGGCTGGTGAATCCAAGCGGGCCCGTTAAGACTATATTATTTTCGCACGCTACAGGAACGGGTAAATGCCATGGGGAAAACACGCCCATATTGATGGCGGACGGGACTGTCAAACTAGTCCAATACTGTACTGCAGGGGACAAGGTAATGGGGGATGACGGTGCCCCAAGAACCATACTGAGCACGACGCAGGGATATGGGATGATATACAAGGTCAAGATGGCCAGGGGCGTCTGGTTCACGTGCAATGCGGACCACATACTCACCCTCAGGCATGACAAAAGGGGAGTGATCGACATTTCATTGCGCGAATACCTGCGATGGGTAGACCAGGGCGACTATAAGTTATACAAACACTCACCAGATGGGGCGTCCGATGATGTGGCCAAGGCAATGTCCCTGGGTGCTAGTCACGCGGCATATGGTCTCATACGTCCTATCGCCCCGTACTCACCGCATCTTCGTTCCCGCAGAGGATATTTACAAGGATTGGGTATTAACTGTGCGGGATATTACGGGCCCTTTTGCGAGAAACTGGCCAATCATGCGGCGTTCATGGCGAACTCGGTGGGGTATATGGCGGTGGCTGTAGCGGCGAAGGGGTATTATTTTGTGTCTGTCCAGGAAATGTCCGGCAAGTTCTCCGTAAAATCCATTGGCGCAGGGACATACTACGGGTTCACTGTGAGCGGGAACAGCCGCTATTTGCTGGGAGATTTTACAGTGACTCATAATTCTAGGACCGCTCTGGAAATCGCATCGAGCTTCATCGAGGAATCGTACAAAAAAATATATCAGGGGCTCATCGCAAAACAACCGCCCGGCGCAGTTGACTACAATTTCTGTGCGCAGAACTCTCCTACTGTATTCGTGCTCGGATGGGATGGAACCACACGGGCATTCATGAGGGACTTACTCAAATATCCCGAGTTCAAGATAGTCACACAGGCCGATCTCAAGGAGCTGGCCGCCAGAACACAACTGGCCCAGTCAGGGAATGCCGCAGACATTAAATATGCCAAAGACTTCACACATTCTCTGCGGCGGCGCGTGCAGAACAAGGCAAAGGGCGGGTTCTATCAGTTTTACGGATACATTGAGTTCGTCAACAAGCTCTTCTCCGGGCGACCCCTAATAGAAATAGAAGACGAGGTCACCCGCAGAGTATATAAGGGGGAACAGATCACGCTCGAGCAGGTGGTAATAGAGCACATTGCACGGGGAGAGATCACTGTCAACTGGGCATTTGCTAGGCTCTTTCATGGGTCGCTATTAATAGTCGACGAGTTCCATAATCTTTACAATTCCGTGATCAAAAACAACAGGGGCGTGGCTATCATGTATCTCTTGTCCATCATACAGGACATGTGGATGATTGGCCTGTCTGCCACTCCTACTAACAACTCGCCCACAGAAGTCTGCGAATATATTTCCCTGATTACCGGCAAGCCAGTCAACAAGGCCGATTATTTCAATGGCCGGCGCATAACCCAGGAGAGCATCTCGCGTCTTGCAGAACTGTCTCGCGGGCACTATTCCTTCTTGCAGGATACTAGCACTAAATACTTCCCCAAGGTAATATTCGCCGGGGAAAGTCTGGAGATGGAACATGCAATGGGATCCGTGCCCGCTGGCCCCTTGCCGTATCTGAAATTTATAGAGTGCCCCATGAGCGAGTATCATCAGTCAGTCTATGAGGCATATGTTGCGTCCCGCATGGGAGATGACATTGTGCAGGGTGATGCAGAGGATCTTGATGCGGCCCTAGAGTCGTCCACATGCGCGGTCCCCATTCCCATCGATGGGCAGTCTATCTATGATATGGTATTTCCTACTGGGGTCTTCAGGTCTAGGGATGCCAAGGCTGCATTTCTTGGGCTGGACGCAGCGGCCAGGGATGAACTACGCCTCGAGGTCAAGAAGCTGCCCACTGCAATGGTATATGCAGGGGATTACCTGCGGGCGGAGAATATCGGTAAGTACTCTGCAAAATACAAGCGCATGTGGGACATCCTGTTCGACGACATGAAGGCCGCCGCGGGAGACAGACATCTGGCCAAAAAAACAATGATCTACCACAACATGGTAAGAATGTCCGGCGTCCTCTTGATACAGGAGATGTTGGTGGCGAACGGATTCATTCACTGGAACTCATCCCCGATCGCATCCACTTTGTGCTTTCATTGCGGCCACCCCAAAAGAGACCATGGAGAGATTTCACCTGTAGGGACAATGGCGCACTCGTTTGTGGCGGCGCGTCTGATCAACATTCACTCGGAGACGGACAGGGTCAGCATAGAAAACATGCTGAATGCGTACGTCTCGCTGGGTAATCTCTACGGGGACTTCATAGGAGTTATTATTGGGAGCAGAAAAATAAAGGAGTCGTTTGAGGTCATCCATACCCGCCGCCTTATTATCTCCACATTTCCCACAAGTATCAGCACCCTTCTACAGATTATCGGGCGCGTGGTGCGAAAGGGATCGCATGCCGCTCTAACGCACAAGGACGTCGAGATTAATATCCTTGTGTCTACAGTCAACAAGGCGTTCCCCCACAGTAGCCCAGTGTCCCCGGAACTGTATAGATATGCAGAAAAATTGCAGGATTACAAGACCATCCAACTGATAGAGCGCGCCCTTAATGAAAACGCTATAGATGGGCCCTTATTATGCGACATTAACAAGTCCACGGCCGCTCCGTCCAACTCTTTGGGGAACCTGCCGTTCACACCCGTGGATACGCTGCCGGAAATAACTGAGCCGGCTACGACCACATTTTATGCCTACAATTTCGCCCGTGTAGAGACTGGCCTTATTACCGGCTGCATCAAGAGATTATTTCTGGAAAGACCCGCCTGGACATACGACGAGCTGTGGAAGACAGTAAGGTCGCCCCCCTTTGGCATGGAAGTCAACCCAGCCATGTTCCAAGAAAATAACTTCATCATTGCCCTGTCTTCGTTAATCTCCCATGACAAGGCCATTTTGCTGGACGCGATTTCGTCGCCGCAAGAGGACAGCAAGTATATCTGGCGCGATGGAATAAAGCACGTAATCGGACGCAGTGGGCAGTTTTATATCTTGTTTCCCATAGGCGAGGTCCGGCAGCAGACTATACAGCGGGCGCAGATCACTCCTATTATCGACGCCGACTCATTCTTGCGGAAGCCGAGGGTCGTCAAGTCTAAGGCAGTGGGCCTACATAAATTTCTGATGGTGTTCGAACACGACAAGTTGTACGCGTCGCACAGAGACAGACTGTTCGGGTTTTATTCTGCGGGGACATTCTCGAATGCCGGCTTCATCACTAAGAACTCCTTCGAATTTCAGACGCTCTTCATCGAGGAGTGCATCACGGGGCTGGCCACAGGGGCCAACGAGCAAATGCACGGAATGTACAAGGCCGTGTTAGACTATATGTCGGGCTTTGGGGCCATCATCTATGGGTCAGAAGTGGCCAAATATAAGGACGTAATGAAACAGCTTAGTCCCTGGGTTGCGTCGGCGGGGGCAGTAGGATATTGTACTCCAACCAGCGCGCGAGTCTACAACAACGGCACGTGGGTCAATGTCTCGCGTGTAGCCCTCAACAGACAGCTTGTCTACAGGGAGAATAATGTAATCGTGGGCCTGCTTGAGCCATATAAGGACGGCATAGTATTCAAACTGCGCGAACCAAAAGGTATGGGAGCAGCGCCATCACAGGACAAAAGGACCCTACGACAAGGGGCCGCATGCTCTACAAAGACGAAGAACGAACTATGGGAGATCGCCGCGAGCCTGGGTATCTCTATCCGCAAGCTCAGCCCAGAAGACCAGCGCATCAAAGTGGTATGTAATCTGATAAGGGACAATCTCATTGCGAGGGAGCAGAAGGAAAGGGGCAAAAGGACGATGACCAAGTATCTTTACAGCTGGTGGGATAGTGAGTAAATTTGAATATAACAAAGTATATATGACATGCGGTTCAAGAAGACTATTGAGGTCTCTGTCGACATAGACGACACGTCTAGCTTTTATGCCGACCCCAACAATATGATCAATACCCTGCGAAGCACCTATAACGGCCGATGCTATGCCAGATGCAAGATTATTAATGTAGAGTCCATCGAGGCACAAGGGCCATGTTGCTACAGCTTTCTTGGGCGCAGATATGCGGGATCAGTCCCCGTAAGGTTTGTGGCGTCGGTTATTACATACGAGAAGGACGACATATTGCACGGGTGTAAGGTCATCCAAAGGGACGCGACGGGGACCATCCGGTGTGTGACCAAACACGCCACATTACTCGTCAAAGGAGGTAAGAACCCCATATTGTCTGCTGTAAAACCCGGCCACTTGATATCTCTGCGGGTTGGACAATCGACTTACGCCCAGTTCAACGAGCTCGTTGCCATCAACGCGGCCCCACTCGGTGCCAGGAAGCCAGTGTATTATGAAGTAGTAGGGGAGCCCTGTGGAGAAACCCCCGCCATCATTGCCGCACAAGAGGTCATCCGAAAAGAAATGATGAAGACAGATACCCTGCGTAGGGCAAACAATAAGGCATGGACGCAGTTCAACAAATTATTCTATGCCTACAAGGAGCCACAGCAAGTGAAAGACGTCCCGTTGGAGGTTATCCTGACAAAGGACTGCCCAAAGTGGGTGTCCAGGGACCCTCGTATGGATCTGGCGTCTGCGAGTGTTGTTTGTGCGACGGAGCCCCCTCCTGATGCCGTTCGCAGTGAGGCCCTAACAAGAGAGCAAGTGGCCGTGCTATGTTTCCTTGACTATGCACAATGGCTGCGGACAATACGCAAGACGTGCGAAACATACAATACTGAGGAGTTGCTGACCTCACACGTTGACATCTGGGCGGCAATAAAGGGGTCCAAGTTGTAATTTGGACATGCCCCTATTTTTTTACAATGAACGTCGATGACAGCATGCTAAATGCGCTCCTTTCGGAGGGGCCGACCGAGACACCCGTTGTTCCCTATGACGAAATGACAGCGTATCTCAAGCGCCACGTCAATAATGTAGGAGTGGATGTGCGCAGATCATTGGCCCGTATCCTTTGGCTAGCCAATCAACAGGATTTTCTTGTGGTCGACAGCAAGGGGACGAGTATCAATCTCGATGCCGTGTCGGAGTATGTGCCCCAGATGTACGAGTATTTGCGTCATGAAGTAGGAAAAACTATCATCAGGTAGACATAATGTACTCGACAACGATCGGAGGATTTATGGAGGAGATGTCCCGGGCCTATTCACTGCAGATGGCGGGGGGGACTGTTCAAGTATATGGGGGGTCTGCCGAACATACAGAACCCAGCAGGGCCAATGCAGAGGATATAAGACAGCTATTTCTCGGCGGGAAGTTCTCTGTAGACATTGACGGCATGTTGGCCGAGGCGCATGGGGGTGAATGTCTTGTCGAAGGGTGCTATGACGGGGAAGATGGCGGCGCCTATGACTTCGACGAGTCCCTTGTGACCCCGGACATTGATCACGCTGCGGCATCTGATGTCAATGAGGAGCCCATTTTTGCGGATACCGGAAATGAAGATTATGATTTTGAGCTGGACTGAGTGGTAGATAACTATGGAGCTACACCAAAAAAAGATATCTGTGACCGACCTTGTGTGTGAGGCGAATCGCATATGGGAAGAATACCGGTCTGTTAGGGTGAATGCAGAGGATCCCGAGGCCGTCCAGAAGATAATGGATAGGGCTATCGAGGCGCATCCGGACTTCGCCCAAGTACATATCATCATCGTTAGGTATATTGTGCAGATGAAGATGTATTCCCCCGTCGCGGTACAAAAGTACGCCAACCATATTCTTGCAAATCCCTGGAAGTCGCTGGAGGACATGATAGAGGCGCAAGTCTATTATGTCAAGAATCTCTACAAGTTCGTATGCAAGTATAAAACCGAGCGGCTCAATGCCATTGGTGACGAAGTGCGGACCGTCTTGTTAGCGGATGCGGCCAAGTACAAGGCGATGGGGGAAGAGCAACTGGCCCGACACAAGGCAGAAGAAGAGGCCATAACAGAGAGATTGCGCCGCGAGACACAGCAGTACTTCGAGCAACATGGAGCGGATGTATGTAACATTCCCATTCGGGCAGTCATAGCAGAGACACGGGACGGCGCTGATATCCAGGCCATAGTCAATAGATACAATACTGCCGCATACGACGTGACCCCTGCAAGGAGCGCAGACAGTTTATTGGATTGAACATCGGGCCCCATTTTTTTGTACGATGAACAATCCCGATGTAATTCGCTTGCTGATGGCCGAAGATTATTGCCCGCATCTTGCGAGGGTCTGTCGCTTCTGGCACGACCAGCATGTCGCAATGATAGCCGCGGCCAAACAAGTGCAGTCGCAGGTGGACATTGTTAATGCCTGTCTTGCAGGAGACTGGACGGCATTGGTGCGCATCAGGGATCGCGGGGCATACTATAGGCTGCAGCACACTCGCAATAAGGTCCACATGTTTTGCTCGTTCAAGATCATCCGACTGTATGAGCTTATCTTCTTTGGCGCGCGACCGCACAATGTACTCGCTTCCCTTCGAAAGTCCCCCAATATATGGCACTAAATGCTGACGTCTCTGTATGGAACGAATTAAAATACAACGAGCCCTTGTGTGATCCGTTCGCGCTTATCTGCAGACATCCGTCGATAAAAAGGGCGCCCCCTCCTTCCAGCAAGGGCAAGGGCTTAGTGTTTGATTATAATGGGTCGCCCATAGTAAGGGAGCTGGCCTTAGAATGCGGAGATATACAGACATGGAAAGAACACGGAGGTCGCAAGCGCAAGATCCCATGGAATTGTGGAAGGCCCGCATGGAATCTCCGGCGCCCAATGATTGATGAAGAATGGGTAGAATTGTATTGGCATCATCTTGTGGCGCGCGGCGAGCTTGATCTGGCCGACGAGGTGTGGAAGGAGTGTCCCCTGCCCTCTATACTTTCTGATTACAACGGGCTTGTCGGGCTGATTAGGGATGAGTATCTAGAAGGGATTGACTATGTGGTGGCAAAAGGGGCCGATAAGGATGAAATAGCTGCTCTTGCCGCGCGCGAAAAGAAGGACAGAGTGTTGGCGCACATGCGCTCTATCGGGGCCGTGTGGTCTGAGATGAACACACGCAAAGCGGCCAAATATGAATCTCGCAAGAAGAGATGAATAATGAGCAGAGACATTGCCAGACGCTTGATACTTGACTGTTATAGACCGGGCCTCGCACAGATATCCCGCGAATGGCGCGACCAGTACGAGAGCCTTATGCGGGATGTGATCGCCCCAAAGTCACAGGAGGAGATACTGGCCGCATGCCGCGCGGGCAACTGGATGGCAATAGTGGTCGTGAGACCTCTCGCCGATTACTATTTCTGCTGGTACACCCGTTGCAAAGTACACATCTTCTGCTCTTTCGAAATGATCTGCCTCTATGAGATGGTCTTCTGCGGGACAGGCAGGTACAGTGTCCTTAATTCTCTGCGATTGGCCCCCGAATATATGCTGTTGAACGAGGATCGCACCATTTGGAGCAGGACTGGGCCACATGAATGGCGAGAATATCATAACACATTTACGACCGCGTTTGTATGGCGTGATATATCATTCGATGATCAGTGTACAACAACCGAAATCGCACGCCTATTGTTCATGATGGAGCGGGTCGACGGACGCACGGCCAATATCTACTGGATACCCAAGAGGCCCCAATGCAATTCAATGTGGGTGGATACGTTCTGGGTGTCTTCTGTAAAAAAGGGCTTGTTCAGCATCGCATCCACAATTTGGGACGAGCAGCTATCACATGATCCGGTCGACGACGTCAGAAATGTGCACAAGCTAATCAAGAGAGAGTATTTGGAGGGAATCGATTACTTGATCTCGAAGGGGCTGACGCTGGACAAGATCTTGGAAATTGCAAGAGATGAAGAAAAATATAGAGTTATTCTGTATTACACTGCGCCCGACAAGATGGTGCCGCCGCTTGACTCTGGGACAACTGGCCGCGAGCAAGTGATAAAGCGGGCACAAAGTCACATCTATAAGGAGCTACCGTAGGGTCATTACCCTTGTTTTTTTGCGGACTCAAAAAAAAATGAATACTGGCGCGACATACTGTAATAATGGAGCTCCCAGAGATAGTGCGCCATATTCTTGCGGCGAGCTGGTGGCCAAGTGTGTCGGGCGTGTCTCGCATGTGGTGCGCACAGTTCGATGTCCTCTTGCAGGGCGCAAAAGAACCCAAGAATCAGATGGAGATCGTTGCAGCATGTCGTGCAGATGACTGGCTCGGGCTTGTGTTGCTTGCCCGGCGCGCAGGGGCTGCCAACTACTTCTATCTTTGTCACACTCGTCATAAGGTCCACATGTTCTGCACTTGGGAGATGATCTGTTTCTATGATATGGTCTTCTGCGATGCGCGACCCAGTGAAGTAATGGACTCCCTGCGACTTGCCCCGAGATACATGGCTCTTAACAAGGACCCGCGCGTGTGGGCCATATTAGGAGAGCTCATAGAAATTAATCACGATGATGCGATAATTCAAGCCAGCCCACATGTCCAATTCGCCGGATTGCAAGTAAGTCCTCGCGAGAAATATCTTCTGCTATCTAGACAGTTCGAAAGATTGCGAGAGAAAAAGCCTCTACATGAAGTCATGACATGGCGATATGGGGTGGCCGCATGGGATGCATATAATCCTCCCATGTCAGAGATGATGATGAACCTCTGCTGGGCCGAGTTCATTCGTATGGGAGAGTTTGATTATGCGAGCATGATCAAGAGCGCTTATCCTTTGTCTAACGTGGCCGGCTACCGCTCTCTTGCAACAATGCTTATTGAGAATACTGGGTACCTCGAAGGGATCGATTATCTATTGGCGAATGGCTTCGAGACTGTGCGCCCGGACATGCTGGAAAACAAATGGACATATGCCCGTGTCAATGGGACAGTCCTTCCCGAAGGATCCCGAGGCAAGGAAGATCTTATTAGGCGCAGCGCGAAGACAAAGAATCCCATGCCCGGTCTCGATTGGGTGGGGTTGAGGAGGCCAGCGCGAATGGTTTGAACGCAGCCTCTCTTTTTTGCCTACCACTCGTCCCTATTGTAGTAAGTAGGCACGGGCTCGTCGTATTGCCTACGCAGTTCTTCTTTTCTTTCTCTGATCGTGGTGAGGCGGTCGCGGACGTGCTTCATGTCGAACCCGTGTTGCATATAGTCATATTGCGGTGCGGAAAGATCCTCGTCAATGTTTCTATCAAGATTGCGGCGATATAGGCGGCGCTCATAGTTGGGAATAGTATTCTCCCCGTCTCCCCCGTCCCTGAAGATGCGGCGAGACATAAGGCGCGCGTCTGTGACAGAGTTTGCATACCCAAAGGCAAAGTCGGCATGTCCCTGGTCACGATTAAGTGCCTGTATATAGTTGTTACCAAGGAGCGCGTCTATGTGGCGCGACGTTCCGATGCCCGATTGATCGCAGAAGACAATGCCGGTCTGTGCAAAGCCCGCGGAGTGACCACCCTGAAAATGCTCGTTGTGTTCGTTGGGGCGCCGTCCTGTGCAGGAGCCGTTTGCTATGTCTACTGTTGACTCGCGGCGTCGAATGTATTGCGGGTCCTCTCGCAGTTGTTTGCCACGCCCGACATTATTCTTCCAAGACTCGAGAAGATCATTGGGGCTAGTGGCGGCCCATCTAGAGTTGCGCGTGGTGGCCTCTCCGTCTCGCACGGCATATCCTACTGCATTGTCGCATCGGACCTCGTTGGTAATCGCCGCTCTATATTCCTTCAAGAAAATGGCGTTAAAACAGGTCACTTGGTCATCTGCAGACATAATGGGGTCGCTGTTGGCCAGCTCGTGGTCCATTCTCTTGCAGAAGTGATTGATAAACTGCCCAAAGTTAGTCCGCAGCAGATTCATAGATCTCTCGTTGTTGGCCACCGCAGCAAGGGCCCGATATAATCCCTCCTTGTTTTCTTCGGACCTGAACCGATATAACACGCGCTGTGCGTTTTGATTCATGAGGTATATAATGCTCTTTCTATTTTTCTTTGTCTTATTACTCTTATATTGCACCGGCGCCGATGAAGGACGGACGGGTGGTCGCGGCAAGTCCATTTTGCGCCGTCGTGATTCGCAGATAAAGGACCTGGCCATGCATCCGCGGTCCCACTCCGAGGACCTCATCGTCTCCCTGCTCGAGAAACTGACTGGCGAGAAATTTCCTACTGTGAACCCAGAATGGCTAGTGTGGCAGGGAAAGACTCTCGAATTGGACGGGTACAACCGCAAGCTGGGACTGGCTCTTGAGTTCTCGGGACCACTGCACACAAAATTCTTCGCAAAACAGGAGAGTTATCAGCAATACTTCGCGCGGATAGTCAAGGACGTGGTCAAGCGTCGTCTGTGCAAGAAGCATGGGGTATATTTGATAGTAGTAGACACATCCCTACCGCGCCCACTTTGGAATGACTATCTTAAGTCCCGCCTGTTCGATGGGGGGTTCATCACAGAGAAACCCGCGCGTTATATAGACAAGCAGACCGTCAAGCCCTACCGCAATGAGGCCGTCGAGAGGGAGCTCGGACTACAGTATGAGTACGCACAGGCAAAGGGACTGTAAAAAAGATGGGGCTGTTAATTCTTACTTTTCGATGGGCCAAACGAGTCACTCAATAGGGAATCCCATGGATCGTAAGTATCAGTAGAGTATGCGTTCCAAACATATTTCCAGTTAGTCGGCAATTGCTCCCTAACACATGATTCGAATGCTCTATGAAATGGTGTGGTTCTGATGTGACTTTCGGACCATAATGTGTTCGGCCAGCGATCATCAAGAGCGCGGGCGTTCAAGAGAGCTTCCCACGATTCTTTGCAGTATACTCTATAGCCGCTGTATAATGTAAAGAGAGCACGACCTCTACGTGTTTCGTCCAGACCGGTGACGTGTGGATGTGCATAAGCTATATGACTGCGTATGGCGTGGTCGATGGCAGCTGTTTCGGTCGTCGTGTACATAATACAGTGAATTTGTGGACTGCTTAAATACACTGCAAAAAAGATGCGGAGACCGCTCACTCGTTTTTCGGAGGAACAAACACGTCGTCCATTACAGACGTCCATTGGGCGTATGAATTTGTAGAGTAGCTGTTCCAAGCCCATTTCCAGCTACTTGGCAACTGTGACCTAACGCACGATTCGAACGCTTCATGAAACGGCGCGGCTCTGGCATGTCCTTCTTGCATTGATGGATATGGCCAGCGATCATTGAAACGGTGCGCATTCAAAAGAGCTTCCCACGAGTCTTCGCAGTGTACCCTGTGTCCGCTGTACAATGCAAAGAGAGTGCGACCTGCCTGTGTGCCGTTTATATCAGTAATATGTGGATGGGCATAACCAAGGTGTCTGTATATAGTATTGGTGATGAGGGTGTTTTCGTAGGGCGTACTCATTATACAACTCACATTGGGCCGATTCAGTTTTGGGCATGCTGTAGGGGGGGGGCGCCATCTGTCATTCATACAGGCCGCCCTCGAAAACTGAATAGACGACGCCGAGATGTATTACCATGTTCTCCATTAGGAGCAAACGGACGCAGCCCCTTGCTAAATTCGGTCTTCTGCCCGACCAGCCTGTTGCAATACGCGGGTATATGAAAATAGCTTGCTGTGTATGCACACAAGCGCGAGAGAACGAACAAGGATATCTATATTCTAAGGCATTTGGGCCGTTTATCTTTCTTCAGACATTTGCACACGATAGATGCAATACATGGTACAAAGAGTTCCTTGATTTTGTGGCTATGGCCGTTCGCGAAAGGATGATATCCAATCTCGTACTATTTTCTTCGGTCTTCTGCAGAGATATGATGCGCGACCTTGTCCTTGTGTGCAATGCTCTAGCCGACGATACAAGGACAATGTATTCTGTCATCGCCAGCGGGGTGTATGGTCCCTAATTTTTTATGCGACTCAAAAATGAATGCGGGCCGTGCAAGTCATAAGACAATGTGGACGCCTAGCAGGAAGACAACGCGCTATGCAATGTTCCGCCTCGATAGCCCCAAGGCAGAAGTCCGCGCGTGCAGGTATGCATCCCCCAAGTGCTGCATCTGCGACACGAGGACTGCAGAGGAAGGATTCGATCTGGTCAACACCGTCCACATCTCTCTGCATCTTTCTTGCGTCTCGTGGTTCGAGGGTGTATTCAGAGAGACGGCCGATCGCAAACGGCACGAGATGTCTTGCAAGTTGGTGGCAATGTCGGCCATTTTCCACAGGGATATTATACTAGAGATCATTCATGCATATTACAGCGCCTTCGACCCAGGCAGGGAGGCCCTTCTTGAAATGGCTCAGACCTAGGTTTTTTTGTGTCTTATACGCAAATTGAAAGGCATAATATATCATTGCATCATGTACGCCCGCACCATCGACGTATACACAAAATCCCTCTCTACTGCGCGAGGGTCATATACTGTCGAGCTCGAGATGCGCTGGAAGCTTACACACAAGCAATTTGTCGCCCTGTACGAGAGATGTCTGGCCGACGACCGGTTCACTGACCGGGCCATCGAATGCACGCTGAACTCTATCAATGACACTGCGTCTGGCAAGAGCGACTCGGGCGTTAAATACATCAGAAGCGCATCCTTCAAGGATGGCCAGTTCGCCGGAGAGAAGTTCTATTCTAAGAAGGTGAAAAAAGAAGAGTATGTTCGAGGCTTCATTAACTACAAGATAGCCGTGTCAGAAGAGAGGCCCATTGCGAAATTCTCTACGGCTTCCAATGCATTGCTCAGATTCAAGACCCGTTCCTCTGCTGTCTGCGGAAGATGGCGATTCGATTTCACGGCAGTGTGTTCGTACGCGACCAATGAGGCACAAGGGATGGTGCCGGTCACTCGTGCAAAGATGTTCCCCAAAGGAATGACCCCAGAAAATTACCTGAAGACGCTGGACTATTCGGTCGTCACCTCCTACGAGCTCGAGCTGGAGTTCGTTGCGCAGACACCTCCGGTCCCTGGCGACTTCGGTGTGGTGACAGATTTATTCGCCATGATCGACCCGAACTATAACAACATACTCGCCCAACAAGAGGAGCTGCGTGCGTTTGCAAACGCGATCAACATTCCTGCAGAGCACACGATGACCCATAAAACGGTCCTCAACCAGGCCAAGTCCCTTGTAAAGACGGCCTATTATAACGACATCTTCCCACCTACTGGCTTTTTCCTGACTATCAAAACGGACGGCAAAAGAGTACTCGTCTCCGTGAATGGGAACCGTTGCAGACTGGTATATGGGCAGGACTCTAGGACGATCTTATTGGGAGATTTGTACAAGCCGGGTCTACGATGTATGGCCGATGGCGAGGAAGTGGGCGGGACCATCCAAATATTCGACTGCGTGATATTGCAGGACGAGATACTCGCAGATCAAGCCTTCTGCGATCGCATAGAACATCTGGCAGCAGTGAGCGAAATAATCGGCCAGTTCACGCCGTGCATAGCGAAGACATATCACAAGCTGGGCATGGACTTTGGGGCGGTGATAAAGCGCGAATGGGAGCAAAAAAGAGACTTCCCAGTGGACGGTCTCATAATGACGACCCCGGACAGATCTTACAGGAACACTCTGAATTATAAGTGGAAGCCCCCCAACAAGAACACGACTGATTTCGTCGCAGTGGAATGCCCCAAGGACATGCTGGGAAGACCGCCCTATATATTGTATCCAGGCCACACTCTGCATCTGCTCTTCGTAGGTATTCGCGAGGACATCCGAAAAGAATTGGGGCTAGGATTTATTGAGAACTATGGGCGACTTGCGGCGAGCCTCCCGAGGACGGGAGCCTACTATCAAGTGCCATTCACTTCCTTCGAGAATCCACAGGCCTATCTGTACTATCACAAGAACGAGCTCCCGCCGATTGCAGGAAAGGTAGTCGAGTTGTTGCGAACAGACAACGATGTGCTCGGGTGGAAGTTCGAGGGACTCAGGCCCGACAGAGAGACCGGGAATGACTTTATCTTTGCCGAGAAGAACTACTTCAACGTCATAGACCCGTTCACTATCGACCATCTGTACTCGCCCCCTTCTGGATACTTTACAAGGGACTCTCCGACGATGAGGCTCGCGATCAACAGGCTGAACAGATTCGGATTCGAGACGCTCCTCAATATGTTTACGGGCGTGCAAAGAATGATGGACCTCTGCGCCGGAAGAGGTGGGGACCTGTTCAGGTATATTACAATGATGATCAAGTATGCGCTGTTCATAGACAATGATGCTGGGGCCCTCACCGAGCTCGCAAGAAGGAGGCTAGACAGTACCACAAAGAGCAAGCGCAAAGGAGGTGCCGCGGACCCAACCGACGACGACATTCGAGAGCAAATACTCAGCGCGGACATCAGCAAGATGATGAAGAGAGATAACACTAACATGACCACGTTCATTCTCGAGGCCGATCTCAAGGACGCAGCCCCTCTGGAGAAAAAGGTGGCGCGCTTTGGCTACTATGCAGGAGAGACAGATGCGATATTCTGTAACATGGCACTTCATTATCTCTGCGACACACGAGAATCCATAAACGGGGTCCTACAGTTTGTTGCAAAAATGCTGCGGCCCGATGGCAAGTTCGCCTTCGTAGTCATGGACGGTCAGGCTGTCTTCGATAAGCTCGCTCCATTCGCGCCTGGAAAGACATGGGAAAAGCATGAGGGGGCCGTGTTGAAGTATGCAATTCGTAAAGATTATTCCTCCACGAAACTGCTTGAGGTCGGTCAGAATATATCTGTCTTGCTCCCCTTCGTAGACACAGCGGGCGGCAGTGTGCCAGAACTAAGACCCGAGCCCTTGTGTAATGTGTCTTATGTGATCAAGCGGGCGGAAAAGATGGGGCTCAAGTGCATATACAACGAGTCTATCAGCACGTGCCTTCCGTCGTTCCGCGCCAACTTCACCAGTCTTTTCGAGAAGCTGACCGAGGATGACAAAGAGTATGCCGCGATGCACCGGGCCGTTTGCCTTGTGAAGGGCTAGGCGGGATGTCCCATTGTTTTTTTTTGCGGCGAAAAAAAGTTAATAGAGTAGCCCCACAATGAAGAGACGCGTCTCCTCGAGTACCCTGTGCGAATGCGGACTCATCGCCTTCACGGTTCCCCAATTATCCAACACTTCTCGGAGTCCGCGTGCTCCTGCTCGATACATTGTCCAGAATTCTTTCGGTCCTCCGTAACAGGCGGCGCAAAAGAGACCCCCGTGTTGTTTGAGGTAGCCCTTGTTAGGGAGAGCCAAGAGTCTCTTGAAGAGGGTAACATCTCCGCCCGCAATAAGAGGCCCGATGTTTCTCGCAAGGTCATAATCTTCGTTGGCCTCCAAAATGTTGATCGCCTTGTGTTCGCAGCAAAATTGGGCACGGCACGAACTGTGTCCCGTCGGGTCTATACTGCAACAGTGATTCCAGATAGCCACGTCGTCCATCTTTGCAGCAAGCTTATAGGCATACCAGATGGGGTCTGCTGCGGTAGACTCGCCATTGCGTATATAGTCGGTCGGCATTATTTCGTCGAACTTATGGTCGGCAAGACTGCAAAGGTACTGTGTGAAAGGGTGAGAAGGAAGCATGGTGGTTATCGTGCTTAGGTCTCCCGTGGCAAAGACCATTCCGTCCTCCAGAACATCGACGTCGCACTGTTCATTTTGTTGGACGTAGCAGTAATAGCCATAGTCGAACAGCAGGGGATCGTGTCTTGTTGTCTCGGAAAACTCGAACGTGGTCGGGAATCCAGTGCGGGCGAGAATGTGATAGTCGCCATCGTGCCCAGGAAAATAGTGACCAAATTCAGACCGAAACAGCACTCGCAACTGGGCGCGGGTCAGACTGTAGAGGCCCGGATAGAAGGACATATCCCGAGAGATGTAGATACACATTTCATTAAACGCCTTGGACACGGAGCAGAGATCGGCGCGGGTTGCAGACGAGGACTGCTCCAATATGAGCGCCAAGATTTCGCGTGGGAACTGCATGAGAATTATAAGGCGTGGATTCAGTTTGTGGGTGCCCCTTGCATAAAACTGAAACAGGCCGCACGAAGGCAAATGAATAGGGACGTATTGCGTCTTATTTCTACCTATCTGCGTGGGGACGACCTTGTGGCCTTCACCGAAATATCGTGGGACTGTTATTGGGCGGTCGGGCAGCCTGCTCCTGTGCCCGAATGGGATGTATACAGGGCGCTGAGAGACCTCGACACTCTTTCGTTGCGCCGTAATAAGGTTGACCTCTGGCAACGTTGCTACAGACTTGACGCGGACTTTGCGATAGTAATGCGACTATATCCAGAGTATGAGAGGTTCGCAACATGCGTGCTGTCGGAAACTGCTGGCCTGATCGTCGACTTCAGAAGGGGACGCCCCATCAACATCTCGTGCTGTACGGACATGGATCGCGTTGCGGCTTATAATATGGAGTGCATTTTGGCTGGCAGAGAAGACCTTTGCGACGATCGTACGGATGGTAAGTGCTGTTATCTACGGCATCTGTATTGGCGAGAATTAATATACAGAGAAGACCCAGCGCTCATAACCAGGGTGGTCGAATCTAAGTTATGTAGAGGAATATATGAGGATATATGTGCCAGTGGCCCCTTGTGGTCTATTCTTGCAGTGGACGATCCGGGCGCATATAGTGCGAGTATCCTCTGCGAAAATCCCCACGAGGACTCTGTAAGATATATGATCAGCAAGATGCCCCCAGTTTCATGTATCAGCGATCAATATCCGTTCACACCATTGCGGATCGCCAAGTTAATAGTAGAGATCCATGGTAACTCACAGGAGGTGGTAGACAAGGGACTTGTTGCCTCAATGGGCGACCTTGACGTAGACACAGCCGAGTACTGGATAGGCCAAGGTGCCAAGTCGTTTGTCGCTGCGGCTTGTTTTGCGGCAAGTGACAATGATGCATTCACATGGCTGGTGGGCAGGCCCGAAGTGCAAGAAGCAGCAGACTATCTGTTTATGTATCTGTTGGGTGCGGGAAACTACCGGGGGTTTGACTTACTGGCTCCCTTCCTTCGTTCGCCGGAGATAATCTCTAGTGTAGCCTGCGCTATTAACAACAAGGATGCATTGCGGTGGGTTCCGTGTGGGTGCCAGGCTCACAGAAGTGTCTGATTTTTTTGCAGCAAAAAAATAGGGGACACAGTGGTCGATATCCCCTCCTCAGACAAATGCTGACTCGAACACGCTGTCGGGTGCCTTGACGTGGTCGCGGACAAACTTCTCGTTCACAATGATCTGGTTATAGTTGGTCCCGTATCGAGGCACATCTCCCACTAACATCGGCGCAGTAAGACCGGATACATCATCTACTAGTCCATTCACTGCGGCATGCTCGAGCACTTGTACTGGCCCGGCTGAACCCGCCTGCAAGAGAACACTGTTGGGCGACCTAGTCTTGAGCCCAGTTCCCTCAATGTTAGTGACGCGGCCGGGGAACGTCATCTCGTCTGCATAGATAGTATAGTGTCTATGGTTGATTTCCACAATGTTCTTCATTCCCAATATGATCTTCTGTCGGGCGGCCTCTATTCCGAAGACCGCATAGAGTTCCTGGATGGCCTCGGTCATAACGTTGTAGGTATCGACTTGGGGATGCTGCAAGACACCGATGAGGTTAGTGCCTGACGTCTTAATCGCCCATTTGTCGTTCTCTCTAACTATGGACCCGTCTGCAAGCGTCTTTGTGCAGATCATTTTCACCAGCTTGGTTTCCTTAATGTTATTGATGCCCCGGATAAGTGTGGTCAAGAGTTCCTTTGCGAGGGCGACGAGTCCCGGCTCAGACACACCGGACTTGAACATTGAATTACGCATGTAGACCCGAATGTAGAGTCGCCCAGAGTTCTCGGGATTGTATATGATGTGGGTCTCTGGATACGTCTGGCGCAGCTTCTCTACGATGGCCTCAACAGAGATGTTCTTGAAGATGATCTCCGTGTGAATGATCTCATAGCGAATACAGAAATTAATCAGATCCGCGGGGACCCTCAATAAGGGATGGAGCCGGGCAAACTCTGCAATGTCCTTGGCCTCGTGGACGTATTTCGGATGTACTGGCTCGCCTATCTTCTCGAAGAATATTTGGTAGCTCGAGACAAATCGGACAAAGTTCATGGCCTCGAGTGTGTTGGCGATCTCGCGCACAGAGGCCTCCGAACTGGCCCATTCTTCTTTTACCGGGATCAGCATACTGGGCGTGCTCAGCTTATCGACCGGTTTGGCAGCCAATATTTCCTTCATTTGGTGCATACCGGACTTGCTAGTTCCACCCTCTGCGGATCTTCTATGTGCATCAATGATGTATTGTGTCAAGAATGCCGAAAAGGATGTGGCGGCAACAATCCCTACTGCCATGCCCGGGTCGATCAGGGAGCACATATACACATTCCTGATCTTCACCAAGATAGTGTCCAGGATGCTGGGCGTAATCTTGCGCGCGGCCAGTGCATTGGGATGGAGGTGCGACCTGATCAACATGCACGGAAGCCAAGTGGCGGCCATCATCCAGTCGGGGACAGGTGCTCGTTTCCTTTCTTGGATCTCATTCAGGAGGAAATAGGGGAATGCATCACAGAATTTCTCGATCTTTGATATCGACACGGCGAGTTCAGCGGCGGCGATCTCTCTTGTGGGAGGCTTGTTGTAGACATCGTTGAGGACGTTGGTGACAATATGCGCCACATCGACTGACAACTTGCGCTCGTCACTCATGATATCCTTTTCGTTGAACTTCTCGAGCCGGGAGAATATCCGCCTATATTTGTCCCTGTCCTCTCGCATCTTCGCAAAGAAGGCGAGAAAGGAGTCATGCTTGTATGTGGAGACGAATGCCTCCTCGGAGATCATCACTGTGGGAAATTTAACGGCAATGATTCTGCGAGAGTCTAATGAGTCCTCTCCGTAGCAGAACTGGATCACGTTCTTGTGCTTGACGGCACATCGCAGATTATTGATGTAGATCGACTCGAGATTTATTGCAGAAATCCTGGACTGTTTCCCTGATACCGAAGTAAAGAGCTGCTTGAGAATCAGATCGTACCTGGCGTACCTGGCATTGTCAAAGTACTCGATCCCATTGAGCCCCCGGATGTAACTGTTCTGTATAAACGCCCGGAACAGGGGGTTCTGATCAAAGCGTCTTGTATACGGACCCGCTCGGGCATGTCCAAAGTCCATTTTGGGGCGCTTTCCGTTGGTATTACGCTGGCCAACTGCGGCAATCATGTTGAAAAGGTTGTCGGGGGATCCCTTCGACCCGAACAGAATCATCTTGAGGAACCCGTTGGTGATGTACCCGTTCTCTGGGACAATATGGCGCATTATTGTGTCTACAAAGATGTCCGACGTGGACAATGCGCTTATCTGGAGTTCCTCGAAATATTGCTGGACGGTCTTCCCTATAGGCGGGACGATCTCTCCCCTGTCGAGCCTATCATTGATGAAATGGGACTTGAACAGCTGCCCACTGTTTATTTCCTCGCACTCGAGTCTGGCAGCAGGAGGTAGGATCAGGTCCGCGATAGAAAGAGTACAATTACGGAACGTGTTCATTGCGATTCCTACCTGCTGCATCTCGTGCATCACAGTGATCGCATGACGCGCAGAGTAATCATTGGCTATCGTGTGGAATATATTGCCCGGCGACCCAGACCCGATGTTCTTTTTTTCTATTATACCCGTTTGGATTTGGCCATTGACAATGGAGACCACCTTGTCTTCCGTGTTATATTTTATGTAGTCCTTGAAGAGATCGGGGCATGCACCAGACGGCCGCCTGTAGTTGATGGGGGTGTTTCTGAAGAGAAGAGACGCGGCCTCTCTGCCAGTATACACGTCCTTGTCCAAGACGGGGAGAGTCTTACAGTTTTTATACAGCGAACACACAGCATACTTGGACAACTTTGTGAAGCTCTGGGTGAGTTCTCCCATACCCACGACGGAGTCCTCGATGTGTCCGTATACTGGCACGGCATTGTCCTGACTTATGAGCCACACGGGTACGCTCGAGAGCTTGGTTATCTCACACCGCACTCCGAGGCCGGCGGAAACGATGACGTTCATTTCATCTCCGTCAAAATCTCCGTCGTATACCTTGACGGAAATAGGATTCAGCAACATGACCTTGATTGACTCGTCGCGAATGACCTTGATCCAATGCGCCTGCAAGTTCGCAGATCTAAGAGTGGGCTGTCTGTTGAACTCGGCAATGTCCCCATCTATCAAGTCTCGCATGACGATATCTCCTATTTCCATATTCTCTGCGGCCGCACTTATGCCGAACACGGTGCCGTTCTTCTTGATGAGCTCCGTCGCCCCAGGATAGTGTTTGAGCCCATTGTTGATGTAGCCCAAAAGGGACGCCCTGTTATAGGCGGTCACCACTTCTTCTACCTGCAAGACTTTCGCGAACTTCATTGGGATTGCAAACTCGTCGATCCCGACCCCGGCGTTCCCTGCAATAGTGTCTCTGCCGATGATAAACGTCCTTTTACCCAGCATGTTCTTACGGAATCGGCCCTTCTTGCCGGTGAGTCTCTGGGCAATGGAAGCCCCCTCGTCCGTGTTAGTACGTATAAGACTGTAATAGATGCTGCTGAGCTCGATGATCGCAGCCTCCATCTTGTCGCCTATTTTTTCAGGGAGCAAGGAAGGAAGGTCGTTGTTCTTTCTTATTAGGATCTGGAACCCAGTGGTCAGCTTGTCTATCGAGTTCTTACCCCCTCCGAAAAACTTCTTAACGTCCGGTCTTATGGTGATGGGCGGTATTTTGATCACGGAAAGGATAAAGTTGCGAGGGTGTGACACAAGGGGTTTTCCCAGTGCCTCCACAGTCTCATTTGTGACCTTCTCGAATATCGCCTTGATCTCGTGCGGCAGAAGAGTACGGATGGTGTTGGCCTTGTCGTCCTCGTGGTATATCTTGATCAGGAACATACGGGTCTCGTCCTTTTTGATCACATAATGGAGCGTCTGGCAGTGTACACACGGCTTCTTGAACTTTGTCCTTGCCGACTTCTGGGCCGCATTCAGGCGCGAGATGGCTGGTTCGGATGCAAATTCGGCTATGTGTATGAATGGCTTCCCGCAGTTGAAACAGATGAGCTTGAGCCACTTCTTACATTCGGACACGCTCATGGGGTTCCACACGGGCTGGTTTAGTATCACACTGCCTTCATGCCCCTTGCATTTCTGGGAAGTAAACGCACATGTAGTACATTTTATAGAATTGTCTGCTGGGCCCATATGAGGATCGTAGAGACCCCCCGGCTGTGGACGGCCGTCTGCCAAGAGAATAGGGGTAGATACAGTGACGTACGAGTCGGCCCGCGCCTCCTGAGTGCCAGTAAGACTGAAGCTCACTGAGGTGATACGGGAGCGTGGAATAGCCATATATTTAATGCAATTAGGTATATTCAATTTATTTATAATTTTGCCTATTATCATAGAATGGACACAGAAAAGGAGTTAGCCCTATTGAAGGCAGAAGTGGCCGCTCTTAAAGCATCCCGTGATCTGCAGAAAATGGAGTTAGACCAGCTGAAAAAGACAGTGGAAGGAATGAAGGAAGTCGTCTCCGCCTGCGTGAGGTCCTCGCAGAAGAACAACAAGCAGTTGGCTGTCCCGCCCCAGGTAAAAGAACTAATGGCCACCGTGCGCGAGGACGTGAAGAAGGAAATCTTCGCAGCCATCAATGAGCACATGGTCCCGCAGTTCAAGTCCCAGGTCCAGTGGCTTAATTATCAGACAGAAGACACGCAAGAGTTACTGACCCAGTATCAAATGCAGCAAATGACCGGGAGCCTCAAGACCATCTCGGGCTCATCTGGGGGGCGCCTAGAAATGGGCATGTTGGATTAGGTGGGGGGTTCGACTCCATTTTTTTGCAGTAAATATAATGAGGAACGATTTTGACCCAGATTTTTTGCAGTCTAGGGAATACCTGGGCGCAGTCCGCGGGCACTCTAACAGGCCGAAGTGTTACCAGTCGGGGGTATTCGAGGCCACATTCGCACGGCCGCAATGTACAGAGCGTCTGGTTCAAGTGCCTGTCTCACATAGGGGGCCCTGTTCCAGAGGGACTCGATCTTTCAGAGAGCAACAACTGAATCCATACACGTCTGCCCAATATTTCTGGCCGATTAAGGATTATCATATGGGGCTGCATCGCGGAGGTACCACGCAGATAAGCAACACGGGGATGGTAGTGTACGAGCCTAGAGGTGAATTTAATGCGCCCGAGTGGAGGGCATGAGTTCGCGCCCCTATAATTTGAATCAAGTACACAATACTACTAACGATGTATCCGGGCAAGGTAGAAGGGAGTTCTTGGGTCTTTCCCACCGTGGAGTCAGTCAATGCGCACGGCAAAAAGACATTTTGGTGTATTACTGTTACCGGCCATGGGGAAGCGTGTGATCCGCCCGCCACCCTGTCTGTCCAGCAGTTACTAGAAAATAAACCACTTCCTGCAGGATACTACGCGACCATCAAGGTAGACAGTGGGCTCGTGACGGGGGCCACTCGTAAGACACCGCCCACAAAGGTCACTTCTGGGAAGAACCAAGGCAAAAAGAATGAGACCAATGTCTTCTGCCAGGCCATGAACGACGCAAAGGGCAAGTACAACTCGCAGATGAGGAAGGCCCGTGTCCCCATCGTGTTTGCAGGCACTAACCTATATCCGCCCATGTTGGCTAATAATTACAAGGCGGACTCGGTCACATACCCTTGCTTTGTCCAACGAAAATATGATGGGCTTCGAGTGGTCGCCTGCCTGTCGTTCGCAGAGAACAAGAAACCAGCAGGAGTTATACTGTACTCGAGAACAAGAGACGCATACCTCGGGCTGGCCCAGCATCGTGAAGAAATATTTTCCATCTTGTCCGCAGCATGGGCTGACGGGGTTAATCTATATCTAGACGGCGAGATGTATGCGCATGGGCAGTCCCTGCAAGTCATCAGTGGGTGGGTCCGCCACGAGACAACGCCGCCAGAGGCAGATGCACTCAGGTATATGGTATATGACTGCTTCTGCGGGGAAGAAAAACAGACCTACTCTGCAAGAAAGGCCCTGATAGAAAAATATGTAAAGCCCGTCAAGTATGTGCAGCCCGTGGAGACATTCATTGCGGCAGACTTTGATGGAATCCAGGCCAAATACAATGAGTTCATATCAGAGGGATACGAAGGCGCAATGATTCGTGCTGACTCCCCATATGTGTTCTCGTATAATGGGCTCCACTGTGATGCCCTCCTCAAGGTCAAGCCCACTTTCGACGCAGAGTTCGAGGTCGTCGGATGGACTGTGTCGACGCAGGGAAAGACAGAAGGGGCGTTTATGGTGATATGTAAGACAGCGTCGGGCATCAACTTTGATATCACCCCAGCGATGACCATAAAGGACCGCATCGCGCTTGCTGCAAAGATGAGGCAAGTAGAGCTGAACCAGATGACCTATTTCGAGAATCATCTGATGGGAAAGTTTATTACTGTCAACTTTGGGGCGCTATCTGATGCGGGAGTTCCATTGCGGGCCAGCACGCGGTTGATGCAACGGGTGGATTAGACGAGTCCCTATTTTTTTACCCTCTTATAATGTCTCTGCGATCTCCGTACACCCGTGAAAAAATATACGAGGAAGAGGTGGCCATACCACCCGATTGCTATATTGTCCCTGGTGTAGACCTGTCGAATGTCAGGGATCAAAAACAACAGACTACATGTGCGGCCATCGTGGGGGCTACGATCAAAGAAATATACGAAAACAGAAAGGGAGAGGGTGGTCAGAGACTATCTAGCGATTTTTTGTACGAGATGCGATCTAATGCGCCAGAAACTGGTATGTACGGGCGCAATGTATTCCATATTCTGCAGGCGTACGGAATCCCATCGGAACAGGCATATATGGCCGGGCTTGTTGTACCGGAAGACGCAGCTAGTCGCCGCATATCATCGTACGTAAGGATTACCAGTCTCGGTGGCCTGCGACATGCCCTTCTGGAACTGGGCGCGTGCTATTTGTTGCTCCCCATGTACGGCAACTGGAAGAAGTTCTGGAGACAGTGCGAGGATGCCGAAGAGCCAATCGGTCACGCTATCACCGTGGTGGGCTATAACCACAAGGGCTTTATTCTGCAGAACTCATGGGGCCCGCAGTGGAATGACAATGGGCTTATAATTTTTCCTTACAAAGACTGGGGTGTCGTGTGGGAGTGTTGGGCGGCAATAGAGAAGCCCGCGCCGGTTATGCAAAAAAAAGGAGGAGGTTGTCAAGTCCTCTAGAGAATGATGTCGTCGGTTCCTGCTGCTGGTTCCGGAGTGATATCAACAGGAGCAGTTGCTTGTCCGCTGTTATCGAAAATGGCAAAGTCTTCATCATCTTCTTCAACGCGGGCGGTATTAGTCTCTGGCACATGTCTGATGACAACAGAAGTAATAGAAAGCGGCATAGATGCCATCGACTTGCTGACGAAACAAGTGCCCAACGAGAAGCTCAAGTCCACCATGATGCTGCTGTTTGTGATAAACAAATGGGCGTTCTCTCTGCAAACTGGCACAGTCTTACCATCGTCGAATACAACATGGGCCGCCTCGTAATCCACGATCTTGCCGTCCTTGTAAATGGGCTTGTCCGCATCTTTGACGATCATTTTCGGTTTGCCCGCAAGAGAGGACTTGAAGTAGTTCGCAGGGTATGTTTCCCACTCGAGCTTGAGGTCCACGATGGGGTCATCGCGCACTTGCCCTCTTTTTTCCTTGTTCTTAGGACTGTATCCAGTACGGATGAGTGGCTTGACCTCGAAGGGCTTGATGATGACGTCCTCTTCTACCAGCCTATTGATCTGTTTGGCAAACGCATTGTTACCAATAGTGAGGAAGTCCGCGCCTCTGCCTGCGAAAGAGCTCAGCTTGGCGTTGATATAACGGTCGGCCTTTGCCTTGACCCGCGCATCTTCTGGGTCGTTAACATTAGGAGGGCCTCTGTAGATAGGGATATTCTGCGCATGGAAATTTCCCGTGTGGATTTGGTCGGCGGTCTGGATATGCCAAGCGACGTCCAAAAACTTTCCCCCACTATACTCTTTCTCCTTTGCCTTGGCAGACAGGGTTAACAGCTTGTCCTCTCCACGGACAAGGGCGGCCTTATTGGCCACAGTCAGACTGTAAGCGGATTCGACCCTTGGAGGTCGTTTAGGAGCAGCGGCTGGTTTAGTGATGGATTTTGAGGCCATAGTACTTATGGGGTTTCCTAATATACAATGGGTAATTGGGTTTTCAGTTTTTGATGTGGCCCGGGCAAAAAAAGGAGGGGAAGGGGGGGGGGGGGCTGCCTAGAGGGCCCTCTAGGCATTAATAGGCCATATCAAACGTATAGGCGACCAACATAGTCACCCTGCAGCACTCGAGATCGAGGCCCAATGCGTCCAATATGTGGCCGTACTCCACGTCCCCGTCTATGTTGGAAAATAGCATGTCCGGCGGCTCTCCTCCGTATTTCTCATCTATGTAGTCCCTTTTCATGGCCTCCCATAGGTCCCAGATATTGCCTACACAGCGGCTGCACTTACACAGGATCGGCTTGAACATTATACTGTTATTTCTATTCTTTCAATTTTTTTATCTCTTCTGCGATCTCTGAAGGAAGATGTCCTAGATCCATACCTTTGAGGAGGCCGATGAGCCTGGAGTGGTCCTTAGGAGGGCCGGCATGGGCAAACAGGCGCTCGTGCTCTTCGTAATCGCCCTTTGTGATTGTCCATACCACCTTGCTTCCTGGGGCGGGTTCCTTTTCGCTGGACTTGTATTCCAAGTGTTTTTGGAAGTCCGCAGAGGACATTGGGATCTTCAAGAAGTAGTCGCTGGCTACGAACGAAAAGAGAACAGTACGTAATTGCTCTGCGTCGGAACCCTGGATGAAGCGGACGGTGGACCCATGGCACAATGTGGGCTGCTTTTTCTTGAGACTGTCCCCGATGAGGTTAACAAGGGTATGGTACTCGTTGATGTCAAAGTGGCTGCGTAATTGCCAGAACATCCTTCGCGCAACGAACCGCAAGTCGTCATGGGCGAGCTTAACCTTGGCATCACTGTAGTATACAGAGACTGGGGCTGGATAGATGTTCTTCTGGGCTTTGTAGAATTTCTCGTAGATCTCTTGGATTTCCGTGGCGGATGTCCTGAAGTTGCTGCTGACCTTACTTCGGGCCTCTGCTCGGGCCTTATTGATGTCGCCTAGGAGGTCTTGGCGCGCCTTAGGGGATTTGTAGATTAATGGCAGTTCCTTTTCTGAGCACCCGAGCGCGTCTGCAGCGGCCTTTGGATTGTCGAGGAGCTCTGACACGAGTACGTTCAGGCCAACACAGTCTTGTGGACCCGGGGCCGCAGTCTTCCACCATGCCTCAATGACAACAGTAGGGATAAGTGGGTCTTTTGGGAACGAGTGGGACTCCAACATCAAGTACAGGTCGAGATTGCTGCAGGAGTACATTGGTAATACAGTGCGGAAGAGATGTGGCCTGTATTCCTTGGAGTCGTTCAAGAAGCGTATGAAGTTGGACAGGTGCTCCAGGTATGGGTTGCGGTTGATATTCCCCTTGCTGCGAACAATGGCAAACTCGTTCTCGATGGCGACCATGATTTCATATCTCAGCTTGTAGTCCCCTGCAGAGAGCGCGGCGGTCATCTCATACCCTCCCTTGCGTGAAGGCTTCTTTGGTATCTCGCCGGGCTGATCTACAGTGACCGGGATCTCTCCGGAGACTACCCTCCATACGGCGAGGTTCTGGCGCCTGAATGAGTCGGGGTCGATGGCTTGCTTGAAGTCTGTGTCCAATTTGGCCTCTGCTCCGCACTCAAAGACGACGCTTGATGCAGTGGCGCTTTTTACTTTTACTGTCTGTGTTGGGATAAGGGCATTTACTGGGGAGGGGGCAGAGACAGAGAACGGCTTGTCCGCATTGTATACATCGCACAAGATATGCGCTGTCAAAATGTTGCATGCTGTCGCGGCTCCCTTTGCGTCCTTCTGCAGGAGAGTGGCGACCTTATTTAGTGTTTCGACTGTTGGCCACATGAATGTAATGCCGGGCTTCCTTCGAAGGTCTCCAAGGGATCTTTCCACGCAAGTTTGTTCAAGGAGGTCAGTTAATAGCCCTTCTTTGTCATGTGCATGGATAAACTGGATAATACTGCAATAGCCAGCTGGCTTCTTAATTTTGACACTAGTAGCGTGCATAACCGATTATACTGATGACTTCCATTTTTAGAACAGGTAAAAAAATATTAAAGCTCTTGACGGGACGACCCGCATTTATTTTTTTGCATTAGAATTTGTCTTGCCAGTTATTACGACGTATGGGTAATTTCATCTGGAGTTCACCGCAACGGTCATTCGACGACTGCTGCCTGCTGGCACGACAGGGGGAAGTTTCCGAAGAGGACTTCCGTGTCGCCGTTGCGAGATGTACTCCCAAAAAGGCGTCCGAGTTGAGCGCCAACGACATCCTTTACGGAATCTGCGCCAAATCTGGGCAGGTCACAGCCTATACTCACCCTGTCTCACAGGAGCTCACCTTCAAGATGGTCAAGAGCAACATCGCAGGAGTATCTCCCGCAGAATCCAAGCTCATCAAACATCTCCTAGTCAATACCCTTTCGGCCAACTCGGTCTGCAGAAATGTAGTTATAATGATTAAATGCCTTTTCCCACATGCTGGGGAGGTAGAAAAAGTCTGTGGGGAGATCTTGGCATTATCCGTACCCTTCCCAGGCGCAGGAAAGAGAGGCGCATGGATCACAGAATACATCAAGAAACAAGAGGCAGCCCGTTCAGGAGGCGGAGCGTGTGCGTGTGGCGGGACCGAAGAGAATGTGTGTTCATGCCCATGTGCTGCAGGCGAGAAGTGCTCGTGCAAATGTCCTGAGGGCTGCCCATGCGAGTGCCCATGCGGCAAGGAACGTAAATGTTCGTGCATCTCTGGGGGCGTTGAGTTAGCCGTCAATGACCTCGCAAAATACGCCGAGACCGTTGTGTCCGCCAGCAACATCAAATTCATTGATACCGTGCTCGAGGTCGGCCGTAAAATGGGGATGAACATCACCGGGGAGACCCATAAGGCTATGGTACAGTCCTTCCTGAAACAGATCCCTTCTATTTCCGGAAACCCTGCCAACTGCAAGAGACTGGGCGAGGCTGTCAACGATGCCGTAGGACAAAAGGTCATCGACACAGACATGAACCCTGGCGCCATCTGCCAACAGGTCAATACCATTATGTCTTCATGGGGTGGGGCAATGACTGGGGAGCTCGTCGGTGCATATGCGGACCTTTGTAAAATACTCAGCAACACCGCCTTTGTGATCAACGTGCTGGAAAAAATAACAGAAGGCCTCGAAAGGGACCTCGCGCCTGTAAAGGAAATAGAAGTCAGACTGGCCACAACCGAAAAAATAGAACTCATCAAGAGTTTCGTCAAGCAGTTGCGCGGGCTTAATCTGTCTGTACAAGGGCTTGTAAATGCGCACGTCAACCCTGCGCTTCTTTCCTTGAAGAGCCTCGCTGCATCTACTGCGGGCATTGGGCATGTTGTAAAGATGGGAGATTTCACTAACGACCAGCTCGCAAAGTATGCCCAGGACGCTCTGCGACTCAAGGGAATGCATGCGGCACAGGCTGTGTTGATTGAGACCGCCCTCAAGAATATTGGGCTTACAATGAAAGAATACATTGCGACTGTCAACGCCAAGAGACTGTCCGAGATCACCAACAAGGTAGTAGAGAAAAATAAGGGCCTCAACTTGACACCAGAGCAGCTCGAGACAACACTCGAGGCGATCAAGACTCTTGAGACATTCGCGTCCAAGATCACTTCCGGGGAACTCACCGAGTATCTCGAAAATCACAAGGAAGGGGGTGCCGGATCCGCCCCACAGTATGCGTCAAGGACAGAAGACAAGCGCGTCGAGAACGAACGCAAGTTCAAGAGGATGATCTTTGTCGCATTCTACAGGCGACTCAATGAACAGCTGGACGACTTTGAGAAGCGACTTGACGAGATCGCAAAGAAGGTCGGCGCTGAGATCCCTGTAGACGACTGCCTGAATGATCTTACTGAGGCCATCAAAAAAATAAATTACGAAGTCATTCGCAAAAAGGACTCGTATCTGGCAATCACCGGATACCACAATGACGCACACTCCAAGTCAATTCGCGATAACTTACTGATGGACTTTAACTTCTTCATCAAGGAGATCGAGCTCTGCATGTCCAAGCCCGCTCTTGCCTCCGCCACTAAGCATTTGGTCGGCGCTAGGGATGCTGCAAGGGCCCTTGTAGAAACCATCGAGACATACACTCGGGACATCGCCGCACGATCAGGAGAGACCTATTCGGGAGGTAACGATGAGAGCACTGGCCTCGAAAGTCTTAGGGGAATCGGTACTAAGATAGCATACAAGTCCCCATACGAAAAGGACAAGACCATTCGTCGCTTTGACTACAACATCAAGCTTGCCGCCCTCAAGGAGAATCTCAAAAGACAGGGACAAGACGTTGCCTTCTACGCTGAGAAATATGATGACTTTGTCGCCAAATCTGTTGCGAGATACCTTGATGATGAAAGAAAGGCCGGTGAGGAAGACGAGAAGCGCGCCAAGGAATACTTCGACAAGAATGCACTTACAGCACACAATCCCGCCATAGTGGCTGCAGCCAGACGTCCCAAACAACCAAATGGTGCTCCTCTAACTGGTCCCGAAATATTCAAGGATATTAAGACCCTCTTAAGAGACCAAAGGAACGTCAAACAGAACTTTTGGGCTACTGTAGAGGCTATTGATAAATACATGCAGCTTTTTGCGGCCGGCATGATGAACAACCCAGATGACATCGGAGACATCAGTAAAATGTTGGACAACGTACAGGCGCTGAGGTCTTTCTACACAGACGACACACCAGAAAAGATTAGGGAAGTCTTTCGTGCGTTTACCGAGGACGGACTTGCCGACGGATCAGGGTACTTCGTAACACCGAATCGATTCAGTGGCGTTATCGAAAAGATGAAGGACGCAATGATCTCATTCGGGACGCTCAAGAATCTTATTTCAGTATTCTCTCGAGTTGCCTCAAAATTCGGAGGTGTTGACATTGGCTCGCGAGTTTTCATGAGCCCAGGACGTATGTATACTAATCTGATGAATTTCATAATTTATGCCGCATTGGGTCAACCGTATGGGAATCAACTGGGTCAGACGATTGGAAATCAATTAGGTGAGCTAGACCCTTTAACAAGAACCTGCATCAAACTGCGTAGACCGCATGAAGGAAGATATGACACAAATATAGCGCTATCACCAGCTTTGAGATTTGGCGGTCATGACGTCTTCGGGAAAGGCGGAAGCGACCACGAAATGTTCGTTATGGTCATCAAGTCTATGTGTGCCAAGATCTTAACAGTATTAGGGCTCCACGCTGTTTTCGAGAAGCCGCTCAATGTCCCTGCATATCACAAGATTAATAACATCCGCATGATCATTGGAGGTGCCGACACAATTCCACAAATCAATGAGCCCGCCATCGAGCTCTACATGAGACTGCCTCTCTTGTGTCAATTTTACAAGAACCTCTTCAAGTACGACAAGGACAATATCAAGACGCCAACCCCTCCATCGCCAGCTGATCTTCACATAAACGATAAACAGGCGGCCATGATCTCATTCGTACCAGATATCGATGGTGTCTTCTCCGGCCTCATCAGAATGATCTTCAGAAAGGTAAATTTCGACGACCCTGCCGCTTACAGCAACGAGGACATTATGGAGATCATTCGTGAATGTAACAGCATCTACCAAAAGTTGGAAAAGAAGCACACCACAAATACAATAAACGGGATCATCAATGATCTGGTGTCAGAAATCAACAGAAGGTATGGAATCGTCACAGAAAAGAGCAGAGAATTATACGAAAAAGAACATGGGTTCAGATATGATTATGATGTGGGCACTCTTATCGATCCATATGAGGAGGATAGCACGCGGACAATTAAGCTGCTCGATGGCGAAGGGGAAGAGAATCCACCTATGTCCGGGGCACAAAAATTAATCGCCACTAGTGCGGCCGCGTCAGATCCACTAAGGCAAGCAAACATCGGGCTGTCTCAAACACACATCACATTGATCAATCGCTTTAGAGCCAGAATAGACAGAATGCTTGTGCAGCCTACTGCAGAGGACTTCAATTTCCGTGAGGTCATCAAAGCGACCAAGAGCAGAGTTGCCCTCGAGCCATCCAACGATAAGAAATTCGAGCTCGTATGCAGAATGATGCGGTCATCTCACATGCTCACCGATGGGGACAGCACTAAATACATGATGGCGCATGAGACCATAGTGGCCGGGCTTAATACTCTTTCTGGAATCCACTCGATCTTGAGACGATACATCGATATCGTTGTCGCGCTCGATCCCAAGTATGTGAAAGATTTCATCCCTGGTCATTCAGGTTCGCCGCCGAAAAATAATATGCCTGCAATCGCCCAATCCTTCCAGTTCGGATATAATGAATTTGTAACCAGAATAAAAGGAACATCTGCTGGGTATCTCATTGACGAGTTATTCTATACACATACACCGGAGGATCAATGGAGACCCAATGGTGAGTCTGATGGGTATACGGATAGATTTTCCGCGCCCAAAAAAACAACAACAGGTGCTATCGTCGGAAATGGAAGGAGGGGTGTTGAAAATGCTTACAGACTAGTATTGACTATTATTTTCGAGATTTCCAATAGTTTCGGCGGACTAGTCCAAATGTCCTTCACCAAGGGAAAATTGCACCTGAACTTTGGTGGCCTCCGTTCTAAAATCACAGAAATGCTAGAAAGTATATCCTATTTCATTAACCAAGCAAGGCCATTTCTATCAAAAGCCGATCTTAAGAGATTCACTGATAAATTTACTCCGGGCAGTCTCTACTGGTTCCGTGAGCAGTTATACGAAAAAATGATCGTTGGACGTGCGTCTTCAGCAGCGCCCTCGGGTAAGCGTATTTACGTGACTCTAGACAGAACTCCACAAATATTGAGCAATATTATCGAGAAATTATCCTCGTGTACTTGGGCGTGTAGCGCTTTTGCAGACGAGATATTCTTCCCGCAAAATTATATAACCGAAGCCCCCGCGCCGAAAGCGGTAGTATTCACATCCGCAATCGGAGCCCTACATCTTGTTGGCAACCCAATCGGTAAGCGTTATGTCGATGCAAGATATATATGGGACTACGAATTCTGCAAAATAGACGACCAGGACTATAACCGCACACGTTCCCTGTTGTTCTCTTTCAATCAGACCATTGCCAAATTCATCAGCACATTTTACGACACAGCCGTTGGAAAGATCTACGTGGGGCTGTTAGACAAGTTCTGTAACGGTCTATTTGCTGGAGACATCAGAGACATAGGAAAGACGTTCCCCGATATGCATCCCGGTAAATTTACTTCTCGTACTGCCAAAGTTGAAGCAAACACAATTCCATGGGAGAAATATCTTTCTCAAGAATTTGTTCCTGGCAACGAAACCGACGATGTTCCATCGGTCACCCCTAGTTATAAACATCCATTCAATCTTCCGGGCGCACCCGTCAAACCTTCGTTACGTAATACTCTCCTCAGATACCCAAGCGAAGGCAATCAGATTTTGTTCATGTCTCTGGCCCATATTCTGAACAATCTCTATTCTACCAAAAACTCCACTCTGCAAGTGACATATACATATTTGATTGATAATGTCGCAGATATCCCACATTCTGTCCGCGAGAAGATGCGAGCGAATCTACCAGTCTTCAGGGAACTATTCGAATCTATCGCAAAAAAATGCAGCATGATACGAGAAATATTCGATGCGTTCGAGCCCGCAATTCAATTGAGCGACGCGGACCAACCAGTAAGCACATACGTGTGCATTTATCCTTTCCCAAATTATACAGGAATTGGAGATAAAAACACCGGCGCAGACACCAGAAATGCTATTCTTCCATCAATACGAAAGATAGAGAGTGGCTGTCAGATTTTCATGGATATATGCGATACCGTCCTCAAGGAAATAGGAGACACTGCTACATATTTCGAGACTCATCAGGGCAGCGTGAAGGACTTTATCTCCAAATACAACACGGCTCCTTTCAACCCACTTTCGATGTTGTTAGCGACCTATAGAAATGCAGACAGTAGGAGCGATACGGACTTTTTGCCGTTCTTCGAGATGGGAGACACCAGATTCAAATTCGCATACGGAACTCGTAAGCTCTTGCACTCCCAAGATATTAAGCTAGACCATATGCCGTTCATGGGTCAATTGCTCCAGCAATACAACAGCTTGGCCCGAACTCCCGCAGTGATAGACGCCAGAAAATACGAGGAGCATTGTATCAATATGGTTTCCTTGATCAGATATGTGTATAATATGCGTCATAACAGCGTAATTCTGCGATCATGCATGTTAGGGGGGCGGCTGGCAAAATTTCCCAACCAAGTGCATGCAAATAGCTTTGCTGGATTGCCGTTTATTGTTAACAAGGCTCCGAGGGACGATGTCGATAAATTTGCATGGCGTATGAGCGATACAACAATGACACTGGGAGTCCCCCACCAAGAGAATAACTGGTTCGCAACGAATAAGTCTGACTACTCATTATACAAATACGACGCGGGTCAAAGCGTTCGAGACGGTCCGAAATTCGTTAGCTATATGAATCTCCCTCTGGGCGCGATTGTCGAGCAAATAGAAGACCCAAATGTAGACAAACGCGTTTATGAGATTGCAGAAAGAATGACTGAGACCCATCTTGGGCAATCTGCCGAGCAGCTCTGGACTATGAACATTCTCGATCTCGGCATCATCCCTATCAGTGTTCATGCTATGCAGCGATTCATACCACTAGCGAACGTGATCAATTACGCATACTCCTTCGATAAGCTGATATGCGAGCTAGTCTATGGATACGGCTATTCCAAGACTCAAGACCTAATGGAAGCATTCGACAGTAAAAGTAAGCACGATAAAGCCGATGCCTTATTTGTACAGAGCGCCCTTGATGCGCTTGTGATGTCTGTCTTGAATCCGTTTGCCGAGATGCAACCAGGACAAGAACTATATTACACAAACATGCTCAGGGGAGCTACCACTGTAGAGGGTCTTGATCGGGGTAAATTCCTTTACGAACTCCTGCAAGTAGTGCTGAAAATGGGATCGGGAAATGATCCCAAAAAAATAGGAAACCCGATCCCGAGTGATATTTACGGCCAGTGGCAAAGAGTAAGTCATCATGGCGGCTCTTTCATGGGGCATGAGATGACAGGAGGAGATACTACAATGGCGGACATGAACGATACTGCCTTTGGGACACAGAATTTTGGCGCCATTAACTTCACCGGTGATCCTATAATAACGAAAGATGACGAAGTAACCGTTCACGGCAAAAACGCAAATTCTGGACATCCTTTCGACGGATCCATCGACGGCCAGAATAGACACATTATCGTAGCCGACTTACACAAAGGATTATCTGCACAGTGGGGTAAAAATGATACGGGAGAATGGGTAACAATCGGCAGATCATTGCAGCCACAAGAGGGGCCCGAGGGACCCCCACCACCATACCAGCCGGCGGTTGCACCGGTCGTAAATGCACAAGGGCCCCCAGTTGTCCCGGTCACACAGCCACAAAAACCCTCACAGGCACCATTGGATTATAAGATTGCTAAGATTACGGATTTTAAATCTGATCTTCAAGATGCCATGAGGAATGAAAATAAGGTTTTCCGCTCCACCAAAAAGTATCTAGTAAAGAAATTGCTCGGACTAAGAGAAATTAGCAACGGCCAACAGCTGACTGAAACTGCGATAAAAAGTTACGAAGACATTACTAAGGATACGAATGATAACTTTTCCCAACTGTTGGACCAGATTACTATTTTGGGTTGGATGCAACTGACTGCGGGTGCTACAATTGTTGCGGACAATGACGATGACCAAGAAATCATCGATGAGTATTATTCATATTTTATTTCTCCGAGTCCCGGGAAGAAAGAAATGGTGGATGCGCTGAACTATTTGTTTAAGCTGACCGCGTCGAACATTGGACAGGCTAACTGGTCGTTAATACTAGCCGACACAGGATTGATCAAAACATTCGCGGAATACAGTCCATTATTTCTCCTAGCCGTATATGATAGTGGTGTGAATGCTCAATTATTAGTACGAGGAGGAGCTTTCGGCCAAGAAATGAACGAAAAAGATCGCAAGATCTTCGTTACACATGTCGTCAATTTTATCCTTGATCATAGGGATGTGAAAATACAAAACATCATCGATTATGCTGATCATGTGACCTCAAAAATACTACACAAGGCAGATGCCGAAAAGGCCGTCATCGAATTCATAACGTACTGGACAATCGCGTGCGCTGTTCAGGCCAGCGAGGTAAGAGCGGGACAAAATGCGAAACAGATTTTCGACAATCTAATATCCAATATAGGCCTTGTTGTAGACAGCAACTTGGTGTTGTCTCCCAACCACAATGCTCTTCGTCGACAAATCATTACACTCGTTACGGTCGCATTCGAAGGGAGAAAAGTAGACTCCGTCAGAGTGATCACGGACAAAGGCAACTATGTCAATAACAGATTCGATCGAGGCATCAATGACAATTACGATACATACTTCTGCCGCGAACTGGTATTCATACAGAATGCATACAGGCTCGTGCAATTGGCCATCCGCAGAAGCATGGCACATTCCGACGAGAATATCATTGAAGGATCCATCATTGCTGCCGAACCACACACCGAGTTCTTCAATCGGGCATCCAGCAAGGGAACCCTTCTGTACGAAGGAATGGATGGCTCATGGAATCTCAACAAGAAGAAATGATGCGGCCCCCATTAGGCACCCTTGGGCAAGCACCAAATTTTTTTGCCCAACTAAAACTGAATCCTCAAAAAAAGAAGCACCACAATGCGCCCATACGACCCCGCATATACCAAGGCCCCTGTTGCCTTTGCCAACAACGGGTCGCTGTGCTGGTTCAATTCCCTTATACAATCCATGTTGAGCCTGACCTCGCTGAACGAAAAGCTGGTCTCTTGCAAGGTCCTCTTTCAGAACAATGCGGTGGCCCGTGCATACATCGCCCTGTACGAGAATCCCTCCGTCGCGGCGCAAACTGTCCTGTTCACAGAGTTCACTGCGGCCCTCCCAAAGGGCGTCGTTATGGACGGACAAAGGTGCGTTGGGGATGGACTGGCCTTTATGATATCTATGTTCAGATCCGCCGACGTAAATCTCCTCAGTGGGATCAAATATAAGTCAGTTATCACATGCCCGTGCGGCAACCGGCTCGAAACAGAAGAGAGAATGCAGCAGGTAATGCTCTCGACGCCCATCGTCTTCGATAATGCCCACGACTTTTGCAACTGGCTTAAGGTACACAAGGAGTCCCTGTATTGGCGATGTCCTGTCTGCGGCAAGGAAGAGGGATGCGCCCGAGTCGATTCCCTTTCGTCTGTCCATTCCATTATTACTGTCATCTTGGGCACTTACTGGTTTCCTCCCACTCTTGAGATCCCCTCCAATACCGGCGGCAAATTTAGGTACAAGTTAGTGGCCGTAATCAACCACAGGGGTATGCGCCCAGAAAAAGAAAATAACTTCGGGTCACACGGCCATTATACTGCGACCGTCCTTAGGCAGGGGATATGGTATAATACAAACGACTCGAGCATCACTCCGGGCGATCCCGCGCCCACCAAGGACTCGTACATGGCCTTTTACCATTATGCAAATTAGGGGTTCATTGTTCCGTGAAATTTTTTTGCCCACTATAACAAGCACCATGACGGAGGCGTATTGTGTTAAGTGCAAAGAAAAGCGCAAAATGAAGGACCCCAAAAAGGTCACAATGAAGAACGGTAAATCCGCTACCAAGGGAGTCTGTCCAACATGCGGGACTGGCATGTATCGCATTGGAGGGGCCAGCACAGGTAGCCGCGGAAGTGCGAGCGGAGGCAAACGACGCAGATCATCCTCGGGAAAAAGACGCACGGCCTCATCTCGTAGATAGATTGGTGGCCACCGATTCACCCACCCCCACGTTTTTTTGCATTTCTTCTCGGGCCTTCTGCAAAAAAAGAACATGGCTGTGTGTGCGGCGGGCTTCTCCCTTATACGCTGCTCCAGCTCATCTTTGATTTGACCGGATATAGATCGAAGTCCGTGTCGGGCATTTGTGTTGGGTTGCATACGGCCACGGCTTGAGGACGCCCGCGGATGCCGATCCAAGGATATGGATTGTAAGAGTCGTTGGAATCTGGAGAGTATGTTCGCCCAGTGGTGATGGCGCCTTGTACTCCGGCCCCGCCCTGTCTTTCTTTGATAAATTCTGCATGATTTTTCTGTACTTCTGGGTCTACTCCCTGTGCCTTAACCCAGTCTGAGTAGTCGAGCCCAGGTGCGCCGAACTCGGAGACCGCATAGTTGATTCCAGAGTCGTCTCCAGAGCAGTTGAGATTCAGCAGAGGATTGGCCGAGTCTTTACAGGCGGCGAAGAACTCTTGGTTCTCGTGCAGTGTTTTGAGCGCCTTCGCATCGTTCTCATTCACTCCGGTGCACTGAGAACACCTGCACCCATAAGGATGCCCCATGAATCCGCGGGGCACCGTCATTGTCTCTTGGTCCTGCACAAAAGAGGCCGCGGGAGTAAACCAGCTGAGGATCGCATCTTTCTTCATGTACAAGAGCACAATGAAAAGCACAATAATAATTCCGATGAGGAGACCCTGCATGATCGCTATACCCATCAAGCAATAAATATCACCACAAAAAAACGGAAACCCAAACGGCGGGCCTATCGAAATTGATACTCGAATGATAATTCTGCGGCTATGCTGGCAGCGTCTTCTTGGGCGGCGATGTGTGCGGACACATTCATCTTCTTTTGCACAGATATTTTCGACCGGTACATTTGCAGGGCTTCCACGATGCCGCATATCTCTGACCTGCACATCATCACGGCCATCAATCGCATCTTTGCATCGTCGAAACACTTGATGGCCTCTTGTTCCTCGTCGTTGAGCTCTGCCTTGGCCACAATACTCCCAGCTATTTCCATGGGTTCTCCTGTATTACGAAGGCGCAGTGCTTCCGCCTCGAAGATGCTCTTGCGCCTCTCTGTTGCCGCGGCAATTATTTCGGTGGTCTTTCGCAGGACATCGATAGCTGCGTTCTCTGTTCTGTCAAGGTACATATTTCTGTGGATCATCATTGGGGAGCTCGGCTTGTACGACGCGGCCATCTGCAAGATGTTGATCCCTTTCTTTTCGAGGGCCGACACAAGCGCTGCTCCTAGGCCGGACGTGGGGATCGCCCCGCGAATCTCTTCGATCGCCCTGTCATAGATGGCCTTGTGGGCGCCATTATGAGTGGATTTGATCCTACTGTCTCCGAACGCAGCGGCCACTGCTCGATACATCGCCTGATGGCCACGGCCGATAGCCCTGTTGACCGCCTTCTGGTTGCCGCAGATGGAGATGATGTAATTTTTCAGGAAGATACTCGCCTCGTTAATGCTGTAGTCATCGACAATCTTGTATGTCGCGTCATCTGTCGCCGTGATGGTCGGGTGTTGAAACCGCTTGTCGTAGGCAATATACCTGGCAAATATACCGCAGATGGGCTTCGAGATATAGTGGTCCATGTCAATCTCCATGCGTTCTATTCCGCTGGTCGGGTCTTGCGAGGCAAGGTACACTCTGACGAACTCCATCCTGTCGCCCTTCTTGAGCTCGATCATGCGCCCACGGGGATCATACTCCTGCCGCTTCTTGACCATAAGGTACTCGAACTTGTCTCCCGGGTCTGGAGGCGCATATAATTCGGCACGATATATGTCTCCGGCATCTGCATAGGCCTTGGATATATTGGTCATCCTTGCAACAAACGTCTTTACCGGCACATTATCCTTGTTCGGCTTATACTGGGCAGACAGCTTGAGATCTTCTGGGTCCGCCTTGGTCTCGTATGCTCGCTTGATCAGATCAAGGGCAAGCACAAGAGGGTCCGACTCGAACTCAGGACTCAGCACAGTTTGCATAAAGATATTGGCCGCGCGCTTTGTCAATACGGCCTGCCCTTGTTTGACGGACTCGACTCCTTTAATCATGAGGTCTTCGAACGCCGGATGAAAGTTAATGTCCTTAAGATGCGCGACGAGGAAGTACTTCTTCTTTCCGCACGAATAATAGGGGAATCCTACCTCTTCGTATGCCATCGAAAGGAAAAGCGTCCCATTGTCCAGCATCAGGAACTCTGCCACATCCACAACGAGGTTCTTCATTACTTTCATGGTGAGCGCGACCTTGCCCGTCCAGTATTCTTCGCGGGCTGCAATACGGGCTGTCTTGTACTCTACATCTATGGGGTCGACTGGTGCATCAAGACATTTGGCGCCGGCGAATCGAGCCTTAATCTCCTCCATTTTTGCATCGTACTCGGCCTTTATCTTCTCGAAAATGTGTTTGGGAGCGTGTATATAGAGGGAGTCCGTGTCTCCGTAGCCTACCTCGAACCCCTTGGAGACCACAAAGGGATAGACCTTGTCCCTAATGTTCATACGGCCCTTGCTCGTGATGCCCGCTGCAACAAGCAGAGAGTATACATAGTTCTTATAATCGCCCGAAACACCGTAGAAGGTATTGGCGAGGATTTTGATAGACAGCTGCTCGCACTGCACTATGACTATCTGAAAGTCAAGTTCATCTGCGGTGAGCTCTCTCTCGACTCCACCAATGGTTACCTTGCACGTACTCGCCCCGCGCTTGACCATGTCGGCCTTGGCCTCGCACAGATAGACAAAGAGTCGCTTGATGGGGACACGCTTGTCGAAGAGCTTCTTTACTAGACATGGGAATATACCCATTCGTTCCCCGGGCAGTTTGGCACGTCCATAGACCGGCACCATGCGGGACACGGCATCTTTGACAGGCCCGAGATCGTCAATGACTGCTGGGTCTACTCCATTGGCCCTCATATCCGCTACCCAGTCAGTGGGAGCCGCAGATACCGGCCGATGTGGAGTCGGTGTAGAAGTGTATGTGAGCTTCCCGTTGGCGCCTGTCACTTCTACCTTTTTTTCGTAGCGCTCAACAACATGAGTATCGCTCGCCTTATGAATCCCACAGTGGCGCACTGTCCATCCACTTATCGTGCATTTTTTGTTAGCAACGGCTCCCTTCTCTTCTCCTATCTCGTAATCGAGGGGGCCTATGGGTTCCAGGACATACCCTTGCGCCCGCAAAGATTCTGCATATACGGGATCAGTGACTATCATGTCGGGAGAAAGATTATAGGCCATCATGAGCGACGGGTATAGGGACGCGAAGTCCAGTCCCGTTGTAGGATCCTCGTTATTGAGGCCCCTTTTAGGAGGGAACACATGGCCCCCTGCAAAATGCTCTTTCTGATCCTTGTTTCTCCAGGAAGCTGCCATCGAACACGCGATGTTGAGCCTGAACGCCAGCCCGGCAATGAAATTCTTGACTTTCATTCCGTCCGCCCTGTACACGGCATCGTACAACAACGTGGACGACTTGTTCGCAAGCCCGCGCCTGTCGAAGATGATGTTCCGTTTTACCATGAGCTCTTGTGGCCTAATACAATCCACAGTACAGTAATAAGCCACCAGCCCCATGTCCACGAAGTTTCTGGGTCTCTTTCCACAGGCGCAACACAAGGGAGTGACCCCATCTGCCGCGCAGAGATCCGGATGAAGCTTCGTAGAATAATCCACAAGGTCTTCCCCGGGCCCGGTCTTAACACAGTCTATCAGCCTTTGCACGTCATTGCAGCATTCACAGGGCGACCCGCAGTGGCATTCACGTGGGGCCTTGTTAAGCAATTGGGCGCGGTCATGCACCATGAAGAGGCGCTTGTAGGGCATGTCCTCTTTGCTACTGAGCTTGTTCTGTGCGAGATAGAAGTTCAGGGAAGAGGCGTTGTTCCCTTCTGCCTTCGGATATAGTTTCATGAAGATGGGCCGGATGTCGATGTCCAGGAAGCCCAGGCATCTTGACACGGAGTCCATCTCGTGGTCATTACCGTCCGCCGCTATCTTCATCTTCTCCTTCGTAAAGCAGTATTTGAGTCCATTGGCTCGGTCCCCCGGAGAGATGTTCTGCGCGTCCATACATTCCCGCAGTTCCCCGGTGAGCTTATGATGTTCTACCTTCGCGAGGAAAAGGGGCCAATCAAAATTAGAGCCGTGGAATGCGATCAGAATCTCTGGACATATCCGACTGAAGATCCGCATGTGAGCACGCAGCACTTCCTTTTCCGTCTTACAGTGCACCACGATGTTCCCCTTGATAGCCTGGGAGGGCATATCAACGCAACATATTTTCAGGAATGGGCGCGCCGAGTGAAACCACGAATATGTAGTATTGACCATGAATATCACGAAGTCCTTGTCGGTCTTGGTCGGGATCGCATGGAATTTGTTCTTGGTATTGGTCTCTATATCCCAGGACCCCTGAATAGTATTGTCCTTGTCGAGCACAGCGCCCACCAGAGGGATCTTCTCTATTATAGCGGCACGGCGGACCTTCTTGAGCTTGATGAAGTCCCGTACATTTATCACGAACTTGTAATCGCACAGGGGCATAGAAGAGACGGCATATCTACCCTTCTCTAACACATTCCAGCCCGCGGTCATGAACCTGTACTGGCGCGCAATCACTCTTACATAATACCCGGTGCCGGCTTGATCGTCGGCCGCAGTGACTATGCGTTCCTCTGGGAGCTTGCCCGTGTTGTACTTGTTGATGCAATCGATCAGCTTCTTTCTGTCGAACAGGTTTTTGGTAAATGTGAACCGAGTGTACTCTGCGGGCTTGGTCTGAAAACCATGCAGGCCGAACTGTGACACAGAGCTGCTCTCGTATTTTATAAAATTTACCATGGCCATGTTCTTGACGAGGGAGGCATCTCGCTCCAGGACGTCCAGAAAGATAGGCACTCCTTGCAACTCTACACAGGCCTTGCTACCACAAGGAAGGATCCCGTACATTCTGATACAGGGCGCCCCTCCCGAAGCGAACATGAGCTCGGTGGCAGTAGTCGGTAGAAATAGCAATGGGTCGCGCCTGTCCACATACCTTTTCATCAGGCTGCGCAATTCTGGGTTTAGGAGGTCTTGTCTATTCGGCAAGACTTCTAGGTCGTCAGAAGAGATATTGAGCCCGACATTCTCCCGTACGTGCCACAACACGTGTTCCTTGGTCAAGGGCACTCCGGGACAAGACTCGCAATACTTCATATGTTGTGAGCGTTTACTACATTCAAATTGTCCCGGCAAAAAAATGATATTCCGGCCTTATACGATGGACTTTAGCCCCCCGTCGAACAAGGGATTGTAGGCCACATCGAGCCCACAGTAGTTCTTTGGGAAGCGCGAGTAGTCCACCGGCTTATAGACTCCTGCCTCTACGGCCTCCTGTAGAATGAACTTGAATATCCTCCAGAACTGCTCCTGATGACCCCATCCATCGTGGTTCCCTATGTGGGACACCTCGTGCAGCATGGCGAACAGCAGCATGTCGAAGTCGCAGAAAGAATATTGGTTCTCCTTGTCGCGAATGCAGAAGTACATGGCGCGACCCTTATTGATTGTATAGGCCGTCTCGTTACTCACTGCCGGGTCATTTTCGTAGAAGACGTCCGGGTTGTAGTTGCGAATGATGGACAGGACTACCTTTTCCGTAGCCGTCCTCGAAGGATCATCGATATCGAACCCGCTGCATGTCCCGCCCGCACAGTAGTCGATGACCCCAACGTACTTTTTTTTGAGATGTGCCATGAGCACCATCATCCTTCTGTGCAGCTCCCCAAATATCTTTGCGGCCTCTTCTTTGTCTTTGTATGTTTGGATAACATTGTAGCTCCTGTTTCCTGCCTGTACGGGGACTGTGTTGGTTCTATTGGCCCAAAGCAATATAATAATGAAGACCAAGCAAATAGCAAGAAGTTTCATGTATATATAGCCCCAAGAAAATGGCGGACAATACCAACTATAATGCATGCGTGACCACTCCCCCTATACTGCGCCTTTACGACTTTTCTACGAAGACGGTGACCCGCACATATGTCGTCCTGGGAAATGCTCCCAAGGCAGTGATCGCCGCAGTCTTTGCCAGTGCGAAAAAAAGGACAAAGATGAATGACGCCATTCTGCGAGAGTACTATGGAGACTCGTTCGAGAGCAAGCTGGTGCTGGGGTCGACTACTTCCGGCGGTAGTGGTAACGCCATCACCATCTCCGCCAACGATATGGCCGCGCTGGGTCTTGCCGCGATGAGAGAAACACCGTCCCCTTCGGCGAACTCGGCCCACGTTGTGTACAACACCAGCGTCCACATCTATCCTTTCGATAAGCTTGCGGAACTGCGCGAGAAGATTTATCTCATCATGGGAATCCCTCCATATCGCCAGCATATCTTCTGCGACAGCGCCCCGTACGTAATGTATCGTATATTTCTGCACGGGATCTACCCTGTGGATATCCGCGAGGACACAGACTCTGTCATAAACGGCCTGCCCATCGACAGATATCTGTTCGAGAACAAAGACGCGATCCGCATCGAGACGTTCGACTCCTTTCAGATAGTCGAGTCCTGCCATTGGCCGCTGCAAGTAGTAGATCTAGGCGCGGTAATATCTAACGTCCGCACACAAATAACGGACAACATATCGGACGTGTACCAGATGCAGCTTATCTACAGTGGGTTCATAGTAAAGTTCTGGCCCATGTTGTGCCAGCAGTGTTTTCTTGATTATCTTACTGTAGAGGACGACCTGTTGCTCAAGTACCCCGGATTTTACAGGCCGCTCTCTATCATTGGCCCTATGTACAAGCAAGAGGCCGCCCTGTTGAACAAGGATTTACACATCAAACACCCGGCCGATCTTTCGATCAGCGTCGTGAGGCTCAATGCGATTGTCAAGTACCCATCCCGTTTCATGGAGCTGCGATCTATCTTCGACAAATTCGCCACCGACGAAAAGGTCCCCGCAGTTCACGTCTATCTGGAAAACGAAGGGAAGAAGTACTTGGTCAAAAAGACACACATCTCGTGCTCTTCGATTAAATTCCCCGCCAACACCGTCTCCCTAGGCAAGAAGGGTCAGTCCTTATTGATAGTGGCCATCAAGACGGCGGCGTCTTCGCACATATTTCTACAGCTTACCGAGGCCGGCATCTGTTCGCTGAAGACTGAGTGGAACGAAGAGGACCTTATGCAAATAAAGGACCTTCCCGAGCTGTTCAAGTCCTTTGTGAACCCGGTCATCGACAAGTTGAACGCAGCGGGGGCACACATCGACCCTATTCGGTCCAATAATGTCAGCTATCGTGGGATGACCGCGGCCATATGTTGGAAGAAGTCAATGAGCGACAAAGAGTTTCGCAAATTGGCCGAGGCGTGGGCGGTCTATATCAACGCGGGGATACTGATAGGCCACGGACAGAACACTAGTGGGCGCGTCGAGTATATATTCCGTAAATTCATGCATGTTTTCGACCCCACCATCGTGGAGAAAATTCTGCGGGTGTCGAGCGACATCGTCCTGCATAATTTCTATTCGTACTTGTCTTCTGCCGCTGTCCAGACAAAATGGATGCAGCACTATGACGGGCGGCCGTTCGCAATGATCCACCGGACGATGGACGTGCGCTTCGAAATCACGGACATACACGAAAAGGAATTTCCACTGTTCTACAGGATCCTTCAGGGGTTTGTGAAAAGAGTGTCTAATCAAGTGGTCCCCCCTTCCGCATCCGCTGCCGGCGCACACAAGCTCAAGAGACTGAAGGAACAGGACCCAGTGCTGTTCAATTTTGGTAATTATTCTGTGGCTTGCCAAAAACCTATGCAGCCGTTCATGCATTCTGTGGACTCGGCGCTCACTTCACGGGCCCGCGTCACGAAATACTGGAATTTTACTACCCAACAGCCCGTCTATTACTCCTGCCCGAACCCAAAATATCCCCAGCTGGGGTTCATCAAGGACATACACCCCATGCACTACTGTGTGCCCTGTTGCTACAAGATGACCCACATAGACGACAAGTACAAGAAGTCCAAGATCATTTCCACATGCCTTGCGACACACATGCACACGGGAGACAACCCGACAGACAATGTCTCGCACATACTCGACTACTCCAAGGACGTCACTCCGGGGCGATTTGCCAAGCTTCCTTCGCTCTTGAACAAACTATTGGGAGGCGCCGCGGACAACAAGACAAAGTACCTGTTCTATGGGGTCTCCCAAAATGTGCCGGGCACTCACAACGTCGGGATTATATTCTGTATTGCCGCGTGTCTGAATGTAACCGTTCCCAAGCTAGTAGGGCAGTGGTGCATCGCGCTGCCAAAAATATTCGACACTTTGCTGAAAGGGTCTCTCTTGAATTTCTTTTCGGCCGCCGCAGAACTGGTCAACATGCTGAGCGACCTCTTTATCGCAGAAAAGGCGTTCAGCATTACCGGCGGGTTTGATAAATACAATGAACTTTTCTGCGAGCTCTGTCTAGTGGTCAATAAGCACCAGGTGATCGTACTCGAGGACCCCAAGGCGGACGGCAAGATCACCCTGCAACTGGACCAGCTTCACAGGACGGGGTATATTGTTACAGTACATCAAGGGGAGAACTACTACCCGCTCGTACTGACCACGCATGTCGGCACCATAAGAGTATCGCAGTGGATCCATGAGACAGGCGCCCTTGCCGACCTGATAGAGAAACTGGCCGAGTTTGCAAAGAATGAAATCAAAGACATTACCCGCCCGCTTGACCTGGTGCAAGTCATCGCCTTCTGTGCCGCAAACGGAGGGACTATTGCCACGGGATACCTGGGAAGAACTGGCGCGCTGTATGCAGTACTGTTGCAAGTGGGCGGGCGCAATATCTATTGCCCAGTATCTTATACCAATGACCGGCCCGGTACCGCACCATGTGTCTACGAGCCATATCACTGGGACCCTGCAGTGCTCACAAAGGATGTGGAGTGGTTTGTCTCCGAACTCAATAAGTTCTTACCTACCGATTACGAGCGCATCGTGCTTGACCCGATCGACGGAGGATTCCAATGCGCGTCTGGTATGTTCTACTGTTCTGATGCACCCCGCCGATGGGATCCGACCGAGGTTAACGTCTCTATCATGAACAGGGAGTCCCCTACAGGCGACAACACGGAGAAACTACCTCGCGCGCTGTACGAGACAAGACAATACGAGCTGTTCTTGATGGAGTTCATCAGATTCCTGCACAAGGACAAGAACGCCGATCTGCGCACACGCATCAACGGACTCATCGGGCGCTGCGAAAAGATAGACCGCAAGTTCAGGGATGCGCTGCGGGCCATGATACTTTCTACAGAGGACCTGCATGATATATGGATGATCATAGACTCATCCGTGCGGGTGCACCACTCGACAGACCTGACGAAGCAGTCCCAGTGGATCGCGACCAAACTGGAATCCTGCAAATTCTCTTTCGACAGATTTACTGCTGCCAAACTCAATGCGATGCCCATTGCAGAGGCCGCCGCGGCCATTGTCACCATGTCGAGAGAGTTCGCAGAAAAAAAGGACGCCGATATACGAGACTTTCCCAACATATATTCTGTATGCTCGGCCATGAATCCTCGGCCTTCTTTCTGCAGTGGGGACAAGCTGATAGTCACTGGGGATCTGGGCGCCTTCGCAGAGTTGGCCGCTGTGGACATTCGTAACCCGCTTAAGGCGAGGTACTTGTTCGATGACCAGCGAATGGTTATACTCAATTACCTGGACTTCATACACCGGCCAACCGAAATAATAGAAGTAATAAGGCGCGGTATATAAGGCCCGCCGTTCTATACTTTTTTTGCAATGAGCTCGCAGCGGACACATGGAACAGTCTCCTGGAAGGGCCCGAGATGTGGCCGCCAATAACCCCCGCATGTGCACAGCGCCACCTCCCAGGTGCGTCCCTGTTTCTTTTCCGTATACTTTCGATGGGCGGACGTATGTGACGATCATATCAGACGCATTTGCTATCCTGTCTGCGAAGGGCGGCCAGTGTGTTCGCTGTAAAAAAGATATAAGAAAGATCGATGTACAGATCTATGTGGCGCGGAGTGCAATGTGTCGGGTTCCCGTCGGCCACTGTTTGGGGCTTCCCCCTTATATGGCCCCGCGATTGGTCAGTACATCGAGGACCAGCACGCACATTACCAGTAGCATCCCCTGTATTACAGTCCCGTAGGATGTTGGCCTGTCCATGTTCACTGCAGAGTCCACCTTGGACAGGACCCTGTCTACGAAGACGTCGGAGGATATAAGGAGAAAGAACACAAACAGGAGCACAAGAAATTTGCAACGGATCCCAGAAAATAAACCTCCCAGCAAGGATATGAAATCAGAGGGAGGGGATGCCTTGAGTGAATCTAAGGAGTCTTGGTCAGAGGACATCTTTACACTATACAAAAAAATGATGCGGACGTCTAGCCGAAAATACCCGTGTCGGTCAAACTGACATTGTGGGATCTCACAAGCTCGGCAATGAACTCCTTCCGCTGTCTTGCGAGGAGGGCCTCGTGGTAGTCCAATATGTCCGTCGTACACTCCTCGGCCACATTGTTTGCATCATGCTCGGAGATGCCGCCCTCGATTACGATGATGGCGCTCTTGTTCTTTCCAAAGACCCCATGAAGATACTCGCAGATAAGAGCGGTCCTGTAGTCCATAGCCCCGAGTATATTAATCTTTCCCCGCATGAAGATATTCACTCGCACCTTTTTTTGGGGCTTCTTTGCAGTGGGCGTTGAAAATTGGATGGACAGCTTGGACTCTTCATAGTCGAACTTCACCATGAAGATGGGCGGCTCGATGCGGGAGCAGATCATTTCGGACAGAAGGATATGCTTGAGGGCCTCCAGATCAAGGATATGCTTGGCGGGTAATATTGCCACGAATTTGTAGTTCTTCATCACAACAGAAAAGGAATTTAGTACGGGCTCCTCTTTGGGGGCAAGCGCGCCATTCAACATCTTCCTTATGAGCCCGATGCAGTCGAACACCTCGTTTATTGTAGTCTGCTTGGCGCCCGGCAACTGAAGACGGCCAGTCCTGAACACCTTGAACTTGTACGGCTTCTGTTTTGGATCGAATCCCGCGTCTCCAGGTGCCCTGGGTCTCACATGAAAGGACACCTGGCTGTTGAACTCATCGCCTGTTCCCTGTGTCCTGCGCGGCTTCTTTTTCCTCTCTATCTTCTTTCTGCCACGGTTACTGTTCTTGCTCTTTTTGGGCTCGGTATAGCCGTCTAGGATCTTCACCTCGAAATTAGAGCGGACTGCAACGATGTACTGCGTGGGCTCTACCATTCCGACAAAGGTCCTCTCGTCTAGCTTCACGTTGCCCAAATGTCCTTCCATAGTGTTGGTCGTATTAATGGGCTGCGTGAACAGGTCATTACGGGGGATCAGCCTTTCCGATATAAATACCTCTCGCACATCATCATTCACCAAGTTGAGCGAAGGAGGGCATGATATTGATTTTTCTATTACAATTTGGGTGGGCTCGGGGAGATATTGTGGGGCCTCTACGGCCATAATGGCACTCGTGAGCTCGGCTATGTCCTGTTCCGACGTGTCGACCACCCCAAAGAGATCATCGTCACATCCGTCTTCATTATACTCGGGCAAGGCGAACATACCCCAGTTCTAAATGAATTACCTGTAATCAGTTTTAATTCTTCAAATTAGTTATCGCGTATGCGGCGTCCGACATGTCATCGTCGTTGAATAGCCCGGGCTGTCCGTGCTGTTCACGCATCTTCTTTGCATAAATGAAGGCATTGGGGATCAACTCTATCATTATTCTCATAAACGGGCTGATCTCGTAATTCTCCATTATTTTGCTGACTATTTGCCCCGTTTCTGGCTGCACTCTATGTAGCCGCATCTGCACATTGCCGTGCCATCCGGTCAGATTCGGCTTGTGCCCCCACCAGTCTCTCTTTCCGTCGAACAGCTCCTCCATCGTGTAAGCCCCGAACAGTAAAAATTCACTGGCCAAAGTGCAGCATCTGGCATGGTCATTCTTGCATCTCAGCATCTTTAGTACTTTTTCTACATCCGCATACGAAGACTGCTGGCCAACTTCTGGGATTCGCTTCGTACTGATGCCCGCGTCGCTCAGAGACTCGACCAGCGAGTCTATTTCTACCAACATGATGCTCTTGAGGTCCTCTGATTTCTCTTGCTCCAACGAAAATATGTCGCTGTCTCCGATCAGGGACGTAACCACACTCCTGTCTCTCTGTTCTATCGTGCGCCCCCTAATAGAATCATCCCTTCTCTCAGAAAATATAGGACGATCGGGATGTGGTGTCTTAGGATAGACTCGGGGAGGCGGATCTATGGCCGACTCGTCCTCAATATTCACCGTGGGCAGCAGAGGAATGGGGGCCGGGGCTCCACCCTTGTCTTCTGACAGCCCCATGGACTTGAGACACTCGGCCACCTCGTCCTCGAATGACTTCTCTTGCGGCGGGTCTACTTTGACGTACTTGTCCGAGATGAGCTGCGTTACCACGTTGTTCATGTTAACGCCGGCCCTGATTTGCTGGGGATCGACTATTGCGGATATCCCGTTCAATAAATTCGCGTCACTCATGTTATATAGACATGCAGAGGGATTTAAGACAAATTGATGCGATATATAACCGTAATAAGCTGGGATTGCGCATATAAGACGCTTGCATGGGCCCGAATAACCATCGATACGGAAATCAACATCCGCCGCGAAAGATTGCGCGCCACATACGTTGCCGCGTCCGATAACGCGAAACTAGAGATCGCCACAGAACTACTGCGGCTTCTCGAAAATTGGTTCGTCATAGAAAGAGTGGGTGTGGTAGACGTGCTGAAAGGACGGAGCATAGAAGAGGTATCCACCGTCGACAGGGCGCGATGCCTCCATGAATTTCTTACGGCCAACGCGGATGAGTTCACGGCAAATATCACTCTCATAGAAGCCCAGCCGTCCATGATAGGCCCCAAGGCCAATACTGTTTCGGCATACGTGGCGCAGCAAATTATCTATCACTTTCTGCATCAATCTCCAGTGGTCATCTCGTCCGGCAGAAAAAATAAAATCGCAATGGTCCCAGGTCTGGAGTTCGAGGTATTCAGCAAGGGAAAAAATAACCATGCTACGCGTAAGGCCCATGCGGTGGCTAACTTGGGCCACGTGTTGTGCTGGCTCGGGCCCACTGCGCGACTACAGTACGCGGCCATCCCGAAGGACCATGTCAATCATCTTGCAGACGCCGTGATGCAAACGGTCGCATGGATCAGGGATCCCAAAGGCCCCATAAAAAAACGGTGACGCTTACAGCATCGTTCCCGCCTCGAGCTGTGCATTTCTCTGGTCTCTCTCGGCGTGTGTGATCCCGCCATTACCACTATACTCTTTCAGTTCGGTCTTCATTACACACCCAGGAATGCAGGGCTTGCGTTTGCCGGACTCATATGATTCTACTATACACAAGGCCTGCATCATGTCCGCCCTCTTGTCCCCGGTATAATTTATCAGTATGTATCTCGCCGCGCATATCCACTTGTCGAAATGGCCGAGGACTCCGGAGTGTTCGTCCTTGCCAGACATGCAGTAGTTGACGGGGACGAATCTTGGAGGGCCCGAGGGAATCTCGTCGCAGATCCAACATTTGAGATTTGACTGCTGTGGCCAGTCGCAACCGGGTCTCCATACCGTCGGCATGTCAGTATATATTTTGCGCTCCACACTCGGCTTGTTCTCTATCTTGAGTATCTCCATAAAGTCCTTGGGGAAGACCCCGTACAGCATCAAGATGTTTGGCTTTTTTTTTCGATTCATCCACGTTATTTGCGGCGACATATATAACTGACAATGGATGATCCATATACAACGTTCGACCCGGATAATTACCCGGGATATGGCGATTATTATGATATTAATGCCGACCCACGCTGCCCTACTACCATTAACAAGCAGGGAGGCCGTGTTAACTATACTGCGGCGGGCCAACGCAAACATCCATCAGTCCCTGTAGGGCATAAGCACATAGGGAGGGACGTCACGGACGACTACGATTATCAATACCAGGATGGGACAAACTATAAACACGGGGCCTATTGCGTTCCGGTCCACAGGGGAGTCAAAGACACACGTACCCCACCCCTAAGATATGCAGGGGGCTTCTCCGACAGCATGGAGCGAATGACAGGCGACCCAATTCAGCCGCCCATGTTCCAGATGGATACCCTGTTCATATTCTTTCTGGCAATCATCGTCCTCTTCCATTGTCTGCAGCTGAGGGAGTTATACAAACAAACTGCGCTGATCAAAAAAATGCGAGGCGGAGATGTGTCGTTCTTTGCAAAATAGAAGCGGGCGCCTATCTTGTCCCCCGAGGAATAAATTCTGGGGCATCCGCACGAAGGCCGGGCGTCATTGGGACCTTTTGCCTTACTGCTGTCATGCCTTCGTACCTCCTTTTTTTGGGTTGGTCTTCCTGTACGCGCACGTCCTCCAGAATTTGCACGCGCCGTCTTCTCTCTTCGTCTGACATTCCATTTTTCCATCTGATTTCTAGCTTGGGGACGCCTCTGTCTGTGATGAGCCTGGTATCGGTGAATCCCTTGCCGCCCTCTGCAACAGGGGTCTTCAGTACTGTGATCACATCCGACAGCACAATAAGCTGGGCATCTGCGCGGGACAGATTGGGTATCATACTGAAAGTGCAGGGAAGTTCATACACGATTTTATCCCCGGAATTGTCATTGGCCTCTATGATTTTCTCCATGATAGAGGAAATAAGGTCATTAACAGTGGACCGTACGAATATACTGTCCGTGTTTCTGGGCAGCGAATTGATTGTGTATCCGGCTCCGTAACCCCTCATATAATTTAAACGTATATGAATTTAAGTCAAATAACATAATGTTGCCCACCGGACCCAGAGCAGTTATCCTCGTAAAAGACGCCAGAAAGGGCAAAAACGCCTATGAAACAGTATATGACCCATCGGGCATCTGGTCAACACCATCTAGCGCTGTATATCGCCCTCCGTCATCTGGAATGCAAGTGAGCACTGTAATGCGTTCGTATGGCGCAGATAAATACAAACTTTTATATCTGCTGTCCAAGCACGGCATCAATGTGGGGCTCAATCAGGCGTCCAATAATGACTCGTTCTTTTATGCAAAAAGGATGCGCCCAAAGGAAACCGGGCCGAATGCCGCGCGCGATGATGGACAGGCCGCCCACATAATGTATCATGTAAAAAATGCGCTCGATGACTCGCCCCTTGTCTTTGAGAATTACCTCGATCTGGGAGGAGGCAACGGAGGGATCTCTGTAAGAATAGGGGCCGCAGTGTGTGCCAAGAATATAACTGTGGTCGATGTACAGCCGCAAGCGATAGATGGTGCCACATGGCACAAGGACCTCAGTAAGATAGACACGAATAGCATCGACTTTATTACTGTCTTCTTTGCACTCCATCATTTCAAAGATCTGGACGGTATGCTGCGCGAGACTCGCCGCGTGATGAAGCCCGGGTCTATACTTTGCATTAAGGAGCACGACTGCTGGTCAGCGACCGACGCCATGATGGTGGACATAGAGCACTCTATTTTTATGTACGGATCAGAGAAAATTGTGGACGACCATGTGGTTCATTACATGAATTTCACGGGCTGGGAGACAAAGCTGGCCGAGTACGAGTTCGAGCAGTTCCACATGTCTTATTTCTGCGGGCCGCGCGAAGAGATAACCCCCACACGTGCCTTTATGGCCTTCTTTCGGCTCACAAAAAAATGAAAGTCGTAGGGAGACGATGTACGATGCAGCCACCACCAAGCCATCAACAGCCCGACTACACAGGGGTCGCCGACTCACTCATCGAAAGAGCGGTAAATCTTCATAGCCAGTACAAAGAATGGGAGGCAGCCACGCACATGAATGATGCAGAGGTCAGAGGCCATTTGGACTACTTCCTTACAGAACAAGAGATCCTCGGCAGACTTGCTAATGAAATCATCACGAGTGGCAATTTATACGATTCACGTCTGCTTGGATTGCGCAGCACTCTAAAAAAGAACCTGAATGAGATATCGCCCCAAGAACTTACTATGCTCGTGCGCGCACCACAAAATGATCTACCCTCCTTGCGTGACATGAGAAAGAAGCTAAGTGAGGCATCTCCTTTGGAACTCGGCGTGATTACGAGAGCGGCGCAACGTGGGCTGATCTCCTTCTGCGATGTCTCGAAAAAGAATCCGGGTATGACAACGCCTCGAGACATCGCCGAGTCCTCTTCCTCGCGCAGAAAGGCCTAATTTTTTTACAGTGTGGCATCGCAGAAGGAGCAATGACTGGCCCCCATCGCTATCAGTTCGTCGCAGATAGACATCCTATACATCTCACATGCGCCAGCCATCGCCCCATTGAGATTGTCGCACTTACCCCTCGCGTGAACGGTCTTAATAAAGCTGATATCTCCTGCTCGCCCGGCATAACTCAAGTACTCGCTGAGGTCGGCCTTGTATTGACACAACAAATCAATCATATCCATTCTGCGCCCTTTGCACAGGCCGACTGCCCCGCGTTTTCGCAGCGACCCCTCTGCAGCGAGCATAGCATAGATGACCCAAGAGGGCGCCTTCTGACATAGGCGATTTAGCGCGGCTGTGATATCGGAGGTCAATGCCCTGTCCAAGAGATATAAGAACACCTTTTTGCAGGGAAGCCTGTTGGAACGAAGCCCCGACGTTATCATCCCAATTGTTATCAGCTTTGCCGATTTTTCCACGCACCTGGTCAGAAGATGGGTCACCATTTCCATATTGCCGCGCGCACAGGCGTCTATAAAAAGTCTCTTGGTTTTGGTGATCATGACTCCCGCACGATGGAGCTTCCCGTGGACGGCCAGCCGTTTGAGTAGCTCGGTAGTGATGACCGCGTCTTTCACGAGCAAACTAAGCGTATTATTATCTCCTTCGGCCGCCGCAGCAACAATACGCGCATCGTGGGCTCGTTGTGGATTACGTACACAGGCCATTGCAAATAGATCGGGGTCCTTGGACTTGCATGCGGACGATGTGCAAAAGGCGAACCTGCCCCGCACTGTGAGATAGTAGTCGTTTTTGCACAGCTTCCTGCGCAGGCGTATACTCGACGCACATATATCGGCCAGTTTATCTGCAGGAATGTCATAAAGATCCGGCCGCTTTGACCGCCGCCGCAAGATGGCAATTCCGATAACAAAAAAACCCTTCGAGACGAATGCGGACATGATTGTCTTGGCCGAGCACTTATTCAGTATTTCTTCGTGAAGCTCTGCCGAAAGTGTGTCCATATATAATAGGGCCCCCATATTAGACACTCCGCGGCAATAATTCAACGATGGACCAATTTATTGGCATCTCTTGCGGATTTGTTTCCGGCGCGCTGTTGGTCTTAATGGCTCGACTTTTCTTCACGCGCTTCTGGGACGACAGAAAAATAGAACTGGCTCTTGTCGCGCTTGCGGCGGGCATATGGACGACTCGCGCATCTGTTATACTTGATGGGATCTTGCCGTGGGCAGAGTTTATGGTTCTTAGCGCGACCGGATATCTAACAATGATGTCAGGAGGCGCGACGATGGCAACACTTATCTGGCGCCGATACCCTCGCCAGTGGAAGTCCTTTCATCTGCGCCGGACTGTGTCAATCGCATGGATCATCACATTTACGGCCATATCTCTTGCAGAACTCCAGAGGATTGTAGCGAGTTAGTGGGGAACGTCGCCACCCAGCGATACCCCTTCTTTTTTTGTCCGGTCGCAGAGCAAAAAAACATGTGACATGCGCGACGCTATCTATACCCGCCCAATGGAAAGAAGTCTCTTTTCTCCACAGTCCATGTAGGAATATCTCACCATGTCTCCGCGCATATATCCTGCCAAGTAGCCGTTGTACCAGTATATGGCCGGGCTCCCTTCTATCATGACCGCCGTGACACCGGGCACGCTGTTCTGTACATTGATGCGCGCGATGCGTCCCACTGCAGTGAATCTGGGACAATTTACGCTGTCGTTGTTCGAATACTGCCCCCAAAACCAAGGGACATAATCTGCATATCCATATACTCCTCCTACAAATGGGCCCGGTGCGCGTCGATATGGTAGACCTCTTGCCCAAGGCGGCGGGCTGTGCATAGGGCCGCGTGGATGACCCATGCCTCCTCTGTGTATTCCTCGATAAGCCATTATATATCAGCAAAAATCTTTGAGTTCGCTTAACATTGCAGACTCTTCCGCTGTCAAGTGAAGACATCCCTTGCAGTTGGCACAATATCCGGCCCCTAATGTGAACAGTAAATCAACCACTGCGAGATGATAGTGGCGACATGCTATCTCGAGGGCATTGCCCAGGTCTCGCGCCCCATGGTCATACATTAACTGGACTGTCTGCAGATCACCAGAGTACGCGGCGCAACCAAGACCCATCGGAAGAGGCGGGACCGGCCATGATGCGGCCATGTAACGTATGAATTCTACAAATCCAGACGCCGCCGATATCTCCCAGATGTCCGTAGAAGGAATGGTGAGCAGATACTTGGCCACCTTTATGCTGTGGTTAGTCAGAGCGAGACTCATTACGGTCCCGTTGTCGAGTCCCGCGAACCATTTTGGGACCATCTTTATTAACTTCTTGTCGTCCCTGGAACACGCCAGGTGGCTCGCAGCAAATGCAGCAGTGATCGCATCTTGATCAGTAGGGCCGCCCTGAAATAGAGACGTGTTATAGTTCCCCTGCAATGTCCCGAGAAGGAAATCGACTAATGGGCCCGGTTCGCCAAGCCGAATGATGTCTGGGCGCCCACTTAGCCTGAAGTCTACATGGACTTGGTCTCTATATTTTTCGCAGACTATCGCATTGTGGGTATGCAGTGCGGTAACAATAAGGAGATGGACGTCGGTCACTGGCCCGGCCAAACTCATGATATACTCGTCGCAAGTGAGTGCGGCGTCGACGGGATCTATGTTTATCTTCAGTCTGGCGATAAGATGGTGCTCCATTTTTGCCACTATCCGCCTTCCCAGGAGGGGCCTAAACGCGAGCATCAATTGGGACAGCTCGGTGTCTCTATATAGCTCCGGCCACTGCGAGTCGTCTATCGACGCCCCAACGCACAGGACATGGAATTTTCTGGAGACAAGACACAAGCGCGCCCGAGTAAGTGAAGTCGCGCGATGCAATACGGCGGCCCAAAGATCATCCATTATCACTCCTAATACAGGTAGTTTAATCTGTTGTGTCTTGTCATTTGGGACCCGTCTTGCGCAATATAGACATCCTCTGCGGCGACCGGACAGCTGGCCATCGGATTGAATCTGCACACGGGTCTCGTATATGCATTGCACGTTGTTCCCGCGGCATTGTTGCACACAGGGCAGCAGATAGATGCAATATACGTGAGCAGCTCGACTCCCTCGGTGGGGACTCCCTGAAGCCGCGATATGAACGGCGCTGTGAGATGCGCCACTAACATCTGTACTATTTTCTGTTTGCCGTTGCTGGACGCGCACGAGATCAGGCCTCGATCAATCGCCTGCCCCTGGGCGAGTAGCAGGGACATGATGGCCTCTTCTTCTGTTCTCCTGTAAATGGCCGATTCGCACAGGTTCTCTATACCCGCGTTTACGTTGCAAATTCCATGTTCGATGAACCATTTAACTGCGGGCAGTCCTCCGGTAGCACATGCAATGGAGAAGCCACTCTCACGTGAATCATCATCTATTGCATCGAATAAAGAGGCCATCGTGTGAACATGCCCGTCGGCGCATGCAACATGAAATTCTATAATCTTGGGCATTTCTATTACTCCTATGTAGTCATCAGGGGGAGGCACCGGCTCCATTCTGTCTAGATGCGGCTCGAAGAATTTTGTCACGTCGGCCAACATCAGCTGTTTCGCCACATCCACACCCTGCGTTATGTCTTTGGCGAGTGGAAACACCATGGAAATGACGTCCAGATAACCGCCCGCGCAGATGGCCGCGAAGGTCTCCCCAGAAATGTCCGAAAAGTATGGAAGGAGTCTGTTTATCACGTCGATATTTCTCGCCCTACAAGCGTCAACGAGATGGCCTTCGTTCGGAGGATCATATTTGCTGAGTAAGTAGTCTATTCCTTCTAGGAACCCGGTCTTGCAGGAGGCGGCCAGTAAATATCGATGCGACCCGGTCTCTCGTTCGGTCATGGCGTCAAGTGCGAGCTCCCAGTGGCGCGCATATATCATGATGGCGATCCCCACGTCTATTCTTATGGCCCCTATTCCTTGGGAACATACTCGGACCCCTTCGTAACATGCCTGCAGAAAATCAGAAACAGGAGTGGGTTCAAGCCCCATCGTCCAGCGCATGTCTGTGGGGCAACTATCGCCGATAGAGTTTGCTATGCAATTATTGTCAAACTCCTTGAGTAACGGGACAATCCTCTGGAGCTCGCCGAAATTAAACGTGCTAGTGGCGTGTGCGATCCGCCCCTCGATGAGCCGGTAGTAACCCCTACCGTTCGCATGTGAGAGAGCCCAGTCGAATATATCTGGGCTGCAGCCATAAATCCGGTTATATGCAATATGGGCTCCTGCTCTCTGCAGTAAATGGAAATCGGTGTTCGACACGACATTGAAAATGAGGGGATTCTTGTCAAAGAACGACCGCAATTCCTCTCGGGTCATGTCGTATAGGTCCGGCCATCGGTAGATAGCCTTTGACGCAAGGATCGTCACAGAATGAAACAGGCGGGACACCATACACATGGCCCATCGGATTCCGGGTGTGGCTCTAACCGCGACCGCATATATCGCGTCTTGCTGATCCATTTTATTACGCTGTGTAATAATATAACATGGATAAAAAAGCCGTACCGTCGCCTGCGCATACGGCCATCGCAGTAAGTGTGCGAATGATCATGATAAGGGTCGAAGCCTTGCTCGCCCGCGTGAAATGCCTTGAGAGCACCCTGTTCTCCCGGACGGAATATCTCGATGCGCTGGGAGACATTGTGGTAGAAAAACAGATGATAATAATGGCCATTACAAAGATGCTGGCGCCCGGTGCGAACTTTGAAGGGGACACAATGTTGCGAGAAGTATTAACCGCACTGGGATAGACCGAAAAAAAATATGGGCGATGTGGGCCCACTCCCCGATTCAGACCGGGATATTTAAGTCTATTTCCATTTCGGGCCCATCATCCAGAATCTCTATGGGTTCCAGGCACGATGTCGCCGCCACAACGGGACATGGTTTGACCTGGCACGTATAACACGAATCATTTATTCTGCCGCTGGTTCGGGGGCAACTGTATTCCTTGCAAGATGGCCTATATGATGTCGTAGATATTCTGCAGAAGAACCAACCCCCACACCTTTCGGAGAGCCTGATGCCGAGTCCCTGATCTCTCACTATGCGTGGGTCCTTCTGAAAGAGCAGTGGCCAGTCCATTGTATTTACTCGATTTGATATTCATTTTTATGCCCCGCGTTATATATTGACTTCATGTCTATTCTTTCTGCCATCGATCTGTTTCGCACGCAGCCCGATCCATCCATACTCCGAGAAAGGGTCGCATTTGTCAACGATAACACACTTACGTCGGCGCTTATGTATGACCCGACCACTCAATACATAGGGACCCGAACGCTTCCTGCAGTAATAGGTACTGGGGATGTTGTCGGGCCGGCTTCTTCTGTGGCGAACCAGGTGCCGGTGTTTGCCGATGCAACGGGCAAGTTGATTGCGGCAAGGGATGTCACTATCGATGCGGGGGGTAACATGGTAGTGCCCACTGGAAATATTACGGCGACTACCGGGAACATCGTCGTCAGCGCCGGCGGCATCACGGCCTCTGGGAGTGTAGTCGCGAGCAGCATTACTGCGACTACTGGGAACATCGTTGCGAGCGCCGGAAACATCACTGCGCCTAGTGGAGGTGTCACTGTTTCTGGAACCATTACTACAACGGCTGGAAATATTACTGCTCCTAGTGGAAGCATCAGCGCATCTGGGAACATCACGGCGACGTCTGGAAATATTACTGCGACCAATGGGGACATAATTGCGACTAATGGTGACGTCACTGCGACAGCCGGGAGTGTGTTTGCGGGTGCCATTACCGCGACTACCGGAAATCTCACTGCGACTGTTGGAGATATAGTCGCAAGTGCTGGTGACATTACTGCACTCTCCGGAAGCATGTTTGCGGGGGTGATCGGTGCGACTACTGGAAATATTACTGCGAACGTCGGAAATATAATTGCGACCGCTGGGAACATAGTTGCGAGCGCTGGCGACATCACAGTGACTGCTGGAAATATAAATATGAGTACTAATGCGGCATTATTCAAAAACGGCAACAGATTTTTGCATAATGGTACCAACATTAATAGCGTGTACCTTGGTAGCAACGCCGGTCAACTGGCATCCACTGGGACCGCAAATGTAGGAATAGGTTCCGCTAGCTGCGATTCGCTAACTTCCGGATTAAGTAATACGTGCGTTGGCGAGTCAACTGGATCATCATTAACTAACGGAAATGCCAACACATTTATAGGCGCTTCGGCGGGAGCTTCCTCCAACGGTACTAACAATACGTGCGTTGGATTTGCTTCCGGAGCAGGTATCACTACGGGAACTGACAATCTATTTTTGGGTTGGCAAGCGGGCTCAGGCGTTGTGACCGGATCGGATAACATCATGCTAGCTACGGTTGGTTCTGCGGGCGAAACAGGAGTCATCCGCATAGGTGATCTCGGTACGCATACAACTTGCTACATTCAAGGAGTAGACACTGTGGTCACCGCCGGCGCTGCTGTCCCCGTACTTGTCGACGCAGATGGACAGTTTGGTACCGTCTCGTCCGCCAAGAAATACAAAAAGAACATCGTTTCCATCTCCGAAGAGTCCTCGGCGCGGATATACGGACTCAATCCCGTCACATTCAACTTCATCAAGACGCAGCGCAATGACGATGGGACAGAGGTGACGCAGTTCGGGCTCTTGGCCGATGATGTGATCAAGACCATTCCCGAAATTGTCATCGTCCGCAAAGGCGAGCCGGAGACAATCCGATACGATGCCCTCGTGCCCCTGCTCCTTGCAGAAGTAAAGAGACTCGCCGCGCGAGTGGTCGTTCTGGAACAGCGCAGAATGTAAAAAAACAATGCCAATGAAGCCAGAAGATAATCCATGCTAATTCCGGCAGCGGCATCAGGGCCCGACAGAGCAGCAACTTCCTTGGGGCAACATCGTGCGCCCTTTGTACTTCTTTTTTGCAGCCAGCACATGCGGAGCCGTTCACGAGATACGGTACAGTCGCAGCATCCGGACGTAAATAAGGAGGCCTTCCGCAAAATGCGCACAGTACTTCACAGTGTATCTGAGGCGCCCTGTACATCGCCTGGTAGCAGTATATAGGGAAGCACATGTGGGCCCTAAATCTAGCAAGGCAGTACTTACAAGCGCGTATATATGTGTCGCATCTGCCTACGGGGTTCTCTTCCCATATGTCATGATGTATAGTTATTTTACAGTCCATTCCGCATTCTGTGTTGATCGTGCACGAAATATCGCACCCTTCAGAAGGCCCGCGCGTGAAGGCTTTTGTCCCGAGGAGTCTCCTGTGGAATGGCTCCATAAAGTCAACAAGGGGGCGACCCATTCAGTTTTATGTTCGTAAGTCAAAAAAAGAGTCTTTCCTACTGAGGTAGATGTAATAGGCGCTCCGCAATAATACGGGCCACGTCCCTTGTCATTCGCCCCGCAAGAATCAGGCAGATGCGACCGACCACTGCGGCCCTTTCTTTGTAACGCCCCGCGCATGCACCACAAAGGGGAACAATGTATCGAGGAAGGGCAATGGCTATGGATGCCACACCGTCGTAATGCAGACAGCAGAGGCAGACACATGGCTTGAGTCCCTTGGTCGGCGCCGGTATGAATGAGGCGCGGTACATGTCCACCATAGATGGGCCCGGAAGAGAATTACGAAGAATAGCAAGTGATGACCTTCCTACAGTGAACGCAAGGTATTCGTCGGGGTCATATCTGTGCAGCACGAACGATTGTGTGGCAGCATTCGCCAGGGCCTTGTATCGGGGATGTTCCCGGAACGTCATGTTTGTTTGCTCCCGGCGATTTCATTTTTCCCTCCGCAAAAAAGAGGGGGTCTATTTACTCGTATACATGGGCATCCTCGCGACCACAGACACGATGACTCCGGCCAGTTCTCTTGGGAGCAGTCTTCTGAGGCCCTCGTAGATACAACGAAGAATTTGTCCATTGGCCGCACACAGTTCGCGACAGGAGCCACAGATGGGGACGACATTGTATCTGTTATTTGTCCACGTATTGGGGTGCAGTCTGAGGCAACATAGACTGATCATGTACGTCCCGAGACAGCACGGGTGGTCGATGTCATTTAATTCCAGGCCCTCCGCAAAGGAAATCTGCGGCAAATGCACGCGGGCGCGACAGGCCTCACATATACTTGCAGTGCTCAATACATGCCCGCCTAGAGTTACTCTGCATCCCACAAAGGCTCCATGGTTGTAGTTGCATCGGATCTTCTTCACGGCGGCCGCCAGTTGTTTGAAGCGCGGATTATCGGCCAACATTTAGGTCTAGAGGTCCGAGATTCATTTTTTCGGATGACAAAAAAGACAGGACTACTTGGTAAGTGAATCGTGCATGGGCAAGCGCATGAGTATCGACAAGATAAGACCGGCCAACTCCCGGGGAAGCATGCTTGTCAGATCCCTGTAGATACAGCAGAGAACCGATCTATTCATTGCGCACAACTCCCTGCAGCCCGCGCAGATGGGTACAATGTTAAATCTACTTTCTCCCATGTTGGGAAACAATCCTAGACAACACAGGCTGACAGTATACTCTCCGTTGCAACATGGGTGTACAATATCAATTAACTCAAGACATTCCAAGAACGAAGCCCGCGGTAGGTCAATGCGCTTGTAACACCTGGTGCTCACGACCATAGAGCCCAAATCATATCTACTTGCGTAGACTCCACAAGTTATGAACCTCTCGGGTTCGCAACCACACTGAAGGCTCTCTACTGCGGCCCTTAGTTGTTCGAAACGAGGATGTTTAGCCAGCATCATATTGTCCAGCGGCTGGACATTCAGTTTTATGAAAATTGAATCCGTCCGAACGGTACCGATAAGATGAGCTCCGAAGAACAGCAACCAGTGATACCCCAGCCACTTCCTGCGAGCCCTCCGTGGTATAATACAGAAGATTATTGGACTGTGTGGGTTGGGTTTGCGTGGTTTGTTGCTGCGGCAGTGTGCGGTGTGGTTGACCTAGACGTTGCGGGTATACACCCATGGCATAATGCAACAGACCTCGCCGCTAGCTTCACCGCGCTCAATACTGCTGGTCTTGCTCTCATATATTTCGCCACACTCGCCACCATGTACGTAGTGCACAAGGCAATGGAACGTGATGATGCCCTGTGGCAATATGCCGTCGTCCTTACTCTTGTAGTCGGCTGCAAAATCATCGGCGCCTTTCATGTGCTTGACTCCATCGGACTAGGAGCGGCCGTGTGGTGCATAGTCGCAGGCATTATTTTCAGGAATCTTCTTGGGGATGCATTCGCGGTCTTCAAGCCAATATACTCCTTGGAGTTCTTCATCAAGATCAGTATAGTTCTGTTGGCTCTCAACTTCAAGGAAATAGCCATAGACGGGGCGAAAGGACTGGTAGTGGCATGGGTGGAGACTATTCTGCTACTCGCGACAGTATATTGCATGGGAATTTGGATCTTCCAGATGCCCAAGGAGCACGCGGTGGTTACGTCCGTGGGGCTATCTGTTTGCGGGGGTTCCGCTGCTATCGCAATAAGGGACTGCGTCGGGGCAGACGACACAATGGTGCGGGCATTTATTACCATTATGACAGTTCTAACAATCCCTGCTATACCCTCTCTTCCTGCGATTGCTAACAAGGCCGGCTGGAACGACGCAGTCACCGGTGCGTGGATAGGCGGATCAGTAGACAGCACTGGGGCCGTATTGGCATGTGCGTCTCTTGGCAGCGAGGCGACCCTAAAAAATGCGATCGTAGTAAAAATGCTGCAAAATATACTGATAGGACCGATCGCGCTTGGTGTAACCGCCGCGTGGAATGGTACCGTCCGCCCGATGCTCTTGTGGGACAAATTCCCCAAATTCGTTATGGGGTTCATAGTGGTATGTGCTGTCACCACACTGCTTCCTGGGGCGCTCGAAGAGAGAGTCGCAACGAACTCCTTCGCGCTGTCCGAGTGGTTCTCATCAATTTCCTTCGTGATTATCGGGATGGATATCAACATCCGCGAGCTGGCCGCGAAGGCGTCAGAGTACAAGATGATCGTCGCGCTGTATATTTGCGGGCAACTGTTGGACTTCGCTACTACACTAGGGGCGTCTTATGTGATGTTTCAAGTTGTATAAGGGCTCGGTTCCCCTCCATTTTTTGGGCGACAAAAAGCGGCCAGCTTCACTGGGCTTCGTAAAAAGGGGGCGCGGTATAAGCGCAGAATGAAGGATCTCGACACACGGTAGGGGGGAATAGTCCCGCCTTCATAGAGCGTTGTTTGCTAAGGGCCACTAGGGCGTCCCTTGCGTTGGTTGCTGGATGGCGGCAACGGGGTCGTTGTCGGACGCAAACAATGCTTGGCTGCGAGCCACATGGGCTAACAGAGTTCTACGGGGGGCGTTTTCAGTTTTTGACCCCCCCCCCTCAAAAAAGGAGGGGAGCACCCCTTAGCAGCCCGACAGTTTCAGCACGGAATGAAGGGTATGCCCATTGCTTATGTTGTAATCCTCGCAAGTCTTACTGGTGTTCAATGTGCGGCCCTGAAATATTGTCCCGGTGCCTGTCACACACATGTCGAGCTTGATGAGCAGATCCCCTATAGTGTATTTGGGATGGTAGTCCACGCTCACTGTGCGCCCACTAAGAGACCTAACGTACACTGTCCCCAATGGCGCAAGGTTATATGCAGGAGATTGTAAGGGAATGCCCCATATATTTGCAGTGTTCTCATTGAAATGTTCGAAGCGCCTGAGTGCCTTGATGGTCGCCTCGAGCCTTATTGTGCGTGCGTCTGCGCTCTCGAATACCAGCCTATGGTTGATCAATTGCCCGCAGAGGATCCCACACACGGCCGCATAGTTCTTCGTACAGAGGATATGAAGATGCCACATCTTATCTATCTTTTCAGGGGGCGAGTATATGGTGTTTGGGTCATCCGGCACGTCCTTAATGATAGAGAGCCACTTTGTATACTCTACCATATACTCCCACACTTGATGGCTGTTTTTCGGATATTTGGCGCATAATACCATTGCGAAATCTGCAAGAAGGATCCTGAGGTCGGGACTCATGTCGTCCAGCACGGATGTGTCGGTTACATATCCTACAGTATACTCCTTGTGGTTACATTGGGGGCATTTTTGTGGCGACCCCATTTGTACGGCGCACTCTCTGCAGACGAAATTGTGGCAACACGGACAGACACGTATAACAGTTGGACATAACCCCTTTGCCAATGCGGTGGCCACCACAGAGCCCGGGGCGACCACGAATCGGTCATCTTTGAAGACTTCTTCCCCGCAAATAGGGCAGTCCGGGCTGTCGCGTCGGATGACGAAGGGTGGGCTCACGATAAAGCAGGTCAAACACTGGACATTGTCGCGACCACACTGGCGCAGGTTAGTGCCGAGACAGTATCTGCAGTGATCCATCCGGGGTACAATTGTCACTGGGCATATTCAGTTTTCTTTGCAGCCTATAGAAAAATGAAAACGGGGTGTCCTATCCTACAATGTACAAAGATATACACGCCGTCATCGGGCAGTTAGTCACTAAAATACACAGCTACTGCACTCCGGAGGCACGGGACGATCTGTTGCAGGACGTAGAGAAATTCATGCGCAAGATCGTGGACATCGACGTTGGCGCCATGCAGCGCGTAGTTATCGAGGGCGGCTCTCTTTGCGCTTTCCCAAGAATAGGACATCTTATGACCGACTCACAACTAGATGCCACACTCGCCCTTCCAATGACCAAAAGCCAGTTGAACGACCTATTAACAGGGGCATGTGATGGATTTCCCAGCGTCCGTCTCCGAAAGATCAGTGCGGCAGGGGCATACGAGTGTCGCCGATGCGTTGACGATTTTCGAGCACATCCGGAATTTGATGTCCGGGCGAAGGTGCGCATCGTCTTGCTCGGGCTGTTTATCCTTCCGGAGCTCGCGGCCAGGATCGCCCGCATGTTATTCCGTCTACATAGGCGGTGCTAACTTTTTTTGCACGACCCGCGGATTCCCGAAAAAAATAAGCGGCCCGTTCACATAGTGATGGACGCCGAGGCAATAATAATACTGGCCACAAGGAATCCATTGTGATGCCCATGTACTATTATCTCTGCCGCCGCCCATCCAATAGTAGAACCACCTATAACAGACGCAATTCGGGCCATAATCGCCCTTCTTTCTGCTGTCTGGAGGTCGTTCTGTAGTTTATTTTTTATCTCTTGATCCATGGTCTGTATCATCAGCATCTTACCCATGTCAAGGTGGGCCTTATCGAGTTTTGCTTGTAGGTCTGACATGTCCGCAGCCTGTATCTTCATCAGCCCATTCGCAGCGCCCTTCTTTTGAGGAGCGCAGTAGGGGCGCCCTGTGCGGGCCACTGTGGACATCATTCGTGATCGAAGCAACATATTTGTATTATGACTGTCCGTTTTCAGTTTTTGTCCCCACGTCGCGCGACACAGAGACAAATTGAAAGGCGCCGGTATATAACACATTATGTTGCTGCGATCTGTATCCCGCCACCTGACCTCCGCCCTGCCCAGATTCTCCAGCACCCTTCGCCAAAAACCCATGGACGTAGAGATCCTCGACCTGCGCATCGAAAATGACAATCTTAGAAGCGCCCTCGGGAGACTCGCCGTCGCCAACCAGGAACTCATTATGGCCAACAGAGAGCTCGCCGCGACCAACCAGGGACTCACTGCGGCCAATGAGGTGCTCGCCGCAACATTAAAGCGTGTAAAAATGGCCGAAGGAAATGCGGCCACTTGCTCGGTCATTACCCTCGGCGTCGCCACTACCCTTCTGGGCATCGTCATCAGTTTACATCCCTAATCATGGGGGGGGGGGCGTCGCAGAATAATTCTGTGATTTTTTTCGCTGGCCCTTCTATGGGGCCTTTTTCAACAAAAAATTGAATCGCATCTTGCAAGGTGTAAAGATGATGCGATTAAGGTTCGTTGTACGTGGGTCTCGTACTGCCCGGACATATTGCGGCTCCCTATACTGGGAACACGTAAATCGCACAAATTTCAGATTGCGCGCCGAAAATGATATGCTCAGGAATGAGATCAAGCGCCTTGATGAGGAGTGTCGAGAGCTTATTGCAACTAACGACGGACACAGGACCACCATCAAACACCTCGCTGCAAACAACCAAGAGCTCACAGCAACAATCAATCGCATGGAAAAATCCAGGGAGGCCAATACCGCTTACTTTCTTGTGGTTGTCAGCTTTGGCACACTACTTGCAGGTTTCGCCATCAGTTGCCTTTCCGAATAGGAATGCTGCTGTCCTTTTTTGACGGCCCACAAATTGAAAAGGGCTCAGCAGATATATAAGCATGTTGCTCCGACCTGTACTTTGCCGCTCATCTGCCGTCCGCATGCGACACTATTGCGCTCCTCGTCAAAGCCCCATGGGAAAGAAGATTCTCGAGCTGCGTTTCGAAATTGATGGCCTTAAGGACGCCCTTGAAGAGCTTGATGCAGCCAACAAAGAGCTCATCGCGGTCAATCAAGAACTCACTGTGGACAATCAAAAACTTACAGCAGCCAACAGAGTGCTTGCCGAAACGTTGGAGCGCAGAAGGAAATCCGAAGAAAAGGAAAGAAATCATGCGCGGTCTTGATTATTGGGCCCGACAATAGGGCCGCCGCAGAATAATTCTGTATTTTCTTTTTTGTTGCCCAGTATAAGATCATCATGTCGCTCGTCACCCTCGTCGGATTCGATATCACTAAACCCGGTTCTGCCCCAACCATCGTTGCTGGGTCAGCCTCGGGCTCACTGGGTGCCGGACTGTATTCATACAAGGTCACCTTCGTTACCGCTTTCGGAGAGACCGATCCATCTGTGGCCAGCTCCAGTATCACCACTTCATCTGGATCAATCAACTTGTCCGCAATCCCTGTATCCGCAGATACCAACGTCACCTCAAGAAAGATTTACAGAACTGCATCCGGCGGAGCATCATGGCTTTTACGCGCCACAATTGCAGACAATACAACCACCACATATGCCGACACTCTCGCTGATGCCTCACTCGGAACCGCAGCCCCACTCGCAGGGTTCAACTCAGCAATGTCCCGAGAAATCGAACGAGGATACTGCTCCAGATCAAGCCCTTCCGTCTTTGCCGTCGAGACTGGCATCACAGCAGGCGCAGGGGGTACATCCGCTGCCGCATACCAACTTACTAAGGAGTTCAACAACGTCACCACTGTCGCCACCCTGAACGATGGAGTCAAACTCCCAACTCTTACCGCAAACTTGATCGGAATGCACGTCGTCATCAAGAACAACGGAGCCAACACTGCACGTATTTATCCATTCGACGGCCAGATCATCAATGGGGGTGCCGCAGATGCCCCAATCACAGTCGCTGCTGCCGCTGTGGCTCAAGTAGTCGCTGTCTCTGCAACTGCCTGGGTGTCCTTCTAAATGCGGCTGCCCAGCCCACTTATGTTTTTTTGCCGCAAAAAAATCGGGCAAATGACCACTTAGTCCCCGTCGCGCGGAGGGAATGTCTTAGAAATAGAAGTCAGAAAGAACCGCTCGTTCACGTCATAGAAGATTCCTTGCGGCCGCAATATGATCGCCTCCGGTTCTCGCTGCAATGCCTCCTTTGTCACATACTTGCAGTTGAGACAGCACTCATTGATTTTCGCGGGAATCGTGCGGCAGGAATATGTCTTGCACACGGGCCTTTTGCATTGGGCTGTGTGCCGCCCCCAAAACCACGCCTTGTGTCTGGGCGAGTACAAGAGCTGCAAATTGAGGTCTCTTATTACTGCAGGATCCTTGTCGAAGAGGGGCGCCTTATCCATTGTGGCTTATCGTCCGGCGCTTTCAATTTTACCACATGAATTTCAGCGAATCCAAATCATAAAAGGCCGATCCATATTCTGCGGCGGCCCCCTGTTGACCAAAAGCAAATGACGCGGAGAGCTTGGACCGCCTGTATGTACCACCCGAAATAATAGAGGCCCCGAGCAGGATGCAAAAGGACTGGAGTAATTTGTCTTCGGTCGACACGTACCAATCGAGGCGCGCATTATTCGATTTTACATCAACGGTATCCACTGCCAGCCCCAGGTCGCCCCATTGTTTCGCGGCGAGCTCTGACCATAATCTGCAGGCATCCCAGTGGGCCTCGATAGTGCTCGCCGCAGCGCGCAGTCTGGCCACCTCTGCTTGAAGCTGTGCGGCCCTTCTTCCGGACGACTGGGCGGCCTCATTCTCTGTCTCTCTTATCCGGGAGTATGGCTCGCATTTTTTCCACGCCGCCAGCATTCCCTTGGTGTTGGCCGCAGATGCCGCCCATCCCCTTGCGGAGATCCACTTGGGTTGGATCCTCTGGTAAAATACTATTGCGGTCTCCTCGGGAGATATCTTGGACGTGTATGCTCCCCGAAAGGCAAGAATGCATAGCACTCCGCGCAGGACACCAACCACATACAGGTCTCGGACATCGAGTGCGGGGGCTCGTGCCTTATTTTTGCAGGAAAGTACTGTCGCATAGTCCCGAGAGTCTAACTCATCGTGGGCTGAGATCGCGGCATTTAGGCCCGAATTGTAAAACGCATAGTCTTGCCGTTCGACCTCAACAAATTTTCTGGTGCCCGAACACGTCTGGTTAAAGGAGCCGCGGTCATAGTACGTGGACTGGGTCAGAGTGGCATAACTCCCCTTCTTATCGCAGAAAAATATTCCTTTCTTACAGGTGTCGATCACAATGGAAATAGAGGCCGGCTTTACCTCTGTAGTCTGCCTGAGATAGTGTGTGCCGATCTTCTGCTTGGCGTCGGTGATGCTAAGCCCGATGTATGACGTAAACATGGCCCGCATCGTCTCTACTATCTGCCACAGGTCGGTAAATTTGCCCGGATTATTTGCAAAGATCCAGTTGGCGTACGGTACGGCGCAGTGAGAGACCGCAGCGGCGGATACTGTAAGGAAGTCCGCGTCGTGCATCACATCCAGCAACGTGAGACGGATGAAGTCCTCTGCGGGGATCTTGACGACCTTGCGCTTGGCTTTTTGTTCGGTAAACAATTCCATGTCCGATGTATATATAATGTGGTTATTATTCGTGATATTATTGGCCGCAGTCGTGCTCGGCTACTTGTGGCAGCGTGACAGAAAGGAATCGGTGAGTATTGTGACACGGGGTAGAGTACAAGAGGGAGTCATCAGAGATAATTAGGGGCGTATCGGGCTCGCGACGGGTCCCCCTCCCCATGTTTTTTTGTGGGCCGCAAAAATTGAACACATCGGCTCTTGGTTCACACAGACATGCCCAAACGAGTGGCCTTTCACAAGAACCCAGACATCATCATGCAATACAAGCTCGCCCTCAAGCCGCATCCAGAAAGGGAGCACTTCTATTACTACTCGCGCCCGACTGGAAACCGCATGGGGGGCAACAGCAAGCGCAGGCGCCCTGTATGTGCCATCTATTCGTGCCCATGTTTCGCGCAGGCAATTGGAGACGTTTGTCACAAGTGCAGGGTCAATCCCAAAAAAAGAGGCGAGGTTGTTCTTACAATCCGCATCGGGCACAAGCCTAGGGCGTAATTTTTTGCGCGTGCCTAAAGACCGCAGAGAGCTCGGGCCATGTATCTCTTGTTAGCTCTTCGTAGAGTTCGGCGCGAACGAACCACATAGTGGCGTCTGCCTCGAGAAAGAGCTGCACGATAGGAATGTGATTTCGCAGGCGGGTATCTGTGCAAATGACGGACAGGACGTACGAGTCATAGATGGGCACATGTGGATGTGCGACCAGCAGCCTGACTATGTCGATGTGCCCACGCTTACTTGCCGCTTCTATACATTTGTCCATCACATGTGCCGATACCGTGTATCTTTTGAGCATATTAGAAACGAACTCTATCCTTCCAACCTTACATGCTGGGCGAAGTGCATAGATATAATAAAACGGCTGAATGATGTCCAGAAGGAGCTGTACATGTGTCTCGGATCCGTAGCAGCTTATAGTCGAGCTGCAATCCAATACATCGGCGGCGTTCACGTTGGCGAGATAGGCTAACGAGGCTCCAGTAGAATCACATAGGGACATTCTTGCGAGCGCACACATGCTGATGTCGTTTTTGAGAATCCATTTCTTCATCCCTTCGACGTCCCCGTGCATACAGGCAGTGGCCGCAAAGAGGCTCGAATAATCGCCCGTCTGCAACCCCTTTCTAGCGCAGTTCATAATCTGTTCAAATATGTAAGATCTCGTGCCTACTATGCGTGAATAGGTTTCTAAGGGAGGAACAAGCGCATAATTTGCATGTTTGCACGCTATCTGCACGGCCGCAGAGATATCCCAGTCATAGAGATCCCCCAAGGAAGCCAGTCTTATCACTTCGGGGTCTCCGCATTCGAATGCGTCCTGAAAACATACCGAGGATCGCGTCCTGAGCAACAGCAGCAAATTCCCATCCTTCGCCAATTGCGACGTCCCCTTAGAAGTCCTGATATCATATGGGGCGCGTCTGTGTGCCTCGGCAAGGGCCGCAGCTCCCATTTTTTTCGATACTCTCATGCAGGCGACGAGCGTGTGTTGGTGGACGAATGCAAATATTATACCGCGAATGTCTTCGGGAAAGTAGACTAAGGGGTCCATTTGCATTGGCTCGCACAGTTCAATTTTCCATAGACTGCAAAAAAAAATCAAATAATTGTCAAAAATCCAGCAATAATAGACCTTGCGTCCTTATGCGGGATGATCTCTGTTAGCAATACGAAAATAATAAGGGCCTTCTTGCGCGAGAGTACGCATTGGGAGCACATGCCACCCGGGCGCGGACCCACTCTGGCCATCCTGTGAATGATAAGTGGCGGGGTAAACCGCCATTGTTCTCTGATAGATAGACCCGCAATAAAATGTACAATATTGCTGGAATCATCTGCACGCACAGCGACCAGATGGTGTACTGGGTCTAGAATGTGGCCGGGTCGCACTCCTGCGTCGGGACCACATTCTAGCCTGACGAGCATCATATGCTTTACGGGCCGTCATTTCATTTTACCCAGCAAAAAATCAGGCTGCTGGAAGTAGCCACCTTTGAACGATGCCGAGGACGTCGCGACCCAATGGCAAGCTGGCCGCAAGAAAGAATCGTAAGAGGTCACGGGTTCTATGACCTATACACTCTCTGCAACATTCTATGGTGGCGCCGCGGATGATAAAGAACGTACTATTTCTGGGATAAGGCTCGTATGTCCAGCGATCAGCAGGGAGCTGCCCCTTAATGAAATGAACTTTCCCATACGTGTCGCCTCGTTCCTTGCAGAATACGTATTTTTCTTTCTCCAGAAAAGGATTGCCGACGAGAGACTTGGCGAAGGCCTCGGCGTCGGAGCACAGAGTAGAATATTTGCACTGTCTGCGCGCCATATAGGGCTTACGGGTCTCGGATTCAGTTTTGCTGAAAAAATTACAGCCGCACTCGGATGCGCCCGGTCACCCCAGCAAACACAATGCAGCCCCCAACAATATAATACTTCTTTCCGCTCAGGCTCACATAATAAGTAGCGCGCCGCTCAGTGCGAGGAACGGTCCGCTTGTTGCGACATCGTTGGCACCGTCCTCCAATACGATCAGCTATCGACATGCAGTCGTATGTGGCGCAACATGGTCGAAACCATCCTCCTGATTGCCTGCCCCAATATTTCGTGCCGTCCTGACTGTATCTCACCTCAAGACCGGCCTGTTTGATTATAATTGGGCACTTTGACATTAGGTTTATACAAGACCGCTTTCAATTTTAGTCTATGGATTACATCGTTGCGGAAAAGATGCGCACAACAGGGGCGCGCAGAAAATATGGAGAACATGTGAAATACCAGGTAAGTGTGACCGGCGTCTTTGACATCGGCTGGGCCAGGCAATCGGAGACGAGTTCTCGGCAGATGTTCGACCTCTCGGCACATAGCGACCCCTTGGTACTCGCACGGGCGCCCTTCAAAATGTCTGGCATATATCATCTAGTAAAGCTCAGTGCACAGCCGACTTCCCAGGTGTGCATGCTGTGTGGGGGCCGATGTGCTCGGGCTGGGTTCGCATGTGGGGACTGTCATGCCGCCGTTGTTTCCTTATTTTTGCAGTATGTAGAGACAAGGCTATTAGTCGCACACATCGGCCTACCCACCGAGCTGTGTGGGATAATCGCCGACCTTTTCGTGGGACTGATGGGGCGAGTCCGTCGTTATGGAGGGTGTGTGCGTGCAGAAAACTGAAAACAGACAATGCAAGAACATGATGTGCGTAAACTGCGCCCGCTGCAAGACCCACCGCGTTACCGTCTGCTGTCCCACATGTGGCGTGACCAGGTATTGCTCTGCGGGCTGCCTGTTGATGGACGCCCGGACTCACACTGGTATATGCCGGGCCCTCGTGGAAAACGCCGACAAGGTAAACTACATTCACAAAAAAAGCAACATCCTGATGAAGAACAGGACCCTGCAGGGAATCATCCTTGCGCTGGCATATTCGTGGCGCTTGCAGGGAGTGGCGCATGTGGACTGTGTCTTGATGCCCGAAATGGGAACATGGTGCAAGATACGGCCCTCATCCGCCCGCGTGAACGATGGGGCGCCCGACTCAATCGTGGTCGTCTACTTTACTGCAGAGTGCGAGCAGCAAAAACGATACACGATCCCCGTCGCGCACTGTCGGGCCGCATATGAGCGCCTTGATTATATTCATTTCCCTTGCTCGGAACATTGGGCCGCATTGTTTGCTGGAATCTGGATGTTCGGACGGTCCTAATTTTTTTTGCGATCTACCACAGAAAATGATACGAGAACCAAGACGGCGAATACTTCACGAGATAGGCCGGAGTCCCATTCGCGGTCAGTATCCCCCTGTGTCTTTTCCTGTAATTATTTCTGCGATCCTTATCTTTGTGATCCTTGCGCGACCATTTGCCACCCCCTAGTCCTACGGGCACGCGGTCCTTGTAGTGTTCATAGTCTCGATGACCGAAGCGCACGCACTTGCCGCTGGGCATTACTGCAGTGTACTTGTGTGGGGCTGGACCGTAAATAAATCGGATGTGCTTGGGTAATGCGGGCAGCGACGTCATTATATGATGCAAAAAATTAACATAGGGCGGCGAGCAGAGATATAATATGGCCGGTGACATCCCTACACATGCCGAGCTCTTGCGCAAGGAGCACTCGTCGCGCCCACTCTGTAAGGGACACATCGCGACCCCTGGCACATTTGCAGCACATATAGAACGCCGATGACCCTGCGTCCCCCATGAAGTACAAGATTAGACCAAAGGGCTCGCATCTGGATAATCTGATATCGTGCAGAAGTCTGACAGAAAGAGGAGTACCGGCTGCAAAGTGAGACTGAGCCAGCACACTGGGGCCGCATGCCAACAGATATGGATTCCCTTCGAATCTCTCCGTGCCGACCTCTCCACTACACTCCGTTATTTTCTGCATGTGGTCATATGCGGGTCCATTCATTTTTTGCCCACTGAATATAAAGAAGACCCAAGTACTCGGAAGAGAATATGTCCTCTGTTCTACAATTGATAATCAATCTGTTGGCGATTGCGGCCATCATGATGCAGGCGCGCAAGGTCGTCCTGAAGTCACTCAAGTATGGGAGACTCGGGCACTATAGGGATCGCTTGTGGGTGCGATATATGCAATGGAAGATCCCCAAGTGGCAACAGACCCTCGCAAAAAATGATCTGTTCCTCGATATATCCCATAAGCTCAGCGGACAGGGCGACGATATGAGCGATTGGAAACGGCGCAGATCTGTGCATATCCCCTTTGACACGCTTGATTTTAGTGCGAGCCCCACAGAGAAGCCACGAGATATGTACGCAAACTGGGCGCAGATGCAGATGCAGATAAAGAGCCTCGATAGTGAAATCAACATCCGCCATGATGCAGTAATATGTCCCCACTGTGCGATGATGGACGATAAAAGCGCCTGTGAATTGTGCCAAAGGATGCTCGCCGCATTCGAAGAGGACACGAAGCTGGCCCGCGCAGACGTGCAAGATTTTATCTCTCCGACGAACGGAAAAAAATCTCCATTGTTCTGGCAGTAATACATCCGGCAATGTCCTTTGTGAGCCACTGTCTGATTAACCAAATTTTGTAGGCCAGTGTCCCGTACATAGACGCATATTGCAAAGAGTGTCTGTCGCAGAGATAATTGACCTCTTCCACAGAGCGGCACACCATGCTGACGCTGTAGTAGCAAAATGCACATATCCCTGCGCCATTCTTGTGCCCGCGCGCCATATACCCGTCCATGAAGACTGGCGGTTCTCTTACTATGGCCGAATTATAGCACATTTGACATACAAAGTCCGCCTTGTGGGGTGGTATTCTAACGTGAAGGCTGTGCGCCATAGTGTGCCCGTATCGAGACCCCGGGCAATCTGGACTTCGTAGTATAAGCTGGCTGCTCGTATCCATTTGGCCCAATGCGCGGAGGACTCGTCTCATTGTTACATGGGCAACGGCTCATTCATTTTTTTCTGCAGAACATGGATCATTTCCTCGCACCCGATCTCGACTGCAGCGTCCAATGCGCGACCCAAATCGTTGGCCCCCTTCTCTATCAAATAATCTACTATCTCCTCGTAGGAATTCTGGGGAACGTCGCTGTCGTGGGCCAGTTGTTCGTATAGATGGGGCGTTTCTGGACCGCAGAGAAATACAAGCCAGACATTTGCGTCGGTCGATTCCACCACCTCGCTCACGCACTTGATGACGCCCAGATATCTGCCGAAGCAGGCCAGCATACAACCTATGCCGAACACATCTTCGTCGAAGTCTCGCGACATAAGGCGCCGTACTACCTCTTCATGTCCCCCGCAACATGCAGTGAGAAATGCATTCTCTACGTCGAGGCCCGGGTTAGATTCGAGAAATAGATCAAACGCGTCATATCTGCCCATCCTTATTGCGCAAACCAGGCTCTCCTCGTCTTCGCACACGATGCCCTTTTTTGCGAGAAACTGTAGGACATCCTGGGCGCCTCCGTCAAACGCATCTAGCAGCAGGCGGCTCTTACAATCGTCATATTTGCAGAGGATCTCCTGAAGAATGTCGACATTATTACCGCGACATGCTCCGGCCACAGCCTCGTTCCAAAGGCATTGAGTGTCGGGCTTGACGAGTTTCATTAAGTCCGCATTCCCTCCTGCATACACAGCGAACACGCAGCCCTCCAGGTCCGGCGCGGCAAGAAGTCCCCACATTCGCAGTGCGGCCCCTACATGTCCCTGCGATGCTGCACTCTCGAACCCGTCCTGGTAGTCACAGGCGCCCTTTGCGAGGGCTAGTTCTATCATATCCATACATCCACTCATACAGGCATTGCGCAAATATACTGGCCCGAACTTGCCGCGGACGACCGACAGATAGGCCCCAACCGACACAATGAACGCCCAATCATTTTCATCTATCTCATCGGGCTCTATCCCCGGACTGAATCTGCGGGCCTCCTCTGCAAGCGCCCGTCTGTTCCATTGTTTTGAGACCATCGCAAGAATGGCGAGCTTATTTCCCCAACAGTGTCTGAGTATCATGCCCACACAATCTTCCGGGAGCAGTTCCATGTGGGGTTATATTACGTGGCGCAAAAAAACGGGCCATGCCTTATCTGGTGCAGGCGAGGGCGACCAGAGCGACCCCGATTATGGCAGCGCTTATTGTCCAGATGAATAATTGCCAGGGATATACCAAATACCTGCGAGATACCCGTGTGTCATCGCAGTAATAAATGGGTGCTGTATTCGGCTGGAGGTCGCAGTCTCCATCTCCGCTCTCTGCACACCGAACGACAAGCGAGCAGAAAGTAGTGATGTTCCTGGGGCTCTCGTCCCCGACCATGAGGACAGTAAATGTGCCGTATTTGGCGAGATGTGGATAGCCATCATCCCCCTTTATTTCCCTGCAATCCCTACCGAGATCACGAAGGATAGAACACCGGCGCGCGGGCGTCACGAAGGTGAACACAGAGCTGATGATGACCACCAATATGATGACGAAGATCACGCTGCGGCACTTCGCTGTGATGTCCATGATACACCTTGCCCACGCACATTCAGTTTTGCTCCGGGCCCAGGATGAGCACAATAGTGCCGCCCGCAGCGACCCCATAGGATCCCAACGTCATCCCTTCCTTTATCACACGGCCCTCCCACACCAATAACGACCCCGCAGGAGCATTAGCCCTAATTAGAATATCCTTTTCCGTATACAAGGGGTGAAAGGGTTGTGTGGCGGTTCCTTCTACGGACTGAATGAAGATGTCGCCTTCTGGAGGGAAGTTATGCGCAGGGGATTGCCCAGTGCACTTCCACATGACCGCAGTGTGCGTGGTAAACGGCTCTATTTTTCTCATCATTGGTATTATGTCCTCTGCGGGCGGCTCGAGTTGATGCTGGGCATGGATATAGGCGCCGTGAAGGATGCGACAACTGGCCATGTAGTTCCTGCTGTTTATCATGTGGCAGTTCCATACGTTCTTAATGAGGGGTGGAGCTGTATACTTGGTCGGGTCGTGCTTTGCGATGGACAGCCACTTAGTATATTCACACATTATTATATTCAGGCTGCCCACCCCGGACACGCCTATGTTGTGTGAGTCATACTTCAGCACCACGGCAAGATCCAGGAGCAGGTCGCGGAGATCTGGGCTCATATCTATACTCCAGCCCGTGTTGGACAAATATCCTCCTCTTAGGGGTCCTCTGCAAAGGGCGCATTGGGGTGAGTCAGATCTGTCCGCGCATTCCCAACACGTGAATGACTTGCATTGTCTGCAGACGGCCATGAATATAGTTCCCATATTTGCTGCAATCTTTATGGCCGCCACCTCGCTGATTATAGGGGCGCCTGCGTCATCGAAACACTTTTCCATACAAATTGGGCATTCTTGCTGTGGGCGCATCTGAAGAGGTTGGGACACACAAAAACATGATCTACATTGCACCGCGTCCTTCAGCTCCCGAAGATCTGTACTAAGGCAGTGTTTGCATCTATTCATTGTACACGTGCGCGAGTGTCTATAAAATAAGGGCCTTATTGCACGTCAAAAGATTCTGGGCTGCGCGTGCACCAACATATCGTGACGCATGTGGCAAAGAATCCGCCCACAATGATCGCGGCGAGGCAAATGGCGAAGAATGAATGGTCTATCTTTTTGTCGCAGCAGTTGATTACAGAGTCTAATGCGGCTTTGTATTTCTCGTCATATACTATTCTTTTTTCCCTATCCATAAATTCGCAGCAGAGATTGCCGACCTCCCTGCTCCATGTACTATTGGCCTCGGCAAGATTCCCTCTAATATCCCTTCGGCAATATGAGATGCTAGGGTAATCATTTGTGATTTCTATTATGTGATCTATGCGCCAAGAATAGAGAGCCCGTGTCGGCATAACTTCACATGGATCGCCTTCGGGTAGCTCTCTGTAGAAGTCGCCAGGATTATTCCTCCAGTTGGCGGAAAAGAAGGCTGAATGTTGTTGCGCGCCACAATTAATTTTGCATGCGTCCACAATGAGTATCAAGAAGCAGAGCATTTCCTACGCATGTATAATGATATGCTAGTTGAAATTGCGCTGTGCGTTGCGATCGGAGTGATGGCCGCGGGGGCCGCAGTGATACTGACGAAGATAATGGCCGAAATATACAGCGGACCCAGTATCTGTGAGCCCTCGGGCACAATTTGAATCCCCGCCTAGTAATCCTAAAAATGATCCCGTACCACCGGACGCGCCTCCCAATCATGTGCCAGGCCCGCGACCAGGGCTTCACGCTGCTTGCTGGCACGATGGTCGAGGGGACGTATATGGTCACCTTTTGGTGCAAAAAGTTCCACAGATGCACGACGCCATGGGTGCAGGGAGAACAACTTGTCTGCTCTACTTGCGACGAGCCGCTGAAGAAGATGGGCAAGGCCGACATGCAACTCGCTTCTGCAAGGGCCTCTGCTGCACAACTCGGGATTATATTGCCGGCGAATTATGAGAGAACGGGCGCCACATATACTTGGTTATGCATCCGGGGCCATTCTTTCGAGGGCTCTTTGGCCTACATGAAGAGGAAACACAAGGAGCAGGGCGACGAGTATATGGCATGTATTCACTGTCATTTAGACTTGTATTATGCCGAGAACAACCTCAGAAAGATATCCCAATGTGCAATAATAAACAGGACTACCATGATCAAGCTGGAATGTAATATATGCAAGACGACGTTCTATAGTTCGGCTGCACGAGCCCGCGCCTGTCCTGAACGGGACTTTCACCCCAGCAAAAAATAATGGGCCGCGATGGTCCCTTTACGACGCACAAGGCGCGCGAGAAAGCTTCAGTATGTCTCCTTTTTTTACTCCACATTCTTGCAGAGTGCTGTGTAAGGGTAGTATATCCTCGCCAAGCGTGACGATCTCAACGGGCCCGGTAACATTGGCCTTGATGAGGACGTCCTGTATGGTGTACGAAGGATTATAGGGCGCATATTTTACCCCAAACTCTATCTTGATCCAGACGCCCTCGCAAGAAGGGTAGTTAAATGCGCAGCTCTGCATGGGACATTTCCAGATGGCCGCAGTGAGCTCTGTAAACGGCTCCAGCTGTCTGATGTGCGCAACCGTCCACTTGTTCGGCATCTCGGGGGCCTTGTGTGGGCGATGGTGGATCATCTCGCAACAAAGAATCTCACACACGGCCGCATAATTCTTCGTGAGCTGCACATGCATTGTCCACATTTCATCGATGATGCCCACAGGAGGGACAAAGCTCAGGGGATCTTGTGGCCACAGGCGCGCAATAGAGAGCCACTTTATATACTCGATCATATGGCTGCCAATCGCTCGGGGCATTATTTTGGGGAATAAGTACACGGCAAAGTCAGCGAGTAATAGTCTAAGGTCGCGGCTCATACTCTGCAGACAGCTCATGTCTGTGTAGCTGCATCGTCGGATACGTCCTTTACAAATGATGCACTTGGAGTGTCCTATTCGGGCGACGCAGCGGAAACATACGGCGGTCCCACACTGTTCACACGTCTTGCAAACGATTCCCGACGTTCCATCGTAGTCACATACATCTTCGAAACACACGGGGCATGTAGTTCCGCTGCGGATGACCACAGGACGGCAGGCTGCAAAACAATCGAGACACTGAGACTTGCCAGCGCCAGGAAGAGGACGTAAGTCAGTGCCCAAGCAATTTCGACAGCGGGGCGCTTCCATTAATACGTCGAGGCTATATACTTTCATTTTTATCCTTCAACGTCTTCAACCAGGCCATGTCCCGGCGATAGATCCTGGTGATCTCCGGATGAGTGTTCTTGAAGCGAATCGCAGTGGCATTCATGCGCGAGATAATGTCCTTGTACTCATATCTGTCATACATTCGGCGCATAATGGCACGGCGTTCTCGTTCCGGAAGGCTGTACTTATACCCACTCGGGCCGAGTATGTCTACAGGGGACAACGGGATGACGACCCGCGCCTTCTTTCCTGATGATCTTCGGCGGCGCTTCGAACTCGAGCGTCTTCTCTGCATTATAACTCTTGGCAAAAAAAGCCTAGAGCTCACAAAGAAGCTCGCCGACTATTCCCCCGATATCTGGCCCCAATAACAGACGCGCGGCCAGCAGACAATGAGCTCCATGTGTGATCTCTTGTTCGATCTCTGCAAGATGGTGCTCACATATCTTTAGCGAACCAATATATTCGGGATCGTTCGTGAAACATATAGGGCATATTTGCATCGATAGATATGTTTCGCAGGGGAACACTTGGCTCGTAAACATGCGATCTGCAAGAGACGTTGGACGGCGATATAACGTAAGACATCCCACGCACATTATCATTCGGCAATCCGATCCTGCGAACCCACACACGGGATTGTTGCAGAATGTGACAGACGTAAGGGTTTGCCATTTTGGGCCCATAACGCGCACTGGGTGCTTGCTTATTACTGTCGCGACGAGCATAGTACTGCGGGCAGTTGTATTTCAATTTTCATGATAATGCGGGCCACATCTCGGGGAGCCATCTGCAAAAGTAGCCAGTATTTGGCCACACATTCTCTGCAACGGGCGTGGAATACCGGCCGGCATGTGCTGCATATGTGGGCGCCGGTAAAAGTGAGACCCCTATCTATTTCCCCAATGCAAATCGGGCAGATACTTGTCCTGCTGGCGATTGCCTTTGCAGCCAGCGCGTCGGCAAATATTGGGACATACTTGTTGTAGAAAGTATCAATGCAATACCCGCATGTGTCATGAAAGTCAATGCACACGGGCGCGGCGCGAACAGTTGTAGTACAGTGGCCGCCCGGACATCTATACACGGTCGTCGCTCCACACTCTTGCCGGCTACATACATTTTCGATGGTCCGTAAGAGTCCCTCCATACAAGAGACAACACACGGGGCTAAATATGCAAAAAAGTGTGGGCTCCCCTACAAGAGACCGGGCATCTCAATTAATATGCCAGCCGCAATGGCCGCGAGTCTGCCCACGATAACCGTACAAATGTCGACGGGCGTATGATATCTCGTATGGACAGCCTTCGCGCGTAAATCTACTAGGACATTTCTACGGCGAGCACATTCTGCACAGGCCTTATTTGCCACCCTTTTACAGAATCCACATACGGGATCATATCCTTCTACAACACTCCAGTGAACATCGGGCAAATATCTTAGGAAATTTATGTCTTGCACCGGCTCGATGGATGTCAACATATTGATGGGTCCGTTTTTGAAGAAACGGTAGACGAATGAATAATATCGGTCGCCTAATACTGCCACACGTGTATAGTCATCACCAGTGCGCAAAACCATTACCCGGACGCCTTGCTTTTTGCACGACGCAAGAAACGCTTCTGAGCTGGACAAATGCGCTGGGTAGTCCATCTAGTAGCTATCACCGGTCGGTTTCATTTTTTTGTCGGCCGCAGAAGTCCATCGAAAAAATAAGACGTGTCATATCATGCATCGCCCGTTAACGTGGCCATCAATCGCATCACTTGCAATGCGCAATCTTTGTTAGAGGCCACAGTGATCAGCAGGAATTTCCTTGGGAAATCTATCTTACCGCGCGCGGCATCCCCGATACAGGCGGCACATATCCGACCAAATATATGGACCTGCTGAGTTTTCCAAGTGGACAGCAGACACAATGGGCAGATGCCGGGCATGAACGAACGCGCATTGCGACAGGAAAACGCCCTCATTAGAAGCGGCTTGTATCCTATTTCTTTCGGGACACATGATAGAGCTGCCCGCATATTCGCACAGGCGACGTTGTCAGTTATGAAGGTTATGTCTCTACCCACAGTCACAAAGCAGTTGTCGTGAAGGTCGCACTGCCACATCTCGAGGCTGCCATATATACCGTTGAAATGGTCCTGTACTCCAACGCGGATGTAGGAGACTTTGATATTCTGCTTTATGCCCTCGAGCAGAGCCGCCTTCATTTGTGGCAGATTGAATGATTCAAATTTTCAAAGACGATCCCGAAAAAATAAGGGGAATTCCCTCGCATATTATGCCCTTTGTATTCTCCACCCTGCCCTTGTGAGCGCCTCGTAGACAGAATGGTCTGTCCCATGTACAAGAATACCATCCAACACAAGAGGGTCTGCCCCGTAACTCAGCATTAGATCTATCATTTTCTCACAGCCTCTCTGTGCTGCACACACGAGCGCCTCATCAAACGAGACCGCCTTGTTTTCCACACAGAAGGAGACAAGATCCTCATAGGAGTCCCCTGGTAGTGCTAACTTCTCGCGCGGCAAATCTGCTGGCGGTCCGCAAAGAGCAATCATGATTTTATCATACCCGACAAACCCCGGCGCCGACGACAGTCGCACTATTATTTCTTTGTACCGTCCATAGCTGGCCAGCGCGCACGCAATTTCGACGGCGTCTTGGGACAGCGCATGGTTGGCCAGTATATATTCTGCTATAGTCAGATGGCCTTCGTTACACGCATGAAACAGTATCTCTTCGAAGTCCAACGCGGGATTTGATTCAAGAAAGGCAATAGCCATATTATATTCTTTGTACCTCATTGCAGCAACGATGTCACCCCAATTCTCACACTTGATGCCTGATTTGACCAGAAAATTAAACGCACATCTGGTCTCGCTGCGCAATGCCGTGGCCAGTAGTTTGCTGGGGTTGTCAGTAAATTTACACAGCGAGCCGGCCAGCAAGTCCAAGTGCTCGCCAATAACCAGGCCAACAACGGCAACATTCTGGAGCTTCTCATCAAGTTCGAACAGGGCCATCAGTTCTGGGTCGGCCCCGCTGTATGCAGACAATACACAGGAATTCATATCTGGTTCTTTCAGTAGCGACCACATGCGCAATGCAATATCCGTTCGGCAATTATACGCGGCGCCCTCGAATCCTTCCTGATAGTCTTCGGCCCCTCTTGCAAGGGCGAGTTCCACCATGTCCATACCTCCACCTACTGCATACTGCAAGCGAATGGGCCCGTATTTGGAGCGGACGACAATAAGATATGCGCCCATGCAAATGGCCTGATTCCAATGTTCTTGAGAGGTTATTACAGGGAACTTACCACCTTTGCAATATCTGCGGGCCTCTGCGGCGATAGCATGCTGTGTCCACATGCGGGAGACCTGTGCAAGGACAGACAGCGTCTTGCTAGTACACTTGTCGAGCATATATTTGCGGCAGTCCTCAGTAAGGGAGTCCATGGAGTGTTCTTTATGATGAAGACCATTCATTTTTTACTGAAAACGGGCGGGGCTCTTTCGTCATTGGGGGCACAAACGATGGCCGAGGGGGTCTCCCCAAATGATGCCGCCGTGCCCATCTTTTGCGAGTAACCTGCGCAGTGTGTCCCCATCTTTTTTGCGTTGGTCACGAATCCATCTCCGTGCAGGCAGAGGCGCGGCTTGTCCTGACTTGCGATGGCATCAGCACCTACATTTCAGAAAGTTCGACGAAAAAAAGAAGAGGTTACGTTGGCCAGTGGGCCGCCTGGCATCTTTGATGGAGACTGCGCGGCCCACTGATCGCACGACCGGCCAGAGGGTCTCTATCGCGCGGTCAGTGTGGGCATTTTCATTAGAGTCCCCGCTGCTATAGTTGCGAGCAGCCCGATGATGTGCCCCAATACGTCCTCGAAGATTCCCGATCGGGCTTTCACGTATACAGCCCGCGCAGTTATCTCGCACAGATCCTTCCGGGCGCGCCTGCATGTAAGACATATGTCGTCCACTTCTTCGCCACACAGGCCGCATGTAACGACGCCGTGACAATGTAGATTCCAGTGAACGGCAGGAAGGTGTCTTAGTAATTTTGCGTCCTCCGAAAAGAATTTATACCTGTCCTCGGAAGTGATCCTGTCGACTGGCCCATCGATATGAAACCGGACCATTGCAACAGCCCTTTCTCGAGCTTTGCATATTACGTCTACGAACTCATAACACTCACCCCGCGATGTACCCGCGAGGTACTCGTTACGGTGACACCATTTCACGAATGATGCGGCGCTTGATAAATGCTGCGGGATAGACATCAATACACTGCCTCGCACAGTATTCAGTTTTTTTGCTGCAAAAAAAGAGGCCTAAGTCTATCGCAGAAGAGGATGATTTGACCCTCCGCACTTAGCACAGTCGGTAGCCCCGGCCTCTATCAGGGCCAGTATTATTTCAGTATACCCCGCGTTGCAAGCGATCCCAAGTCCTTCGCAAAGAATGTCCTCAGAGTCGGGACGTAGCAAGATATCCTCGAGAAGGTCGTTGACTGTGCCTGTATTGTTGGCATACACTTGTTCCATAAACTTAGTAGCATTATCCGTCGCAATGTGCTTTAGGGATTTCAGCCCGCATAGAATATTTCGTGCATAGGCTTTGTATACGGGGACGTTTCCACTACGGATCAGATAATCCCATAGCCCTCCAGACTGCGTGCGAATTGCAGATTCCAGTAGAATGTCCGCGTTGCTGCCATAATACTCTTCCAGAATGAAGTCTGCGATCGCATCGCTGTTTTGGGCACAGGCAAGTCTAAGAAGACCGAACACATCACAATCATCGAGATCATATTTTCTCGCCAAGAATACGAATCGGGACAAATCGTAATTTCCAACGAGATGTCTTAATATCCGCATTGCGTCCAATTCCAGCTTGTCTATCGTGAAATCTACCGCCCTCTCGAACTCCTTCGTATTGACGATTAAATCCCACACACTGTTGCCGTCAAATCTAGCCCCGTGCTCGTAGAGAATGATTGCCGAAGAGACGATCCCATGTTTGCAAGCGGACGGCATCAGTTCGTCAAGGTAGTCCTGTGTACACTTGACGCGGCCCAACAAGAACTCAATACATTCTGGCGCGTCGTATTTACATGCACGTTCAAGAGCGGGCATAATATTCCAGGCGCCTTTGTCTATCATTTCTTGGGCAAGCTCAAGATCATTCGCAGCACACGCCCCAGCTAGACCCTCGTTCCAACAATCGAACCGTTCTTCGGGCGTCTTTGCAGCCTCGGCAACAAAGTCTATTATCTCATGATTATAGTAGTAACATGCCCACCGCATGAACGGGGATAGATGAAAGGAGTGTTTTTTGTTAACCTCGACCATATATCGAATGACGGACATGTCTCCGTTTTTGCACGCATATCGGATGGCCATCGAACTAAAGCCGGAGTCGTTATCGCAAAACAGGATCATATAGGTTGACAGCGTCTTGCCTCCCAGTCCGCAAGCATAAGCCATAGATTTACGTCCGATCTTGGCACGTGGCTTCATTATGATCTCCCATACCTTCTCCCTGTGTCCTCCCTTTGCGGCCCCCTGAAGAACTTCCTTCTGATCATTGTCAGTATGACACAGGAGATGAAAGGCGCCTCCCTGACTAAGTAACCGAGCATCGAGCCGCGCGGGCTTTAGTCTCTGAAGAAGATGGACTTCGCCTGTTTTCTGTACTCGCCCGTGAATCCTTGGGTCGTTCCCAATGATGTAGGTGGGCCGTAAACGTGGCTGGGAATATCCTTGCGGGTATGTAGAAAAGGAGATAGATACACGGAGAGATACACGCTCAAACTGTCGGGAAACGGAACAGACAATGGCGCGAGTGTGCGAGCCAACGAGCCCCATGATAATGGCAAGAATATCATCATTGAGTACGTACGAGGACATGGTAACACTGCGAGGCGCCCCATTCAGTTTTCATTGCGCGCTGTAAAAAAAGATCAAAGCCCGGACAGCATCTGCGCAATATGGGTGGCAATGTCCTCGCAGAATAACAGGCGCAGGGTCATCACACAACGGGCCCCGTTTCTGATATCAGAGGATATTTTATCGCTGCACCTTGGGCAGACGTGCAATGGGGAGCATTTGTTATCGATGTTGCCCCAGTCTTTGCAGATAGGACATAATGTATCATCTTTTTGCACTTCGGGAAACTTTATGGAGGTCAACAGGCGGCTGCGCAATGTAATAGGCACGGAGTAATGGTCCAAACAAGTCGCACACATGCGCTCTATATCTGCATAGGTCTCCCCACAATTGCTCCCTTCGTACCTGTCGGGGGAGAACTCGGCCTCAATCAGCAGCATTGTACGTGACATGGGAGCCGCCGATTCATTTTTTGCAGGATATTAGACCAGGCGACACACAGCATCACACAGGTCCCCGTGTACTGCCGCAACAGAGCGCGTGTGTCCGCCTCGTTGTGCCAGTTCTAATTCGTCTATAAGTTCATGGGCCAGCGCAATCAATACCTTCTGCGCTCTACCATTGTCGCGGCCGGTTGTAACTCTTAATGCTTCTTGTAGGGCATATTCGGAGAAGCCGTATGTGTCTATGACCAGCACGGGAGAGACCCCACCGTTAATGGCGCGTACTCCCTGTTTGGCCAGCTCCACGTCTACTTCTATTTTAGGGCGCTCCAGATATTCTGCGATGTCTTCCAGAGAACGACCCGCCTTCCTAAGGGCCACTACTGCGGCGCGCTCGTCGTCTGTCCATGGGGTGTCAGATAGGCGACACGATACATGACAGAGTCTGAAAAAGAAGCCCGGTTCGGCAAGACTATGAAAGTCTGCGAGAAACTGTGTGTCTGCGGCGGAAATCATTATTATATACACAGAAAATAGATAAGGGCTCGTGGCGAATATTTGGGTGCGGACACTGCGGGCTCCCTGTAAAAATGAATGGGCGACGCGGAGGGAGTACAATGGGTGCGAAAGAAACGATCGACGAGTTATTCAGACCGCCCCATAATCGAGTGATCATCTTGGGCCCTATATTGGGAAGACGCTCTCTTGTTAGAGTCCCCCTTACTTTCAGCCGCGCAATACCGACCACCCTAGACGATCGCGGAAATTGGATAGCCGAAGATAAGAGACTCGGGCGCCTGGATCTCTATCATTCCGCACACATCAAGCTCGGCGAGGATCTGATCGTGTTCGATTCGCGGGGCTATGCAAGGTCGGGCTTAGACCGTATATTGTGCGTGGGCGCGGCGGTGAACCCTCTTGTGGCCATAAAGGGAATGCCTTGCATAAATCTGAGCGAAAGAGGGCGAGCACAGTTAATCGGACATGTGCATAATGGGAGATTTTGTTATGATCAGTGTTGCTTTGCATGTGGCTCACTGCCGCCCGCGGCATACTATCATTGGGGACACATCGTGAAGCCGCTGTGTGAAAAGTGTCTCGCAGTGCGGGGCATGTTCGAGGGACTGGTTGGACACTACTGGCACGTACGTATGGCGGCGGGGTCGCTGCGAGACACGGGAACAATTATCTGGGCGTCTTATCAGGCGGTAATGTGCGGATATATGCGGGGGCTCGTGTGATTTTTTTGCTATAGAGTCTTCTCATTTGCAGGAGACCCGCGGGCAAGATATATGGCCGATACGGGCAAACTAGATCGCCTGTGCGAGGCAGTCATGAACAATAGCGCTGCGAACATGGTAGTACTCGCGGCGGCCTATGCATGGAAAGATCGCGGGGCGGGATATGTAGTCTGCACATTGTCTGAGGGGACTTCACTGCAGGGGGTGATCACTGTAGGAGATGGGGCCGTGCAGCATCAATCTGGGACTCTCTGCATTAAGTTCCAGGCAGAGAGCGGCGGCCTACAGCGCGAATACCGATGCATGCTGTCTCAGGCGAGAAGAGCCCACAGAAACATAGGACAAAAAATAGGGGACGGCCACACGGTCGAGTTCGTAGAGACCTCGAGGGACAATGTGTCGGCCAAGGTGATTATGTTGTCGCCATAAATTGGGCCACCACCCGAGAGACGTCTGCGCCGACCATCTGTTTGCACAGCCACGCGCGATGGGCTAAGGCGGCATATTGTGCGGCGAACTTAGGAACACAGCTCTTGCAAAGGATGGGGATCTGGTGCACGCACAGTTCTATGCGAAACAGCTCGCGCCAGCACCATGGGCAATACTCTTTTTTTACATCTCGGCCAGAAGACACGACGTCCGCCACGACTCCATCCATGAGGACAGGGGTCGTCCTCGTAACAAGCATGGCACAACATTCTTTGCACATTCCTCCAGTGCACGCGTCGGTCTCCTTGATGGCTATGCGACACGCCCGATGGTTAGCGCGGTCGGCTATGAGATAACAGTCGGAGAAGTACTTGTCCTTGACACATATTCCCTTGTTTATCAGTTGTCGGAAGCGCAACATATTCAGCGCCGTTATCTTTTCATAAGGCCACGGAAAAAAATTGAGCCATGTCGTATCTTTCACTCTTCGCGAGTCATGGATTGAACACAGCGCATGAACAGCACCCCAAGGATCACATACAAGATTAATACGGCCGCACTAAAGGCGATGACTGATGCGCTGCCAGGCTCGGCGCAATAATTGACAAGTACAAGAGCCCGCGTATAGTGCTCTCCGTATACCTGTCGTCGCTCAGAGGCGGCTGTCCCGCTGCATAATTCTCTCAATTGACCATACCACGTGGCGTTTGCCGCGGCTAGATTGCCCCGGATGTTCTTTTCGTATCTTGTTATATAGTCCACGACGCGACCGCGCAGGGCAAACTCCTCCTGTAGCTGTTCTACGGAGACCGTCTCGCAGGCATTGTCCTGGCTGGGAAGGGTCGTGAAGAAGTTGGTGGCGTTGTCTCGCCGAAGGAAGTAGTCGGTATATGACTCCCTGCAGGACAGCACATAGCTGGCAAAAATCAGGAACATTAACATTTTCTGTATACTGGGCGGCGATATTCATATGAGAGTCTATAAAAAATCAGACGGCCACTATCAGCCTCATTATCATGCGCGCCACGTCCTCACACAGTAGTGTCCGCGCGAGTAGCCAGCGGCGGACCATGTCGTTATATTGTGCGGCAAACACAGGACGACAGTCAAGGCAGAGACGCGCCTGCCAATGATATGGCTTATGTCTGATAGTTAATTGTTTCCAGCATTGAGGACAATAGTCATATCTATAGTCTCTATGCTCTATATTTGCCTCGACACTGTCCAAGAAAACAGGGGTTGTGCATCGTATGAGATAGGCGCAGCAGTCAATACGGACGTCGGTCGTACACGCCCTATCCTTTTCGATATACAAGACGCACGGACGCAGATGATTTGCTACCTGGGCGCATTTTATAGAGTATTCCCCCGGGGAGGAAGTTTGCACGCAGATCCCTTTGTCGACGAGCTGGCCAAATCGCCTCATGCTTCGTAAGTCGGCACGCGATTCATTTTTCGTAGACTGCAAAAAAAAAGAGACCATGAGCAGTCCGATGACTCGCGCCACATCGGGGCACAATAGATGTCCGCACAGCCAGACGTGATGAAGCACTGACCGGTACTCTGTATCGAATACGGGTCGGCATTCTTCACAAACGAACGGATGTTTATGATACGCCGCACCCTCGTGGCGCAGCTGATACAAGCACATGGGACAATATCTGTATTCTTCATGGTAGAACCGTTTCGTGGCCAAGATGCAGTCCAAGAGAACAGGGGTCGTCCAATTTATTATATTGACGCAACATTTGGCCTTCATCCTCCCGGTGTACACGCGCTCGCCGTTTATGTGTATATGACAGCTTCCACGACAGCAGCCCTGCAGAGCATATTCGTTTTGATCAGGGCAGGGTTTGCATAGTCCTTTGTCTATTAGCTGTCGGAAGCGCCGCATTAGTGACTGTGTGGATTCCGTTTCATTTTTCGACGTCGAAAAAATCAGTACGCCTCTATCATTGTCCCAGAAAGAAGCGTGACGATGTCCGAGAGGAGCCCCATGTGGCGCACGGCAAAGAATAGATACACAAGATGGTCGATCTCTGTCAGATGCCGCTGTCTACACTCTTCGCAGACTCCGCACATATAACAACTACCATAGGGCGCCCAAAGCGTCTTAGCGTGAATCAGACAGTCTTGTGCAATTGCGGCCGGAGTGCCCATCAACATCCTTCTTTGTGCGAAGGTTCGTGCGGGAGGCAAGAAGGACGAAAGCATTTTGTAGCAACCCTCGTGCCCGTAGTAATGTAACACTGTCCTGCCGCGACCGGAAATTATCTGGCAACGGGTTCGCTCACCTGGGCAGCCTTCGTAGACATACGTGATGGCTCTCTCGGAGAGTATGTGGCCCGGTCGTGCAATGACGGCGCGTCTGATGTCTTCGTGGATCTTATTCATGGTACAGTACGAGGACTACATTCATTTTCTGACGGGCGACATGAAAAAAGAGGCGCTTATACCACGGCCAAGTAGGCGGCAATAATGCGCGAGACATCCTCCCAGAGCGTCTGACGAGCGACGAAGATGCAGAAGACCGCGTGCTCATACATAGCGCCATATTTCAACACACAGGAGATGCATTGATCAGAGAGATATTGCGCAAAATTGGAGCAGATCAAACAGCGAAATCCTATTGCAGTTGCTGTCCCTATCTGGACGTCGAGTAACTCCCTGCGCGCCGAAATAGACTTGGGTATTATGAGGGCCGCCTTGCAGCAATGACATAGTGCACACTGGACTCTCTCTGGTTTCCTTCTGTAGAATACTGCGCAGTGGTAGGAGCTGGTATCGGTTGGGTGGCGATGGATTATCTCGATCTTTTCTGAAGCGGATAGGGGCATCACTCTATTGCGAGCGTGTTCGATGATGTCTATCGGGCGCATGCTTACGTTCTATAAGGGGCCCTAGATTCATTTTTTGCGACAGGCGACATGAAAAAAGATGGGCGCCTATCACTGCCGAATGATCCGCATCATGAGCCCCGCAATGTTTCGCAGGACATCTCTGCACAATACCTGCGACGCGATCCACAGTATGTAAGCCCCTTTGCAGAACAGTACAAGACGGCCGTAGCACACATCCCGTGTCGGGCAGATCGCATCGTCCGTCTTGCCGCACACTCCGCACGATTCGCACGCATATTCTGTCGGCATAACGTGTGCCTCCTCGTATATTCGCGGGTCAAACAGGCTGGGAAGGCATCTTGCGGCGGCTGTCCAGAAGCTGACAGTATCACGAAAATGAACGTTATCGGTACATGGCTTGGATTGGTCGCATCGCACCCTACATACCGATACACCGGTGGGGCCATAGTACAAGTTAATACATAAGCCCAGATCATGCCCATGATCTATCCAGTTGCATGACCAATATATGTCAACATAATTATTCGGATAGTCGCTCATCGTCTTCACTTGCGGCCCGAAGAAGAGATGGGCGTTATCCATACAGCATCGCACCCGCGCAGTCAGATCTTCGAGAGCCTGGGTCGCCATATCACACTGGGCGGCCGCATTCAATTTGTTAGGGGGGCGTCTAGCCAGATGCGTCATCCGTTCTGTCCGACGTGCGAAAATACATAGCAGCGATACTGCTCCTGCTGTAGACAAAACTGAAAATGAGACGTCAGAGACATGAAGAGAGCTCTCGTGATAGACTTGACCCCAAGAAAGAGGCCCAGACGGGGACCCTCGGAGTTCGGAGACAAGAGCCCCGCAAAAAGGGCTGACTGTTTCAATAGGCCTATCACGCGGCATGCAATGAGATTCGTGGGCGTGCACAATGATCGCGAGTTTATGTATTTTGTGATTGACGCGGCTCTTGCGCGAACATCGTCCTATCTCATTGCTCGAGGGGTGGATCCGTGGAAGATCGTGGCATTTACAGGAAATGAAAATGACTATGAGGTGCTAGTACTCACGGCGAAACCAAATGTCGCAGTATGGCTGCTTATGTCGGATCAAGTATATGACGGACTAACGATTAGATCTTCTGAGCACGTCATTGTCATACACGACGGGCAACAGGTCGCATCCAATACGTTCAAGGACATAGAGATTCTCCTCAGTCAAGGGCACAAGACTATCGGCCTCGGGTGCAACGTATGTACGAGAGATGCAACCGGCCACAGGATAACCGCCAATACGTTTGCTGCAGAAGTGATGGAGATGGCGAGGCGCAAAGGATATACTGCGCGACACGAGCCCATGGATTCGTACAGACATATGCAGCCGTTCTGGTTCGAGTTCGTGTTGGGGACACTCTCCCACATTGATCTTACGGAGGGCCCGATGCGGTATGTGATGAGCGACTGATTTTTTTGTTGCCCAAAAATTGAAAGTTCATAATCGTGTGTATATCAATGGCCGCTCAAGTCTGTAAGTGTTCCCGCGCAGCTAATTTGCAGTGTCCGATATGTGGCGTCGTGTCCTTCTGCTCAGACGAATGCGCACAGGATCATGCGCTGGTCTGTGGTCTGACAAATGGTACGGCACTTGACGCACGATGCAAGACGGCCCTGGCCAATCCCGCGGTGCGCGGACTAATCTTTGCTGTTGCCTATGCCTGGAAGGATCGTGGCGCAGGATATGTGATGTGTCATTTTCGAGGGCCGACCCAAGGGGCCATAATAATGGGAGACACTAGAATAGCAGAGCCAGAGCGCAGGGATAATACTGTGTTCGTCCTGTTTACGGACGGCGATTCGCACGTGGGCTGTTATTATTCAATGAAATTGGCGAGATCCGAGTATAAATCTCGCAGGGCCATACTGAACAATCAGGGGAACGTGTGCTATTTCACCGAGGTCGCCCCAGACGATGTCTCTATCAAGATATGCCTGAGGCAGTAAGGTTGCAGCGCCATTCTTTTTTGGGATGCTGGCGCCGATGCCGACTGAAAAAATAAGGGAAAACTCCCCTTCACTTGGCCGCAGAATAATCAGTCAAGAGCTCGATTATACAGTCGTCCGGATTGGCGCACATGTCCGTCTGTATTTTTCTCAGAACTCCTGCGAAATCAGTGGCGCCCATGGACACGCAATATGTAATGGTAGGGATGGAATCTGCCGTGCCGAACTTGCAGACGACTTCTAGGGCCACATTCCAGTCGACCTTCATATGTCCCACCAGGAAGCCCATGACGTCTATGCGGTTGCAGATACATGCGCCATCGAAACCGTCAGATAGACGGAACTCATCATCTGGGAGCAGCCGTTTTACCAGGTCTAAGTATCCGGATGAACAGGCCTCCTCGAAGGCAAATATGTTGTCCGCCTGTGGAAACGTGTCCAGCAGATAGTGCGCTATTTCAGGGCGCCGAGCGCTTATGGCTTTGTTGATGGCAAAATCATCTTTGATGGTGATTCCTTTGTTCTCTACCAAGTACTTCACCATTTCCAGGCGGCCCTCACTTGCGAGACCGATCAGGCGTTCACGAGCGCCTGTGTATTTGTGGAATATTTCATCCACGATATCGACGTGGCCTCCCTGGCATGCTCCTTCTATCACATTGTCCCAATCGAGAGGAACTGCGTACTTGGAAAAGAAGGCGATCAGGGCGCGGTTGCCGCTGTAATATGCGGCGCGCAAGAGTGTAGAGCGATAGATGGGGTTTATGTGTTGGCCGAATAACAATACTGCGATGTCGTAATACCCCGCGCGTGTAGCCAGGAAACATGCCTCGTAGAAGGTGGTGGCGCCAGTGTGTATGGCAAGGAGGACTGTGTCCATGTCTCCGCTTATTGCGGCGCACTCGAGGCTGAGCATGCCTGTTCCTGGGCGGCAAATGAAGAGATATGCGGCTTGTTTGGTAAGGGTCTTGATGTCGGGGACTGCGACAAGGTCATAAGCGGCCCGAGTGCCATAGTACCTCCTGATGGCTTCTTCGAGGGCCCGAGCTGCCATGTGTTTTGATACTGTCTGGAGATCAGAGAGGGACTTATGGGAGAATTGAGCGAATAAGAGACGGCTGATATCTTGCGGGGTGCTGATGAACGGGTCCATTAGTGGTTGAGTGCTTGGTGATTCAATTTTGCTGGGAAAAAAATAAGTGAGAGGTTGTTGCGCGATCTCGTGTGGAAAAATCATGTAAAAAAAGACAAGTGGTAAGTACGGGAATATGTCGACACCTACTACAGTCACTCTTGCGTCTCCAAAAGAGAATAACGCCCTAGAGTCAGTACTCTGCAAGATCATTTCTGGCAAAATTCGTTCACATGCAGATTTTGACAAGAAGAGAGGATTTGCGGATAAATGTGATCTTACGATTAAATCCATCGTAGCAATGCTCAGAAAGCAGCCTAACTGTGCCATTTGCAATGATCCGATGGTCCAATGTGTGGGTAAAAAATGCGGCTGGCAATGGTCCATCGATAGAATTAACAATAATTTAGGACACATCATCAGTAATGTGCGTCTGACCTGTTATTACTGCAATGTGCGACAATATGGATCGGAGCCAACTTTTGAGGAAGCCAGTCTGATGAAAAGGACGAAAACGTGTAAAGCCGGATGTCATGTTGCCACGGTCAGCCGCGCAGATACCCGACTCATGCACATCGCGCTTAAACTTAAAAGAGCCTTCGTGAAGAGAATGCCTTCTTCTTTCATTGCGGATAAAAAGGCAATAATAATTGCTCCGCCTAGCAAAGATGACGGACATCAAATGCAGCCACTTACTACAGACAAGGAAATAGGCCCAACACAGGCTACTCCGAAAAAATTGAGGAAAAAGAGAGGCACTCAGCAAGGTACATACAATTGTCCTAATTGTTCTTATTCTACCAAACTTGCCAAAGATCTTGAAAGGCATATGTCGCGTAAAAATACATGCGGCATACGTCCCAGTCCTCCCACTACTGTCGATCCGAATTTCACTTGCCCACACTGCAATAAGGTTCTTTCAAGCAAACGAAACGCCATAGAACACAGCAAAAGATGTAAATTCGCGCCAGTTAATCCACCGCCCGTAAGACCACAAGATTCACACGCGCGGCTGCTTGCCATGCAAGAGTGCCAAAGGCGATTAGTAGAATATAGCGCTACATTGGAAAAACAACGCAGGGAACTCGATATTCTTGAGGAACTTATGGATAGGCACTTGAATGATAACTAAAATGCGTATTCAGATCGCCGTGGTTAATAATGGGTAGTGTTATAATGTGGCTCTTTTTTTTGAGAAACAGAGCTCATTGAGGTTGCTATCTGGTCCCGCAGGAATCTGATTTGTCCCCCAAAAAAGAATCCCCCCACTCACAGCCGGGCCAGATGCGCGACAACGATCCCGCCAATATCCCTGCCGAACACTTTGCGGGCCGCCCAGATACAGTAGTTCACATGGGCCCTATCTCGCGTATAGATGTACCTGCAAAGAGCGCAAGCGTTATACACATTACACCCTGTGTGATTTTTGAAATCCCAGCAGATAGAGCACAAATATCGATGGATACGTCCGTCAAAGACCCGCGGCAGCTCCATCACCCGTTTGCGGTCTGCAATAGTCCGCGGAGACTGTATAGATAAATTACAGGGCTCGCAGTAGATCATGAGGGTGATTCCATCTAGTCTGCATTTTATGTGGCACTGTGTACACTCATTGGGCCGGATCTTGGCCACACACGAGCTGCCCATCTGATCCCATATGTCGGCCAACATGTTGTATATGATTATCTGCGCGGCGCATTCATATTTTTGTCCCCCAAAAAAGAATCCTTGGGCTCGGGGCTCTACATCTGGATCATCGCCCGGGCAACACGGCCTCCAACGTCGCGCCCAATGCACTCGCAGACGAGCTGCCACTTATAGGCCATTACGCGCCCCTCTGCGACATGTCGCTCCCTGCAGCCTTCGCAAATGAACCAGTGTGCGCTACTCATTCTCCTACAGATCGCCGCCCAGTTCCCCCCAATCATACATTCGACAGAGCAGTTCGGCAAGGAAGGCGAACAGGAAATGATCCAGCGCCTCTGTAGAAATGTCCGCACGGGTGGAAGTATTGCGTCGCCGATTTCCTTCCAGCAGCCGAAGCATTGGATAATCCCTCCGATAGACTCCGTTCCATCATCCGCCTTGATCCACGAAACAGTACAAGTGCCCCACGCATCCACACATTGGCCAGAAGTTACAGCGACACAGGACAAACCCATCCATGTTGCCGCGGTCCTCCTTCTTGGATGGACTAATATCCTGTCTCTCGTATAGGTGACTAGTAAAGGGCACTCCATTAGGTTTATGGGCAGCGGCTTTCAGTTTGTCGCAAAAAAAGAGAAGCCTGTGGCACCATACAGCCGCAGTATAGTGTCCAATAAGCCCCACGAGGTCGCTCGGGAGTCCTCTGTAACACAGCCACTGTGCGAGAGATGACGTGGCGCCACTTATTTCATCGTGGGACGCGTCGTGCACACACAGTTCTATTTCCGCGGGTATGAAATAGGACGCCGCAACGAGTCTTCGGACAATCGGGAAGTGGCCAGATATCTCGCACTTTGTTACTTCTTCCCAGGTGATAGTGTGCGGATCTATATGCCGCCAGATGGGAGGAACATAGATCTCTAGAAACATCCCCGATCGCAACACACACCATCTCCAGATATGTTGTTCGTTGTAATACAATCCGGCCAGAAGGCAAGGGCAATCGCCCAGATGCAGCTGCAGACACCAGTCGCGCAGAATACTCTTGACCGGGCCCAAGGACATTTGAGTTAGTGTGCTGCCTATTCATTCAGTTTTGCCACAAAAAAAAGAGACGATTCCCGTCACGGCAGTCGCGCCATCATCCACACAATGATCCCGCCGACGTCACGGCCATATATTTCACAGATCATTTGCCATTTGCCGGCCGCTTGAGACACGTCTGCGCAATGGTCGCGCCTACAGTGGACGCATGTGTTCCAATTCGGACTATATATTTGCCTCCTGCTAGTTCGCAAGTGATTTCGTCCTATCATACAAGATTCTATACAACAGATATCAGCCGGTGTGTTAGAAATGATCCAAGCCCTCTGCAAAAGTGTCGCGGTCGGGGGTATCAGGGCATCGAACATCCCGCAACATTTGCGACATTTGATATCCCCGCGAATATGCCGGGGAGGCGAATAAAACCATGTAAGGTAGCATTTATTGAAACTTTCACAGTCTCTTGAGCTGACCACAATCGCTCCTACAGCGATACGGAATACGGCGCCCGGATATGCTAGCATCTTGTTTTTGACATACTCGACGAGCAGAGGGCAGTTGTCCATATGGTGTGTCTGCAGAGGGCAACCGATTCATTTTTTGCCGCGAAAAAATCAGAGACGGACAAGGCGCGTTCCCTACTCTATCTGACCTAAGAACCCGAAAATAATGCCGGCAATATCCCTGCCGAACACATTGCGACAGACGAACCAGTAAAAGGCCGCGTGATCGCAGAGGGACTTATATGCTAGATCGCAGTGGGTGCAACTGACGTGCTCATCAGGCAGTTTAGTAGAACAAACGGCGCAATGAATCCGAGTCATGGCAGCTCCTCCCGTTACTATTAGAACCCCCTGTATTTTCCTGCGGGACGCCATAGACCTGGACGTGATAAAGGATTTGTCACATCTGTCGCAGAGTATGATGTACATATAGCCCGTATTTTTGTTGCGAAGGAGGATGCATCGAGAAGTAGTTTTTTGACACCATGGGCTGTCCGTAGTGCATTGGGATGGGCCAAAGTCAACGGATCGAGCAAGCTCGACGAGAGTGGATGGATTCATCACAATATGGCCTTTTGGCTCGTATTATTCAGTTTTCTAAACGGGACCAACCTTTGCGGCTAACATGTCGAGGGCCTCTTGTGTGGAAGTTGGCTGCACGTTCCAGTTGGCGGGTGTCGTAGGAGTATAGCCTACAGAAAACGCAGGAGTAAGAAGCACGAATGATGCACCGCCGCCCACAGTTGGCGCCGACTGGATGCAGTCCGATGTGGCCGACACAGAGGCAGATGCTCCATCCACTATAATGGAGCCTAAAGTAACAAAACTTAGCAAAGTGGCCGATACTGTGTTGGCCCCCGCAGAATATACAGCGGAGATGACCCCGCCACCTCCTCCTAGTAACATGGCCGATGTATTGCCGCCCGCACTTGATGTAAGAAAATACGTCCCTCCCCCGAAGAATGCCGTGTTGCCCCAAGTGTCAGCACACCCCGCACTAAATATGTTGGAAATCACTGTCCCATTCAGGAAGCGATTCTGGTTATTGCCAATATACCCAGTAAATACGGGCGACGACACAAAAACTGACTGAATGAAGTTGAGACTTCCTGCTCCGGACTGTTGCGCAGAGTAGTCAAAATCCATCTGGCCGATCAGCACACAGTCCTTGAACCCAGACTGATTTTGCAGCGCGCCTCCGGGATCGTTCCACGAAGGGTCATTAATGTCGATAGCGCCGGTAATATAGGATATGTTTGCGGTGCCTACTACTGTTACATTGGCCTTGATGGAGAAGTTTTCTGGAAAATTGCCGGGGCTTACGGCTATTGCATATCGGTTCTCCAGTGATGCATCGGTAATGGCGGCCATGGCTTGCGAGATAGAACGATATGGGGCGCCTGCGGTTCCATCACCGGTTGCGTCCGAGCCATTTTCGTCTACATAAATGACAACCGATGCGAACGGGAAGGATCCCGCCGTCCACTCAAGTGTATTCGGCCCGGTCGCAGCAAGAACTTGCCCGGCGGTAGGTGCGGCGGGCCCCAATGTCGCCAGATTAGTCCCATTTCGCAACATCGACGCGGCCACAATGTTGGTAGAATCCGTTATTGTCTTGTTGGACATTGTCTGCGGGGAACTGGTCCCATAAATCGCCGCAGATCGCGTGGTGGGCAGCGACGGATCGATGATTACCTTCGTCTTGACCCCCTGGTCAGGAAAATTGAGGACGACGTTAGAAAATCCCGCGATGTTAGCCATATTACTGATATATAGATAATCCCAGCTCGATATAATAGGAGATTTCCCCGGGGACCTCTCGTTCGCGGCAAAAACTGAAAGTGCCTCCCGTAAGCCTAATGGACTTCGAACATACCGATCTCTTCTCGCCTCGCTTTGAGGCCCCAATAGACTATAGAGCATACATTCTAGATGTGTGCACCCCGCGACCCCCACATTCCCGCAAATACCCCCGTGTTTGCCGATTCTTATTACGACTTGCCAAGACATATTTTTTTCCATAGGGCCCCACAAAAAAGAGTGGTTGTCCCTCGTCAGACACATCCGGGCATCTCTTGTATAATGCTCGCCGCGAACCCTGCGAGTCGGCCCACAATGTGTCCCAAGACGTCCGCAAGAATAGGGGCGCATAGTTTCATGTGTCGGGCCTTCGTGGACAGGTCGCGCAGGGTTTGTCTGCGGAAGTCACATCGGGTGCAACACATCGTATATCCGACCGATTTTCCACACAATCCGCATTGATAATCCTATCTTGTTTCCGAGTATCTTAGCTGTTTGGTGTCTCCCATCAGGATCGCATCAGATGAAGTAATACTGATTATTCTCCCGTCAACATGACGCACGACGGTGGCAGCGCGGCGATATCCGTAATTTATACAGACTATAACATTACCTTCGTGCTCGTGTCCCCTCGAGTCGTGCGCTGTAGCCAATTTGGCCAAGTCGAATCACGAACGCGCCCCACGAAGACAGGTGGTTAGAAGGACCGATAGCGTCCATACACTGGTCGCGTATTCGTTTCAGTTTGTTACACGGCAAAAAAAGAGGACAGGGGCGTGGCCCCACCTTATTTGTAGAAGATCCCCATTGTAAAGAGAGCCGCGTCCCTTCCAAGCATCTCCCGCAGCAACATGTATCGAGTATAGGGCCAGTTCTTTTTCAGTAGGCATGTCTCGCAGCCTTGGAATTTTACGGAACGATAGATGTGGCCGCATATAGCGCAACGAGTGGTCCGACGGCGGTGGTCATAATGAAAGACATACGCGTTGTGGATGAATTGAAAAAGATTTAGTATTTCGCTTAAATCGGTCCAGTGTTCGTAACTGACGCTATAAAATATAACAGTATATATCCACGGCGTGACTGTTATTATTGCGTCGTGGGGTTCCGGTGGACTCCATGGGATCTCGTCCGTCACAAGAATAGGGCTTATGTGTTCGGTAACGAATGCATGGATATGTGAGAATTCGTCCGGGACTGTGATCGGCCTGCTGTAAGACTGACCCATTGGGCATGTATGGAGAGGCGTTGTATTCAGTTTTTGTGACCCGTAAAAAAAGATTGTGCCGCACTACACAACAAGCTCGCAAAGGACAGCGATTATGACCCCCGCCGCATCTGCATCGAGCCCCATGTGCCAGACAAGCGCGCATTTAACCCAGTGATGAAGACGCCGATGATTGATGTCGCCACATGTGTTGCAACAGGTCGCGCCGGCCAGTACGACGTTGTCACACAGGTCACTGTGTCTACCTTCGCACATTCCGTCGAGCATTTCATTGAGGTTTTGCGGGTTGCTAGTAAGGGAGAGTAATTCTTGGACAGTCTTCCGGTCTCCCCATCGCGCGACCCAAAAGTGACACACGCGGAGGCCTTTGCGAGCCTCTTCTATGGCAAACGTACAGTAGTCGCGTTTCATCTGTTTTTTTGCTTCCCGTAAATGATCGCAATAGACCTGTTTGCAAGAAATAGAGACGTGCTTGGCCGCCCTTATACCGCGCATGGCCTCTGTCAAAGAGAACAGGAGCTGTCCTATTTCGTCGATGGTTGACTGCATCTGTGCTTGTCGTTTTTCCATTTCATTTTTCGGGCGGGTTGCAAAAATATGGGGCATGGGGACTCTACGGCTTGGTCATTCTGTCGCACAGATGCCCCCATATCTCGCGCGCATATTGCTGCTTGCGTGGGTCTGGGCTGTCCATATCTGCGAACAGTGCGGCCTTGATGATGTCGTAATGGGCGAGTGCGTGTCCTTCTACATTGAACTTTTCAACTGTGCGTATGGCCGACTGTGGATTCCCGCAAGTGGTGATAAAGTTTATGGCTTCGCGCGGCAGTCTTACGCCGGGCTCTTTCCACTGGACATATTGGCGCGTCCTTCCGACATCTTTCAGGCCGATAAAGCGTCCATAATTAGAACAATACGTACTTTCCCAGGAGGCCACTATATGTTCGTCGAGAAACGGACGGGGATACGCGGCGTCCGGGAATGGGAACTTAGGGGGCGCTTGCAGAAGATGTGTGGGGGCACGTCCGTTGAGCTGGCAAGTGGGATTGTTGGGATCCATTGATACAAGTGGTAATTTTCCAGTTTTTAAGATGTGGGGCTTCCCTGTTATAATGAGTATCGAATATCATTCGCTTTCAGAAGGATCCCAGTCGGAGGAAGAGGCCGACCCGCATGTCGAGAGGGTGCGCTACAGAAGGCCGCGGGTATATCCCTGGGACATTAGGTGCGCCATGAATTATCCTGCGGGGACTGGCTGTACGTGCGTGGCATTGTTCTTATTTGTTTTCAGTGTGGCGGTCGTGCTTGTGGTGCTGGGGATCGTTTTTGGGCGGCCCTTATTTTCGTAGGGTAAAAAAAAATTAATGGGCATAAAGGTATTATTCGACGCTGGGAAACTCTATTTTCAAAACATTGTGAGTTTCAACAACATCCTGACATTCGATTTGAGATAATAGATAAATGCTCCCCTTCCATGCTCGCTCACGGGGTTTATCTTCGAACATTTCGAGGGATTGTCGTAGTAGATTATTAATTCCTTGTTTGGTGGGAAACAAACTCTTAATTACTAGCCTTCCATATGGAACAACAACATCTTGCAAAAGTCGACCGAATTCGTTATGTTCATTCATATTTGTTATATTGTTCCATTTACCGCCTTCGTAATATGACATAATTTCCTCTTTACGATCTATAATGGATATGGAGTAATTCTCCCTTGCTGCAGGGTTAAAATAAATGATTTCCATGAAGAAATTATACAAACAGCCGGTAAATGATTCTATCATCTCTTTGGTACACTTAATATTGTGAAACGATGGATTGCTCAATGGATTGATAACTGTATGAATTATAGGTGTGATGGTATGTGACAAGTTATACCCGGTAAGTGTCAGAGTTATGTTACATTCAGCTGATATTTCGGCCATACGTTTTTTTAACTCTTCTATTCTCATCTTCTTTATTTCTTCCTGAGTAGGTGGGCTAGCTGTGGGATTTGCGGACACGTTAGCCCGATCTTTCATCTTGCATACTGATTTATGTGTCCGAAGATTTTGACTCGCCGCGAATTTCCTGAAGCAAAGTTTGCACGTTAATGGGTCCGTTAGAGCTTCCGGAGAGGGATTCAAAACTATACACGGACGTGGGCCTCCCAAGTGTCGTTTGAGATCTCTCGCAAGCGTGAACGTGTGCCCACAATTTTGGCAAGTTTTGGATTCTGCCGGTTTCATTTTCTACTAGTGAGAGTGGCTATGTTCTGGTGGAAAATTTCACTAGCAAATTTTATAAAGACCCTCACGCGACAGATTACGAGGTTAGTTCTGCCCTCTAGCAAATTACATAACATGCATATGAAGCATGCCAAAAATAAGCCAGCGAAAAAAGACGCCGGAAAATTATCCACAACCGGCCAACCTGCTCAAAGTATCCACCATAAAATTTTCTATAATCGGTCCCATAACGTTTATGACTTCGTGTGCGCGTTCTGGCGGAACAATAATCCACTTTGTCCCATCGTATACAGTCATGCCCTCTGTCTGGCTCGCCTTGGCGACAGAATAATTTTCCCGTACTTGCGGATTGCGGTAGATTTTGATCATAAAATATTCAAATAAGTTGTTCCGTTCGTGCATAAACTTGTCAATCTCATCGAGAGAACAAGTAATTCCTTCTAATTTTGGAGCGGCATAGCTAGTGAGCGCGAAGTTTGGTCCAAGCTCAATAACTGGTTTCATTATTACTACATGAGTTCACAGAAATTTAATTTGGATTATTTCAAATAAAAGATCGATCGCTTTGACAAATTTCTGTAGAAGCAATTAAGAGACAGGGTGGTCGACAAAAAAGATAGACATAGCAGCCCGCATCAAATCAGTCCTCTAACTCGTCCATAAACACAACCCATCGAGATCCACTACCCGCATCCTCGCCACCGCCCTCTTCAAAGTCGATGTGTACCAGCTTGTCCGGGGAAACATTGTAGGCCATCATAACAGTCGGATACAGCGACGCAAAGTTCAACGGCGCAGACTCAATAGTAGGTAAGCCGTCCATAGATATACTCGCCCAATACTCTTTCAGTTTTCTGCAAAAAAGAGTCCCCATATCTACTGGCGCGTCCAGACATATCCCCGCACGACTGAATGAGCAACCGCCGCAATGCATCCTCGCACGTCCGTGGGCAAGGGAAGCATGAGGGCCCACCTCGCGAGCCTCCACCGGGCCCCACGGTCTAACACGACTCTTATTTTATCCATACGACCGAAGCAGTCGACATGCATATCCATATAGTAGGCGCCTGTCCCCGAAAGGTTCGAGCCGGGCAACATATTAATGAGGTGACCCTTGCACATTTCTCGGCAAATCCTACAACACCCCCACTGGTCGGTCATAACGAACACAGAAGGACAACGCCCCGTCCACACGTCCATCATACACTCGCCAACCACCAAATTTCGCACAGGAGCGATACCCCCAATATCTAACATTTTCGAAAGCACACGCATATCATCGTCATTATAGGCACCAGTTAGTCTGTTTTCCATTGCCTCGTTCTTTATCATGGACAGCAATCAATTTTTTGTCCCTTGCAAAAAAAGACATGGTCCTACCCTCCTCAGTCGACCCGAATCAGGAACCCGGCAATGATGCCTGCGACATCCCCATCCAGCAACACCTTGGCGACCATTGCACAGAAGGCCCCATGTCTGCGGAGGCCTATACACGCCTGCACGCAGTGGCCGCAATGAGTCTGGAATCGTCTTACCTTGTGCGAACATATCAGGCACACAGTTCCAAGATATCTGTCGATTGTAGTAATGAGGACACGGGTGAGTCCCATGCGTTCTGCAATAGACGTGGGCACAGCGAATCGCGTCTTACAACTGGCGCATAAGTCTACGTGTATGTGAGTCACGCTCAAGTCGCGAGCTATGGTGCATTTATTGCGGGGACACCAGGTACATTTCGGTGATATTCTGGGGGCGCGGGCGCAACTGATGATAGTAAAGGGATCCATTATGCTATAGGGCCGCGCCCTTTCATATTGCTCCCCAAAAAATATGGGCAATGGCGTCCAGCATCAGAGCAGCTTACCATCCCGGAACACTTCCAAGAGAGGGCGCTCGGTTATATATTCTATAAGATCCTTGGCGGGCCCTTTAATCAACAGGTCAAGCCGCTTGTCCGGGTCGTACACAACCATCTGCCGCGCTGCCTCCTCGACATTTGTGGCGCCCATCACTCTGCAGTACCACATTGTCTTAAGTATCCTGGGGCTCATCGTGTGGCAATAGCCCGCTGTCCATCGCAAGGCCTGGTTCCAGTCAATCTTTATTTCTTGCGAAAGAAGCACTATCACATTAAGCCGCGCAAACATACACGCGCCCCTGACTCCTTCATAGATCTCTCGCTCGCTCCCTGGCATTAGTCTCTTCGCAAATTTCGCAGATCCATACTGACATGCCGTAAGAAAGATTCGGGTCGTGTCCACCGCAGGGAATGTGTCGAGCAGATAATCGGCTATGATGTTCGACCTTATTTCGATGGCCGCGGATATAGATGTGCCGTCGACAACGGCCACCCCCTTTTTTTCCACGAGATATTTGACCATTGCGAGATCGTCCCCACGGCTGAAGCACGCATGCAGGATCAGGCGTTCGCGCGGCAGAGTATATTTGTCAAACACTTCGTCCACAAGGTCTGGGCGCCCGCTCATACATGCCCCTTCCACGGCGCTGTCCCAATTTGGGGGGCTCTCCTGCGCAATGAAGAAGGCGATCAGATTCCGGTTACCTCCCATATAGGCCGCCCGTAGAAATTCCGAGATAGATGGGTGTTCTATCTTGGCATATAACAACATGGTAATGTCCCAGTCGCCATTCTCTGCAGCACACACGCAGCCCTCGTGATAGTCACTGGCGCCGGTCCTGAGCGCGAGAAGTACCATGTCCATGTCGAGACTTTCTGCCGCCCACTCTAACCTGATTAGTTCGACCCCAGGATATGCAAGAAAGATATATGCGCCCTTCTTTGCGAGGTCTCGCGTGTCGATGGTACCCGCTGCGATGGCCGCCTCATATTCCTTTCGGCTTCCGAAATATCGACGAACTCCTTCTTCAATGGCCATAATCCCAGTGCCCCGCGACGTGTATACAAGGTCGAAGAGGGCCTTATGAGAGAAGTGCGAGAAGATTACCTGGAGGATGTCCCCGTAGAAATAAGCGAGTGGGTTCATCGTTAGGACTTGGTGGGGCTACATTCATTTTTCGCAGCAAAAAAAATAGCGGGTACTGAGGGGTCCCCACCTATTGACTTATTTGGCGCTGTCGGATCGTCGCCTCCATCTCCCTGCAGTAGTCAATGGCGTGTCTCAGTACTCCTTCAATGGCATCGCCGCTGTTCTCTGCGCAGAAGGTGATGATCTCCTCTATCGAACAGTGGCCAGAGCATGCACGACTGTATGCACAAACCATACGCACTATTTCGTCATATCCAACGAAGCCGTCCATTGTAGACAAGATGGATATTATGTTCTTACGCCTGTACATACAGGCCGCCTCACATGCTGCAGAGATCGTCGCACGAGGGATCTTGTAGTGGTCCCTGATGTAACGCAGCATTGGCTCATGTCCACCCGCACATGCTTGATACAGGACGATCCCAACGTCCAACTCCGGATTAGATCTGAGAAGGATTATGGCGTCATCATAACATCCGGCGACTATCTCTTCGAGGACATGTCTGACGCTCTCGCATTTGATTCCGTTCGCCACCAGAAAATCATACGTCTCTGTGGATTTGTGACCCGCAGTACACAGCAGCAGGCTGCAGGGGCTGTCTGTATATTTGTGAAAGATGCCCTTAAGAAGTTCCAGTTGCTCTCCAGCGCATGCCCCGCACACTGCAAAGTTCATAAGCGGCCCGGTGCAGTCAAATAGGGCCATCAACGTGGCATTTCCTCCTGCAAACGTGTTGAACACGCATCGCCCGAGATCCGGCTTCTCGATCAGGCGCCACATGCGCAGGGCAGTATTCTCACGGCTCTCTCGGGCGGCGGTCACGTAACCGTCTTCGTAGTCAGTGGCGCCCAGTGCCAGGGCCAGGTCCACCATATTGTTGCCTCCGAGTACGGCAAGGTCGAGAAGAATAGGGGCATACTTGGTTCTGACGGCTGTAAGATATGCGCCACTTATAACTATCACATCCCAGTGGTCGGCGTCGGTAATGCTGAGCGGCCCGTGTCTTCTGGTCTCTTCCGCTAGGGCCCACTGAGTGTATTTACGGGATACCTTTGTAAGGGTAGCCAGGGATCTGCTCGGGAATTTACCGAACATATAGTTGCGGCAGTCTTCGGAGAGTGAATCCATGCTGTGTATGAGGCCCTGCATATTCAATTTTACAGGTCGCAAAAAAAGATGAGTCTGGGGGGTTCGTGCGGCAGGGGACGCGAGGAAGTAGCTGGGTGGGTGATTCTTCGGGCCATATAATTGGACAGATCCGGCGACATATTTGGCCTTTTGCCCCTTCAACAGAAAAGGGACCTCGATGTACTATGCTATCCGCGTGGCTTCAAGAAAGGTACTCATATCCCGTATGCACCCGCATGCATGAGACTCTCGGCTTTGTACACGTAGTAGAGAATGTGATCATCAAGATAGAAGGCGATGAGCCCGCGCCCTGGGGTCCCTTGGAAGCAGGATATAGCCTGGTCTGCATCAAATACGAGGACATCTGGTTCAATAAGGGGGGCTGGGAGTCACAGTTGGAGGCCGCATTGGGCTCTCTGCTGGAGACTGAAGGAGGACAGGTGATCGTCGTGGGGGATGACGGGGTCACCGAGCGGTTGGCTGGGCTGGCCATCGCAGACTAAAACTGAATAAGGTCCGGCCAATGTACTATGGACAAGATCATCGAATCTATTACTGCTCGGGCTTGCAGCGGAGAAATTGTGCCGGGCTATTGTACGTACGAATTGTTGTCCAGTTCGTGCTCGCTGCAGGATAAATGTGGATTCCGATACTATGTAGGGACGTCTAACAACGAGCGCGCCGTCCTCATGAAGGTGTTGTGCGCCAAGTGTTTGCATAATGGGGACATTGCCATAATGCCACACGCCCACACTTTCTTACAGAGGCACCACATATATTTGTCATTTCCCGTAAGAAGCCGGATGAAGCAAGACGTTTCTGGCGAGATTGGTGCACGCCCACATTGCATGATGCATAGTAGTATGGGATGCGGGATCAGGGTCAAGATCGGAAAAATATGCTGCATATGTGTGGTGTTTCATAAAGTACGGTATGGCGCTCTTGTGGCCGTCTACATGTCGATCGCGACCATAGTGCCTCGGGACATTGCGGTGCAGATCATGCGGGCGGTTGTGAACCTGCCATAGTTTTTTTGTAGAAATTCGCAGGGAATATACAAGATGGACGGCGATGTATTAACCTGCATTGTGCGGTGGCTCGACTCCGAGGACAGACGCGTGTTCATGACAGTGTCCCAGCAATGGGCGCGCATTTGCCTGCGGGTGTCCATAGAGTTGTCCCCGTTTCCAGAAGGATATAAGGCCGGGCGATTTAACTACGATCGGTATATTGGCGGATGCGATCTTGTCCAGTTAATGTGTGTGGTAGGAGGAGATAGGCATTTATGGACGCGAGCTCGCCCCGGTATGGATATCAGATGTTATGCGGCTCTTGTGCGATCCGGGGAATATGTTGCGCGCCTGCCCGATGACAGCTCCAGACTGCGGAAAATTATGCTCATTAGTGTCGGTAACCAGCGCTGGCTGCGGCCGATTAAGTTAGATCCCGCCGTAATGGAGAGACTCTTTGCGATCCCGATGGATGTCGCATGGCCGAATATGCTGTTTTGGGCGGCCCAATGTAATATACCCGAGTTCATTCGAAGAACGTTGGCCGTAGCATGGGACGCAGAAGAGTTCTATGCGATGCCATATGTATCTCCCTGCGCCTTGCAGATGGTGATCCAGACAAAAGAAGATTTCGACATACAAAGATGGCGCATGACCCTACGGCGGACATGGTGCACGCTTGGGGTTGCGATAATAGAGGGAAACATGGATGTGATACGGATACTCACCCCTTTCTTGAGACCAGACACGGTACATAGATTATGGAAGCTCGCAGAGGATGACCCGGATGCCGTCAACGTGTCAGACCCGGCGCATGTAATAGCGTGTTATGCGATTATTTTTAGTGTGCTCGAATGGGTGCAAACTCTGCGGTTCCCTCGAATTATTAGTCGCGCGTTGGATGACATAGGAACGATGAACGGTGGCGATATGGATTCATACCATGTGTTGAAGATAATAAAGCGCCTTACCGAAATTTTGGGGGACGCAATAGTAACACAGGATCGCGCCATAATGGATATCTTTCTTGAGAGGCCCGGGGGAATCCCTGTTGTGACAGCGTACGAGTTGCCAGCCGTGCCTTCTGTACTGCACAAGTTGCTGGGTAAGGGATCAGGCTTGGTGAAAGACACTGGCCGCCTTGTGATCGCGGAAGGAGCGCCGGGATATGCTCGGGTCATCATCAAGAAAAAGAATGGTTGTTCTTGCGGCATGCTTATACATCTTGTGTCCGCGGAATATCTGTCGGGGTCGATCGCGCTGGGGCTCTTGTGCGGGAAGGAAGATACTCATATGAGGATGCACTTGTCTTCATACTTGCGGCATCTTATCGCGATCGACCCGGGCGTCATTTGTTCGGAATGCGGGAAGAAACCCGGGGAACACACACAGCCAGATTTTGACACAGGGTATCCGGACTAACAGAGACACCCGATAGGGATTATGCAAAAAAATGCGGGTGCATCAGACAGGAGCCTCCCCGGTAGAAGCCGCCCCCTCATCTGGGTTACTGGTCTCTGCAGTGATCTTTGGAGGCATGAGGAAGTAGGGCCGCGGGCGGACAAACCCTCTGTAATTGAATATAGGGAAGCTAAATTCTTCGTAGGTGAAGCCTTGATCGGGCGCAGATGTGGGCGTGGATGATGACTCTGACATGATTACATTACTGCGATATACTTTCAATTTTGTTCTGCCGCAAAAAAAACATGGGGAGTCCCTCTATGCGGAGCCGTATCTGGTCAACAGGTCGGTGACGTCTTCGCGCCATTGCGTCTGGCGCCCCTTTTTGACCATGGCCAGCACGCCGCTGAAGTTTGTCGCCCCCTTCAAGGCACAGTACTCAATTGCAGCGAGTGAATTTTCGCTGAGACTCAAGCAAACATCTGCCAGCGCCCCGTTCCAATCGACGTCTAGGTGTTCGGCAAGAAATTTCATGATGTCGACATGAGGCGCCACACATGTCCATTCAAAGCCGGCACGTATGTGGTCCCGATTATCTGGCAATAGCCTCGCGACGATCTCCAGACGCCCGCACTCGCAAGCCCGTAAGAATGTGTGCTCAGTCATAACATGGGGGAATGCGTCCAGCAGATAGTGTACTATTTCCGGGCGATTGCTCTCGGCGGCGGCAGCAATGCAATATTCATCACCAATACTTACTTTCTTTTTTTCTACGAGGTACTTGACGACGGCAAGTGATTTGACGCTGGCATATTGTATCAAATCTGCTGGTGGCCCGGGATAGTGATCATAAATCTCCTCCACAAGATCGATGCGGCCACTATGACACGCCCCTACGGCTGCACATGTCCAGTCAGGAGGACTCTTTTGCGCAATGAAGAAGTCGATAAGGGCGCGATTGCCACCCGTGTAGGCCGCCCGCAGAAGTGCTGGAATAGCCGGCCCGTTAATTTTTCCGAACAATGCCATCGTAATATCATAGTGTCCGCATCGGGCGGCATTCCAGCAGCCGGAGAAGTAATCATAGCCTCCCGATGCCAGCGAGAGAGTGACCATATCCATGTCGCCACTTTTTACAGCACACGCTATACTGATCAGTCCCCGCCCGGGCCTACAGAGGAATAAATAGGCGCCCATCTTTGCGTAGTGCCCCGTGTCGGCATTTTTATAGTAGTAGTCTATGTCGCTGTGGACACCGTCGCCATATCTTCTTATGGCCTCTTCGGCTGCCCACTTGCCGCATGTCTTTGACACAGACTGCAGGACGGAGAGGGACTTGTGTGATACGAAGGACAGTATGATTCGGCGAGTATCTGGCACCATAAGAGTAATGGCTGGCGCAGTATTCATTTTGTGGGGACAGAAAAAATTAGATGGTGACTAACCACTCGAGGATGCCCCGCGCGACATCTTGTCCGACAAGTTCTCGCACAACGAAGGCGCAGAAGATGGCCCGAGCACAGTCCGCGGCGAGCTCCTCGCGGCAATGACATCCATCGTGCTGACATATAGGGCATCGTGTGAAACAATTCGCTGTATCATCCTCTGCTCGTACGACCCTGACGCACATGGCCTCACTGCGGTCTACTATAGAGGATGGCGTCATACGTGCCAAGCAGTTATCACACATGACTGTCCATAAAATGGGCTTGGCAATGTCATACTCTGCATAACACCCATCTGCCGCGGGCGAATACACTTGTACATAGGCGCTGGGCAGTTGTCTCTTTTTTGCTTCCCTCACGTAATAGGTGATAGACATCGCGCATACAAACAGCCGTGCTTATATTCAGTTTTCGGTAGAGAAGCCAGAAAAAAATCAGACGATGATAAGCAGCCGGACGATCTCTCGCGCGATGTCGTGCCCAACGAGTTCCCGCATGGCAAGTCCGTAGAAGATGGCCCGAGCACAGTCTGCGGCGAGCTCCTCGCGACAACGGCATGGTAAATAGGCCACTGACCCTTGGCACACAGGACATCGATGTTCCGGAGACCTTTTATTGAACAAGTTAAAGACCTCTATATCTATAACCTCACTACGGTCTGCTATAGAGGTCGGCACATACGATACCGTGCATGTCTGACACAACGCCTCCCACAAGATGGACTTGGAGGCATTATATTCTACATAACATTTGGTTGCTCCCGGGGCATACACCCGCACACATCCATCGCGCCGCGGCTGTCCTTTTTTTGCTTCTCTGATGTAGTAAGCGATGGACATAATGTATGTGTATGCCCAGAGGTATTCAGTTTTCGAAGGCGCAACGAAAAAATAAAGCCGGCCCCCGTAGCTCTCACCGCGCGACCCGACCAATTATCTCATCGACCTGCGCAAGGGTTAGCTCGAACCACTCGCCATGTCTTCTGTATTTTGCATAGGCGTTGTGTATTATGCCTTCGGTCAGTCTTCCAACGTCGGGGATCGTCCTGTAGATCCTGAGTTCGCAGTCGTTCCCAGTCTGTAACTGAGAGAGGCGGCGTCTGGGGTTATTACTGTGGCCGATTTTGACCTTTCCATCGAATGGCTTTTTTACAATGAAGTAGACGTTATCCCCAAACTCGCGGATAGACGGTAGGGCTGGCGGTCGAGTCTGCGGCTTTGGGGCGCTGGGCCTTGTAACTCGCTGGGTGGACGGCTTAGGAGCGCCGGGTCTGATCACCGTGTAGACAAGAGGCCCCGTGTCTACTTCCATCCATTCTTCTCCAGCTCGCAGTATAATAGGGCGCATTTTAGGATCATGCGGGACCAGATTCAGTTTTCTGCAAAAAAAACAGCCCGTGTGTCACGGGGCGGCCCGCGCTTACATATATCGCCGGAGTAACTCAGTAAGCTTGGGGTGGGCGTCCTTGTCCAGAGCCTCGTAAGATGCGGCCGCCGTGGTCCTCGATGATGTGTTCGCCTCGAGCAGGAGCTCTATTGCGTGGATATGATTAGAGAATATATTGTCCTCTTCGATTATCTGCAGAATGCATCTGGCGTGGGCCGTATGTTCCGCGAAGGGAATCAATAATTTGACCACGTCTACATGTCCGTGCCTGCATGCGGCGACCAGTCCATCCGTACACATGTGGGCGCTAATTGTCTTTTTTTCCATTATCTCGTGGACAATGTGCGTCCTCCCTTTACTGCAGGCAAATCGAAAAACAAAGTGATGAACTGTGGCAGAGTTGTTTAAGTATTCCATTAAGATGCGAACTTGCGGGGCATGGTTGTGGTGGATAATACTTAGGGCAAACTCGTTAAACAACTCGGGCACCTTCTCAGTGAAGTAAGATAGAGACCTACCGGTGGGATCGCTAATGGATAGTTGCACAAGATTCCCTTTCGAGATCGCACTTAGATGGAGGTATTTTTCCATCTCTTCTACATTCCCATTCAGGCACGCTGTCGCCGCATACATCCCGGAGCGTGCATTGGGCGATCTGGTGCATAGTTTGATACATTCCCGAGTGGGGTACCCTGAAGGTTTGTATGCGTCAGTAATGTGAGAATCCAGTTCCCGCACGAGGTCGTAGTGCGCATATTTGCATGCCACTACTACCGCTCCTATATAGTCTTGTACACTCTGCGACGTCTGTCTGGCCATGTGCATGATGGCTGGGTGTCCCGTCACACATGCATCGCTGATGTTTACTGGCGACCTAGTCCTGCGCAGAAGTAGCAGATGGCCCTCTCGGGCTAGTCGCGCGGTGCCCTCCTGCGATCTGATGTCATAAGGGGCGCGCCTGTGGGCCTCGACGATAACAGCCCGGCTCATTTCCTTCGACACGCTCGTGCAGGCGACAAGGGACTCTTGCGAAAAGAAAGCGAGAATGAGGGACCGGATGTCTGTAGGGAAATACGTCAAGGGGTTCATATACGGTATTATGGCGACTGATTCAAATTTGCATATGGCCACGATCAGGCCCCCACAACGTGCCGCAGATATAGATCAAGAAAATAGACCTGGTCTCTATCGCCGGCCTTCGAGGCGTTGTAGATCGCGTTGGTCAGAGCCGCTCGCTGGCATATATCGCTTCTGTTGTATTGTTTCCATGCCTTTACATATCCTGCTGCGGCCCCGGGATGGCCCATGCTGACGAGCAGGTCGAAGAGAAATGTCGTTTTGGTATCTTGCAGCCCAATAAGGATCTCCGATTTGGTGGGCCAGTTGTTACTTGTCGGACTCGTGTTGCGCGCCATGTACTTACTGCAAAAAAAGAGTGGGTCGCGTGTGGGGATGGGCCTGTATAAAAAATGAATCGCGCCTACTGTAAACCTAATGGATTTCATTGTAGGATTTACCTATGCAGAAATCGCCTCGGTCTCCGGAGAGGGAGAAGCTGAGATACTAACAGAAAGGTGTACCAATAAAAGGCACGGGGCCTCCAGAAAACAGACCAAGCGGCGTCTTGCGGAAAGGGCTGCCGAGCTAGACCAGAGGGAGAAGGCCCTCGAAAGGATGCGGGCGCGACTAAATGATCGGGCCTTCTTGATGAGTTTTGGGGTCGTTGAGGATTTTACAAGCAGCGACTAAGGTATTATATTTTTTTGGGTCTCGCAATGGAACCATGGAAAAAAATAAGCGGCGCTCATTATGCCGCTAAGAATGCGCAAGTGTAGCAAAATAGTTTGCTTGTGGGGATTATGAGCCAGCACGATGCGAAGAATACAGAGTATGGGGCGCCTCCGAAAGGGAATGACACGGCCGCCAAGATTGCCATCATAACTAGATGAAGGGCAGTGTTCCTGACCAATACCTCGCGGGCGGTGGCTGTGGCGTCATCACCTCGGTGGTCTTTTACATATTCCTTACAGACAACGTCCCACTTCCTTCGCATATTCTGGGGGCTACACATGTGCGAAACGCTCTGGCACATTTCTTTGGCAATGACGATTGTCTCGACACCCACTTCTTTGATGAAACATTGGTCGCTTATCTTCTTGGGCTGCTGGATAACGGCACGAGGGCGGCGGGAGGTACGAGTGGATGTGGTGATGACTCTGGACAACATTGATACGTACTTGTCTGGTGCATTTCAGTTTTCAGTAGATATGCGGCGCGGGTCTGATTGGGGGCCGACGTAGTGTGCAAAAAATCAGGGATTAGGCAACAATTAGCCACTCGAGAATCCTCCCGGCAATGTCCTGTCCGACGAGTTCGCGTGCCACGAGCCCACAGAAAATGGCCCGAGCGCAATCGGCGGCGAGTTCCTTGTGACATGGCAGGCATATTTTGTAGTCGTCTGGCCGTTGACATATATTACAACACGATGGCGCATCGGGATCGAGCGCGCAAATGATGGAGTACGTCATAACTTCTTTGCGGTCTGCGATAGAGGTCGGCCTCATAAGATCCGAGCACTCTGAACACATAAAGGTCTGTAAGATAGGCTTAATAATGTCGTGCTCCACAAAACATCCGTCTTCTGCAGGGGAATCGATTCGTATGTAGTCGCTCGGGGGCTGTCTCTTTCTTGCCTCTCGGATGTAGTATGCGGCGGACATTGGTACATAAAGGCCCGTCGGGATTCATATTTCTGCAAAAACACTACAAGGCCCTCTGCAAAAAAGAGTGGGCTGGGAGGCTTACTGTGCCCGCACATGTATGCAGAGGGGTGGGACGAGGCAACTGAGGACCAGCATGATGAAACAGAATATAAGGGCCAGGAATATCACGCACCCCGTCGTGACGCCCATGCAGCAAAACAGACGGCGGCGGTCGGGACAACAGATGTCCAGGCAATCGGGCCGGCGCAAGGGATATGGGTCATAGTCGTCCAGAGTGGGTGGGGCCGGGAGTGTTCTTGTGGGTGCGATGGCGTGGGTAGCGCAGGTTGTATTGTCGGGCCGCATATGTATGTGTGACTGGGCGTGGGCTCTTTCAGATTTAAGGGGGAGGTCGCGGACAAAAATTGAATGTGGGCGAACGAGTGTGTATTGGATATGAATCCCACTATTGCCTCATTATTTGCGTCCTTGCCTCCTGAAAAATTGCGATGTTTGGAGACCCTTGTGACTCAGCTGCACGATCCCCTCGAGATAGAGCGACTCGAGAAAGAGAGGGAGTACCGCGAGGACATCAAGGTGCTTGCCGGTTACAGGTTGCCTGAGAAGCTCAGTGGAAGTGGTAAACCTGAGATCGAACAATGGGCAAAAACTGTCTCCGAGAGGTATCATAGCATATTTCTCAAATACCCTCAAAAAAAGTTCTACGTCGTTGTCGAGACTGTTAATGGCTACGTCTTTCCTATCAGTTATCACGTTGAGGAACAGTTTCGTCACAATATAGAAAAATTGGCCTTTATCGACGAAAGGATTGGTCTACACAAAAAACCAATCAGAGATTGTAACGGCAGCTTTTTCTATGCGCATCACGCAGATATAAAAAGTTACGTCTTCAATGTCGAACCCGGCAAAGAAAGGGGTGGGTTTTGCTACCCTAATACGGCGTACGTGAACATGTACAAGAACGTCGAAATCTTCGGCAAGGAGTCAGTAGACATGCTCGAGATCCTGGAGATGATGACCGGCGGTGTGACCTCTGCATGATCGGGCCGTTTATTTTTTTGCGATGGGTCTATCGAACAGGATACTTTCGATGAGCCCTGTTATATAGACGCGGAAGGAATGGCCTACTGAACTTTTGGAGCTGTATATCAGCTGGTATGTGCCGTGCTTGTTCAACAGGATCATTGTGTTGTCTACATGCGCCGTAGCCTTGTTTATTCTGTAGGTAGTCAGATTATATTGTTTTCTTTGCTCCTGAGTAACAATGCCTTCTGGATCCAGACGCGAAACGGCTCGGGAAGTATTCTCGATTCCTAGACACTCACAAAGATCTACTGCATAAAGAAACGGATTAGACGGGGTCCCTATTATGCGGATTGTGTGACCGTTAAATGTGCCTGTAATGGCGAATGTCTTCGGCTGCGCAGGTTCCTTGCGGACTTCGAGGCGACTGCCCTGATTCTGCGCATTTGCAGATTTCTTCCAATAGAATGTGCAGACCGGTGAGCTCTTGTGGTCGTTTTCAGTAATACCCTTGTCCACGGCCGCGTGAGTATGGGTAGCGGAAGAAAGTGCCGTATCGATGACAGGCTTGATTCCTGCAAAATCGCCTTTCATCATGTTTCTTACTGCCGACGGCGTCTCCATAATCTGTTTGCATCTTCTTAATTTTTTTCCGATATTTGCGAGCCCGGGATCACTGCGGCTTGCAGAGGCGATATGACACCCGGCCGCGCAAGTGACTGTCCTCTTCATGAGCCTGGCTTCTTCGTTAGACGGGGCGGTTCCGTACTGTCTAACGTTGCAGTAGTAGCATGTAAGGCGGATGTTGTCCACAGTATGTCCCTTGCTATTATCTATTCTATCGATAGACCACTGCCATCCGCATTTCTTCCCGATGCAAGAAGTCATCGGTTCATCGCAGATGGCGCAGTTAGGCTGTCGGGCAACAAGCGTCTTCACGAAGTCTGCGGTGAGATCGCATTGGGTTGCCTTGTTCTTCTTCCTGTCGAAGAAAGTGTGGCAGGCGATCTTGGAAATGATCACTGCATCGAGCACACAGTCGTGTGCAGTCTTTTTGATTTGAGAAATTGTATGTGACATATAAGTCGTTAGAGCGGCTGTCTGTAGTAATGTACTACAGCTTTTTTTATGGACAATTTGCTGTGAGGTCTTTCTCAAGGCGGCCCAATATTTCCGAGAGCCTTCCCGCACGTCCTCTCCATGGGGCCCCACAACATTGTACTGCGCGGCCGACACTTGCCGATCGCATCCCCGGTTCTCTCCGAGAGTCTTTCTCTACAATGAACGCAAAAGGCAAAGAGTTCACTGCAAAAAAAAGAAAGAATAGAGAACAGACCCATTGATCTTGTGAGTCGGCCCTTTGGTACAAGTCCGGGCCCTCTATTGAGACAGCCGCATCGATAACCTTCCCAAAAGGAGCCAAAAAAAAATGTATTATTGGCCCATCGGCTCGTCGACGGAATCCTTAGCCTTGCAAGCACTTATCGTCTTGAGATTATTTACGACTTCTTCAGTTATAATCCTCTCGTAGTCAATATGTTCAAGTGCCCTGATGTCCGCGTCAACAACGGACGCCCCTTTCAAGACGCAGAGTAAAATAGCATAGATAGTGCGCTTCTTCACAGCGAGGCACTTATAGACATCCGCCAATGCCTTATTCCAGTCTACTGATATTAACTCTGCCAGCTCCACCATAACTCGGGTCCTTCCACTCTTGCATGCGGCCTTGAAGCCTTTGCGAATTTGTCGCTGATTGCCCGGCATTAACTCTTGTACAAATTTCAAGGCCCCTCTATCGCAAGCAGCAATGAATACGTCGGCAGTGTCCACTCGAGGAAACTTGGCGAGCATGAGGTCAACCAATTCTTGACAACCAAGAGACATGACTCGGGAAATGAGAACATTGTCGGTAGTTATTATCTTTTTTTCTATCAAGTACGTGGTCGCTGCGATCGGATTGCGACCGAAACAGGCTCCATTAATTAGGTCTTCGACGGGGCCCGTGTATTTGTCGAATATTTCTTCTATTAAGTCTACACGGCCACCCCAGAAGGCCCCTTTAACTGCACGGTTCCAATCAGGAGGGGATTCAAGAGCGATGAAATAGTTGATCAAGTCCCTATTGCCCCCGTTGTAAGCAGCGTCAAGGAACTCGGAGACGCAACGTGTGTTCCAGGTAATTGGGATGGGATTATGCGAGGACGAATGCACCGTCTCCTTGCCCATTTTTTCGTACAGCATCATGGCAATATCATACTCTCCTAGCCTTACAGCGCACATACAGCCCTCGCTGTAGTCTGTTGCGCCAGTCTCGAGAGCGAGCATGATCATGTCCATGTCTCTGCTGTAGGCTGCGTTTTCTAGCTTGAGCTTTTTGACCCCTGGGCGAGCAAGAAAGAGATAGGCCCCGTCTCTTGTGAGTTCTCCGATGTTCATTATTCCTTCCAATACTTTTTCATACTCGTCTCGTGTGTAGAAGTAACGTCGGGCTGCTTCTCCAAGGGCAAAGGCCTGCATGCGGCGGGAAACAGACATGAACATGGAGAGGGTCTTGTTAGAGAGATGGGCGCAGAGGACTTGTTGGATATCTGTAGGGAAGAAAGTGAACGGATCCATTGATTAGGGTTTGTAGGGTCTGGATTCATATTTTCGGGCCTCTTATTGGGGCGCCCGCAAATATAGATCGAGAAAATAGACCTGTTCCCTGTCACCTGCAACCGACGCATCACGGAGGGCCGATTCTAGCGCTGTCCACCACCGCAGAGTATATCTATTGTCACGATAATGCTGCCATGCCCTTGTGTACCCAGCGGCGGCCGCATGATGACCCATGCTGGTCAGCAGATTGAAAAGGAATGTTGTCGTGGAGTCTCTCAGGCCGTATTGTATTTCCGACTCTGTGGGCCAGGTGTTGTTGATCGGGTTCATTGCGCGGGGCTCGTTGTAGAGAATGCTTGGGTATTCAAATGGGGCCGCATCCTTTGCAGATCGCAAAAAAAGAAGGCCCGATGCGCACTAGGCGAACTGTGGTTGGGGTTGCACTGGAGCAGGCACGGGAGTCGGGGTAGGTGTCTCGACGGGAGTTGGAGTAGGCGTCGGGATGTGCACCGGAGTGAGCCCCGGAGGAAAAATCGGTACTATGTTCGGTGTAGGAACGGGCGCTGGGACATAGGTAGGAACAAGAACAGGCACCGGCGCCACCGAAGCATTGCCCGGACAGAATACTTCTACACAGGACGGTGTAAAGATGCATCCGATGACGATTGTAGACAACAGGAATATCCCTGCGGCGAACCCCAACAGGTACCAGAGGCAACAGGTGGCGGCCGCGCATCTGGCCGGCGGTTCATCGGGCGGGGATTCCAGTCGGGCCCCGTTCATGTTGTAAAGAGGGTAATAGTCGGTCGCACTCATTTGGTGTGTAGTCTGTCTTGGAGGGATTCAGTTTTGATGGACCCACCGCAAAAAATAAGGGGTCGTGGGGACACCCCCATCAGTCCTCATAGTAGTCCCGCAACAAGATAGTCCCGCCGGCCACTGACCTTGCAAGCCGCCCGAGAACTTCCTTGAACTGTCCAGTTATGAGCTCTTTGTAATCCACACATTTCAATATGTTGAGAGCCCCATCGATGTCTGTGGCGCCCTTCAAGACGCAGAATGTGACGGCGTCGAGTGTCTTCTTGGAGACCCCATAGCACTTGCAGACACATGTCAGCGCTTTATTCCAGTCAACAGGGATCATCCTCGCAAGTTCGCTCATGACCTTTGCCTGCCCGCTCTTGCATGCGGCCTTGAATCCCTTGCGTATCTGTCTCTGCGAGCCCGGCATGAGTTTCCTGACAAAGTCTAGGGCGCCTTCTTGACATGCTCGGATAAATGCAGGAGTAGTGTCCATGCGGGGGAACTCGGCAAGCAAGAAGTCGGCCAGTTCACACTGACGGGCGCCAATAGCAGTGGCCACAGGGGCATTGTTAGTGTCTATCTTCTTTTTTTCGATCAAATATTTGATTACCGGAATGGGATTGCGACCGACGCAGGCCAGCTGTATCAGGTCGGTGATCGACTCGGTGTACTTGTCAAATACTTCTTCAATCAGGTCGATGTGTCCGCCATAGAAGGCCCCCTTGGCTGCAGAGTTCCAATCGGGAGGGGATTCAAGAGCGATGAAATAGTTGATTAAGTTCCTGTTTCCACCCTCGAAGGCGTCCCATAAGAACTCAGAGATACGACGTGTCCCCCAAGCGAATGGCGCGGGCGAGTGGATTGTTTTCTTGTCTATTTTTTCGAATAACAACACGGAGATTTCATAGTCACCTTGCCTCGCTGCCTGAGCACAGCCCTCGAAGTAGTCACAGGCGCCTGTCTCTAGCGCAAGGAGCACTACATCCATGTCCCTGCTGTAGGCTGCGTTTACTAGTTTGAGCTGCTTGATGCCTGGGCGGGCGAGAAAGAGATAGGCCCCTTGTCTTGTGAGCTCTCCCACGTGAGGATTGGACACTTCTTCTTCGTAATCGGCCATCGTGACAAAGTGACGCCGGATTCCCTCCCCGAAGGCAAGGGTGTTCATGCGGCGAGACGTGGACATGAGCATGGAGAGGGTCTTGTTAGAGAGATGGGAGCAGAGTACTTGCTGGATATCTGTAGAGAAGTACGTGAATGGGTTCATCTTTAGGATTTGGCGAGGCGAGATTCATATTTCAGAGGGGCCGCGACCTGCAAAAAATAGGGCCGGTATGGGCCATCATTGGGGACGCTCGTGCGCGCCTGCATCGACAAGACAGCCTATCATTTCGGGACACACCTTGTGCGCGACGACGAGGGCTTCGTCGAGAACATCCTTGTCCAGGTCGAGTGCAAGCGCGGTCGGTACATGTTCTAGATTGTTCGTAAACAAGCACTCTATAAGCACTATTTCCGCATACGGGAGCGCGCTGTCCACAAAATATCTCGTTACTTCTGGGCACTCAAATAATATCGCCTGGGCGAGTACCTTATACCCCGGCACACGGCGGCTCCTGTATAGGAAGAATGCCTGATGGAAGTTGTTGCTCTTGTATGCCGCAGTCAATAGGGCAAGTGGGTCTGCCTTGTAAAAATTGTCGAGAATGTAGTCGCTGATCGCGTCGCTGTCGGCCGCGCATGCCTTTGCCAATATCTGCTCGAAATCAATGAGTGATGGGTCGCACTTACTGATTAAATGCTTGAAACACGGCAGGTCGTTGCTTCGGGCAGCCCTTCTGAGTGCGCGCTGAAAATCAAAGGTGGGGACAGAGGACAAGATGAATTCCAGGCCGTCCGCGAAATCGCTATTGTCGACGAGGAATTTGTAGATACAGTCGGGATCGATTTTTGCCCCGTGTTCGTGCAGTATTCTCATCATCGATAGACGTTTTTGGTCGCAGGCGTACAACATGCCTCCATACAAATAAACGCGGGATATATCACGGCACGTACCCAGGATGGTCTTGAGCCCGTCTGCAGCACCATATCTGATGGCTTCGTAGATGAATTCACGGGAGTACTTGGCGCCCTTGTCTATCATTTCTTGGGCCAACTGAATGTTGCCGGCGCAGACAGCTCCACATAGGCCATGGTTCCATATATTTTCGCCCATTTTGGGTAGCAGCGCGTCAGTCACAAAGTCTATTATTTCACGGCTACCATATTGATAGGCATATTGCACGATTAGGTGATCTTCGACCGATCTACGAGCCGTTAAAATAGGCAGAAGATACTGGACGATGGGGAGGCTCTTGGCCTTATAAGCCGATTTTATGGCCTTCCATCCGAAAGGGTCACTCGTCCGTCGATAGCCGTTGTGTAGCTGTTTCAATATTTCTAAGTCCCCCAGTCTGCACGCGGCATTTATGCATGAATAGATGACGGAGTGTTTGTGTTTCTCGGCGAGTTCCATCGCCTTGGCCACATGACCTCCCTTGAGGGCGCCTGCGATAGCCTCGTCATAATTGACGTTATCCATGAATGGTAGTAAATGGAAGGCTCCTCCTTGACACACGAGGCGGGCGTCTAGATGCTCCGGTCTGAGCCGATGTAGCAAGTGGACCTCCCCAGTTTTTTGGACTTTCTTGTGGATTATATTGCAGTCCCCGACAAGATATCCGAAGGGCAACTGTTGCTGGGAATATCCTTGGGGGAACACAGATGTGGCGATGGAGACCTGAAGGGCAATGGCCTCGAACTGGCGGGACACTGAGCACACGTTGGCGCGATCGTGGGAACTGAGGAAGCCGAAGATGACCGCGAGGGTCTCGTTGGGGATAATGCGGGAGTACATGATGTATTGAAATAGGCCAATCAATTTTGCCGCGACGTTCGTTAAAAAAATAGGGATCCCGCCTAGTCAGACTCTGCGGACTCCTCATGCAAGAGGGCCTCGCAGTTGATCAGCTTCTTATGGAGACGTGGCCAATCTTCGTGGGTCGAGGAATTCATGTGTTTGTCGACGTTGGCGATCTCGCGGGACAAGAGTTTCTTGATGGCCGCGGCCTGTCTTCTTGAGTCATCTAATTCTCTCTCTGTTCGAAGGCGCGATGGTGGAAACTAAGGAGATCGTCTAAGAATGCATGGTCGGTCGTGTCATCGACGATTGAGTATTCACCATGTTTTACTGGATACTGTTTCTGCAGTAATGCCCGAGCGTGGTTTCTTATACTGACTTTGGTGGGGAACAATCGGCCCCCGATTATATACTTTCCATTTACGATGGACATGTAGCGTGGTACTATGTCAGCGTGACCGAATTTTAACGAAGAATGACGAGGAGCTCTCACACACTCAAACCCGCGCCGATAAAATTGAAAGAGGCCCGCAGCAAACAAATGGACCCTAACATGATTAAAGTACTCACGGACGATGCCATCCAGGCCATCCAGACAGAGATAGCTCGATCAGCAGAGTCTGCCTACAAGGCGCTGAGCGAGAAGATTGCCGCAGACATTTGTAATCAAGTAAGCACCAAGGTCACTGCAGAATTGCGAGGGGTCACTCTCTTCGGGGAACCGCCGGCCGATTGTGGGTTGCCCAGTGTGGATATACAGTTCTTTCGCGATGAGCACAAAATTTTCTCTGTGGGAGATGGAGGATGTTACACAAACTACGGCCGCATAATTAACACGGATGGCAAGCAATGGCGACCTCCGGGCCAAAAGCTGACCAAAGAAGTGGAGACATACGTGAAAGGAGCTCGTTTCTGTGAGCCGATTGGTAGTAGATATGAAAATGATTCTTATCGCGTCGGGGCTGCGCGTGCAATCCTTGACGCCTATGATGCGACTTATGCCTTTGCTGCCAACAATGTGCACGGGGCAAAGGTCACTGCCATCCGCGCAGAGATAGAGGCCGAGCTCTCTGATAGGTCTCGCGCCCTGGAAGAAGAAAGGAAGCGCCTTGATGAAGTCACGGCAAATAATCTAGTTCAGACCAAGCTTAATGAGGCTCAGGCGGAGATGTTGGCTGCCGAACGCGCGGGATTTGAGTACGAGCTCGCAAGGGATAGAGAGTATCGTAAGACCGTCGATGAGCTCGAGACTTCCAAGAGGCAGATCGAACTTATTAAGCGACAGCTCGCAAAGAAGGCCGCTCGGTTGACTGCAAAGGAAGAGGAATTGGCCGAGTCGAAGAGAGCCCTTGAGAAACAGCGGGCGAAGTTGGATGACCGAGCTCTCTTACTGAGTCTGGGGACTGTTGATGACAGCTTGGGCAGCAGCGAGTCTGATGACTGAGCGACCGGGCCCTTATTTTTTGGGGGAGCCTGTGGGGCAAAAAAATTAAGGGAACATTGCGTCCACAAGATAGTGGGCCACTGCCTTATCGGACGAATCCGATGCGAGTGCAAATGCGGCCTCGAGATTGGTCGCCCCCTTGTCTATGCAGAGTTGTACTGCTCCTTCGGGATTCTCGTTGACACGTTCGCGGCAGATCTCAAGGAGCGTCTCATTCCAGTCGACTGTATAATGGTGAGAAATAAATTCCATAACGTCTGCACGCCCCCAATAGCGTGCGCGGATGAACCCCTTGTGGATTATTACTCGATCGTTGGGCATCGATTTTTTTACAATCTCGAGTTGTCCGAGAGAACAGGCGGCCTTGAATGTTTTTGGGAGATGGCTTGGGGCGGAAGGGGCCGCGAGCAAGTAGGCCGCAGACGTATATTCGCACCAGATAGTGTCGGCAATAATTTCATCGGTGACCTGTATGTGTTTCTTTTCTACTAGATACCTGATGATGGGCATGTTGTTTCCTGCGGCCGGAATTAGTAAGGGGCGATGGTCGGGAAACTTGTCGAACACCCAATCCACCAGATCTATGCGATTTCCTCTACATACGCCGAAGATAATGTATGACGGGTTGGACGGAGTGGTGAAATAGTCGATGAGTTTCTGATTGCCGCCCATGTAGGCCGCACAGGAGGCAATCTGGGTAAGGTCGTGGTCAAGAATGTGCATCGGCGAGGGATCTGTGTTTGCGATATCTAGCAATTCGCCGACATATTCGTCAAAGTAGTGTTCTGCAGGCACACGTGACGGATCATCAAGTACTCTATAGGGCTCCTTACGCCAGAGTGTGGACAACAAGATGCAAGTGTCCGCGTCTCCGTTCATTGCGGCGACAACACAGCCATCGAAGTAGTCAGTGGCGCCTTTCTTGAGGGCGAGGGAGACCATGTCTGGGTCACGGCTCGCGCAGGCGTGGGCGAGTTTTGGGCGACTGACTTCCCTTGGCTTGGCCAGAAAGTAATAGGCGGCCTTCATGGTGAGGTCCTTGGTGTCAAATCCGCGCAGGCTCTCGTGTAGATAGGTCTTCTTGTTGGGGAAGTATCGTCTGATAGCCTCTTCGTGGACTAGGGTGGCTAGGGATTTCGAGACGCATGCAAGGGTAGACAGAGATATGTGGGATACATGCGGCAGTAGGGCGCGATAGGTGTCTGCGTGTGCGCTCATTGGGTACTGTGTTGCCAGGGGGATTCATTTTTGTGTGACCGGCCCGATGTGTCTCGCACGGTCCTCGCAAAAAAAGAGAGGCGTGGCAGGGCCTGATTAGTTAGACTCGGCGCGTGTTAACATCTCAACACAGTCTGTGAAGCAGCCGGATCGTTCCTCTCTAAGGGTTTCCCTTATTACCTCGAGACTGGCCCCGTTCCTGGCGCAGAGGACCAATGTAGATAACCTATCGACTTGATTGTAGCCCTTAAATTTGCAGACATCTTCGACAGCTGCGTTCCAATCGACCGGTATCTTTTCTGCAAGAAGGGTCATAATGCTGTCTTGTCCATATTTGCATGCCATTCGAAAGCCCCGGTGTATCTCGAACTGGGTGCTGGGAAGAAGCTTCTTGACATATCTTTCGCGACCATTAGCACAGGCGGTTTTGAAAGAATAGGTGGTGTCTAGGTTCGGGAACTTATTGATCAGATAGTCTGCTGTATCGCAATTGTAATCTGCTATGGCACAGGCAAGAGGATAATCGTCTGTAATGACCATATTCTTGGTTTCTATCAGGGTCTCCACTATCCACATGCAGGGGCGGCAGTATTCAATCAAATCTTCTGGGGTCCCTGTGAATTTATCGAAGAGTTCGTAGATGAAAGCAAGCCAGCCGCCTTTACAGGCACCCTTCATCGCACTGTTCCAGTCGGGGGTTTCAAGAGCTGTGAAATAGTTGATGAGGTCTCTGTTGCCGCCTTGGTAGGCCGCGCTTAGACATTTGGGGATATTGCCTTTGTCGGTTTTCTCGAACATCTCAATTGTCATGTCATAGATGCCACGCTTTGCGGCACTGATGCAGCCGGCGAGGTAATCTGTGGCCCCTGTTTCGAGGGCTAATTGTATCATGTCTGGGTCTTCGCTTAGGACGGCGTGTTTTAGCTTGAGGCGTTCGGTGCCGGGGCGCGCGAGGAAGAAGTAGGCACCTCTTTCTGTAGATACGTCGACCCAGGAGGGATCTACACATCTACCTGTTATAGCGATGCTATGGCCATAGTGTCTTCGGTAGGCCTCTTCGGTGGCTTGGGCGCCCATGGGTTTGGATACTTTGATTAGGTCGGAAAGGGATTTGTTAGAGAAGTATCTGAATAGGGCCTTGCAGAGGTGATCGGGGATATAAGTGAACGGGTTCATTGCTTGTGACTTGAGTGGTGGGATTCAGTTTTGCTGGGCGCCTGGAAAGAGGGCAATGAGGCCGTGATTTTATCTCCTTTCGGGGAATTTTTTGGGCTATATTCTCACGGTAGATGTGAGTGTTTTTGAATCTGATGGCCGTGGCATTCATGCGTGAGGTGATGTCTTTATAGGGTACTTGGCGTGCATTCTCTCCACGACAGCTCTTTTTTCGGCCACGGGGAGATTATATTTGTATCCGCTTGGGCCGAGGATGTCGACGAAAAATAGCGGGGTGATGACTTTGCGGAACTTACCGGATGAGCGATATCTTGTTCTTTTTTTGTCTTTGCTGGATGATCTTCTGCGATCAAGTCGCGGCCCTATCGCACTCGCCACAAACAGACTCAATTATTGTTATCACATTGGCTCCGGGAATTAATAGATTGCGAGTCATTTGCGGTTCAAAAAAATATGGCAACAAAACCATGTCTCTGAAGCCGAGCCGATCGATAAAGTAAGCAGTGTACCAGACTATGATCTGAGGGAAATTGTACATATGGCCCATTAGCATCCATATGTGGGCGATTGCGCTCGTTTGCCTGAAGAGTAGTTTATTTCGGTCACATATTAGGCATTTGTCATAATGAGAACTCCGGGTATTTATAATATCGATGCCACACATCATACATCTTTGTATTCTACTATTCTTACCATAGACATACGTACGCACGTAGTCGCATGTGAGATATTGTCTTATTGGTATATTTGGGAAATTAGTAACATAATCCGCGTAGATTACAATGTGGTATCTCTTTTCTTCTCCGGGCTCGTAATCGAGTGCCATGTCAACCCCTCCGATGCTCTCCCACATATTATCTGTATCAATATGTGGTACAATCCAAAACGTATATCCTTCATCATCAACTGTCGCAAATAGATTTTGTTCAGCAACCCAGTACATAATTACGTTATGTACTTCTTGGCACTCTGCGGGGATTTCTACATCTACAGAGGCTTTATCATCAGCGCACTTCATAGAAGGAATTTTGGTGCCAGACAAGAGAACGGAGTCTGCATACTTAATGGAGGTTCTCGTTAGGAATTGGTTAATGAGGTTAATTACGTCCTTACAGATGGCAAGCTCATTGATCAGAAGAGACTTTGTAGGAAGCGTTTCCGCTGACGACATGAGCCACATCAGTTCTCTTTCGCAGGCGCAGTGTACTTGATGATAATGTCTGCACCACGAGCAGATTCGGGGGTCTTCGTGGACGGTAGTTAGATATGGATACGGTCGCAACTGATTGGAGGCGCGTTGTTCTGCAAATAGCCTTAGCATGGCCAACTTGCCGGTGAATAGAACAACATCAGACAATGATATTTCTGGTAAACTGGTAATTGTTTCTACATATGCTTCTCTGAGAATTTCTAGACATTCCTCACATACGTTACATGTGTCTTCATCGTCAAATATACGACGACAGCATATTGACCATACTCCTGGATTTCCACATGAAACACATAGATCGCGGCCCCAATATATCCAATGTTCATCATCATTGGTATAATGGACGCCCGGATATGGCCAATAGCGATTTACTGGGATCTCGGCTAGACTTTCTAAATCCCACGGGAGGAGATCAAGGACAATGCGATGGCGAGATATTGAAGACATGAAGTAGCTAGGGATTTGTAATTCAATTTTTACGGAGGATAAGCCTTAGTAAATTTTATGCTAAAACTGAAATTAATATAAGGTATTATACCATGGACTATACCAACGACCAAGGATTTATCTTCCAGGACAATGGAGAGGACACCAAGTTCGCCCTGTGTCCTATCTGTCAACAATTAAGCCCAGTGACAGTCGAGGATTTCGACAATAATAAAGTTTGTTGCATTCATTGTGTCGATGAGAAGGAAAAATACGACTGTACAGGAGACATAGACGACATTGTTCCTATACCTGCAAAGAACTTAACTCCTACCGGCAAAGTCAGATGGACGAAAGAATTAATGGAGAAAGAAGCGGCTCACTATGGATTCACTCTTGTGTCAATAAGAGATACGGCTGTAAGTTCACCTGTATGGCTGAAGTGTCGAGTACCGGAGCATGAGGCGTATGAAACTAGATGGAACAATTTCTCCAAAAAGAACGGGAGTAAACATGTATTCGGAGGCTGCGAGGCGTGTTCTAAAGCAGGCGGTAGAAAAGGACGATCTCAAAAAATCCTTGATCGAGTTGAAGAGGGAGTCTGGGTATGTAAAACCGGGCATAAATATGCTACCAAGCCAGATTCCAGTCTGCTCCGCGGTGATGGATATTGTTCTAGGTGCCGTGTCAATCTGAACGAAGAGGTAACGAGGCTTGTATTTCAGGAATACTTCCCGGGAAAAAAGTTCCCGAATCGAAGACCCGGATGGCTCTGCGGATTAGAACTGGATGGGTACTGTGAGGAACTCAAGTTGGCTTTCGAATATAACGGGATTCAACATTACCAATATGTGCCACATTTTCACGAAACGTTACAAAAGTTTGAGACCCAGCAAAAGAACGATCTATTGACGATCGAGAGATGTGTAGAAAAAGGGATTAGGCTAATAATTGTACCTTATACTATTAAAACTCATAAAATTCGTTCATTCGTGCATGAAGGGTTGGCTAAACTTGGATGTCCGCAAATGGTCCAATTATGTTCTGATATCGAATTCTTCAAAAATGTGGATATTTATGGGGCATATAGCAAACAAAAATATGAGGAACTCAAAGAGATAGTGGAGGTCAAATGTGGGGGTAAACTTCATTCTGATAAATACATTACGAATCAGACCTTAATGGACATAACATGTGTAAAGGGCCATAATATTAAGGTCACTCCCGATGCTGTCAAAATTGCAAATCGCCGTGGTAAAACTGGGCAAAACCTTAGCTGTGATGAATGCGGCGGAAAAAAGAAGGAAACAGATGCGGACATAGAAGACAGAATTAAGCACACTGGGTATACATTTCTGGGAGTTTCGGACAAAAGAGCTAAGAATGGGGAAATTTATATTTGGGTAAAATGTCCTAATCCAGACCATCCACAATATGAGGCTATGAAAAGCAACTTTTTCGAGAAAGATACCATAAGTAGCCCAAGAAAGGGTTGCAAATTATGCAAGAAGGGTGCGGGAGGCAAATCTAAAAAGGATAGTGCCTTAAAGGCTATGAAGAGCCAGCATAAGATTACTCCAGTAAACGCCGATGAATATAAGGGTAACTCCGTATCTATCAAGTGGGCATGCGAACTAGGACATACATTTTACGATAAATTGCAGTGTATGCATAATAGGGCGAACAACAGGTCGTTAGTATGTCCTATTTGTGATACTAATCAAGACTGGGCGCTAAAGAGACATGTCAAGATCGTTACCATGAATTGCGAAGGCTCTTTTGGGAACAATGTAAAGTTCGAGTGGCAATGCATAGCAAAACCTACCGTGTGCAGCGCAGTCTTTACCGCGACCAAAAAGGACTTGCAACATACTTTCTGCAAATATTGTTCTAAATGCGGCCCCAAATGCATAAAGGGTGATCCTCCTTAATATCGGTTAATCAGCCGTTCTTTTTTTGTCGCATGTCTGTTTTCTGTGCAAAAAAATGGTTCTGGAAGGGTCACTAATTTTCTTCCAATATTGGAAGGACCTCCTCATGTAGAGTAACGTAAAACGGCGCTGCCATCGCTGATGAGGATGAAATTGATTGCGCTAGCGACAACGAACATGGTTGTTGGGGTCGCAGCAGTAATGTAAGAAGAAACGTAATTCAAGTAGAACTCACGTACTCGAGACACGTTGATGTGTCCGGAAGGCTGGTAGGTTCCTGGGTACAAACAGAAGTTGAGCATGAGCGCACCACGATCTTCTGGAGTAACGATGTTGGCCCCTCCGTAGGTGTAAGGCATGTATGAGCCGAAGAATTGTTCCTTGTAGTAGTCGAAGATGTTGATTCCGTGAGCCTGGAGCTGGATGGTGTCAACAGTGTCGGTACTGATTGGGTAAACGACCTTCTCAACGGTGAATTGAGAGTTGTTGTATTTGTGCATGGCTGAGGTGGCGTTCCATGCGATGGTGTTGTCAATCATGGTCTGTGAAGAGGCATGTGCGCTGGTCTCGACTGTGTTATCTGTCAAGAGGGTCATTCTATGCCAGTCACGGTATGTGTTTGGGTTGACGTCTGGGGAGGCGACGTTGTAGTTAGGTCTAAATCCGACGTAGAGAGTCTCGCAAGGGAATTTCAGCAAGTTGAGTTGGATCTGTCCCTGTGCAGTGGTGAAGATGGTTTGTTGTGTCTTGTGGACACGGATGAGGGAAAATCCAATTCGCTTGATGTAGAGATCGTGGATTTCAGGATTGACGAAGATGTTGTTGATGTAGAGTTGCATCTCTTCGATTCTCTGGGTGGAGTCGATGACGGATCCGGTTGCGAGGACTGGAGTGAGACTTGTCCATGTCTGAACACTGGTGACTGCGAGGGCTGCTGCGGTACCTGCTCCTGCTCCTGCGCTGAAGGTCTCGAGGACGACGAGCTTAGCAAACAAGTTTCCTGGGGCAACGAAGAGGAGATTTTGTTGTTGCTCGGTGTAGACGGTGATGAATCGCTGACCGTATGGGATGGAGACGGAAGGGATTGCGAGTCGGGGATCGGTGTTGAACCAGAAGAGAAGTGGGATCCACATGTCGAGGGCTGGCTGAGTGATTTGTGGAGTTTGATATCCGTTGACGATCTTGACTTGCTTTCTTGCGCCGACTGATGCGTTGGTTGGGGCTGCGACGACTGCATTTCCGTCAACATCGACGAGTCCGTTGATGGAGTCTGGCCATGAAGATGCTCCTTGGAATGCGAGGACGTCACTGTATCCGTCAATTGGGACTTCTTGTCCGACGAGTCTGTTCCAGCCTGTCTGCTTGTTTGGGGTGACTCGGAATTTTTGGAAGAAGAACATTGAGGATTGTTCGTATTCATCGAGGGGATTGCCGTTAACTTCGAACTGGACCTTGGTGAAGAATCGTTGTCCAGGGTATTCGCAATAACGGACGTTGTTACGGAATGGGGCTCCTACGTTGAGGACGGTTCCGTCTGCTTGAACGTAGGTTTGGGTGTATTGTGTCCAGATTCCAGTTCCAGGAGAGTCAATGTATGATACTTGTTGGGCAGTTGATGGAGGGCCTACAAGAGTTGCTCCTGCTGGGATTGGAGGGAATGCTGGGACGGTTCCAAGTGTTGCTTGCGTAGAAGCAAGAACAGTGTTAACTGTCATATCGCAGAAAAAATCTCCAAACTGCATTGGAGAAAAACCCCAGAATGCTTTTATGCATTCCTCCGCAAACTCGGGGTTCTAACAACCTTTGTTTTGCGGCACGCGCTAACGTGGGACGGACTCTATCTTAAGGGGAAGTACTTGAAATACTTTCCCCCAACTGTCGCATAGTCTCTGAACCTTCTTGTTGAGTTTTCTTCAGCTCTTGTAAATAGGCTGTTGCCGCAAGGAAATTTTCTTCTTTCGTGCGACTCTTATTAGTAAATGATTTGGTAATAACTTTTGTGCCATTATCGAATCGTACACGAAATCCTTCTCCTTGTCGTTGTAATCCTTTTTCGAAATTGTGATTCTGTATAATTACAACAACTCTACCTTCATTGAGTTCCGTCAAGAACTCAAGAGCTTTTATCAAATTGGCTTCTGGTGTTAACTCTTCAGTAAAATATTTACTGCTACATTGTGGATGTTTAGTTATGCGATAACCATTTTTCCACTTACCTACGTATTTCGGAAGATTTTTGGCCTCTTCCGTCTTTCTGTAAGGTTTGCTGTCTCGTTTGAGAGCAGAGTCTTTCATTTTTAATTTGGTATCATCTGATTTTAGTCCCGCATCGCCTCCGTATAATAAGTTGTATCCGTTAGGGGCGATAGTGTTATATTGCGCGATGAGAGCGATTTCTTTCTCGTTCAAAAGATCGTCAGCTCCTTCCCAAATAACAGATTTAGTGAAGTTGTCCCAACCATGCTCACGAATAGCATTATTGAGATAGCGACATCCATCGGTTTTAGCGAGATTCTTGGCCGCACTTTTATGTTTCATCATACGGTCTTGAAATGTTTGTCGAGTCTGTCCAACGTATTTTTTCCCATTGGGAGACTCAAGTAAGTAGATAACACCCATTTATTGTAATAAGCCTAATTTTTAATATATTTCAACAAGCTTGGCTGCTGATTATCCATTGTGACATCCTTTGGATTTTTACCATACCCCTTATAAGTCCACGGATAGTGAATATGTCTGAGCTTATAAGTTTTACGTAGTTTCCCACGGGTGTCGTATGTATGTCACCACACATAGACGGTACCAAAGGTTTTAGGAACTTCCAGCAATTCGGCAGTTTCGCAGCATCCTTACAGTTAGAATTGTCGATTAACAGGTTTTTCACCAGTTAATAAGTAAGAACACCACTAGCATACGCTTTTGGCGTATACTCTTATCCCCCAGTGTTAAGGGATCGAAAATTGGACAGATGAGTTAAAGATTGGATTACCTGCGGTAGGTCTAACCTTGTTGTACTCATATCCAATTGCAGCAAATGGTTTGAAGTGCGCGTTAACAAAGAGCAAGTGAGTTCTCTCAATATCCACCAAAGTTGGAGTTGGATCACTATATCCTTGCTTTGCGCGCATACACATAATATCACGAATTCTCTGATTCAGGAGTTCCGTTGCCATGATCATTCGATCGGCCTTGCCATCATTGGCGATGAGTTTGAAAACACCTGCTGCAGACATAGTTCACTATGCATAAGCAAACAAATTTTGCCCCAAGAAAATATTAATTGTCCGTCCCCCAGCGGCCCCCATCTCACACCCTCATCCCTTTTCCAATTACACAAAAGTCCCCGCCCTACGCAGACACAATCCGGCCCACACAAAAAATAATCAGGTCCGTGCCCCACATACTACATCGTCAGAAAAGTAATAAGCAGCCCGGATCCCACCAGCCACATCCTCACTCACCGGCAAGTATCCCACCAGCCACACTCGCACCATATGCCCGCGCATTCTCTCCGCAATCACCTTTCTACAGTCTCCACAAATGGTATCACCTGTCCAACATTCGTGCAAACATATACAGCACAAGGAAAGCCTCACGCCAACGCCGCATGCTAACATAAATCTCGTAAAGAGATCCAACGTCGGCTCCCGAGGCCGCAGAAACCGAGCAACGCATACTTTTTCACAGTATATTCGGATCACGTCCCCATCTTGTTCCGTAGATATCATTTCAATACCTCACCTGTCTTTTTTCAGTTTTCACCAACAAGCTGCCCGCAAAAAATAATATCAGTCCGACCAGTCCCATCCTTCGTCCGATGAACCAACGAGATACTCTGTCCATTTTCTTGAATCCCCGTCCAACTCCCCGGCCACACTCGCACAGTAAGCCGCAGTAATCACCCCAGCCATATCTCTGCACACGTCCATCTCCCTGATCAGCATCACTCGCGTCGCATGTCTTCTCTCTTTTATGGTCATTGTTTTGCCACAAACATCGCACAACAAACTGTCCGGTACGCAATCAATACTTGTCCAACAACACATGCAATAGCACGAAATCACTCGCCTCTCGCAGAACAGAGCATATTTTTCTGCAAACGACAAGACCATTTTGGGCGGATCCCAATTTACCCCACAAATCACAATGCGCTCGCAAGGTCCTACATCAAAATCTTCCACACAGACCTCGTCCTGTATAAGTGAGAAAATGCCGTTCTCACGGTCGATAACGTCAAACAGCTCCATGTGCGACGCCCTGCCACTTGCTATCGAGCCCCAACATTCATTTTTTTGTTGCCCCAAAAAATCAGCGCCAATTCAAAGTATCCGCGCCCTAGATTTCCTGTCGATCTTCTCGGCCACTTCCCTACAGTATGCCGCAGCTATCGCCCCGACCATGTTCCTGCACACAGGTAGCTCCCCTATAAGGCAGACCCGCGCAGTGTGCCTCATTTCTTTCGCGGCTACCTTCTCACTGCAGGCCCGCACAGCAAGTCACTCGCCCTAGTACCAAGGTACCTCCAGCAACACAGGCAAATATACGGAATCACCCTCTTCTCTCGGAACAGGAAGTATTTTTCGGCAAACGTTATGACCGACTTAGACGGCTCCCATCTCGACCCGCCCCAGATCACAACGCGCCCCCCAGTTGATTCATTAAAATCTTCTACGCAGACTTCTTCCTGTATGGACAAGAAGATGCTGTTGCTGCGATCGATGACAGTAAACAGCTCCATACAAATTGCGCCTTGTTCCTACTGCTGGCCCTTACATTCATTTTTTGTACCCCGAAAAAATAGATCCGTGCCACTAACTCCCGGACAGACAAGCCGCGACCCATCCAACAGACTATGGCGACGCCCCCGTCCATATCCTTGTCTCTGCATCGATCTCTCCGGCCATCTCTCCGCAATATGCCGCAGCAATCGCCCGAGTCACATCCCTGCACACGCCCAGCCCCCCGATCAGCATTACCCGCGCCACATGCACGCAGACCTCCCCAGACAACTTATTCCTACATCTATCGCACATCAATGGCCCGCCATACTTCCAGCAGCACATGCAAATGAACGATGTGACCCGGGTCTCCCAAAACAAATAGTATTTTTCGGCAAACGATATGGTCCGTCTGGATGGCCTGTTCGCTGCCCCAAAGATCATTATGGGGTGCGTGCTCATATGGGCGTTGACACTTTCCCGCAACGGTAAGAACACAGACCCATAACGCTGATCCTGGAACAATTCCATGCTGTTTACGCCACACATCCCCTTTCAGTTTTACCCGCAAAAAAATCAGCACAGACTCGCGCAGTAGGCCGCAGCAATCGCCCCAGTCACATCCGCACACATCCTGAGCCCCCCAATGAGCCAGACCCGCACCGTATGCCCTCGCCCTTCCCTCTGCAAACTGGCCACGCAAACGCCGCAAAGTACCCCGACACCGCAGTATTCTCTTGTATTCCCACATATTATGCAGAGAGACAATCTAATGGCGCCGACTCTTGCCATCCACATTCTCGTGCCGAACGACGCGTCGTGATCCATTGTACAACAGTCACATTCCCCTTCAGTTTTACCCGCAAAAAAATCAACACAGACTCGCACAGTATGCCGCAACAATCGCCCCGGCTATATCCCTGCACACGGGCAGTTCCCCAACGAGCATCACTCGCGTCGCATGCTCGCGGACCTCCCCTCTCACACTCGTCCCACACTTGTCGCATATTTCTGCGGGCGCCCAGTGTTTCTGCAGACAAATAAGGCACGGAACGGATATCACATCGAATCCCCTAGCAAGCGCGACACGAACACCGAAGCTCAACAGCACCGCCTTATAGATAGTCGTAATATAGGGCTCCCCGCTGTGCGTCACTGTATAGCACACACTATGCCCGGTCGGCAGGAAGACATCGTCGCAGAACAGATCCATTATACTACGCCCAACATCATTCAGTTTTGTCCATCCTTCGCCAAAAAATAAACCCATCAGCCTACCAGTGGCGCGATCTGGCCCTCTTGTCGATCTCGTCGGTTGCACTCGCACAGTATATCGCAGTGATCACCCGCGTCACGTCAGCACACATCCCGAGCTCCCTAACAAGACAGATGCGCCAGACAAACCCCCGTACAGCCTCGTCCATTTCCTTAGTGCAGCCCCCGCACATTAGTCTCGTGGGAGGGGCGTCATTGTCCCGCCAGCAGCACATACAACACCAAGAGACGACGCGCCTCTCGCGGAACATTCTATATTTTTCGACAAACGATATCCTCCCCGGCCTAAGCCGACACGGGCAGCGAATCACAATAGGCGACGCCCCAAAATCAGCCACAAAGACCTCGTCTGAGATAGGCAGAAAGATGCCATATTTGGGCCCAGTTATCTCAAACAATTCCATACAATACTCATCCCCATATTCATTTTTCAGGGCTCTCTGCAAAAAATAAACCACTCCGGCTCACTATCTTATCAGCACCACCGTCTGGAGTTTTTTGTCCAGATCCCCGTCAGCAATCGCACAGTATACCGCAGTAATCATTCGCGCCACGTCCTCACACACGGGCAGTTCCTTGATCAGCCACACTCGCTCAACACGCTCCCGCACATTCCCAATTATTTTCTCAGTACAGCCGCCACACATTAGTCCCGTAGGTAGGACATCGGCGCGCCCCCAGCAACATAGGCAGCACCAAGAGACGACACGTCGCTCACAGAACAATCTATATTTTTCAGAGAATGTAATATCCAGCTTGATCGGTTTCCATTCTATCTCATTGATCACAATAGGCGATGCCCCAAAATCTTGCACCCAGGTACCGCCCTGAATGAGCCGAAAGATGCCATAACGAGACCCAAATATATCGAACAATTCCATACAGTACCCATCACCCACATTCATTTTTCAGGGCTCTCTGTAAAAAATCAGCACAGGCTGGCCACATAATGCGCGGCTATCACACTGCCCTCGTCTTTACCTACCCCTGCGAGCTCCCCAATGAGCCAGACCCGCGCCCTATGTTCGCCGTTCTCTTGCTTCAGGCGATCAGTACATTTGTTACAGAGCAATTTCTCGCTGCAGACGTTCCTTGAAAAAGTGCACGACATGCAGATGAATGAACGCACACGGTCGATCTCCTTCAGTTGCATCCTTGTGACGAACGACACTGTGGGCGCCTTTGATCTGAACGCGCGAAAGAGTATGTGACCCCCGCCACCTATCGAGCTCGTAACTACATGACACATAGTCGGCAAGAACACACGGTCGCATTTACACTCTGCGTCCGTACATTCGCCAAAGAGGTCCATCGCCTCCTCCACGTCGACGCAGCATCCTCTTTCAGTTTTATTGCAAAAAAGCATCTCGTTACAGCCCCAATATATCTATAATAGGGCCCAATATGCAGCAATTATCACGCTCCTCACGTCACCATCCACTTCGATCCGCCCCGCAAGCCAGATCCGCTCCATATGTGTGCGCCCTTCTTTCACGACCCGATCCCCGCATTCATCATGGGCGAGTTTGTACTTCTTATCCTCGGCGTAGTTATACTCCAGACAGATGATGCACTTTGCAGACTCTATCTCCGTCGCAAGAACGAGCCTGTACTTGGCGGCAAAGGAGACCCCGCCCCTGTAGCCTCGAGGAAATCTGATACTGATTATTCGTCCATCTGCCGTGCACATAACGTACGGAACAAGGTGGCAGGTCACTGTCCTGAAGTCCACATCGGGCCTAACCCAGGCGCCACGAACTTTATCCCCAAAGACAAATAGTTCCCCCATAATGTCTCACATGCGCCCCATTCATTTTTGCCATGCGCGCGAGAAAATTGAATCAGAGGCCTCCAGACCAAATGTCCGTGGCTATTTTCTGCACAGAGTCCCAAAGAGTCGCCGCATGGGGATATACTCTATTGGAACTCTCGCGCCGTGAGCAAAATGTCTGGTGGCTAAGGCTCAAGTGCCCAGAAGGCCACGAGTTCGACATCATGCGCCAGGTCTTCCACCCCAGCTGTATACAATGTCGCAAAAGCAACGGACCCCGAGTCTACCAGCGCGAGGCCCGCGAGTGGGCAGATTCCATGGGCCTCATTTGTCCGGGAGACTATCGCAGAACAATAGACCCATGTGTGTGGGGATGCAAGCACAATGCCAAACACAAATTTACTGCGAGCCTCAAGTCACTGAAGCAGCTAGAAGAAAAAATGGGCAGGACCAGCGGCAGCAAACACAGGGCCCCAGCGTATCTCTGCATCTACTGCGACGTGGAAGAGTGCGAGTTTAAGTGGCCAATAATTATGGAGGATGAGATCATCCCACACTCTCTTACAAGAAGCAGCCTAATCGAGTGGAAATGTTTCGACTGCGGCGAGATATTTGCCTGCCAAATTAACAGATTGACCCGGGGGTGTACCAACTGCGGCCACAGGTAGAACGCCCCTCGCGCCCCTGCCCTCTCTTTTTTCCATGCGCCTCGCAAAAAAATAAGGGGACAAGACCCTCAACACACAGGGTGTGCCAATAGATTAAGAGCCGCAGCCAATATGTTTATCAATCTCGGCCTGTCCTCTGCAGACACGGGCCCGCGTATGAACTCAGCACAGACTGCATGAACCAGACCCTCCATGAGCACTCTGTATCGCACACTGCTGCCATCTCCGACGGGGATCTGTCTGAATTTCTGGACAAGTACATCGCCGTATGCCGCAAGCGAGAACCCCAGCACTTCCCGCACATGACCATAATCATGCCCCTCGTGTATCCATTCTAATCCCATTCGGGCAAATTCCTCGTCCACTTGCATACGCGGGGCCCCCATAGTCGACGCTATGTCCACCAAGGAAACACCGCCGCTCCTCAGCATGGCCCAATGGGCTATTTTTCTTTTTTCTGGATCGCCCATCATCAAGGCGGCCCTCTTTTCGTTGAACTTTGTCGTGAGTCCATCCTTCCGTGAGGCCACCAAAGGATCAGCCGTGCGCCAGTACCGTGCAATGACCCTGCCGACGATGGCTTTTATAAGGCATATTGCAAGGCACATGGCCACTTTCTCTGCGATTGGCGCGACGTATGTAGTGAAGGCTTCCATTCTAACACACTCTGTTCCGGAGTTTCATTTTTTGATGGGAACAAATGGGCCCTCTTCTAGCATGTCCTTCGCAGGAAGTCCCCGATCAACCACGCAACATCCTTGATCAGCATGTCCACAGCGTATTGACTGAACAGCCACCATCTGTATCTTGCCATCTGCACCGCCATGCGTCTGTCCATAATAGCACGAATCCTCAGGTTCAGAAGTTCTGTAGCCATAAGCATGGAATCGTCCGCACCACCGTTGGCAAGAAGTCTAAAGACGCCCTCTGTAGACATATATAAACGCCCCATTATTTTACAACACACATAAGCCCGCAAATGATCTGCGCGACATCCTCACATACAACACCCGCGCCACGAAATAGCCACATGCTCTCCTGCGCCGCCCCTACATATTTCCTCGCATCCCTTGCACAGTCCACGCAGATACATCCCCCAAAGCAGATATCGTACTGCTCGCAGTATTCACATCTCGCCACAAACCGCGTCGGGGCGCGCAGTATGTCCCAAAAGTGCAACAGAGATGCAGTCCTGCCAAATGCCCACATATAAGCCATATTTGGGGCTATCTTTCAATGGGAGGCCCTCCTCGCCCGCAAAAAAAATATACACACCATTAACCCACGCGACATTACACATGCCCGCGCAAGGTCATTAACCTTCGCCCTTCTCTTATCTAATTACATGTTTTTCCCTTGCAAGAGCCTCGCAGAGTGTCGGAACGATCACACCAGTGACATCCTGCCCGAGCCCAATTGCCCCGAGTAGCCAGACCGTTAAGACGGCATCTCTTTCCTTTTCTGCAATTTTCTTTCCACAGTCCCCGCAGACTAATCGACCAGCACGTCCCCTCGGACAGATGACGCATCGAATAGCCTGATATTTATCGTCCGCTCGCAGTTCCCAGAGCCAGTGAAGAGGAATCTCCATCCCATAGCTCGGCCACTTCATTATTTTCGGCTGGATTATGACAACGTTTCCCATGTTTCTTTTCTCGCGAGGATCCTTGAAGAAGATACTGGCAGTAGTCGCATCTGGAATATACTTTGCCCTGTACCCTGTCCCGGCTGGAGTCTTGCAATATGGCCTTTCATCAATTTCGTAGTTAGCGAGGTCGAGAAGTCCGTAAGATTCCATCGGAAGTACGTTTAGCGGGGTCGTTTTCAGTTTTGTCGCCGCCGAGAAGGCCCCGCTCCCTGCAGTAAAAAAATCAAAGAAGCTCGCACAACACGGCGCCAATCAGTCGCACCACGTCCGCCTCAAGCGCGACCCGCCCGAGGAGCCACATGCGCAGACACCCGTCCCACATCCGCCTCTCGACGTCCTTATTACAGTTCACGCAGATCATTTTGCGGGCCTCAACGAAATGTGCGCGCCCGCAAGAAATGCATCTGTAGGATATTACAATCTCATCCAATCCCAGTGCGCGCATCATGCGCAGAGATTTCCTTCCTTCAAGGAGACTCGGCCACGGACGGCCACCAGTATTAGCGCTTATAAGAAGAATGCGTCCTGTCTCCCGCGTGACCGTGATGTATACATCTGTGTCCGTGTGGATGTGCCGCCCCCGATATATGAGAAGATTTTCTGCGCAAACATTGATCGGCTGCTTGGCAATGTCGTAGTTCTCTGCCCCAAGCAAGTTCATCGTTATTCCCTGCGGCCCGCGATTCAATTTTCACAAGACCCGGCAAAGAGCCGCAACAATAAGCCCCGCCACGTCTTCCCCAAGCCCTATCTGTCCGGCGAACCAAGCGCGACGGGCCCCACCCCACACACTCTCTTCTATTACTGCCTCGCACATATTACAGATCAGCCTTCTGACCGCCGTCGCATAATACAGTCTGGCGCACCGAAGGCATTTGTTCGACATGACCTTCCGCTCCCTCTTCAGTCGATACAGTTCCCCCAAGGGAGTGTCCTCTGCAAGATGATGCGGCCAAACAGACACCTTGGCCCCGATCGCGCACACGTCGTCCATGTCTCTCGCCTCGCGCTCGTTGAATATCACATATACTTCCGTTCGCGTCGGCTTGTGTATCCCCGCAAATATAACGCCGAGCATATCTGTGGCGGGACTGGAATAGATCTCGTAGTTACCAAAATCCAACAGATCCATGACCCCTTATAACAATCAATATAAAACACTCAGGCCGCATTATGTCCGCCCAGTAATAAAGATGCTTCTCGGCCTTGTCATCTGTCTTATTATTATCATTATTCTTTCTGTGCACTTTGATGTCGCCGGTCGTCTGCGAGTCCGAGCCCTCGAAGCAAAGGTGAACGAAGACGGAGAGAGACTCGCTGCGGCATTTGATCGTGCCATCATTGCCCGGGAAGAGTGCGCCCGCAAGTGGTCCGATCCACATACTACCGCCGATCAAGAAGTCCAGAGGGTTAGAGAGCTGGACTCTACTTGGGCACATATCCGCTACATAGAAGAGGTCGCCACACATAACGACCGATGCAAGCGCGCGCTACATACTATTTCCAAGAACTACAAGGCTCTCTTCCCTGGTGTTCGCCGCACGGACATGGAGATGATTGCGCGAGACGTGGACATACAAGGATGGGCAGTAGACAGAGTATGTAATGGGGGCCTTCTTGTGGGAGACGTCGTTCCCGGAGACACTGGCTACGCTCCACACGGGGCACAATATCGTGGGACGACCACTCAGTGGCACTAGATAGGGGACCTTCTCTCAGAAAAAAAATAAGAGGCCCCCGTCTATCGAGGCAGCATGCTGCGCCAACCAGTTACGTGCCCACCATTTCGCAGATGAGGGGCCGCGTCCGAGATCGCCCTCATTATCTTCGCAGATCTATTGTTGTAAGCCGACACGAAGTCTCTGCGCCCAAAGTTCGCCCCACGCTCGGCCAACATCTCCACTATCCTTTCATCTTTCTTGCGCATCGCAATGTACAGGGCACGGCTCTTAACGCGATCGGCCGACCCAGGACATACAATACGGGCGGTCGCCATGTCCCCGTTCTCACATGCGGCCAGGAATCCTTCCTCAAGATCTATTATTTTTTTGCAGTTCTTCATCATCCACTGGATCCCCGCATGATGCAACACCTGTCCGCGTCGAATAGGCCCCAGGATGTAGTCCAAATAATGTAGATATACTTTCTGCCCGCTGCAAAGTATGGTAAATAACGTCCCCCCATACTGTCACTATTCGGCCACAGATTTGCTGTAATCCCAATACCATCAGCTCGGCATCTGCTCCCGCCAGCCATTCTACGAACATATCACATTTTGCGTAGTAATCACCATCCAAACCCTGCCTGTATGCAGCAATGTATCTGGCAGGCAGCGGCTCCCCATCTCGCAATAGTTCCCCCACTGTCTTCATGCGGGGCAAATGGCGCCACTTCCTGTAGACACATCCCAGTGCGGTGGACGTCTCGAGGTCCCGCACGTATTCCGCGGCGATCAACCTCCAGACGTCGTCCATACAACACAATCACACGCATATTCATTTTTCTGGAAAGCACAAAAAATTAGAGCCTGAGCCACCACGGGATTCTTATATGAGGTGCATAAGACAGTATCAGCTCGGCCACTTCAACGGAGCCCTCCCTGCGAGCCCGCACATAATCCCTGCGCCCGAGGTTCGCCCCATGTGCCACAAGTAGATCTATTATTCTTCCATCTTCTCTTGCCGCGGCAATGTACACGGCACGGGCCTTAACACGGTCGGCAACCGGCGGACATACAAGATGGGCAATCGCCATGTCTCCGTTCTCGCATGCAGTAAGAAAGCCCGTCTCAAGATCCACGAGCTTTTTACATTCTTCTAGCATCCATCGGATCCCCCCATGGTACAGAGCGGGCCCTCTTCTGATCTTCCCCTCCGCATAATGTGCGTGATGCGTGAAATGGAACGGATTGCCCCTGCAGAGTTCCTGAAATACATCATCGATAGAGTAGAGTCTCGCACAGTACTTTACTTCTGCGACATGCTCATACTCAGTAGTCCCAGGGCTGCCCATCATTGTCATGATATCGTCAGTAAGTATGCTAGCGGACATTCGCAAGCGGCGCCAGTTATACTTGTGTCGAAGTGACATGTGGCGGGTGATATGATTGCTGTATTTGTCGGGCAGCTGCTCGCCCGCTCGTAACATCTCTCCTACCGTCTTCATGCGGGGCAGTTTCCTCCAGGCCCGACACACGCATCCCAGCGCGGTGGACGTCTCGAGGTCCTTCACGTAGTCCCTAGCAATAAGCTGCCAGACGTCGTCCATGCTACAATACTCTCCGCCCTATCCCTTTCAGTTTTACGAAAAATGAATCAAGCCGCGGCAGTGTATATCGATGGAGCACTCCCGCATCTCTGTGCTCGCCCTTCAGCACTGCGACATTACCCCCTTTGTTGGAAGGCAAAAAATAATCCTTCGTCCCGAGGATGTTCGCGAGGCCGTCCGCAGAGGAATCAATATGGGAAGTGTCGAGGCGATCACATGGCGCGTGGCCCCACATCTTTCGCATCTCATCCCCGCCCGCGAATCACAGTACGACGATCTATACGATGGGCCGACCACGGATGAGGAAGATGAGCCCATCCGTATCGACGACGATGTTATTCTCGAGGCCTGATTTTTTTCTGGGTCATATAATGATCAGCTTTACTTGCCCCAACAACGGTGTTTTCGATCAAATCAGCGGGTTTGTAGGCGCGGACGGAAAGATAGGCGCCCAGTTCCGTTGCCAAGACGGCAGCAAATCCAAGCACGTGGGGCCCACAACGGGCACTCCCTTCGTGATTCCCGGCCCATTCAACAGAATATATACCTCCTCGAACAGAAATGTGGCGGGTGTTAATTCCATAGGGCCCTCTGCAACAAACCAGATCGGGGTTGTCGGCAACGTCCTAAACTCGTATCCTTCGTCGGCCTGTGAAGAAGGCAAATACCTCGGACAAATATCCATGACAAACACCTTCAGCTCCATTGGGGGTGTCAACTGTAAGAGACCGGCGACCCCTGTTGTCGCACCGCTCCCTGTCTCTGACACATACACATGCCCACCCGGGGGCATTATTTCAGGGTTCAGGACCAACATAGACGACGGCGCGCTTGTGGGCTCCAAGTTTTATTGCGATAATAATTCTGGGTTCCCATGGAACGGAAAATCCCCATACATGGGCGAAGAAACGGGCTATGAGACAAATGAGACCGGTTATTCAACCCTGGTGGGCACGCACTTGGGCCCCTTTATATCTTCTTCTGCTCAACCGTGTCCTGCAGGGTCAGTATATAGCAATGTGACTGTGTCCGGCGACAAGATAACGCCCGGGGGATGCGTTCCATACGGCACTTCTAATTTTTCACAGACATTCGCATGCGCCCCCGACCAGTACATCAAGTCCTACAAACTATCTCCGGGCAAAATCGGGGCGGGTATCCAATTCGTCTGCAGTGACGGGGCCACATCCAACAAACTAGGATCCACCTCCTCGGGCGAGATAGCCAGCGCGACTACCGACAGTGGATTTACTACAATGAATGCGATCTATAACCCCCGCCTGGCATCCCTTGGGGACATCGCCAACGCGACCGCTCCGTTTTCGTGCCCAGAAGGTCAGCGAGTTAGTGGGGCTACAATACAAGGAGACGCTGATGGGGTAACATCCCTATCTTTCAAGTGTTCGCCGTTCCCAAGTATAAGTCTGCCGCAGCCTACTTACACTACAACCCCGGCGCCGCCCACACAAACTGCAACTCTGCCGCAGATCACACCCACGGTCTCCGTCCCAATCACACCCACTCAACAGCCCGCGGTTATACCGAAACCCCCTCCATATGTATCAGTGGTTAACCAACGGCCTCCTGCACAGATACCCCCGGTGGCCATCCCAGTAGAGGCGCAAGTAAGTGACCCTCCGGGGTTATTCCACAGCCCGATGTTCGTTATTTTCATAGTCCTGTTGCTGCTGGTGTGCGTGGGCTATTACGTATATCGAAAGAGACAGGAGACGCCCTCGACTATCCATTGAGATGCACTCTCTCGGATTTTTTTGCCCTATACAAGATGACCACGTACGGCGACATTAAAACTATCCCTCCCTCGACCATGCAGACCTTTTCCTGCGCGAACGGAGGGATCATTGATCAGATAACAGGATATAGCGATCCCAAAACGGGGGCGCTCGGACTCCAGTTCAGATGCCAAGGAGGGGTCAAATCCAACTACAAGGGCGCCACCACGGGCACACCCTTTACTATCAATGGACCCTTCACAAGTCTGCGCGGCACCGGAGGAAATACGCTCACAGGAGGCGGGCTTGTTTCGTCAATAGGCCCCACTGCGGCCACTCAAACCGGCGTGATTGGCCCCAAAACGGTCTCCACTCTTACGAATACCTGCCCGACAGGAAAATACATTGGATCGGTGACAATCGCAGGGAACGGCGCCACTGTAACAGGGGTGTCCGGCCCAGTCTGCCGATCGCCCCCTATACCAGTTGCCCCACCAGTCCCCACTCCTACTACATACTCGTGCCCTTCAGGAAAGATACTTACTAAGATGTCCGCCTATGTGACCCCATCGGGCGCCCTCATCGGTTCCAGATTCGGTTGCGAGGATGTCTGGCTCCCCTGGAATGGCCTCTCTTCTGGAGGAACGGCCAAACTCGCCTCAAGTGATGTCGGATACGCAACCCTCATCGGAACACCCATGGCGCCTTATCTTACTTCTTCTACACAGCCGTGTCCCGCAGGATCAGTCTATACTAACGCCACTGTCTTCGAGGGCAAGGTCACCCCGGGAGGATGTATGAAGTGGACCCCACCAGCAAATCCTCCGCCGCCCCTTCCAGTGAGCTACGCGCAGTCCACAGATTGCAGTACATACGTCAAATCATACTCTCTTGTGCCGGCTGCCAAAGGTGTGGGAGTGCAGTTCACATGTGAAAATGGCAAGACCAGTCCAAAGTATGGGTCCTCGTCTACGACAACTGTCGGCGGAGAGACAACAGACAATGGATTTACTACAATGAACACGACTTACTCCACCGGCCCATGGCTCGCCTCCCTCAATGACGTCGGGACAAAGTCAACCATCTCCCGCCCATTCTCATGCCCCGAAGGACAGCGAGTTAGTGGGGTCACCGGCAAATGGGCAAGTGATGGTGTCTCTTCCGTGACATTTCGGTGTTCCCCATTTCCTGGCATCCCGACCATCATCACTCCTCCCGACAAAGTTCCCGTAGAGATACCGGGAACAGTGCCCGCACCAAGCCCACCCGCGGACACACCCACGAATACATCCGCGCCGCCTCTTCCAACAGACATCCCTTCGACGAACCAGTCATATTATCCTCCGACGCCGGCGCCAGTAGACGATTATGTATTGCCTCCCATGCCGGCCCTGCCCGAGATCACGACGATGGACCTGTCTCCGCTCATCATTATTTTCGTTGTTCTTCTCCTTCTGATTTTCGTCGGGCTTGGTTATTTTATCTATCAAAAGAGGTCCCAGCAGAATATAGCACCATGAAAGAGAAACCGACAAAGGATCTAGCTTGCACAGGAGTCTGGCCAGACGAGGACGCACATAGAAAAAAAGATAAGAAGCGCGACCGTTATCGCACCGATTAGGCCGGCGGTGTGTCTTCTTGCGCCACATTGTCTTCCATCGTCAGCGAGTCGAGACTTGGTGGGCTTGCCGGGGGCTTCTCTTGGGATTTCCTCGCCACGAGCCGCAAGCTAGTTCCGACCTTGTACGTAACGATGACCATGATCTCGTTGTCTTTGCGCCTCCCTTCGAGTTCCTTGGCGGCTGCAAGAAGTCCTTCGTCACTGAAACACCATTCGAAGGTGGGCACGATGTGTGCGGTCAGCTCGACGACAGGAAATTTGGCAACGTTAATGGCGCACACTTGCGCATCCGGCACTGTTTCCAGTATGACATTGGCGAGGATTGCCGCAGATTTATCGTCCAGCGCATCAATGATGTTGTTCTCCAGTAGCGTCCCATCCGCTACAGACTTCAGGACGTCCAAGTTGTTAGACATGGCCTCTGTGACTTTGTAGTATCTGATGACTGACGTGCAGCCCAGGTTATTTGCCTTGATTATTTGCAGCATGCTACACAAAGACCCCGCGTTTTTTTGAGATTAATAATACCTGGTCTTGTACCTGTTTACGTCCAGCTCTCTCTGTCCGCGCGGCCTCCATTGCCAGTAGCGATTTTCCAGTTTGTCGTAGACGCAGTGAGTTTCTCGTCCCCATTGCTGCGGCCCCATCTGCAGGAGCGTCGTGGGCAGTCCCACGTAACATGTCTTGTCTGTTTGTACGGGTTGCCGCCGTGGATATTGCCCGGGGACAAACTGCATGCCAGGCTGTACATGGTATTCCGCCCGGTATCCTCCTCCGTGTCTATCGTGCCAGTGTTGCATTATATTACCCGCAAAAAAACAATCCCTCAGAAGATCAACACGGTGCCCATAAGAGGGGATATTAAATTGGGGCTGATGACAGCTTGTGCCTCGACTCGCGCCTCCACAAGACAGGGGACGCCCCTAATGTTTTCGATAACAAGGCAGGTTATGAATTTCGTTTGCGGCCCCATCTCTGACCCAAGCACGGCCAATTTACGGACCCTGTTCTGCAATGTTACTCGAAAATAATACCCCGCATGGGATGGCACTCGATAGATCTGACGGCGGTATATTGCGTTCCTCCCGATGTGTACGGCGAGTCTTGCAACGGTCTCCACGGACAGGAACCCATCGGTTGATACATGAACGACTCCCCATTGTGGCCCCCTTAATTGATCCTTGGAAACCACCCTGATCTTTGCCCCGGGACATATGAGCACGACGTTCGCGGCAAATGTGATGTGGACATACGCCTCCGCGGCAATGTGAGACACGATGACGTCCTCGCAGCCTGGGCGATCGACGAGCATGACAGCAGTGGTCAGTTCGGGGACGAGTTGCATTATAAGTGATTGTCCCTGACAGATTCAATTTTTGCGCCACGCCTGATGCAAAAAAATACACAGTGACCGATGCCTCTCAGGGGCTTATGCGTGTTGAGGAACGACCCATCCTACGATTGCGGGGGTGTTTGCGGGCGTCATTCCGGGCACTGGGACAAAGAAGTCTCCCCTTTGGCGCCCTTGGATGCCGTATGTATATCCACGGAATACATTTCCTACGGCCATTCTTTCTGGCTTCTTCTTGAACCAGGCGTTCTCCTTGGTGCAGAACCACACAATTACGATGATCGCTAACACAAGGATAATAGTGCCACAGTACTCTTGCAATTTACTTACTGGGTGTCCTTCCATGACTATACAACCTGTAAAAAAATAATTCGTCCCATTATGGAAACCCCGCGCGACTGTATGATGAAGGACAGGAAAAAAATACGTCTCCAAGGACGCTGGCCAAGACGGGGGCATTTAATCCTCGCTCGACTCTTCCTTCGTCGGCCTGACAGATGTAGGCAGGGGCGCCATTGTGTCCATGAAACGGACCTCCACACGGCCATATTGTTCTACCGCAGCATCAATGTCCTTATCCATGGCGCTTATTCCAAGGAAGGATCTGATACTTATGATATGGCAGGGGGCGCCCGATTCCATCGCCTTTATACATCACCGCGGGCGCTTTCAAATTATTGCATCTCTGCGGGCATCGCATAATGAGGGGTATAGCCGCTCAGTTCTACATCCGCGAACTCCAGGGGCACCCCATCCGGCTTCATGAAGGTGCGGGTGATGCTGGGAATGGCTACCCGCGGATTTCCCTGGGGGATTCTCAGCGATTGTCTTCTGCAGAGATCAAAATGGGCCTCGTATATGTGGGCGTCCACGAAATGCATCACTAACTCTCCCGGGACGAACCTTCTCGGACCCTCGCTGGACAATATAGAACACATCAAATGAACTAACATCGCGTACGATGCGATGTTGAAGGGCACCCCGCAAAACATATCTGCGGATCTCTGCGTCATGGAACAGGACAGGGAAACTGCGCCGTCTATCTGTCGGCAACCAAATACTATAGAAATGCCGTGACATGGGGGCAAGACGCCCTGGTCTACTACGCTAGGATCGAATGTGGTCATCATTGCGCGCCTGCCAAAGGGATCACGCAACAGAGTATCTAGGCAGGAGTAGAACTGATCGAACCCTCCTTCTGCGGACCCAAACGCGCGCCCAAAATGGCGCAGATTATATCCATACATGGGGCCCATCTCCCCTTGCGGAAGCGCGAGTCCCCTGCTGGCTATAAACTCGCTACTTGTATTTTTTTTCCAGATGCCGATGCCTTTGTCCTCAAGGGCGAGCGTGTTTGTCTGCCCGCGCAGGAACATCATTAGCTCTTCGAAGACGGCACGAAAAAATACACGCTTGGTGGTGAGTAAAGGGAATGCAGCGCCCAAATCAAACCGCATTGTTTCTTCGAACAGGCTGCGGGTCATTCCATTGCGCCCCGTGTTGTCGCTCCCTGTCGTCATGATTTTGTATAAGGAATCCAAATACTGCATCTCCCAATGGTTCGGGCGCGGGGAACAGTTGGCAAAGACCAGGTCAGCCCCACCCACTATGAACTTCCTGATGTTGGCTGCAGGATTAAAGGCGATCTGTTTGGGCCACTTGAAAAATGTATCGGCAGCATATTCCGCGTCGATTGCTGTGTAGTATATGTCTTCCACACGACACGATTCAGCTGCCCAGTTATACACTGCGGCCCCTCCTGCGACATACACGGGCACACCCAGGCTGTTGAGCCCCGCGATCACGAGTAACATTTCTGCGGCATTCGCAGAATACACACCCGGGGAGACAGAGCCGTCCAAAAGAGACAGAGCCTCGTGTTCCATTGGGCGCGTCGTTAACACAAGATTAACACGGTTCTTGAGGGGCGCAGGAAGCCCATCGAACGTTGTTCTTCCCATAATTACTGCGGCCGTCAAGCCCTTGCCCCTGTCCGTCACATCTTTGAAGAATGTCCTGTCGAGGGGAAAGTCCCACGGAATCTTTCCCGCGTGTCCAATTCCGTTGCGATTATCGAATGCAACTACCAGCGATACTCTCGGCAACATTTGTATTGTGCAAAAAATAATTACAAATTGGCCCGGGGAATTTGCATGGGGCGTTCCTCCGTGGGCGCCATGTGTTGTCCCTTGAGGTAGGCCAAAAGACGCGCTATTTTTGCAGTCTGTTTTATGAGTACTTCTCTCGGGCGCTGTGTCCCGACTGCCTCGTAGGAGACAATTTCATCGAGTACGGCAATAATTAAGGGGTCCATATGTTGGCGCAGTCCGTTTTCATTTTTTGCAGTAGTTAAAAAAACACGGACCCCGCCTCGGCTATCTGCAGAAGGGACACGGGGCGCACTTCATAACGACGGTGGTGTCTACATCTCGCAGCCGCAGATACCAATCATAGTTAATCATCGCAAAGCAAAAATAGCCGGCCTTAACCACAAACTCTTCGGACTGCCTTCGCCGGATTAGGACGTCGTAGGAAATGTTACCCACAATATGCGTGCCATTGAGGGTCATGATCTTGCTACCCAGACCGTATCCGATCCTTTTGGCAGACAGGCGCATTGGGATTGTGGCGTTATTCTTGGAGAAGCACGCGCAGGATATACTCCCGTCAACAAGGCAGTATAAGACACGGGCATCACCCCTGCGCACAAACTCATCTCGCGCTAAGATGGGACATGTGATATCACGGAGGGCGCCCCCTTGTGCCCACGAAAGGGATACAAGTAACAGTAAGAACAGCATTTACGCCCTTTTGTGTATACTGTTCAAAATTGAAACATCCCGGACATAAGTATATTACCATGTGCCAGAGGCGGCCGACCGAGTCAGTTTTCCTCAAATTCTGCACCGAGCAGGACAGACGCGAGCCCACCATCGACAGAACAAGGACCCCCTATAATCTGTTCGAGATCAACACGCTGCAAAATGGCATCATGGACAAGGGGTTCGAGCCTCTATGCCCCGGGGGGCCTCCTCGAATAGAAGGCGCAATGGGACTTACTGCCGCACAGATCGTGAACATTGTGGCGAAATCAGAAATCATTAACACGCACGACCTGAGCATGTTTCCCCACATGACTTTCAGCGGATGGTTTGAAGTAGGGAGACTGCCGCTTGGCAATGAAGGGGATAATCAAACGTTGGACCAGTTGTACAGCACAGCGGCGCGCATGAACGCACGAGTCGCGACCAATACAGCTTTCCGCACGATGATAAACAAACATCCAATCGACCCAGCTATCCTTGCGAGGATCATAGAAGAGACGAAAGAAATCCACGAGCTGATCAACAATCGATACTCCCATCTACAAAATCCAGACGACCCCGACCAACAGATGGCAATAGACGCATTCACCGCCCGCGAGCTGTACAAGTGGTTTCTGCGGGATCCTTATGCGATTAATGCCCCCAGAATATTTCGATGGGCTGTTGACATCCACGAGAGCGTCCAAACAAACGCCACCCGATAAGGTCGGTTCTTTTTTCGTGCGGCCGGCAAAAAAATTACGGTTGCTACCTGAGGTAGACATCTTCGAACGCTGCAATAAGTCCCGCGACGTCTGATGGCAAAATAGAGCACAGTAGTAGATATGTCTTTACGGGCTCTACATAGTGATACTGGGGCAGCCTGTAACAGTTGACGTGCATATAACACAGCGGCGTGTTCGCCCGGTAGACTACAATATTCTGGTGTAAATAATGCAACGGACGATTGCAGTGTACGCAGCAGCCACTTAGTCCCGTCCGCCTGATGGTCAAGCGCGCCTTCTTGTTGGCATAAATACATCGAACAATAAGCTCTGTGTCAATGGCCCGGGGCTTATTCTTTTTTGGTAACACTTTACGAAGCATCTTTTAGGTTTACCGGCCGATCATTCAATTTTTCAAGCAACCAGAAAAAATTAGTCGATTGGGCATCTCTTTCCATGCGCACGGCAGAATATACCCAGTTTGGATACATCGCGCCCTCGAGCAGGCCCGGGCTCCATGCCTCGAATGCGTCCGGCCTCCCAAAAGATATACTCGTCTACCAGCCCATATACATAACACTCGGTCACGAAGGCCTCTGGATGTGACTCGGAGAGGCCCTCCAGATATATGTTGTACGCGAGCTTGTTCCCGCGGATCGCCCCCATGGGCAACACCCGTATTACCTTTCTTATCTCTTCGGGGTCCTCTGTCTCGATTGCCTTGTGTAGGTCTGGTGCAGAAAGGGCGGCCACTTGTCTCTGCAATTCTTCCACTTTCGATTTCTCAATGGCATAGGCCTCAAGAAGATCCCCTACTGTGACCATTTGGGGAGGAACGGACTCAGATTCAGACTCGCTACTCGACGAAGACATTTTCATTTGCTTTATGCCGTTTCAATTTTTGTCTGATGGCAGTGATCCAACAGCTTGTAAAACCGGTACTCTGTGGCGGCCGTGTGAATGAGCAAGACAATTACGCAGACAATAAGAAGGGCAAGCAGACGATGCATTATATAACCCATGAAAAAAATACAGCCGAGCCCTTAGATTGTCTGGCTGACGACGGATATCTCTGCGCACCACTTGATGTCAGTAGCAGCGATCCCTACGACCTGTAGAAGTGAATTGGTCGTGGCAGTGGAAAGAGAAACGTCTACTGCCGTGAGCCCACTGTCCACTGACTTGGTCTGTGAAAGAACGGCGGAGTTAGTGACAGTTCCCGCAATATTTTTGACCCTGTAATGGAATCCAATTAGGCCGATGGTATTCGTGCTGGTCACATTGAATAGGGCGATCAAGACGCGGACGGAGTATGCCACATTTGAGGCCGTCGCAAGTGTGTAGATGGTCGTTGGCGTCGCGTTTGCTGTAGAGACATTGGCGGCAGTACTGATGACGACTCCCCCGGCAATGGTAGTTGGTACAGCCCTTCTTATTGCAGTGCCAAAATCCACGAACCCGCCAGTAGGAGATATAGTCAAGTTGGCACTGGACGCAATAGTGGCCGCAGTGATCTGATTCGCTGCAAAATTCTGGGACGCATCTCTCTGCACAATGGTCGACGCAGCAGATGTAGACCCATATCCTACTGTTGCGGCCAGCGCCCCTGACGAGGCCGTCACCACAAATGGCCCCGCACCTATTGCAGAGAAATCCTGCCCTGTACCTCCCCTGGATGTGGCAAGCTGGGCCTCCGAAGATATGACTCCAGAGCCATTGTTAATTATCACATGGTCGGCAGATCCCGACGCCAGCTTGGTGCGCGTGATAGCCGCCGCGGCGTTGATATCTACATCCACTATGGTAGAGGCACTCCATACTCCTGCGGCAACCTTTCCCACACCACTGAAGGCCGCAGTAGATAATCCGAACCCGCCCCGTGTTGTCGCAAGATATTGCTCCTCGCTCATTGCTCCGGTCCCATCATTGATCACCACGTAATCGGCTGTCCCTGCAGACAGACTCGCTCTTGTAATCCCAGTTAAACCCGCGGCGCTCCCTATAAAGTTGGTTGCCTGACAGGTCCCTCCTACGATAAACGTATCGGTCATTATTGGTATACACAGGGTTTAAAATCCCCTAGCAAAAAATATGTTAAATCTTGCTGGGTTGCATAGAAATGGATTCCAACAGACTCTTATCCCTACTAGAAGTCCTGAAGAATATTCAGTCCCAGCCCGATGAACAAATCACTCCTGATCCGTTTGTTGGCAAACCAAGCTGTAGAGATTGCGGGTCAGAGAACTTGAGGCCTGCGACCAGTTGTCTGAGCCAGTGTCTGAACTGCTTGTCCTTTTGCAAGCCGCTCGACATCGAGGGCTCTAACTGTTCCGTCTGCGGTGTGCAGCAAAAGAATGGTCGCGCCGATAAACTGACCGTGGCCGTGTGTAAGAAATGTCATGGATTCACTTGTATGCCGTGCGTCAAATCTGCGGCCAAGAAGCAGTGCCGATGCGGATCTACTGTAGCGGTAAAGGCAAATTTTCGACCGGCCATTGACCTGCCAGCAGGTGTTGCCGCAGAATTTGCCGACTTGTTCATTTCGGACATAGACAGCATTAATCCCGGCGCGGCCAGGTCTGGATTCAAGGGTCTCGCCATGGAATATTACAGTTGGCTCATGATTGCCGCGCTAAATTCTGACGACTCGGGCTCGCTCCACTATCCGCCCGGCGTCATAAACTCTATCTGGATGAAGCACCTGATGACAGACACAAAAAAATATATGGATTTCTGCGCCACTCATTTCGGCAAGCCCATTCATTTTCAGGTCGCCACCAAAGACAAACAGACGAAGAGAGCCCGAAAGGATGCCGCCATAGTTATCCGAAGAACAATGCCCAATTTCGACAAGCGGGCGGCTATGTTATGGGGCGCCGATCCACAGTCAGACGCATACAACAATATCCCCACCGGGCATGTCATGATCTCGGACATTGCGAAACCAGGGGCGCCCGCAGTGGCCATACCGTTTCACCCAGACTACACATTCAAGGATCTCGCCATAAAGCAGGGACTGAAGGGAAATTATGTGGTAAATGGACGCCTAGTGAACCCAGACTCTACACTGGGAAGTGCCGGAGTTGTAGACGGGGGCGCCATAATGACAGTACAGAAAGATTAGTGCGGCGGCCACAGTCCTGCCCCCATATTTTTTTCAGTAAAGAACCCGTGTGACTGTGGCCACGGCCTGCCATTTGATAGTGGTGGCTGCGATTCCGACTGCAGTTACAATCACATCTGTCCCCAATGCCGATGCCGTTGCGCTGGCGGCCGTAAGAGGCGCATCTTCTCTTATATATGTAGTCAGGGCAGTCGCCGTCGCAGCCCCTGTATTTTTTGCTTGTACAACAAGGTTCAGCGTTGCCACAGACGTCCCAGTAACATACACGACATCGATGGTTATATTATAGCCCGCCGCAGCAAGAGGAACGGTCAGTATAACAGTGGGCGTAGCATCCGTGGTAGTGGTATCCGTGCCAATTACTTCATATCTGTTCGGGTTCGTAGAGATTCCCCCTACATTTACTAGCGTCTTACCACTGAAATCTACACTCGAGCCCGCGGGATTCAGTACCAAGTTGCCCGAAGATGTAGTAATGGGGACGTCCGTTTCCAGACCCGCGGACGAGATAGTGAGCAGATTCGCCCCTGATCCAGACACTCCGATGGCGCCCGCGGACGGCCTGTAGAATCCTGTGTCCGTGTCGTTTGTAAAAGTGATACTGGGGGCGCCCACTGAGCCGTCTGCAAATGTGCTCAAGATCGGAGTCTTTACGCTCCCGGTGATCCATATATCTTCGCACCTTAATTGCGTACAGTTGATCAGCCGCGTGTGTACTGCATTGATCCTTGGCGGGCCTCCGTTGGTCGTGATCCCCAAGATGCCCCGTACTTCTTTCTTGAATGCGGGAGTAGTCATGCTTATATATTTGCTACCGCAACTCGACTGGATGGTATTTAAATCCCTCCTTATGCCCCGCCAGTTTGCATATTTCTATGTAATAACGGGCATTCTTGGCGATAGTGTCGCGGGACTGCAAATGAATGAAGCTCAGTAGACGAAGCTTCTCCGGATTGTCCTTGAACAGTTCTCGCACGAGCTGATAGATGAAAAATGGATAATACGGCTTGTTTGCGCCGGAGGGGTTCACGTCGCAATAGAGTTTCATCACTTCGGAGAACCTGGCCTGTAATATGCTGCTTTCCTGAATAGTAAGAAGTGGGGGTGGTCTGCCGCCGAACGTCTTGATCAGAAGGGGGACATGGTCGTTGAGCTCGGTGCAATTGACGGAGGGATGCTTGAGTATCTCCCGCATCTTTTCGCAGTTGAGCTCGGCCGACGCATACTCCTTGGCCACTATCACTTTTTTTATTTTTGCAAGATCCTTCGGGTCGAATGTCTTCTTCTCGCGCGCCTGTAGGCATTCAATACACACCTTGTAATGTTTGATGGGGGCGTATCCGCTGTGTTTCTGTCGCTGATTCTCTTGCGGATAACACTGGTCATCCCTGAATATTTCCCCCTTGATCTCCTTGATCTTGCCACAGCCCTCACATATTTTTCTGCTGTGTTCGGGGACGACCTCATAGGACGCGCCGCATTTGCAAGAAGAAGACACCTGTGCAGGCGCAATGGACAGTGTTATATTGTCCAGGGATCTAAGCATGAGTCTGATGAAGGGGTCGTAGTCGGTTGGCGCATCCTCCTTCTTGCGACGGCGTTTAGGGGGTGCTTCTTCTCCCTGCATGTCTCCCCGAAAAATATGCTTGAACGGCTGCGATGCGCGTACGGCCAGCTCATTTATGCGGTTGATGATGCCCCGCGATGTGACTATCATTCTGTACTTTTTTGTGTGTGCAGGCAGATCCCCGTCCATGTAATAGGCCGAGAGCACGGCGGATGTCTCTAGCGTATATTCATCCGCGAGTGCACTGAGCGCCTCTGGTAACCCTTCTGTATTTTTCTTGTGTTCCGCTGCATGGGTTATCATCCGGTCTATTATATTTAATTTTTCCAGGATTTTTTCATGCATAGTCTCGATGGATTCCATCTAAAACACAGACGATACTAATTTATACACATCTTTAGCGAGGCGGTTAAAATGTCAAAGTTAAGTACTGACGTGCTCGACAAGCTAGCAGAACATCTGGCCAAGGACCCATCGTACGTCAACGAGCTATCTCCCGACGAACTGGCCCAGGTCAGAAGACACATACAGCCTCTTGCCAACGTTCCCGCAGTCTCCCCCAAATGGGCCAATCTTTCCGTCATCAATTACAAAGAGTCCTGGATGCGCAAGTTCTACATTGTCGCAATGACCGGGTATGTCTTTCGGTTGGCCGAAGAATACGAGCCCGAGGAAGAAATTGCCGCAATCCGAGCGCAATATGATGCGCGGGTCAAAGCGCTGCAGTCTGGCCAATCCAATTTGTCGGAAGCAGAGGATATTGATCTGCGGCAAAAAATTGCTGATATCAGGGCGGCCGAAGAAAGGGAGATAAAGCTGCTCATCAAGACGTACAGGGGATTCCTGATGCGCTTTCTTTCTCGTAATTTCGAATATAATCCCGACAAGCACCTGCGCAGGATGCACACAGACGGCGCCGGCGACCCAGAACGCAAGGACAGGGATGCAATGATTAGAGAAAGATGCGAGACAGCCCCACGCAAAGAGGCCATCGACCAGAAGCTCAAGGACAAACCAGACGCCCTGTACGACTATCTCAGGTCAAATGTCCTTGAGTTACAACAGATAGCGCGGGCCCTCCTTGAGACAACAGAGGCGTCCCTGCGTGTTAGCGTAGACTCGGAATTGACTCTGCCTGACAAGTTGGGCATCTTGAGCAAGAAGTACAGCCGCTTGGGCGAGATTGTCAAAGACATGGGCAAGATCACCGGGCCCATCTCCGACGCAGAGACACTTCCTGCTGTTGTCGTCCAGCCTCCAGCAGATCTACTCCATCATTTTACAAGATACACGACCAATCACTTCGACGCCCTTCGCGAGATTACCACGGCGTTCACTGCCGAGAAGCCCGACGTCGAGTTCGGAGTGATTCTCTACGACACATTCAAAGACGAACACGCCGCTGCCGAACACATAAGGCTCAATGAAAAAGTATTCAAGCTCGAGCCTGTCACCATCGACAACACGGGCATGACTCTGCTCGGGCCCTTCAAGGAAAACGTTGCGCGCATGAAGTACCTCGGGCACAACACCCAATACTTGCAGCGCATGCAGGAGCAAATACAACAAGACCAGAAACTTGCCGCCGATCTCGTGGACAAGGAAGTAAAGAAGAAGAAACGAGAGGACATTGCGCTGAACGGTCCAGACAAACCGGGCCTGCAACATGCCTCATCGATGTTGGGAGGTGCCAGAGACATGGGCGCGAAGAAGATTATAACCAAAGAAGAGATGGAGAAACTGGAGGCACAAAGACGCGAGGCCGAGGACGCAGCCGTACCAAAACGCGCCGTGCAAATTGATGTGTATAAGACCGTCGAAAACGAGGAGGGCATCCCGATCATGCGCCACGACATCATGTACACGCAAGAAGAGGCGCCCCTATTTGTGCAGGAGGACTCGCCGTATAAGGACCAGTACCAGCCCAAACGTAATAAGGGCGACCCCTTTATCCCTACAGACACTCCGAAAAAAAAGAAGGCGCAGAAGAAGCCGACCAAGATCTTCACACAATAGGTCAGCACCGCGCAAGTGCCGAGGGATTACCCTCCCTTTTTTTGCCGCATGATTTCATCCACCTGCTCGAGCGTCATGTCGAACCATTCGCCGGCCCGTCTGTACTCATGGTACTGCTGATGTATGTCGCGCTCGGTCTTCTTCGTGGCGCCCTTAATGAGCCCATATATTACCAGCGGTTGACTCGAGCCGGTTTGCAGTTCGCGGCGACGTCGCTCGAGATTTTTGCTGTAACCTATCTTCACTTTGCCAGAGAACGGTCTCTCTATCATGAAGTAGACTGCGCCGACAGGAGGCTGAACTACAATGCGTGGGGCTGGTACTGGAGCCGGCTGAAGGCCCAAACTAACAACGAGTGCCACTCGTTGTCTCTCCCTTTCGTCTATCCTGGCAATCAATCTGTCCGTTAATGCTCGTGCCTCAATCTGAGACTGTAGGGGTGGCGATGGTCTCGATAGCAGCCTGCGGAGGGCTTGATCAGCGGGCTCTATGTCGGACTGGAAGGGATTCATTCTTGTACCTGGTTGGACAGTATTCAGTTTTCGTTAGACGAGATTGCAAAAAAAATAATAAGTGGTCATTGTTCACAGGCCGACCGACTCTTGTATTCTCTGCACGAGTCCCGTCCGCCTCTTTGCAGTCTCAAACTGGGCAGACCACAGCCCGCGCATATTCCCTACTATTATCAGTCTCTCTTTCGCCCGGGTAATCGCAGTATATACACACTCCCGCGACAGATAATCGCTGGGCTGGACAATGTAGGCCACAGCGGGATACTCATTTCCTTGCGCCGAATGAATGGTACTGCAGTAGCCCGGAAGGAATGAGTCGGGGCAATTATATTCAGTCAGATCGACCACGTACGTCACGAGCTCGGGATCATAAGTGCTTATAACCATCGTTTTTCTCATCGGATTCAGACTCTCGATAACAAAGGGCTGCCCATTGACCATCCACAGGTCCTTTTCATAGACATTCTCGCGCCATATACAGTACATGCCCTCTCGGAATACATGGCCGCCCGATGTATATTCGCAGCCTACGAACTTGGTTACCCCGATTATCTCCTTGTTGATGCGATGGACCCCCAGCTTGCTATGCATTGGAGTCTCCGAAGTATCGTCCTTTTTCTTATTGCCCCATTGCTGGGTGATGAACTTGACCCTATTATAATCTTTCTGATACTCGTCCCATATCCCCAGAGAGCATTTTGCAAGAACGCCCGGATCAGTTCCCATAAAATGAGTGACGTCGGGGAAACACGAGCAGCCCCCCACAGTGAGCTTTATTTCTTTACCGTCGAGTATAGCATGGGCGAGCTGTAGAATGCCACTGTCCTTTCCTTGTCTATATACTGCGCGCCCAAGATCGAACTGCGGGACTCTTTTGCTCGCTATGAGGTCGCGCAGTACTGCACCGGGCGCCACAGAGGGCAGCTGATAGGGATCGCCCACGAAGACTATATAGGCAGAGTCTCTTATTACGCCCAGAAGATCGGCCGTAAGTTTGACATCGAGCATAGAGGCTTCATCTACAATAATCACGTCTGAATTTATGGGCTCGCTCCTTGACCAGATCAACTTGTGCACTGTAGAGGCCGGAATGGATCCCCCAAGAACAGTCTTTGCTCGTCGTGCAGCGGCCGCAGTGGGAGCGCAGACAGAAATAGCATTTATCCCCAGACTCTGGTATATTTTTATCAACCATTTTACAGTAGATGTCTTGCCGGTTCCTGCAGAGCCAGTAAGGATTGACACGCGCGACCGTGGAATGCCCCTAAGGGCCCGCTCTTGTTCTTCGGACGGCTTCATGTCGCTCTCCCAAATTATGTCTGTAATGATATCATCGAGATTCGGCAGGGCTATCTTACTGGGGCGCCCCACGAATACCGTCAGTCTCTCTCCGATCTCTATCTCTGCATTATACAGGTCGACATCACACAGGCGCCCACAGTTCTCCAAGTACATATTCTCTGCAGACGGCAAGTGATCGGGTATGATCATTAGTCCAAGTAACAGGGCGGCCTTCTTGACGGCCTCATCTTTCGGTATCCAACAATGGCCTCCTTTCTGGGCGTCTCGTTTGATAGTCTCATGTATACCAGCAATGATACGGCGTGGGTCTTCCTTGGGCACGCCGCAGAGGGACCATAGACGGTCGGCCATAGTGAAACTTATTCCAGAGAACGTGAGGATGCACAAGGGATTGTTGCGAATGTCTGCATCCAATGACTTTCCATGTCTATTTATGATATCCTCGTGAAGATTGTCTGGGATCTCTGCGGCACTCAAGAGGGCGGCCCCAAGACACCACGCCTGTTGTTTCTTGATGAAGTCGAGGTGGGCACGTGTTGCCAGCGAATGGCCAACTCCCGCCGCCTTGAACGCATCCACACCCTGCTCACCAATGATCTTGATGGCGTCTGTTCCATATTTCTCTACGAGGAGCTTCTTGGATTTAGGACCGATCCCTTCCAGTTTGCCGAGGAATCGCTCTATCGAGGCGGCCGATGTGGGCTCGATGCAGATGGTGCAGGATATTTTGAGCTGCCATTCGAAGTATTGTTGTTTATATTCCCATTCTGCGTCGGCGGAGTATGTGCGGCCCTCTTCTGCTAACGGGACGATCCCCGACACTTTCACTTCGGGGTCATCATGTGGGCTTAATAGTGAGGCGCACGCAATAACGAACCCATTGTCTCCTGAAAAAATAATGCGGCCGAGGCTAAATGTGGCCTTATTTGGGCCTTTCCATGGGGGATTCATTGCGGGTATATTTGGGACATCTATGGGTTTAATGGGGCCTCAAACGGGCAAAAAAAGAATCGCCCGGCCGAATTTACCCATCTAGCCTGGCTCCCTTAAGTAGGCTCACACAGTAATTCCAAATCTCCTTACCCGCCGCACTTTTTGATCTTGCCGCAAGACAATACAAGCCCATTTCTGTTATTAGGTCGATGTTGCCGTCTGCTGGGCCCGCGGAGATAACGTCCCCCGGATCCAGTCCAACCAATGCGCGCGAAGGCCTCTCGATTTCCAGAGCCTCGCAAATATCGATGAAATAGAAGAGTTCCTCATCGCCCCTCATCGTCGAGCGGATATTATACTTCTCAGCTAGGTTCATGTACTTACTGCCGCCGCGTGAGTTTAATATAGGCCCGCGCACATCTACACACCTGTGAATTCCTTGTAGAACCTGTTGTTCTTGGGCAGCCCCGAATCAGTCTCCACTTGTACCTGTGCGCAGAAGTCCCAGATGATCTGCTGCCCGAATCTAAATGGCGCCGTGTAAGGAGCAATGCATTTGGCGAATCGTCCCTCACGAAAATAGATGAGCTTCTGATGTTTGACGCTGAACACTTCCTGATTGATTGCCCCGATCTTCTTTTTTGTGTCCTTATCGATGTTGTTACTAGCCCGCTCCATGTATTCTCGGGCACTCGCAGGATGTGAAAAGACGTTAATAAAGACTCCCTTCTTGATCTCCGGGTCCAGCATCTTGTCCGTGTGTGCGGCAATAAGAGCTGTGATCCCCGCCCATCTTCCCTGCATGAAGATCTTTTTGATGACCGGATCGGACTTAATTGCGGACAGCTCGGGTGTGCAGTCATCGAACACGAGCAATATCTTGGGATTGGTGAACATAAATCTAAGCGCTTGTGTGAGATGCTCTCCCAGTCCCTTCGCAAAGAGCGCCTCTTGATTCTCCTGGATACTCGCCTTCCATATTTTGCGGGTCATCTCATCCGCCATCTTGAGGTTCGCCTCATGGGCCGTGCGCTTGGCATCTTCTGAGTCCACGCCCGACATGATCCGCAGCTTTCTTTCCTCCAGTTTGTCGTAGATGGTCTTTATTGATCGTCGGGCCTCTTCGGTGGCAGACGCGTCTATCTTATCGAAGAGATCCTGCATTGTCGTGCGGTTATTGGCCTGACTAACCATAGTTACAAGGGCCTCCTGCCGCTCCACAATGGTGACCAACTTTTCCGCAGTAAGTGAGCTGTGTATAAGAGGGCGCGGCACCATCCCTCCGGAGTACTGCCCGTGCTGCGAATCTGTCGGACAGAAGACGGCGATCTGATCGATGGCCGGTGCCAATACCTTCATTACGGCCTTCATAAAAAAACTCTTACCCGATTCGGTCGGGCCATAGAAGACAGAGGTTTTATCGACGAACGTCTCCGCCCGCAGATCAAGCTGTGCTATTTCCATCTCATACTTATGCCGACATGATTCTTCAAACACTCGAAGGCATGGGCACACCCTCGACTACTGGCCTTGGTTCCACTGGAACAGTCGCCACTGGCAGCAAAGGGGGCGAGAATATCTCCCCGGCATCTCGCGCCATCTGTTTTTCCTCATATTCTTTCAGTAGAACCCGGTCGTGCAGAAAAATAACGATCGTGGACATGACAAACGTCCAGAATCCCAGCTTGACGGAATCTGCGACCCCATAGATCATCATAATAATAAGTATCATAATCAGCGATATAACCCCCGACGTGAGCACCGGGCTCTCCGCAATGGCCTTGATCGGCGCCGATGACAGCATCCTGTCCGCAAGATTATTAATGGACGCCCCTATTTCGAACGACATGGCTATACTATTCTCAAAAAAACAGGGCGCGTGGATACTCTTACCATTCCAAATCAGCGTCTATTGGGCTAATTGGGACGAACTCTTCCGATGATGATTCCTCGCGCTCCTCTGTGACTTGTACGACAGGAGGTTGGGGAGGTCGAGGTGGCGGAGATGCGGGCGGCTTCTCTCTCACTGGGACCGCTCCCTTAAGCATCGGCTCTACCAATGGCGTCGTACTCTGGACGGCATGTTGTGGCGGATTGTCGAACGAACTGAGCCGCGCCGTCAACTGGGCTATAGTGGCATTGGCTCGCGCGAGTCCCCGTTCCGCCGCCACTCTCTTTCGCACTTCATCGACCAGCTTCTGTTTGAGGTCCTCATACACTTCTGCCGAGACCTCCATCCCATTGGTCCGCCCACCACGCAATTTATTTACTATCTTCATGAAGTACCCTTCTCGGTGGGCGCTGAATATGCTGACGAACTTGTCTTGCAGGATGCGCACGTTTTCGCTGTTACGATGATTGTCTATCACTCTCGCCACATTTTCGGGAGACAGCAGAAATTTGACAAAGTCCCCGAGCCCGTTCACGACAATCTCTCGCAAGAGGGAGTCCTTATTATTATCTGTCAGCGTGCTCTTATACTCCGGCGGGAAGAATGAAAGGATGATTTTGTCCTCGAACGTCACAAAAGACATGCCGGGGTTCGAGTACTGTTTTTTGAAGTACTCAAAGAGGGACGCGACTATCTTCTTGTATATGACCGTGTTGCTGGACAAGATATTGATATAGCCCATCGACATGGTCTTATACGCCTCGGTCACTGAGTTCGCCCGCCCGGCCTCGAAGATCGTGCGGGACTTGTTGTAGATGTCGTTGTAGAACACGTCCACAAAGTAGGTCCCCAGTATATCAAAGACAACGGTTATGCTTCTGTCGTAGGGGCCGTTCATGTATTACCATCACACTCGTGCCTTTCAAATAAATCTCACAGTCCGATGCCCCCTGTTCCGGTACGAGACTCCCTGTCCATAAACCCGCGCATATTTTTGCTGCCGAGAGGGGCCAGATGTCTATCCTGATGGGCGCTGTCCTTGAACGCCGCCCCCTGAACCAGATTATTCTTGTTGACAGTAGTTGCTATTTTTTTCTGTGTCTGACGGGCGCGGGCAATGTCGCTCTCTGCAGCGAAGTCCTCTGTCGCCCCACCAATTCCCGCTCGGGCACCTCTCTTGTCGCGTCTCTTGAAGGATGCGAATTGTAACTCGTCCACGTCGACGATATCCGCCGTCATTTCTCTGCGAAGATCTCCTCCCGCTCCCCGTTTGGCCGCCTTCACAGCCCGTGCAGTGTCCTCATCCCCGTCTACGGTGCCGTCTGTTATTACCTCGTGTTTCGCACGGGACATGTCTTTCAGCGCGGCACTTTTTCGGATAGCCTCTGCATTCAGGTAATGGTGGGCGGGAATGAATCCGTCGGTGACCACTTGAAGGGCCTGATGTGCGCGATTCATCGGCTCGGGGTTCTTCATCATCATTGTAATATCGCCCTCTTGGAACAATCCCTCTGCGCGAGACTCATGAAGTATAACAGAAATATCGGCGAGGACACGTTGCCGCTTGTTGCGCTCCTCTATTGCCGCGTCGGTGGTCATGTCCTGTGCGAGTTGTCTCCCTCTTCTTTCTGCAGCGAGTGACTCTATGAGGCGGGCGGCTGTCCTATAAGAGGCCGTCTTGTCTCCTTCTGCGAAACCCCCGTCGGCTCTCTCTGCGGCCCCATGTGTCTTTGACTCGCTGGTCGCAGTTTTTGCCCGCCTGCAGGATTGAGTATATGTAGCGAATGCAAGGTCCTGGTCATATGACGGGTCGCTGAAGGCATGTCGATTAGGCCGCCCATGTATGATATTGGCCGGGCGCTGCGGATAGAGGGCGTAGTCTTTAATCTTATCTCCATATCCTTCAGTGGTCACCTGCTTGTCCTTGGTCGGGCGCTTTGCAAATGTGCGACGCATCCCATTCTTGCGTCCGTCGCGCTGTATATCAAATATTTTGAGTCGTTGTCTGACTGCATTGTCCATTTTCTGCCTGTCCGCGACCTGTTGTGACTCACTGCGTCCGAGTCCGGTTATTTGCTCTGACATGTCGGGGTCAAATCGCTGGTAGCGCATACGGGCATTGGCCTGATCCGTGAATTTTTCCATATTTGGGTCGACATTGATACCGCGCGGGTCAATGTCCTCGTAACCACCGAACCCCAAGAATATTTCTGGTCTCTCTGCCTCTTCTTCACCCCGCTTTCCGTAGTAATGTAGTTGCAGGACGCCAGCGCGCTCATTGACTCTGCCCCGCGGCTGTTCATGTTCGAATAGGACTGGGTCGACGCGTCTATCAACTATTTCCTTGCGGATGGCATCGTTCACCATCTCGTCCGTTGCGATGTCTCCCAAGTAGGTCTCCTCGAATTTGGCCATTAGTGTCTCCTTCGGCATCTCTCCCCAGCGCATCCCGGGATCCACCGTAAACTCCATATCGGAGGGTTTTATGTGATTCCTCTTTTGAGAGAACATTTGTGTGGTTATACCATGTACAAATTAATCATAGACACAAGGGAAAAAAAGGTCTCAAGACACACGGCTGAATTTGCCGGCCTCAACGTATCCATTGGTCAGATCACTACAGGGGACTATGCCATTATGCGCGGCGATGCGATCGTTGCGATCTTTGAAAGAAAGTCACTCAAAGATTATGGGTCATCTATCCGCGACGGCCGTCACGAGAACAAGGCCAAGCTCCTTGCGCTGCGGGCCAAGACTGGATGCAGAGTATTTTATATAGTTGAAAAAAGACCAGACCCCAACCAATCATATGGGGGCGTCCCTTGGTCCACTATACGCGCCAGTATCGTGCGCCTAATGGTCCGAGATGGGATCACTGTTATATATACAGACAACACGCTGCACACGGCCCGGGAACTGCGCTATATGATGGAAGTAATGCAAGAATGCCGCGACGAGCTATGTGCATTTACAGTGGGGCCCGTACTCGACGACCCGCCCGTAGAAATTGAGTCGCAACAACCTCTGCTCTTCGTAAGACACGACAGGGAAGACCTGTGTATGGCAAGGGATATGTGGGCGAAGTTCAAGGGTATTACTGTTAACTCTGCCGACGAGTATTGTTCCAGATGGTCCCTTTACGAGGCGCTGCAGGGAGTGACTGTAGGGGATTTCAAGTTGCGCGATGGGAAGCGCCCCAACAAGACAGTTGTGAAGTCCCTTGCGACTCCCGACGCGAAGACCATTATCTCAGTCTTTGCAGAAATGCCAGGAGTATCCGTCAAGACAGCCCCGGCCCTCGCAAACGCATTCCGCATTGCCCCCACTCTTTTCGAGGACGTGACCAAAGTTGGGAATCTAGTAATCTCTCCTCCGAGGAAGCTGGGCAAGAAGCGCGCCGAAGTGATAGTAAAAATGTTGAAGTACAAGCTGGTTCCCTTGTGCGGGACGCTCGGGCCTGCTGTTGTCGCAGAGGATGTCGCAAAGAATGAGCCAGTCATGGAATTAGGAAAGGACGTCGCAGAGGATGTGCCTGTTTCCTCGAACATCGTGTCGGTACTTATCGGGGAAGACAATGTGCCGGATAAGTGCGTCCTTGTGGTGCCGACAGATGTGGCACCGGTTGCTGACGCCGCGCCCATCGTTACACCCACTCCTCCCGTGCTCCCTCTTCCGGAAAACGATGAACTCGACCAGTTCCTAAAGGAGGAAACCGAGCCGGGCCCTGGCGTCGGATCTACTGCGCTCTACAATCGATACTGTGACTGGTGCCGCGCCAGGAGTATCCCTAAACCCAAGGGTCCCAAAATATTCGCGCAGGAAGTAGAGAAAAGACTCGGCGTCGAGAGGGGAAAGAAGAAAGGCATCAGTACTTTCCCCGGCCTGAAATTCAGAGAGAGATACGGAGAGGAAACCCCTATACTCTAGGCCAAGGGCCATATATTTTTTTGGCTAGACTTCTTCGACAGGCCCGCGGCAAAAAAAACAAAGTCCAGCCTCACTAGTCCATTCCAAATGCATCCCCACTCGGTATGACGTTCTCGGCTTCGTCCTCTTGCGGTTCGCCCGGGTCCTCTTCCATATCGAAGTTGTCCATACCAAATGGGTCTTCGTCTTCCTCTTCGTCTGCCGATTTTTTTGCCGCCAGTTCCACCTCGAGCACAGTTTCCGACGCAGACGTTTCCCCAAAGACAAGTGCCTTATTGAACGTCCCGTGTTTCGATGCCAGCTCGTCCGCTCTGAATACCCGCGCGACTATATGCTTTACGATTGCCTTCCCGAGTGGTCCCATCTCCCAGATGCTCAGGGCCGTTCTGCAGAAATACTCAATCAAATACTCTATAATTTCTCTGGGCTTCTTGGTGGCCGTGATCCCGCGAAGGTTGGCCGTAAAATCGCGCGGGAGATCCTTCAGCTGCTTCACCATGTCCTCGCTGATAGGATTTGCCGCCACAAATTTGACCACGTCCGGGGATTGGCCAGCGATCGTGAAGTAGTTCTTGATCTGTTCGTAAAATAATATCATCGTCCGGATGTAGGCAGACAGCACGAAGACGCGGGTGTGAGTCCTGTCAAATATTTCTGGCGCGATGTAGTTCCCAGCAGTGATGTCAGACATGAGGACCTTCTCGGTGGCGCCCATAGACAGGATAAGCCATCTATTGACTCCCGTCTTTTCGCAGAACCCGAGCACTTTGGAAAAATCGTAGGTCCATGTTGGGGTCTCTATTGCTGTCGGGGTCGGCTCCTCTACTGCGGGCAGTGTGACCTCTGCGACGGTAGCCGAGAATACCTCGTTATATTTTTCGTAGTACTCCTCGCGGCTCATGGTACCGAGCCCACATGTAGTACACTTGCCGTCCACCATCGTGTGAAGGGGCGCGAGAGGGCACTTGTTCTCGAAGAACAAAAACAAATTGGTGATTTTGTTGTTCCTGCGAAGGGTGTCCAATATCTTCTGTCCGTCTTCCTTATCCGCGACCGCCCTGGTCTCGCCGCACACAACACACTTGCCGTGGACCCATTTGTGTAACTGGCCATTCTTGTCGTAGATTCGCCCAATAGGAATGATATGAAAAAGACTGCGCGGGCTGTACTTGATCCCACCGAACCTGGGCATATTTCTGATGCGCCTGTTGAGATAAAAGGGCTCGCTCAACGCCTCGCAGTCTTCTTTCTTTTTTAGTAGGGCTGCATATGCCGTAGCATGTCTCATTACGATATTGCCATTGGTCCCCACGTTGTCGTAAAGATGGTACGGCTCCTGATGCACCAGGTTCATTATCAGTTCGTATGCTCTGACAAAAAGATGCGCCTCGATGTCGTCGGCACGGGCCTTTACTACTTTCCCTTTTTCATACCTGGTCGCCTGCAGATGAACGATAGGGGCATGGGAAAACACATCCTGCCCGCGCACTAGTTTTCCCAACACGGCCTCAGTCGCCTTGACTCCCTCCGACTTGAATATTTTATTGCCCGTGTGTAAGTATTGGGCCATGGCCATCATCTTATACAGGCCGCCGGTTGCCACGAAGCCCTCCATACGGGGCACTACTACTGTATAATCTGCGCTTCCTGCCGCAAGAAGTCTGTAGGCATCGATGAGCTTGGACTTGATGATCTGTACGGTGATGTTCTTGATCTGGTTTATGACAATGTTTTTGTTCGCCGCAATGATCTTCGTTATGGCCAGCACCAGTTCCACTACGTAGTCCTTAGAGCCGCGCGCGGGCTTGAAGTCCTTCAGGGACACTATAGGATTGCGCAGAATGATGTCCAGAAAGTGGGCCCAAATATAGATACAAATAAACAACTTCGACTTGGCCGACGATTCCTCTGCGGACGACACTCGGGACTTGCCTATCTGTCGCTCTGTCTCCTGGACAAGGGGATACACTGCGTCCACTGTTGCATAAACGAGATCTTTGACCACGATGGCCACGCTGAACGTCATGTATCGCAACAAACTAAATGCCTCTGCAGTAATCTTGCGGCGCAGATCCTCGTCCATCGAACCGAATGCGGGGCGAGACTCCAGCAAGTCCCCAAAGTCCTCGATGGACTGCAATACACCCCCGCATATTTTACAGAAGAATTGATTACGGGCGCGGAAGGCAATAAAGGGTTCCATTGCCGTTCTAATTTCCATGGGATTGGCCAGGGCCACCTTGTAATAGGCCTCCTTGTGGGGACACATGAGAGGGAAATGACAGGTGCCGCACATGATATACCCTTCTTTGCGCTGCCCTTTCTCTCTGAACTCTAGCACATCCTTCATCAGTTCGGGTCGCGCAGACTCCTTTGCCTTTTCGAACGCGCGCAGGGCCTGCAAGTGGGCGCATTTGTTATCTAGTTTGGCCGCAATATAGTTGTCCTGTGCTGTCTTTTCTGCGGAGACAACGGCGGCCTCTTTGGCAGTGAGGGCTTTCAGTAGAGAGACGTGTTGGACACGGGCTATCCCCTTTGTCTCCTTGAGCTTTTGCGCTCCGAACTTATCTTCTATGATCTTGGAGATGGCTGTCTCCTCGCACCATTTCTTTACTCGCAGCGAAATTCTTGCTTTCTGTGCTTCGTCTGCTCTGTGAAGCGATACGAAGGAGGCGATGATCCGCTGGACGCGCGAGTCGGAGATCCCGTGTTCTCTCTCCAGAAATAATAGTCTAAGTAATCCGCTGTTGTACACATCGGCCTCTTTGGCGAACAGTCTGATGAAGGACAGTGATGCTAGGGCGGGGGAATATGGTGCCACAGTGGCATCCGGAATGGTCACCTGCGCTATGGACTCCGGTTTGCGCCTCGCGTGCATCGAAATGAATGTCGCCGCGGGACATTGGCGGGTATCAACCAGGTACTGCGACAAACGCACAAGGTCCTCTACCCGGATGCTTGGGTTACTGAACCGCCTGAAGGAAATCACATATTTGTGGGCAACCGAATAGTGTGGCGGGTTGATGGCGCGAGGAGTCTCGACGTTTATCCCTATTACATCAACTATGGCCCCGGCAGATATACAGGCCGTCTTCCCATCTCTGCTGGCAAGCGTTGGCTCGTTGAAGATCACCGCAAGTCCAGATGCAGTGAATGTCTCGGTGGGCTTGACGTGTCTTGGTATCTTTCTGCGGCCTATCCATGCGCCACCACTATATGCTGCCTGTAGTTGGAGATCGACGGAGGACTTAATGCCGGGGATTACTGGGACAACATAATTGTATCCATGTCGTGGCAACATGAGGGCCGCCGAGTTAATCTCGCTAACCGATACTACTTTTTTTACAAGGAGCTCGGGTATAGCGGGAACGTCCTGTATATACTCTTCCATATGCTGCTTCTGGCTGTTGGCGGCTTCTGCGTATGCAAGGCCAGTAAGCTCTTGTGACGGGTCCAAAAAACTATAGATGTCGTCTTTGTCTATCACGGCGGGCTTTTCGTCAGAAATCAATATGACGCGAATATCAGTCATTGTATCGCCTATATTTGCGTACTAAAAATTTGAAAGGTAAAAAACGAACTATAATGGCCAGAAACCTCGTGGACTTGTGTAACCGACTCAAGGAATCGCGCCCAGCCGCCTCCTCCTTGTATAAAACGGTACAGGCTCTGGCCCCCAATATTAAAGTCTCGGTATACACCACCGACGATGGCGCCCTCCTGCAAATGACCGTTGCATATGGAAAAAAGATAACCACTGAGCTGGAGAGGCAGTGTCATGGAGTCGTGATCGATACGCAGACGTGGCAGGTCCTCTCGATGCTGACCCCGCAGTTCAATGCCAACTACAAGAAGGCGGACCTTTTGGCCAACTTCTCCAAGTTTTCTTTTCAGAAGGCTATGGACGGCTCGCTGTTGTCTGTATACTGGAACGACGGGCTTAAGATCTCCTCTTCGAATGGATATGACGTATCGATGATGTGCCGTTTTGGAGAGACCAATTATCATACTGCCCTCTGCGAGTTGCTCAACAAGACTCCAGAAGAGGCCACGGCGCTATTCTTCCCCGACGAGGACTCCCGCCGCAAGTGCCATGTGGTCTGTCTCAGACACCATCATTTTCAGTTGCTGGAGAAAGATCCTCCTCGCCTCGTACACATTGCGTCCTTCGATCTTGACACAACGCAGGAGGTTACATGCGAGTTTGGGCTCCCACGGCACGAGACCATTGAAATAAATACCGGCACCCCAGAGGCCTCCTTTTCGCGCCTTGTAAAGATGTGTAATGACGCATACAAGAGCTTTAATCTCACGGGCGAGTGTGTCTATGGGGTCATTATGCGGTCGAAGACGCTCCCTGTAGAGTATGTCTCCTGTTCCAACATTCTGATCGAGAGCAGCCTGATGCGCGTGGTCAGAAAACATATATATGATGTGAAGTCCCAAGCAAAGACCCGTATCCTCCCAAAGGCGCCCACCCCTGTCCAACTGTGCCTGTTCGTATCTCTCAGGGCGTTCCTCAATGGATCTGGCGATGAGTTTGGCAGACTATTCCCTGCTCTTCCTCTCACCGAGTACCACAAATTGACTGGCGACCTCACTTCCGCTATCAGAGACATTCTGACAGGGAATACGGTTACGGAGAAAGGCCCGGGATTCATGTCGATAGCACAGGCTGTGGCCAATCATCTCGCCCCTCTTGTTCGCGGCAGATGCCCAGACCTGGACTCGATCATTCATAACCAGCTCGTTAATATTGGCATGATGGGAGTATATTATACCTACTGGATGGCCGGTGCATCACAGTAATATAATCGCGCCCAATTTTTTTTGCGGTAGTATAAAGATGAGCACATCACGCGCCCAAAGCGACGCCAGAAACGACGATACCCTAAAGCATTTTCTATCCCGTGCACAACAAGCCCGCACTAACACACAGGGAGTCCATCTACCGGGAAATGCCCGCGTCGTGCACAACGAACGAGCCCCTCCACCGTCCCGGGTAACGCAGCCAGTCCAATATGAGTTCGGGATTCGCCCCGGACATGATAACTTTGTTCCATACTCTACAGTAAACCGCGCCCTACGAAATAATCCATACGGGGCCGATGCAAGCGGCAGGAAATTTAACAACACATATTTGATGAAGGACTCATTCTACGGCGACGATGACAGGTTCACAAGCCAGGGTCCCCGCTATTAGTGGCGCCGCAAAAAAAGATGATATGGCCCAGGATCCACTCCCGACCTGGCATCCCTTGCTGTTTCTCGGGACCCTAATTCCATCGGCTATCCCACTTACCAGTCTAACAGCATTTGGTGTTCGGCAATCTTCTCCCTCCCCGAACGTCGAGTCGGGATGCGCCCCAGTAGCCACTCGTTTGGATCACAATGTGACCCTACGCCATTCAAGCCCGCAAGTTAATGCGCATGAATATCGCGCCGAGTGCATTCGATTTTTTTACCTGCTTTACTGCAGGGGTCCTAGACCTACTGAGGAGACGTACTCCTCTACGACACGACGAATCGACCTTTTCAGTCCCCATCCAAGTCTATTGGGCCTCAAAATCCCAGGCGACAAGGACCGCGGGGTCTTACACGGGTCTTCTCCATCATAATCGTCAAAATCCATTACAACTGGTATTTTGCATTTTCAGTTTTTGTCCGCCCTAATAAATGCGCACCCAACCCTCCACCAACGAGGCCATAGCCCATGCCTACACGAAGATGTACAACGAAGCCACCCTAAAGGGGCTCCCAAAGAGCCTCGCGCCGCATATAGAAGGCTGGGAGGAAGCTCCGTCTAATCTAATGCGCCTTCTTGCCCCCGCAAGCGCCATGAAATACTCTATATGCGCCCATAAGACCAAGGTTACCTCCGCGCGGCTTGTTGCAGAGTTTGAAGAACAGGCCTGCAATTTCGCCTATCTCTACGGGGACGACAAGAGGTTCTTCTTCTATGCACATGGTGGGGCCTACATCTCTTGTGATGGCGAATACAGAGGATACTTCAATACTATGGAGACCATAGATCGTTACATGAAGGATTATGAGGACCTTTTTGACGTGGTCGAGAATGTGGTCATAGATCGGATAAATAGCGGGACCGTCTCCTTCTCCTTTCAGGTATATCCCGGGGACTATCCGAAGAGACAGAAGATAGAGGACAGGTTCTCCAAGATAATCGACGAACAGCGCTTGGTGATTAAACTGTTCGCCATATGCATCATCTGCGATTTTCGTAAGATTATCACGGGGAACGCAGAGAACCATATGACGCCCGCCTACATAAAAATGCTTCTAGGTATGGAACCGCAAGAGGCTTATGACAAATTCGCCCATTTACTGATAGATAAGACAGTGTCGCGCCCGCTCAAGCCTGAGTATCTCTATGTTGGCGAGCGTGTGCGCCGCATCAGGTGCGGACAGAAGTCGTTCCCGCTCACTGCGGTGGAGCTGGCCAATGTAAACGACATTACCTATGACGTCTGGCGCGAGATCTATCTGACTGGTCTCTGTTCTAATCTTGTAGTCAACGCCGCGTCCCCTGCGCTCCCTATGATCGGCAACTGGTGGCTTGTCCCTGGCACAGACATTGACTTCTTCGACAATCCTTTCATGCGCCGCAAGCACTTGGACAGCGACCTGGTCAAGGAAATTATGAAGCAAGTAAGGGAGATCAGTGAGGATAACCTGGGCTCTCCAAAAAAGGGATTCAAAGATGCTCAGGCCCAAAAGACGGCAGCGACCTTGGACGAAGGACTGATTCGCGCAGAGGATGCCGCAGTATTGTCTGGATATACTCTCGTTCTGATAATGCAATATGTGGGGCTCACATTCAAGGATATCTTCATGACCGCGATGCGCCCACCTGTCCGCCTACTGGAGGCCGAGCATCTCAAACAAAGGGAGCCCTTTGAGAACCTCGCGCTGTTCAAGGATAGAGTGTTCGAGCTCTTCTATGCATTGCGCGCTATGAACGAGCAGTGGATTATTCACAGCGACCTCCACGCAAACAACTGGTGCCTGAACATGCATGTCGGGTCCATTCCCCATCGCGCCCCGCAAGAATATGCGCTGTTCATTGTCGAGGAAGACGCCTATAGAATGGATCGGCCGCATTATACTTCTTTTTTGATTGACTTCTCGCGGGCCATTATTGCGGACTACGATCGCGTCCATGCGCAATACGGCGAACCAATGACCGCCCAGTTCTTCGTACAACAGCGTCGCCGTATGATGCAGTTGATAGTCTCTTTATTTCCTGCCTTTGCGAAGACCCACACGGCGTTCCTAGAAAAAGTACTCGAGACGGACTTCAAGCAGGTATTAAAAGTGATGTCTGCACTGGACGTTATTGTCTGCTGCGGCCATATACTCAATACCTTCAAGGAGGCCGACGAGTGGGCAAAAGCGCATAAAGAGTATCTAGATTTTGCTGCGACCTGTGTGCGCAAGGCCAGAGAGATCACATTGCAATTACTTATGCGCCTCGTAAAGAATGAGCTGGAGGAATTTGAGTGGCCGCTGACCACCCTCTTGCAGGATGTGTTTGCGGAAAAAAAGGTGGTATATAACCCATCCAGCGCCGTCGAGCGAGTACAAAGGGGATTGCCTCCGATCAAGGGGCTCACCGATATATACAACTATAAAAACCCCCCGACATGGGACGTTACCAACTATGACAAATGGGGCCCTATTTCCCTGGAGCTGGCCGTATCGATCCAAGCAAAGATGGAGCCCGATGTCAAAAACACCTTTCTCGACTGCACAAGGGAACTCTTTACTACGGGCGACGATGATGCATTGGCAGCGATAGCCGCAGAGGCCGGACACAAACCACTCATCAAAGAACGCATCGACCCAATATTTTCGGATTTATAACAGAGACCCGTCACTAGTAACTGATGAAGCCAGCCGCAAAAACACCGCGCGCAACTCCAGCAAAGAAAGAGACGACCGAGCCGGCCACACCGACCCCCACACGCAAGTCAGCCGAGCCTCCCAAGTCGATCGTAGTAAGCGACACCATGGCGCACTCTCTCATCACTCAACGATATGAAGCGGCCGGATGGCACGTATCCCCACGCGGACGTGGCCTTATTTGCGACTTTATTGCAGTTCACGGGACCAGATGCCATTTCATTAAGGTCGTCAGCGCAGATTCCCTCGAAAACAATCCACAGGTCACCCCCAATCTAGCAGAAAATGATTTTGTTCGGGCCGTCGCTCTCGTAGGGGCCATCCCCGTTCATGTCGCGGTCACCGCTAGAGCCAAGAGAACCGGCGATTTGGATTATTCTACAACATTCAGACAGGCGGGGACCAACAATCCCGTAATTATTGGCAAATAAATTTGAATCGCGCTGTAACAATAACCCCACTATGCGCTTCTGTCCTGTGTGCAACAGTCTCATGAAAAAAAATATCAAACAGCTGGCCAACATCGTATTTACGTGCGACTGCGGCACCGAAGTAAAGGGCGGCCCGTCCGACACTCTCCTGCATGAGACAACCGTCGCCGAGCAGTCCATGACGACGATTAACGCAGACTTCTTGGACATGTGTACCAGCGACCCCGGCGGATACAAAGTGAAGGCCAACTGCAAATGCGGCCTCGACTATGTCACCAAGATCGTTGTCGGCCCGAACTCCATTACCATGTACATCTGCGAGTGTGGCAGAAGATATAACTACACGGAGCTGCACGAACTCTCCTCGAAGGACTAGCCGAGGGCGGGCATGTGCGGCTTATTTTTTTTCCTGTAAAAAAACAGGCCCGGTCGCGACCCTAATAAGGGAACTCCATGTCATTAGGGTCCCATATTTCTACAACTTGTATCATGCTGCCATTCTGCTTCTTGTATCCCATGGCCCTCTTCACGCAGAGTGGACACATCCTCTGCCGCAGCTCCTGTTCGGCAAGAAATTCTACGTCCCCTGTCTTGTCGATCATGCAATTTCCGAAGCGCGCGATGGACTCCGCCCGGATGCTGAGTATGCTTGTGTATTCAAACTTGGACAAGCGATGGCTGGACATTCTCTCATCGGCCGGCACAATATAGTATTTGGTGGCGTCTATCGGAGTGGATGCCGCTATGAAATCACTCTCTACAACAGCCTCGTCCCCTTCTTCTGTGGGCGCCTTGACTTCTTCGTCGTCTTCAGGCACTCGGACATCTTCGTCCACGAAATCGTCGGCAGAAGATTGACTCATGGTTGTCTCAGTATTACCACATTCATTTTTTTGTTTGATACAAATCCTTCACGCCCAGACTGCCGAAGAGAATCTCAACGTGCCGATGCTCTGATTGCCCCGGTCCCGTGATGCGCATTTGGGAGACTTCGCCCTCAGACGGGACGTGAATCATATACACCAGGCCCTTGTACACAGAAAGGATAGTTAATCCGCCCAATGGGACGCCCCTTTCCTGCATGAACATACCCAGGCCGGTTATCGACGGCGCATAATCCAGCGCCAAGTAGGCAGAGAATAGGGACGTTATATCGTCGCCCCTCTTATTGGCACACATCAAAATGCGCTCGTTCTTGCGGGCCGGCAGCAGACACACACCCAGCGCCATCGACAAGCGCAATAGACACAACACCAGGATCTTCCTGCAAAAAAGATACGCCTCGCCGGCCAACAGGCACGCCGCAATACAGAGTTTGTGAAATGTATGCATTACAACTATCGAGGCGTCAAACATTCAATAATAAAATTCGTCGTTTCTTCGGGGCACATGACGGGGACTCTTATGAGGGGCACATCTCTCGCGGCCTCCCAAACGCGCTCGTACTCGGCCAGCACTTCTGCGCGCAATCTATCATATGACTCTTTTACTGCAGGGGGCGCCACCGGAGACATGTAGAGTACCTTGTGCGGGGGCAGTTGTACTACGATATCCGCTGCCAATGCATCCTCGATATCCACCTTATTGCCGTTAGCCCTTGTGTACACGATGCCGGAATAAGAATAGCGATCGACAAGCACGAAGTCATGGGACGCAAGCGCCACTCGCAGGGCGTCCAGCTTCTCGAACCTGTTGGCCACAAATAAGTGGTACAGTTCGATTTCATTGACTATGGGCCGCTTGAGTGCGGCGTTAATTCGCTGCCCTATTTGCGTGGTTCTGTCCGGGAATGCAAAAGAGGCGACAGTGTGTCCTGCAGAAGTAAGCACCCAAGTCGTCCTGAGAACTTGGGTGCTTTTCCCGGAGCCATCAACGCCCTCAAACACCACTAACATTTACTTATGTGGCCAGTATCCTCCAATACGAGCACCGGCCGCACCGAGACACAGACCAACGACCAGAGTGATCGCCCCGGATATTATACTGTTATTTACTGCGACCCCGAGGCCGGTCCCGATCAGGATGATGGCTATGACGATCATGACGATCCCGATAATTTTCGGCAAGAGATCGACGACAATTGGCCGATGTGATGACACTGAATGAACAAGACCTGACATGTATAACTATTCCAAAAAAATAATGCCCTTCTCCCCCATTATCTGCGGCGCCTCCCACCCGACGAATGTCTTCTTGCCGCAATCGCACGTCCTTGGGCCGCCGCGAGCCCCTTCGCGCGCTCCTTACTGCTTCCGCTGCCGGGCACGTAGTAGTATTTCGCCCCGCGTTGTCCCCATCTGTAAAATGGGCCGTTACTATCCTTGCTTCTTACGACGGGCATATAACACAAGCAAAAAAACATGGGCAGTCTCCTAAAGAAGATCCCGAGACACTGGATTTAAGTCCAACCGTAATGGATGTGGCGATCGGGCACCGTCCTCTGCTAGTAAGGAAGCGTCGAACATCTTGATTTCCGGCGGACCTCCATAGCTAAACCCGGTCTTTGCGCCGAACACGCAAGTTGCCAAATTTGCGGCATCATGACCATTGAGATAGGTCCCAAATCCCCGAGCATAGTACTTGAGCACAGTATCTCTTACATCTTTCTTATTGCTTGTCCATCTAATGTCGGTGTTCATTCCGGACTGGGCGGCAAGGACGAACGAAGGGAAGCACCAGAGCTGTGCCCCATCCCAATAGGCCCGCACGATGTCCAGATGGAACTTGGACACGATATACGGAATACTCCTTACATGGAACACGTCCACAACCCTGTGGAGCCCCTTTATGTAGTATTTGTGTTTGTTCTGCGTCTTCTCCTTCTCAAGTCGCGCGGAGGGATTAGCCTTTCGCACCTGCTCGAAGACACATGCCACGACCTCATCAAAGTCCTCGATGGCGCACTCAACCGCAAGATCAATGTCCGACGTGTATCGCCCGGGCATTTTTATTTCTGTAGCATCTCGTGGCGCAATCTCATCGGATCGACGGTATCTGCGCCTACGGCAGCTCTTCATTCTAGATAGCATTCTTGCCTCGGCAGGAGTGATCATTGGCTCAATCTCTTTAAGTTCTTCCGATGAGCTCGAGTCTGTTTCTATCTGGTATTTAACAGGCGCGGTCTTTACTTCTGATTCATATAGACCCTCAAGTTGCCCAAGTCGCTCGAGTGGATTAATAGGGGCGCATGCGGTAATACAAGAGCCCGTAATTGCTATCTTGTATTTTGCCCCTGCGAACGGGACGTTATCAAATATGCCTCCGCAGTACTCCCTCAATCTCTTTCGGAAAACATCAGGATCATGAAGACCGCGCTCTCCACGCAACCGCCTTGCCTGATCGAGTATCCCGCGCGGGGTCGCATGAACGATAGGGGGGATCAAGGGCATTATAGATGCGTCGTCCAATTGGATAATGCATGTCATCTCCTCCTCCGGCATACTGTGTCCGAAATGATACAGACTGAGTTCCATCAAATAGGCATGACGCATGGGAAATCGCAGCACCTCTGCAAAATGCCCCTGCAGTCTATAGCGCGCCACGTGCTGCATGTAATAGCTTCCGACTCTGTGAATATGACAGACCCCATCTCGCAAGTCCGCAAAGATAACAAACAGCATCCTCAGCACGTGTTTCCTGATTCCCTTGGTGTCGGTAGGTACGGCAGCCGCAAGCGCGTCAAGGACAGCATCAAAGGGATGCGAGTGTACCATGGGCGGGTCAGCGACTCTCACAGAGTAACCTTTGGCCACCGCGGCATCAGTAACGTAGTCGGCCTCGTCATCGTTTGGCTTTCCGAACTTGCGCTTCGCAAAGTCAACGCCCTCTATATTATCAAAGAGATTCTTGTGTTTCTTGTGCTGTCTCTTAAGAGCCACACATCTTACGAAGAGCCACCCCCAGTTGTCCGCACATAAGACCGACTCGAGGGACTCGCCTCTATCTGCGGCGGTCATAATGGCCTTCGCCATGGTCGCTGCACTATTCACGATGAAAGCCATTTATATTCACTTGGCATGATTAATACAATTCAAATTTCCATGGAGTTCACAAAGATATCACCAGCGGCCACGTTCCCTACAAGGGGCACCCCACACTCTGCCGGTTTCGACCTCTATCTTTTGAGAGACATCGATGTGACACCCGGTAGTGTTGCAAAGGCCCGTACTGGCATCTCCGTCCTGCTCCCTGAAGGTTATTACGGGCGTGTTGCCCCTCGCTCGGGCCTGTCTACACGAGGCCTCTGTGTTGCGGCGGGTGTGATCGACCGGGACTACATTGGGGAAATTATGGTCCTTCTGTATACCGTTGCCGAGCCGATCGAACTCAAGGCGGGGACTCGCATCGCGCAGTTAGTAGTAGAGAAATATTACGATGGGTATGTCCACATGAACGCAGTCCCCGGCGAATTTGACAGACCACATCCTGGGGACACCTCTTCGCACGCCGGCTTCGGATCCACAGGGAAATAGTCGGGCCGCCGTGCACGATGTCTGTCCTTTATTTTTTTCTGCCATACATAGGGACCCCGTCGCAGTTACCCCAAAAAGGCCTCCCATGGGCCAATAAGGGCCTTCCCGACCGTGTCCCAACTATTAATATCTTTTTATATTTATTTGTTCCCCTATTGTATTCAGCGGATTCCTATCAATATGCACACCAATATTGCAGAGAACTGTGCATTACAGGAGGAAGAGCAAAACGCAGTCCCTCATGTGGACAACACGCCAGCAGGCATAGAGAGGACCATCCAACTCAGGACGAGCAAGCCACTGCGGCTCTTGACGGACTTCCTGGCGAAGGGTGCGGAAGACGGCGGTTCCTTTGCCACGGAAAAAGGAGATCAACACACCAACATACTCAATCCTGCAGAAAAAAAGACATTTTATCTACCCACCGCGGCCAAACAGGCCACCTTCTTCAAGTTATACGAAGACTGCCGATTACAGGGCGGCCTGTCTCTTCATTACAGCGAGCGGCAAATAAACTCTGACGTCACACACACGGGCATAATGGTGGACTTCGATATATACCAGCCCGGGCCCGTACGGCAGCTGGATGATAAAATAGTAAAGGCCCTTTGCGAGGCCATCGTCCATCAGCTCTTTGACACACTGGATTGGGGCACAGCAGATAAATGTACCAATGTCTTTGTGATATCCAAGCCCGCCGTCGCGAAGACAGAAAAAGGATACAAGGACGGGCTTCACATCTTGTGTCCCGAAATACAAGTCACAAAGGCCTACAAAAAATGGCTCCTCGCGCGCATCAAGAAGGACATAGACGATGAATTCGCCAACGTGTCGCTTGTTGACCCTAACGTCATTGACATGATGTCCGCATCCGTGCCCGTTTACTTTGTGGGCTCGTGTAAGCCCGGCTCTGTCCCTTATGTGTTGTCGCAGGCATTCACATTTAGTATCGGCCGCAAGTATGGAGGGATAAACTCTGAGTCCCTGGACGTCGCGGCTATTTCTTCGGGGAACTCCCCCGGCAAGAACAGCCGCCCCATTAATCTCGCCCATGAGCTGTCCCTTTCTTTTACGATCCCGTTCGACCAGCCACACTGGCTAGAGAAAAGACCCGTGCAATATCTGCCCACATACGAGACGGAAATAAATACGCTCGCGGAAAAGACACATAAGGAGCTCATAGACGAGGACACCATCCTTGAATCCAACAAATGTATCGACAATCTCGCCCTGGGGAATGCAGAGGCTATGTATGTTAAGAAGCTCCTCGAGCTACTCGATCTTTCATACGCCACTGAGTACATCAAATGGTTCAAGGTCATCTGCGCCATCGCCCATACATCCCGCCGCTATAAGCCCCTTGCGGAGTGGTTCTCTCAGAGGGCCCCTGAACTATATTCTTCGGCGGCCGTAGATAAAGCGTGGAATGAAGTACTCAGGGGAAAGTGCGATGACCCGATCACACTGTCCAGTCTGGAACATTGGGCGCATCTTTGTTCGCCCATCAAGGCGGCAGAGATAAAGAAAGAGAATCATGCTAACGTCCTCGCCCGGGCGGTCTATGAAAACGACGGAAAGGTAGAACATGCCCACGCCGCGGCCGTCCTTGCGATCATGCTGCACGGGAAATTTGTCACTGACGACACCGGATGCGGGAGGCGAGACTCCCACGCATGGTACGAGTTCGTGACTGATGGCCAGAAGATGAGGCGCGGAGAGATATACAAGTGGAGACAGGAGCCCAAACCCGATAATCTTCATCTCTACATTGCCGAGGCCCTCCCTGCTGCTTATGCTGCCCAATATGCCAAGCTAAATGAGCGCGTCGAAAACGCGACGGAAGAGTCCCTGTTGAAATATCTCAACATGGTAAGGAAGACATTCAAGGACTATAAGACCAAGCTCGGCAACAACGGCTTCCAGGAGGGCATAGTGAAACAGTGTGCCTTTCGCTTCAGACAGCGCGGCTTTCTGCAGGAATTAGATGCGTATCCTCTAGTGCTCGGGGTCGGCAACGGGATTCTGAAAATAGGTCGCCGCACCGAGCTCATCACCGGATTCCATGAGTATCGCATCAGCAAATTTACAGAGGTCTGCTATGTCCCGTGGGATGTAGACTGCCCGAGGCAACAGGCCCTCTTGAGTGCGTTCCGGGACATATTCCCCGAGCCAGACGTCTTCTTATTTTGCATGATACACGCCGCCACCGCTCTGGACTTGTGCGAATCTGCCAATCTTCTGCTGATGCTGGTCGGGGGTGGGTCCAATGGTAAGTCCTTTTATCTGAAGATGATCCACAATACGGTCGGCTCCCAGTATTGTTCGTCCGGTAAGGCGAGTCTTCTTACTGGCGCCTACGAAAAGGGTAATGAGGCCAATTCTGCCCAAATGCACATGAAGGGAAAGCGATACTTCTATTTCGAGGAGTTCACCAAGGCGGAGACCCTCAATAACGCACGGCTCAAGACAGTAATAGGATCCGGGTGGCAGTCCGGGCGAGACCTGCACGGGAAACAAGAGAATTTCATCAATACATGCAATCCGGTCATCGCCACGAATTTCGAGCTGGTCATAGATGCCGCCGATCACGGTACCTGGCGCAGACTCATGCTGTACCGTTGCAAGACCAAATTCTGCGATGATCCAGATCCCAAGAACCCACGCGAGAAGAAGGCCGACCCGCGCATCATCAGGGACTATCCCAACGATCCCGACATGTTGAGTGCCATGCTCGCCATTCTTACTCATTTCTACGAGGTGTTTGTCTGCGAGTACGGCGGGCTCCTCGACAAGATTCCCGTGCCAACCATATTGCAAGAGACCCTGGAGTACAGAAATAGACAGGACAGTATCAATAAGTTCATCATGCGCCATATTGTGACATCCCCAGGCAGCCCAGATATCTCCATGCCGACCCTTGTCAGCAAATACAGAGAATGGTATTTCGAACAGAATCATCGCCATGCGCCAGTCACGGATGTCGAGGCCGCACTCGAGAACTCGCGTCTTGCCCCACATTTTCAGTTCAATCAAGGAATGATGCACTTGCAGAATCACAGAATAAGGGTATCGCTGGAAGAGCCGCTGGGGGAGCTCGAGTCCGTCATTGTGTTCGGCAGAGAAGAAAAACCCAAAAAAATAGTGGTGGAAGAACCTGTGCAAGTGGCCGAGGAGCTGGACGACGACGAGCCATTGTTCGGGGGCGAACTCTTTTCGGGGGAGCCACTCGTGACACAACATACTGTAAAATAGGACCACATTGGGCGGGTCCATTTTTTTGCAGCGCGGGCCAATGCGTGCTGCCAAGTGGGGCCCGAAATGTGTTGCCAAGTGGGGCCCGAAATGTGTTGCCAAGTGGGGCCCGAGATGTGTGCCGCATAGGTATCCTATCATATTGTGCATCGGGCCGGACGGAGATGTTGGCCCCATTATCTTTCATTATTCTTTTTCTGTATGGACAGGGTGTCATCCACATCAGACCCTTATTATTTTGTCTGCCCAGCGATGACAAGGCGTCCCACTCCCCGAAAGTACTCAGAAAAGAAATGAGTTCCAACATGATGCCGGCGTCTGGTCACAATTGCGGGGATACATTTCGGGCCACGTTGCGCGACCATATAGAGGGCCGGATAGTCATTGTAGCGCCCAAGAGAGGGCCCAATGTTGTCACGCGATGTATACCATTACGGGTCCGCCACTCGCCACCTGCGCGACACCCCCGCCAACGAAGCTCGCGTGCACGACCCCGTCGCTGACATAAAGATGGGCGCTTTTGTCTTTTTTTCCGAACAGCTCTTCTATGACCTTGTTGGAAGCGGGGTGGGGATCGGAGAGGCAGGCGCATAGTCGGTAATAGGCCAGTATTGTCGAGTCCATTTTTGGTTTCTATAATTTTGGTGAGTTAAGTAAGATGTATCAATTAACTTGGACACCAGAAGTCGGAGAGCCGGAGGTGCTTTCTACCGCTAACACCTGCCCGCCTACATGGCAGATTACTTGCGACATTGTCCAGAGAATTTGCCCAGACGCGTCTGTCCCGATCCTCACGGGATACCAGAAACACTTGAACATTGAGTACTACTACGTCGAACACGTTGTCGCCCCAAACTTCCTGGAGGGCACGGCAAGGTCCACTACCCGGGTCTCCCACGTTGACAAGGCCGGGTGGCTGTTGGCCGGCAAGGTATCGCCTGTTGGGGTCGCAGTCTTGTCATATCTCGAAGAAGAGGTGCTCCCAGAAATAGACCTATCATTGGACACTGCGGGGCGTGCTCCACTCGTTGCTCCTGCTGTTACCATCGAAGAAGAGCTCAGGGCGACCATTGCGGGAATGCAGACGCAAATGGAACAGCTTTCACGCGCCATTGACCTCATCAGCATGCGGCAAATGAATGAGTCCGCGCTGAGCACACAATGCGACCTGTTCCTTCGCGTCGAGGAGCTCGAGAAGGAGTCTGCTGCGCGACGATACAAGAAGGAGATGCGTCGGGAGCAAAAAAAGACAGAGGATGCCGACGAGAGACTGGCCAATGAGATTAAGAACTTTGACTTGGGGACACTGCGTCATGTTGTCGACAGGTATTGATGGGCGTGGGTCCTTGATGTTATCGGAGACGGGTTGCTTCTTTTTTTTCTGAGCGGCTTAATGTTTCATAGAAGCCATATAGTTATATTGGGGGCGCGGAGATAGCCCATAGAGGACGGATTGGGTTCATTAGGGGGCCGCCCATGTAATGCCTGTGTGTCTGCGGATGTCCACCTGGGAGTGGTAGTCCGTACTGGCGGGTAATTTTTAGGGTAGACTGCCAGTACGGTCTTCAAGGGATAGCCTTCTAGCAAACAATCGGGCCCCTGTCGTCAATCTACGGCCCCCGATGCGTCTCCGACAAGGACAACAACAGCAGATGTCTTGGGCACAGTCTTCTCCTCGGGCTTGACAGTATACCTCTCGAGGTCTTCATCCCACTGGAACAATTTTGGCTGGGATAGTTGGAAGGTATTTCTCGCTCCTTTATTCTCGAGGGCCACAATCCCGACCCCAAATGCAGACTCCAATATCGAGTTCACCAGCTTCAGCTTGGTCTTCAACTCCGCCCGCCCCTGCATCAGCCTGTTCTTACGAATTCCGAACACAAGGGATACCATGTCGGCATACTTTCTTATGTCCGCAATGGCCCGGTCAACATTCTTCTCGAGACTTACTCGGGTCACTCCGACTCCAAAGTGTCTGTTCGCGCCGCAGTATTTGGGTGGGGTCGTCCCCGTCTCATCCGGCGCATCCATCAGTGTATTGATCATGTCCACCGCAAACATACACCTTATCAAATTATCATTCTGGGCCAGCTCATCCATAGAGTTGGGTGTTTTCACTCGGGCCTTCTTTGCCAGCTCCAGCCCAGCATTACGAGCCTGTCTCCACTGGGTTACCGCATCGGTAATGGACTTGTCCGAGTGTGCGAGTTGATTCAGGTTCTTGTATATTCTTATGGCCCTTGGGTCATTATACTTCGCCACGAACTTGGGGGTGAGTCTCTCTCGCGGGATGTGATAGAACTCGACCAAATTATGTGCTGTCAAGGCGTGCTTTTCCTCGAGGGAGTTATGGTCGTGCGTATTCTGGAGAGCCTTTGCTTGTTCGTCTGTCAATACAGGGGCCGCAGCTATCCTCTCGTTGGTGTCTAGTGCTTGAAGGGCGACTGTCTCCTTGTTTTCCCCGCGTATTCCCTTGGCCTCCTCCTTTTCCAGGTCACCCAAATCTGTATAGACCTTCACACCCATCATCGCCCGATGTTGACAGAACAGCTTGACGAAATTGTTCCGACTCTGACATCGGTGGGTCACATTCCCCACATGCAGATGGTAATAGAGGTCTTTCAACACATACTTCTTCTCGCCGGTCATGTTGATCATCTTGGGCATGTCCAAGGGGTTGGACACTATGTCAGCTACTTCGGCCTTCTGTGCGAGGGCCCTCTCGACTTCTTTGACAGTATTTGGGAGGTCCGATGGTCGATGTCGGATAAAGATGTGATACTCTCGGGACTCGATATTCCTTACACGCCCCAACATCTGGATGGCCGTCTTGTAGTCGACCGAGTGGTCACTGAAGTAGGCGAACACTTTCCCAAACCGGCGCTCCTCGAACGAACACCCCGCAGATATAGTCGAAGTATAGATTAGGACATCGACATCCTTCCATGCTGTGTTGACATCCTCGAAGTCTTTGCGCTCTTCTGCAGTGGAGTCGGAGGTGTAGGACTTAATGTTGGCCTTAGGGCATCGTATGTGAATGGCGGTACGCATTGCATCGGCCTGTTTCTTGGATGTCGAGATAACAACGAATGGGGATTCTCGGGCGGTCTTTGCGGCCTCATAAACTTTCTTGAGAAATACAGTATGTTCGAAGTACATGGTATCTTGGGGGACGTCCTGGGTCTTCGCGTAGGTGTTGTAGTGCATGTGGACACTCTTGCGGGTCTCTCTCAGGAGGGCGTATGTTCGGTAATCGGCAAATGCGTCCATAGCAACCATCTTAGTCGCATTAGTCACAAGCCATTGGAAGTGTTCCCAACACGAGCGGAGTGTCCCCGCAGTTATCATCTGGCGATTCTCCATCTGGCCAATTATCGACTCGGATTCATCGAGCACTAATAACGTCCGCTTGCCAATGGGTAGTTCCAAGCGATGGAGGGACTCGAACTGAATGACGACTCGGGACGCAATGATCTTCTTGTCTTGTACTTCTCGATAGTCTACGAAGGACGCCCCCAATTTTTTTCTGATTTCGGTAGTAAAGGACCGACGAAAGGACACGAAGATAATATAGATTTCCTGGGGGACGTCCTTGATGTATTCCACGAGTTGCTTGGTCTTGCCCGTGCCCATGTTAGATTTGATGAGAAGGGTGTCGTACTTGCTACCATGAAATGAAAACTGGCGCAGATCGGGCTCGCAATATTGCTCGACACTAAATTCGGCGGGAATAGGTCCACAAGGGTTGAACCCATGGGCATCAACTGTCTTTCCAAACCGCTGCCTACGAAGAGCATACTTTTCGGCCTTTGTTAATTTCTCGGTCTTAAGCGTATAATATGCTCGGTCCCTCAGCCAAGTAAGAGCGGCTCCGGCCTTGGAGGGGTCGGCCTTACAACTATTATACTGATGATTGTTTCCTTCTTCGTCGTATGAGTTGTCCTGGGCGCTCCATTCGTGGAGGAAATAATGGGGGTTCCAGTCGTCAACTAATAGGGCCGCAGCCTTTACCCTTACGAGAACTTTTCCCCATTTCCCACTCTTTGCGAACCAAGGTGGGAGAAGACGGATGAAATCATCGAGGAGCTCGCAGTCAACAGGATAGTCAGTACCTCGGACTTCAATCATCCGCCTTTCTGCGTCGTATTCATCAATTGCGTCCGCTGCTTTTCTTGCAGTCTCCTCTATCTCGAATATTCTTTCAGCCTCGTCGAAGCACATAAGAGCCACATCCGTCCAGGAAGCACCAGGCTCGTTATAGATACTATACTTCACGACCATGTCTAGCTTTTTCTCCCGAGACAAACGGCTGACGTCAACATTAGGCGGGGCGTACACTCCCTTGTTGGGCTCGATCTTGCCTTTTGAGACTTTCACGCTGAGGGCCGATCTGATACCTGCGGCTTTAGCATCAAAGATTTTTTCACACCACAATTCTTTGGTGTAACCGAAGTATCCGACATTGGCGACCTCAAATAAGAAAGAGGCCAGCCACCTGGAGATTGCCATCTTACGTACCGTGCTGCGACTTGATGAGGCGGGTACATTCATTATTAAATGTACTTTTTCACTTATAGTATTGCGTAGTACGAGGATTTCGGCGCCCGTGGTAAGATCTTTGAGGGCGATAATAACGTTCTCGAGCAGGTCGTCTGGAATATTCGCGTCGATATCTATGAACTGGAGATGATCACACTCTTCTGGATACTCATTAAGATAAAAGTTGCCTCTTTGTTTCTCCATCAGACTGTTCGCTAGGTCCCTTAGGTTACCCATAGTGGTTTTTGGCCAGTATGGGATTCCAGAAGAATTATAGACTGGGCGGGCAATAATATTGAATGCCCTATTGGACGTTTCATGGCCTGGAAAATCTGTTCGATGGGTATTCACATGGGTTTCACCTGGTTTGCACACCTCACAGATAGTCTTGTGGTAGAAGTTGATGGCTTCCTTCTTGGCGATCTTTGTTGAGGCTTGTTTTACATCGTGTGGATTAATTTCCGATAAAAATTTATCCGAGGAAGATGTATGAGTGGTTTCGTGCATTCATAATATTGCCCATGTTTTTTTTCAGCTGAAAAAAGTGATTAGCTGCCCGTACAGCATAGCCTCCCACAAATTTGAATCCCGAGCCTCCCATACAAATGGACACCCTGCGGTCCTCCATCGCATCACTGAAGAAATATGACAGTCACTCCTACATAGCCGGGCACTGTATGCTCGTTATGCACGACGATCGAATATATACAACATATTGCGAACACTGTCAAAGGGATCTGCACCAATATGTCCATATTCCGTTCACCATGTTCGATATTTGCTCACTCCCTGCTCTCCCCAAAAGCGGAGGCGTATGTGTGCGCTGTTTCCAGCTTGAGGGCCAACCATTACCTAGCTATTGCACAACATTCCCGTTCGACGGACTCTGCGGCCCATGTTGCGATGATGCCGCTGACCTCCTCTATGTGCTTATAGAAAAGAGTATGTTATTGCGGGCCATCATGCCGGTCGAGCTTGCGGATATCATTGTAATAATGATCCTGAATTTTTTTCTATTGTCCCAAAATTGAATCCCGCGCCCCCACTGCAAATGGACACCCTGACCACCTACATCACATCACTGAAGAGGCGCGGCGATCGCTCCTACATGATTGGCTCGTGCGTGTTCGTTATGCTCAACGACCGAGTATATACTACATATTGCAATAGCTGTCAAAAGAATCTACTTCAATATGTCCGTATCCCGTTCACTGCGCTAGACATCTGCACACTTCCTGCTCTTCCCATCTCTGGAGGCATATGTGTGCGTTGTCTTCGGCTCGAGGGTCAGCAAACATCGGCCAACTGTATGACGTTCCTGTTCAATGGGCTCTGTGATCCATGTTGCGACGACGCGGCCGACCTTCTCGACGGGCTTGTAAAAAAGAGTATGTTGTTGCGGCTCATGATGCCGGCCGAGCTCGTGAACATTATTATTGCGATGATCCTGAATTTTTTTCCAGGCAATACCCCAAAATTGAATCCCGCGGCTCTCTGCAAATGGACACCCTGACCACCTACGTTAAGACCCTCCGCTGCGTTTGGGTGGGCGACTCTGTGGAAAAGAGGCTTGTTCATGATACATGCGAGATCGTAATAAGAGAGAGTGGCATTTATACTAGTAGCTGCCAGGACTGCTCAGCAGAAATGCTGAACCACGTCAAGATCCCCTTCACATGGTTCGATCTCTGCTCTCTACCGTATCAAGCGAACGGAGTGTGCGTGTACTGTCTCCGCACCGACGTATCTCGCAGCTCAGTGTTTTGCAGAATGGTGGGATTCGGTGGGCTGTGTACATCGTGCGACAAGCAAGCAGAGGACATAAGGGCGCAGTTCATTGCAAAAAAACTGTTGTTGGGCGCCATCATCATGCCCGATCTGGCCGCGGCAATATGCCTGATAATGGGGTCGCTACCTGCCAGTAATTTTTTTGCTGATGTCTAGGTCGGCCATCATCAGGTATATCGCCGCGATCAATTCGCGGGGCAATGCAGCCAACTCACCTACAAGCCATGCCCTCGCATATAGTCCTCGGGCGCGTCTCCGTGTCTCCCCGAAACATACCTCGCAAAGTTCCACACGAAGAGTCCCCGACCCGTCCCCACAAATACGCCCACACAGCGGACACATTATTCCATTATTTCCAGTAAACGGAAAGGACAGCGCATCGGCCAGCGTAAATCTCATCATGCTGAACGTCTTAATTGTGGCCCCGACGAATATGATGTGACCGTCTATGCGAACCTTGCCGCCGTCGATGGTAAACCGTCCATGGTACCCGAAATAATTGGCGTCATATGTGTTACCGTCCAGCCCACTGGGTGACTCTCGCACGAGTTGTATTATCTTGTCCATCTATATCCCTTCTCACGCGTAATCAAATTTCGTCCTCCCCGTAATTTGAATCCCTCCGGCCCTCCGCAAATGAACACCCTGGTCGCCTACATCAAGGCCACTTTCAAATACATTTCCAAGATGACCATGGACTCGTACCCCTTTTATCTCGTGTACGATACATGTTCGATTACTCTACAGGGCGGGCTCAAGATCTCTTACTGCATTCCGTGTGCCAGAGAAATGTCGGTATTTGTGAAGGTCCCTTTCACTCTGGCGGACGTGTGCTCTTTGGGACCTCTAAAAAAAGGAGTATGTGTGTTATGCATGCGTCCGCAGGACCACTCAGTCAATGATATACACTGCTCTGCATATCCGTTCGATGGTCTTTGCCGCCAATGCCATATACACGCCGCCGATGTAAGACGGGATCTGGTCACAAAAAGACTGCTGTTGGGCACGCTTGTCCTTCCCGAGCTTGCCGCGGCAATCATTGGCACGATCGGATCGCTCGCACACGCGGCCCAGGTCTAAACATTTTTTTCGACCAAATAGATAATGGACGGCATCCTCGAATATATACGGTCATATCGACAGGCCGGATCCGTGTATATCATGCATGGCGGGTGTGGATTCCGTGAGATAGAAGGATGCCCCCATGTCAGTTACTGCAAAAACTACTGTGATGGGCTGATAAAAAAATATGTTCGTCCCGGGCTCACGCTGTTCGACCTCTGTTCCTTGCCGATGTCCAGCGCCGTCGAGTACATGTGCGTGTCGTGCTTGACTCCTCGTCTCCGCGAGATTATAGAAAGATGCCACTACATCCCCTTCTGTGATCTCTGTGGCCATTGTTATCATTGGACTGCGCGGCTCAAGGAAGAGGCTATCACAAAGGGACTGTTGATGGGTGCCCTTCTGCCGTCAGAGCTGGCCCACGCCATAGTAGAGTTGATGGGAGCCCTACCTCAGAAACTCTGGGTCGATCGCTACGAACCCGTCTAACGCACAAAGCCCGTTCGCCATTACTTTGTACTTGTGGGACTTCTTGTCCATTTTCAGATCGAGTGTCTTGTAGAGGAACCTGCGCGGCATTTGCGTGGGGGTCTTCCCTGCAGCATCAACGCGGGCAAGTATCTTGGGGATCACCACTTCCACGCCCATTGCGGACGTATAGACTCCGTGCGCGTCTGCGGTCAGGACGTTGCAGCGATAGCCGTCATAGATGCAGTGCTTGATGCGCTTCACGTAGTCCATAAATGTCTCTTCAGTGGTCGTGGCGAGAGTCCTGTTCACCTTTGTCACGTCTATGTCCGACGCAAGGAAATTCTCCATGAATCCATCTCGCAGGGTCAACATTCCTACTACGGCCCTTCTGTCTATGTTGGCCTCTTCGCACCACGCGTCCAAGTCGCGCATACCCTCCCAGGCATTTGGGGCGTCCCGCAGAATGGCAAGAACGGCCCCATACAAGATTAAGCCATCGAAGAACTCGTCAAGGAGCAGTGAGAATACCTTTGCGAGTTTGTCCCCGCTGATAAAGTCGGGCAGGCCGTCGTTATACACCTTTGACCACACAATGGGTCTTTTTTTGTCCCTTGCATAGAAAACGCTGATTGGCTTCCCTCCCGATGCCTCTATGTATGCCGCAATGGACACGAGTTGCGCCGGAGCCACACCCCAATTGAATGCCGCAAGGATCATGCGGGTCGTCTCTGGGGCACACGTCTGTCTGTATGCGAGTAGGCCCAGTGCAGTAAGAGCGAACTTGCCGGTGGGGGCGGGGTCGGATCCTAGTGTGTCCTCTACGGTGGCCTTCATTTCAAGCCCTTGTGGCGACACAAATCCGAGTGCATATAATTTCTCTAGTTGGGCGGCAATAGTGTCAGAAGACGGGGGTACCATCATGTCGATATCGTTTACAGAAAAGGATGGATCGATGAATGCCTCCAGCTTGGTCCTGGTCTGTTCAAAGATTATCCCCATCATATTGCGCCCGATGTCCTCCAGCAGTATCTTGGGGAGCATCTTGTCCGCGAGCTTGTTGTATATAAAAAGGGGGTACATGGGGTAGAAGACGCCCCTAAAGTATCTGCCCGCACGTCCCTTCCTTTGGATCACATTCTGTTTGCACGCGACCTTCGTTATCAGCGCGTTGACCCCAAATATAGGATGATATTCGGACTCGCGAGAGAACCCGCTGTCCACCACATACTTCAGGCAGTCAAGAGATAGGCCCGTTTCTGCGACATTGGTGGCTAAGATGACTCGACGATTAGGTTCCAGAAATTTAGTCCCGAACTGTTGTATCTGCTTGGACAACGGGCTCCCCATCGCGCGCTTGTAGTCCTTGGTACGCCTCGCGACACTCTCCCCGTCGATCATAAGAACGGAAAAAACGGGCAGATCTTCTGAGGCAAACTTCTCGTTGAGTGTCCGCAGCAAACCCCCTACCTGTATTATTTCGGTCATACTCGGCAAAAAGACAAGGACGTCCGACTTGGACGTGTCGTCTTTCACACCCTCCCTGCAGATGAGCTCGACACATTTGGCGATGGAAGAAAAATAGTTATGAGTAACACGCGGCACTACATTGCCAGCCACCGTCCCGCTGATTTCCGGCCAGTCCCATCGTTCATCAAACCCCGCGGGCTGCGACCTGCACCAGATGAAATTGCTGTCGGGGTCGGTGATGCCGTAATATTTGAGAAACTCTTCTTGGTCAAAGGTGGCCGACATGAGGATCACGAAGGGACATGCCCGCGACCGACTGTTGCGGATGAGGAAATTCTTGAGCATACAGAGGGTCATGTCCGTTTCCTGACTGCGCTCGTGGACCTCGTCAATGACTATGAACCTGTATTTTGCCGTTATCTCCGCGTCCGTATACGCCCGCAACTGCATCAAGAGCACGCCTATAGTGGCGCTAATCAGGACGCTCGTGTGCTCTGGAATTACCTTGTTGATCCCAGTATTCCATCCCGCCGTGATCCCCAGACGCAGCTCCCTGTTGTACTCGGACATCTTTCCCACATTTTCTATGGCCGTCAACACGCGCGGCTGTGTACAGATAATACCCGGCGCCTGTCCTCCTGCGACGAACCTCTTGTATAGGACGGGTGGGATGATCGTGGACTTTCCAGATGCGGTCTCGGCCTTTATAACAAGGAGCCTATTTGACACACCTGGCTCTACTTCGTGCTGTTTAATCCAGTTACAGATATATTCGATGGGTATCCACTCGTCGAGGACGCGCTGAACGGAGGGGTTAACGCTATATAGTTTTCCCTGAGATAAAAGTGGTCGAATCATTATACATATAGCATGTCGAACTTTATTGGAGGTCATATACCGGAGACAGAACCCTGGCCGATAGTGGCGCCAGTGTCTCGCGAAAGATTGCCCGCCACTAAGATCAGGGTGGATTTACTCGCCAAGTTAGCAGAAATGTATGTCGCAGAGGATGTTGAGTCCGTGCACGACATAAATCAGGAAGGCATACCTACCTGTACTGCCAATGCTGTCGCCTTTGCCATTGCCGTGCAGCTGATGCTAGACCCAACAGACATCGACCCGTTTTTCCCATCCAGACTTTATCTGCACCTAGTCGCCTGCAAGGTCAGCTACAACCGGCCAAGTATCTCTGCAATGATGCGTGGGATAGAACGCTATGGGATTATTGCAGAGGGCGATTGGGTGTATAACGTCGCGCAATATCCGGCGGGATTCACTCCAAAGACCACACTACCCTACAGAGTACAGTGCGAGCGCATCCTGCCAGACGTGGCCAACGTCAAGCGTGCGGTGCTGGGGCGTCGATGTGTCCTGGCCGGGCTCGCTGTCTATGCTAATTTTCTGCCGCAAGACAAGATAGTCCCCGTCCCACAGAAGGATTACAAGTGCCACACAACCGTGGCAATATACGGGTTCGATGACCATGAGCAGGCATTCATCGCCAAGGGAACGTATGGGGTCGAGTGTGGGGAAAAGGGCAGTTTCCTTATTCCTTATATCTTCTTGGTGAAGACGGCGCCAGTGTACGGACAACAACGGCCCGTGCTTGGGGACCTGTTCACGATATGTGTAAAAAATCAATGAAGGGTTCCGCCGCATCGAGCGCACGGGATTCCCTTTGCGGTTATCACTCGCAATTTCGCGCGGTCGTCGTCGTTCATCCCCTTGAGACAGTTATCATACAATAGCCGCCCCCACGTGTCCCGCGAAAAGTTGCACAGCGCCAGATGATCGTTGTCGAGTTCGTCGAAGAGTGATTGGGCGAGGGACATGCCGGGCTCATTATCTGCGATTTTCTGTAATAGGGCGTCCTGTTCACGCCTATATGTCTCCCTAAGGGCGACACACTCGGGAGACACATGTGGCCAATTGTCCGCCCGCGCCCTGTTGTATTTTCTGCGGGCATGATGGGCGGCCTCTGTGGTCATGTGATGTAGGCAAGTGTTCTTCATTTTTAGCGAGCTAAAAACTGAAAGCCCCAAATGTAATACAATGTCATCAAGAGGTTCATCAGTTCATACTTCGGCAGGCAGTGGGTTCTCCACGGGACGCGGCCGGGCTTATATTCACGGAGCAGGGTATGGCGTTGTCACAGGAAGCGGCACCGTATTCATTCCAAACGGTGGGGCTCCAAGAAGCAGTCGCAAGGCAAGGAAATAACGTGCGCCCGGCTCAACAACCGTTCTTTTTTTCGCCAGCAAAAAAAACTAGATCATCGAGATGATGACAGTGGCAAGCTCCGGCGGCAGTGGGAGGGCCCGGGTCAACAACATCTTGATCCCTATCGTCCCTGCGGCGTCGCGTGCGTCATCATAGCATCTTCCACATACAGACCAACAGAGAGCAGGCTTCTCGATGAATCTGTATGAGCAACACACGGCACATATTGGGAAAGTTCTCTCGCGACTCAGAGGGAGACTGAGGATTTCCGCAGTAGAGAACGACATAAATGGCCGTCGGGGCACGCATCTCGTTGACACATACATAATAACACATCCAGACGGTAGTATGTCGTATGTACACTCGCTGTTGCATTTACAGTCGCGGACTGTCCGACACGTCAGACCCCCGTAATCGTGTGGAGGACATGTGTCGACGACATATCGGGCGATCTTGTACATTGTTATATTGCGGCCGGCGCTTTCATTTTTTCGGCCGACAAAAAAGACATACACCAAGCACATCAGGCCGGCAATCATTTGCGCCAGTTCCGGCGGCAGTGGGAGGGCTCGGGCCAACAGTAACATCACAGGAAATTCCTCCCGCGTCCATCGCCAACAGTCCTCGCAAAGGGCGACATCTGTATCACAGTTCTCGGAGGCATCATCATATCCGCAAGAGGGACATATAAATTCCTCGATTCCTTCGGGAAACGTCAACAGGTCAATAGCAGTGAAGTCTATCATCAAGTACTCAATAGTGTCCTCGCGGCAATCCGAACACGTTTCCCCAGAGCAACTGGTGCTGCCACACTCCCACGTGCAGAGGGTACACGCTATTTGATATCGGTCGTGCGGATATGGGAAGTTCGTATGATAGAGCGGTCCCTGTTCTTTAATCTTCTCGATGACCTTGTGCATAGTAATAACCCGCCAAGCTTTTCATTTTTTCATTGGCAGTGCAGCACCGACAAGACAGGAGATTATACTAGTCAGCTCGGGCGGTAGTGGAAGGGCCCGTGTCATCGCAAGTCGCATAGACATCTCTTTGCGAATGTCTTCGACCCGTCGCGCGCAGCTACCACACATGGAAAATACAGAACAAGTAAGATCCCCGCCATCGTGCGCCCAGCAAACAGGACATAATATATCCGCGTCCGCGCCGAATCGGAGTCCGCATATTTCTGCCGGAGAGAAGTCTACCCTTACCGAGGAGATCATCTGTTCTATATGCTGCGCCGAACATACAACGGCCACAGTGTCGTTATCGTTGGGCCAATATAAAAAGGAATACTCCGGCCCGTCATAGATGAGTTCCTCGCATTCGCTATCGGACGCATATTCATGGGATTGTACTCTTTCGATGATCCTGCGCATACCGCTATATAAAAACGTAGCAATCTGTAATATAATGGGAAACGGTGGCAGCACGCATACAACACAAGTAGTCTACAGGCCCGATCCTGCGACCACTGCGGCCCTTACGAAGGCCACCGAGGAACTCGCCGCAGCTAGACAAGCGGCAAAAGATGCGGGCGATCCAGCGAAGTTCAAGCAAAATGCCACAAAGGCAATGGATACCTTTGTAGAGAAGCTACCGACATTGACCTTGCAACAGTCCATCATTAAGCAGACTGGGGAGACCCATGTAGGTGTAGTGGGTAATACCTCTGCGGGTAAATCCACATTCCTCAATGCGTTGCTCGGTCTCAAGCTGCCCGTCTCGATGGATCATTGCACGGAACAGTGCGAGGTAGTATGCAGACGCGGCAGACAGGTCTATTGGGATGTCGCAGGCCGCAATGATCAGTTCGAGTTTTACAAGGTCGAGACTCTGGCCTTCCTCAAGTCGCTGGACGTACTCATTGTCTTCTACTGCGACGACATCGGCATGATCACTAACATCATTCGCGTTGCGGCAGCCCTCAAAAGCAGTAAGATCATTCTTGTGCGAACGAAAGTGGATCAGTTCAGGGCCAACGACGCAAGAAACCTCGAAGAAATAAAGCGGCGAGATGAGCGTCTTGCCAGCGAGCACTTGCCGGGGGCGCGGGTCTATTTCATTTCCGCCCATAATATTCAGGATGGAGGCGCGCGATTTGATTGGGATGCGCTTGTCAAAGAGATTGGGGTCTAGAGCGCGACACGGGCCCGTGCAAGCATACTCATTTTTTTGCGGCAAAAAAAGAACCCGGCACTATACTTCAATCAATAGGGCCGTAATGAGCCGGGTGATGTCCTCTAGTAGCGGCAACTCGCGTACCAGTGGCAATATACGCATATGGCGCCTCATGCAATCTTCACAAATGACCACGCATGCCCAACTACACGTGTTCCTAGGAGGGCTCCAACACATGGGGCAACACGTTTCATAACCTCCGTCCCACATAGGTTTTATCCCTACCATCTCGACTAGACTGAAAGATAAGGATCGTAGAGGGGCCGCCATTGTCTCCCAGCAGTCCGGACATGTATTGAAATATACAGAATCCGCCATCACATATCCCGGGTTGACGCATTTCGGACACTGTGTTTTGTAGAGGACGCAAGTGTTCATCTTGCGCCATTGGAGGCCGACCGATATCTCTCGGACCCTCTCTGCGATTTTCTGCATGATACTACTGGGGGAGTGAGCCCATTCAATTTTGTCCGCAAAAAAAACATCTTCACACATGGACGACCGCAGGCAATAAGGCGCAGATCACACCGCGCACATCTCTCTGTAAGCAGGGCGCCCCATGAAAGATCATCATTTTTACAAAGACCTCTTGCGCCCGTGTTGCCACTTTCTGATGGCAGCCATCGCACAGTGCGACAACAAATAGATAAAGGACTGGCCGCTTGTCTGCGCAACCACATGCGGGACAAAGTGCTGCCCTTTCTTCAGCAGGATGTGGTAGCGACAAGGCCTCGCCCAATGTGAGCCGCACACGCATTTCTTTGGCGACCCATCCTGTGCAATTTGAGCAGGAGAGAACGTGAATCCCGCAGTCGATAATGAGAGAGCAATGCGCCCCTGCGCATGTGATCTTGTACTGTTCATAAATAGGGTTGTCTGTCTTCGTCAGGAAGCGCTTCTCTCGTAGGTTTTGCGTGATTCTATGCATATATACAAGGGCCGCGGCATTCAGTTTTTGTCCCACTCGTCAGTCCTTCGAAAAAAATGGGATGCGACCACTGAGGCAAGCTCGGGTAACAAACGGGTCGCGCAGAGCTCCCTGATGAGGGCCATCTTGCCCCGTAAGAAGATGGGCCTCTAGCCTGCATTTGTTGCACATAACAATCACGCATCTCCTGCCCACTACTCCGGGAGAGCCGCTGCAACACACGGCGCATACCCAATAAATATAATCGTTTGGGCCAACGGAAAGTATGTCGGCAAGCGTGAACTGGATGCACAGCTCGCTCTCTACAAGGGACCAGCATTCCCAACATTCGGATATTGTCACGATATCCCCCATAATCCCGTAGCGGCAGAAATAATATTCGTTGAAGCAATCCCGTTTGTAGACAGTCCGGGCCCCATAGTGTTCCGCAGGCAATTGGAGAGACTTTATTCTGTTGACGACCTTGCGCATTTGTATAGGACCCGGTGTATTCAATTTTGGGACGTCTCAAAAAAAGCAGCTACATGAGCCGAATGATCGCTGCGGCGAGCTCGGGTATGAGGAGTGTACGTACTAACAGCATCTTTGTTGGAAACTCTCCCCGAATGTCCGACGCGGTCTCATTGCACTCGTCACACAGTCCTATGAACCATAGACAGTCCCAATTACGCGGCCTATCCAAGCACACAGGACACATATAACCGCCTCGCCAAACAGAAAGACCCACGAAGTCAGCCGTAGTAAAGTGCATCTTGAGATTAGCTCTGACGTCGCCCCAGCATCCGGCACATGTGCCAATATAGATTTCGCCATTATTCCACACATATCTACACCCCCCATTGATACCACCACACTCGGATCTGTGGCCCACGTACACGCCCGGGATGTGCTGGGGTCGTGATCGTATTTTTTGTGTGATCTTGTACATTGTATGCCTTGGTGCTACCTGTTTCATTTTTCCCAGACATGTACCAGAGTGTTTGCCCCACCGCCAGCCTTTGAGCCCCCAGAAAATATGGCGAATAGAATCCCCGCGAAGATGACCACAAGAAATATAATCATGAACAGAAGAATATTGCGCTGCTCTGTTCCTTGCGCATCTGCTGCGGCCTGTGCCTTTTCGTAGTTGGCCTGAGCGATAATGGCGGCCTGTTGAGCGGCCATGGCTATCTGGGCCTTTCTCAGGGCGTCTATCTGCGCGGCTTGTGCTGCAAGGGCTGCCTGTTGTGTCTGCTGTTGGGCGGCAAGTGCGGCGGCGTTCTTTGCTGCGAGTGCGGCCAGATCGGCAGCATTTTTTGCAGCGAGTGCATCAGCGGCCCTTTTTGCTGCCTCTTGTTGGGCTGCTAGCGCCGCAGCCGCATCTGCAGCAGCCTTGGCCGCATCAAGGGACGATTGCATGTTCCCCACACAGGTCTGCACCTGAGATATGTCAGTTATCTTCACCGAGCCAACCCCAGAGAGGTTCATTCCAGAGAAATCCTGACACTGAGTACACTGCACGCAAGCGAACGATGCGGCCCCTATTTGCGGCGGCGCGGGCAGCACGAGGGGCGGCGGTTTTGGATTATCTTTTACCCATTTATTGTAGGCGGCATCGTATGTTCCGGGAATATTGGACTTCCATACGGGATTGCACGTCCCGCATACTTTATCGAGGCCCGCAGTACATGTGCACGAGCCCGAGGACCCATCCGTGGTTGTCCACCCGCCAGTACAGGCCTTACACATTTGCTGGACCTGTGTTCTATCATTGCAGTTACCCATCCTATATTGAGGAGCGGAAAAAATATCAGACGATGATCTGCGCAAGAAGGGCCACGACCAGCGACCCGATGTCCGGCCCGAACACATATGGTACAAAAATGGCCCGCACGGCAATCATATGCGCCCTATGTTTGGAGCACTTGCCGCAGTGATTAGCGCCCATCCGGACAAGGGCAACCATCTTTTTGGGGGAACCGAGCAGAGAACGGTCGCAGTATTTAGTCATAATATTGTTCAGCACATCTATGGAAAATCTGCAGTCAATCAACGACCTTGTAGAAAGAATGACGTAAAGTCTGTGTGCTGATTTTTCGTCTGTCTGATAGCGCGACAATCGGACGGCCGTCTCTTCCAACTCGTGGCGCTTCTTAATGAGCCAGAGTACTTTGTCCGGTTGCCGAGGGGACTTTATTCGAGGAGGATATCTGGCCGGATTTGGGATCATTTCTGTATTCCTTGATATTTTGCACTGTATCCTCTGGATCTCGCTCAAGATATTGTCCAGCACGTCTATTCTATGGGGGATGCGAGAAACAGTCAGCCCAACACGTACTTCTTCTGGAAAACTCATCGGGGGTACAACCGGTCCGTTCTCTTTCAGTTTTCAGTGCAAAAAATGAATACAGCGCGAGGCAAACATACATGAGGCGTCTTTTGACTCACATCGCGAGCTCCATCGGCCCTACATCCTCCATCGAGTCCTTCGAATTTACACGGGGCTGTGTGTGGGTCTGTTTCGTGGTGGAAGTTTCCGCTGATCGCTGCAGGGAGATCCTCTTGCCGGACTACACGACCACCGAGATAGCCTCGCTGTTTCCGTTCGGCCCTAAGTATGCGCTAAGAACATGCCCACTATGCTTTTGGTGGTGTAGCGAGCCCCCCGGTCGCAGGGGAAACAATATATCAAGCGTCATACTGGACCATATCTGTTCGACTTGCCAAGAAAGAGCCCAAGTAAAAGTCCGTGAGTTCCCCGAAAAAATGCTGTTGGTCCGAGCCATCTTCCTGCCCGAACTCGCTGCGGCCATCATCTGGCTCATGTAGCTTTTTTTTGAGGACGCTCGATGGGGATCTTGCCGAAAAAAATACGAGCGTCATCAGAGCCGGACGATAAACCAGTGTATCTCCCTTGCGAGGTCATCGCAGAAAATGTGTCCCAATAACATCCACCTCGTGACGAAGTTGTTCTTAACGTCGCGACACTGTCCCCTACAACCTGGCCAACACCTGGCGCCCATCATAATGACGACGTCCAAACGAGCATTGTAGAGGTAGTGTCCACACATTTCGCGGATTGCTGTGTCCAGTTCTGCCTGCGTGGGGCGACATTGCTTCGTGAACTCGGGGCGCATCAAATGCGCCACATGCATAAATGGCTTACGGGATTCTGGAGCCTCGCTGTTGTACATCAAAACCATCGACCTCTGTAGAGCCACTTCCTGTAGGATTAATTCGTTGACTTCGGAGGGCTGCACAGGATCTGGCACATATTTCTTCTGTGAGTAATGACCTGGATTGAGAATCATTCGTGTTTTGGCTGTGATCCGCACGCTCATAGTCTGGATGTCGGAGAATATTTCTTTGGTAGACGCCATGATGTGTCTGCCCGGCCGTCTTTCAAATTTATCGAGCGCCGCAATCAATCGGTAGGGCTCAGCTTGTCGCAGTTATATAGTTTGTTATTGTACCACACTTGCCTGGAGCTCGCTAGGCGCCCCTCGTCTCGCATCTGCAGCTGGCGATCGTGCTCACTATTCCATTTTGTGATGGCTATGTTGCGCTCGTTGACTGCTGCGGCATCCTTCTGCGCCTGTAGTTGGGCAGCCGCGATGGCCGCAGTGTATGCATCGATGGAACTCTTGCACGCTGCAATGGCTGCCGCATCTACTTGACAAGTGGCCATACCCTCGGCCCTATTATGAGGCTGTCCGTACAAGACACCAATTATCTCTTCTTTCTGCGAGGGCGCGGAATAGAAGACCAAGATTAACAGAAAAACAATGACGATGTACACCCACATTATGTATACAGCAAAAAAGACGGCCTGGCCCGTTGCGCATATATTACTGTGGACGCATACATTCGACCACTTTCTCTCGCAACTCGGGCAGAAGTCCCCCAATGAGGCGCGCAAGGAACAGTCTTTCTACAAACTGCCCTTCTTCTCGCAGTCCCCGGTGATAACATGTGACGCATATGTCCCCGAACTTGTAGGACAGCATGGGGATCCCGTACTTATCCTGCGTCACGTATACTTCCTTGCACAGGACGCAGATGTTATTGGCGAGAAGATCGAAGGGATTTAGCGAGAACCGCCCCACCTCACTTACAGGGATCTGGAGGCGACCCACACGCATCAAGCAGTCCGAGCATCCGGAAAATACAACGGGCGTGGCCATCATCCAGAAAGTACATTGGAACTTGCAGTCCCACAGCCGGCATCTGCGCGAATCTGTAAGGAGTGCGTGCTCCTGTATGTAGGTGACGACCTCGTCCATGTAGATACACACATACGTGATTCAGTTTTTCCAAAAAAAGATCACATCTGCCAGGCAATGGCGCGCACAATGTCCCACGGCAAGAGGGCAGACATGAGCAACATTTTTGCAAGGAATTGGCTTCGGGTGCGACCTCTGGCCACCGTGCAGTCCCCACACAGGCCCAAACGGAAGGAAATAAACATGCCCGGCGTATAATAACGGCAATTGATGCAGATAATCTGTCTATCATCGGGATCGACCTCGAAAGCACAGAACTCAACAGTAGTGAAATCGACACGGGTCTGTTCGCGGACTTGGTCGACGCATTTGGTGCAGTCAGAATTTATATACAGGTCGTAGGGGAACCTTTCAACGCCATTACTGGTCGTCTCAATGACATAAGCGCACTGTTGCCCGTGTATACTATATGCATCGTACCAGGGGGCGTGCCGGCGATGGCAGATAAGGGGCCTTTCTCGTATGCGGTGCATTATCTTATACATTCTTACATGGGGCCACTACCAATTCAATTTTCTGGCCTCTGGATCCTTTCGCAAGTGGTTTCGAACATGCGTATGTTCGAATAAAATAAAATGAAAGACAAGACGGTCTCCGTCTCGGGCTTGTTCACTAGGCATAGGGCTGCATAGAAGCCTGCCGTACACGTGAACACCAGCAGGAGCAGCCATATACATATATATTTCCTTGTACTGTCGCGGTGGACAAAAGTAGCCAGCGTCTCCGCAGCCGTTAGCGTGGCCATAATACAAAGACCCAAATAGATGATAATCAGAGAGCCTAAGAAATATCCAGAGTCCATAATACGATGCACATATTAGTATTCTTTTATTATGTATGCCACAATGATGCCCGCGCGACCTCAGACACTCACGCTTGGATCCCTGCGCATTTTTGCACATCGCCTGATTTTTTCGGTCACCATATAGGATGGAATCAGCACAACGGATAACAAGCGGCCCGACAACCGACCAAAGGATCGCAGTAGGTCTGGTTATTTGCCTTTTACTCATCGCCATGTGGCTGTTTTACACCGGTCGCGCAGGCATCCCAACTCTTACCGAAAACATGACTAGTTGGCGCATGCCCCGCTTTGTCAACGGCCGCATCGAATTCTTTACCGCAAAAGACACGCTCCTTGTCATGCAGCTCGCATCAAAGCCAAATATGACATGGGATGTGTTCAGCAAGGCCACTGCACCACTCAAACTTCACCCATTTACTTTCGTGAGACTGCAGGATTATGCAAAAAAAGGGCAGCTGTCCCAGATCATCGCCGCAGAACTAATCAGCGCAGATCACACGTTGAAGAGATAAGGGCGCCTCAATACACTGGGCGAGCTCCGGCAAGAGATAGGCCTCGCTTATGGCCCGTATCAAGAGTACTTTTTTTACGAGCAGATCGCGGCTTTTTTTGATCTTATCAAAGCAATAGCTGCACGGGCCTCCGAACATTGTGGTCCATTTGTAAGGCATTATAGGGCCGTTCATACAGATATAACACATTCCTTTGACCTCGCGCTTCTGAAATTCTAGGGCTTCTGGAATTGTGTATGGGAGTCTCATCCACTTCCTAAAGGCCGGATTGCACCTCGGGCACAATGTACAGATCATTATACTGAAGCCCGCGTAACAGACGATGTCCATTCTATGCTCCCCGCAAAAGTTGTCATCCAGCGTCTTAAGTCTCTCCGTAAATCGCCGCATTGTCATCTTCGGCCGTCCATCATTCAGTTTTCCCAAAAAATTAGGCGCCGATGACGCGCTGGCGAGACAGTTCCCCAATGATGGCCGCGGCAAGCTCGGGCACAATGTGTGTCGCACAGATCCTGTTGATGAGGATGGACTTCTCTAGATACATCTCGCGCACCTCTTCGACCCTCGCAAGACATCTCTGACACAGGCACCCTACATAATTTGTCTGCGGATGTATACCTGCGGGCCGACACCCGTTGCCGAAACACATGAAGCATATGTCCCCGTATGCAGCATAGGAAAGTGAGCAGGCTTCAGCTATTGTGTATTTGATCCGCAAATGGGCGTGTAATCTGTTGACACAATATCCGCAATACGTATATGAGAAATGGTGCCGCCCTTCTTCATCGAACATGATCCCTCTTGATTTACACGGGCAGTCTCCAGAAGGCGCCGAAAGAATACGAGCAATAAGCCTGTCCATTGATTGCCTGCGCCTTCTTTCAATTTTCGTGGTGTGGGTCAAAAAAATTATTGCAGTCCCGCCTCAGAGACCCGGTGGAGGGACAACAGGCGCTATGTTATCGCTGCGGCAACATCCCCGAGCGACCTACTCGTGCAGATGTGTCTGATCATGGCCACCTTCTTTGCACACGCCTTAAACGCCTCGGCTATCTTGAGCCTGCACTGGCCACAAACCCCGTTAATAAGTAGAAAATATCCATTGGTGAGACCAGTAACACAGAGGCAGCACACGTTTTCGCTCCTTCTATATCCCAGTATTTTTCTGGCGTCCTGAAGAGAATGCGACATGCGCAACGCCCTCGATACGGAACAACTACAGAGTGGGTATGTATCTATACGTAACCATTGCCCCACTGGATTATATTCTGCATCCCCGCAGCATCTGTGCGGGCACTCCTTCTGTAGCTTGATGGTGCGGTCGTATAGTCTTTCTATGTGTATTGGCCCACGGTGGCTTCAGTTTTTTCCTATAATTGGGCAAACGAATATGCGCGATGCGTCTCTATTGGGGAGTTCACTGGCCCGAGCCGGTTATCCTTTTCATTTTCTATCGCGCAAAAAATCACGAGTTAATCAATTATGGAGAGCGCCATCTGCATCGTAGTGATCCTCATCCTGCTATATTTGGTCCTTCGCAAAGAACCCTTTTTGGGAGTCAACCCAAGCGACGTCGCCAGAGTGCTTGAGGCAGCGCCCAAGGCCACAGTCCTTAACTACAACAATTTCAACCAGTCCATCTATCCCACTGCGATCCACGAATGGACATATCAAGAAATTCGCAATCTCGCAATTAACAAAGCCGTCTCTCCTGGCGCCATTCAATTCCTTCTGGGTCTCGACAAAAAACATGCGGTACATCCGTCTTTCCTTAAGCCGCTTATGACCTATCCAAATGAGACAGCGCCACCCAAGGTGTCCAACTTTGTCTTACAGGCGGGTACACCTTCTAAGCCGGTCTGGATTGTCTAAGACGCGAGAATGAGATAGCGCGCGACGTGCGACCCACAGTCCTCCCCGAAAATAATGGGAATAAGAACGAGCTGAGATACAAGCCGCATAAAATCTTCTTGGCATTTCTTCTCGCACGCGGGACAATATCCCAAATATATGTATAGTGGTCTAATCGAGGCGCGACCTATGTGGCTGCCGCAGATCATGCATCTGTAATCAGATTCCTCTTTTTTTAGGGCTCCAATGAGGGCGGTCCTTTGTAAAAGCCTGTCTGATTTGTACGAGGAAATGCATTTGTCAATGATAGACAAATGAATGAACAATCTATCACCATGTGCCATTAATACGAGCTCTTTATCGGGCGACCATCCGGCTCCGTCTCCGTAAGCACTCGGAAGAGAAATGAGCCCGTGTGCGGACATAATATCGCTGACGATCTTGTCTAGAGTGATCATTGTACTATCCAGCACACCCCCTTTCAGTTTTCTTGCCGGCAAAAAAACATCAGGACGCAAGAATAAGAAAGCGCGCAACAAGTGACCCACAGTCCTCCCAGAAAATAGCAGGGACAAGAACAAGCCGAGACACGAGTCGTCCTGCATCTTCTTGGCACTTCTTCTCGCACACGGGACAACATCCCAAAACGGTCCCACAAGAGAAGTCCAGAGCGTGTACCTTATTTCGACAGATCGCGCATTCGTAGCCAGATACATCTTTTTTTATGGCCCTAATAAAGACGGTTCTCTGTAATAGCCTGTCCAATCTACAGAGGGTGAGACAACTGTCTACTATCGAGTTATGAACGGCCAGCTTGCCATCGAACGTCGCTACTACTCCAAGCTCTCTACCAGGAGTCCATCCAGTTATACTTCCACCGTGGCTCGGAACGACAACAAGCCCATGCGCGGAAATAATGTCGTTTACAATCCCGTCTAGAGTGGTCATTGTACTACCCGGCTCGCCCACTTTCAGTTTTCGCAGCAGAAAAAAATATGTATTACCTGCCGGCTTGTGTCGCGAGGAGAGCCACATCAGTTGGATTGTATTTCTCTGCGAACATCATTACCAGCCTTTGAACCCGCAATGCACACTGCGGATGAAACATGGACCAGGTCTCTCTGAGCCCCACCGGCATATCGTAGGAATAAAACGCCTGGCGACACTTCGCGCATCTGAATCCCCATACGTGGGCCAGACGATATGCCACGGATATCAACAGGCGATCTTCCCAGGCATCGTGTAGGGACGTCTTGGTCCCGTCTGTTATCCTTGGGAATTGTTGGGAGAGATTGCCTATCTCTGCGCAGACAAAGTTCTGTCTCGCCTGATTCCGCCACCACCAGCTCGACCATGATACCACGTTGGACTGAAGATCATAGGTAGGCATGGGATAGTGGCTGTGCGGATCAGCCATCTGTGACTATACACATGTCCCGTTCAATTTTTATAAGGGTCCCCTCATGCCAGCATGTCAGCGATGTTCATTGCAAGATCATTGCTTGCATCAAACGCGGCCACATCTTTCTTGAAGTCGTTCCCCTTATTTACGAGGAGCTGTATCTGCGAGATGACCTTATCCAGGTGGGCCTTAAAGGCGGCGTCTAGTGCTTCCCCATGCGCAAGTCGCACAGTGTCTTCTGTGTCCTTATATGAGCGGGCAATGCTGGCACTTGCATCCTTCTTCGCAAAGATATCAGAGGCCACTTGTAGCAGTCTTGTTGTATAGAGTCGCACCATGTTCCCTGTGCCGGCCGCCGTATCCAGTCCGTCTGCATTTCTCAAAAGTCTGTCCAAGTAGTCCTGTGCAATAGGATCCCCTGCATTTTTCGCCACAAGATGGAGGCGGGTATAGACGTTATGGTCCGCCCACAGGCGTCGCAGTGTCATGCGTCTCTCGTATTTTTCGAACTGCCGATATGCGTAGAAAATACAGACGATTGCGAGAACAAGAAGTATCCACCACATATTATGTCCTATGCAAAAAATATCCGAAGCCCTCTAACGCGAGAACCCGAATCATGCACATGGCGAGTAGGCTGATCACCACAGTCAGCAGGGCTCTATATTCCTTGCTACACTGCCTTCTGTCCGCGGCCGGAAGCGAAACGCAGGCCAGTAACGTGGGCACCAGCAGATGCAATATGATGACTATATAGTACACTATCGCGTCCACCGAATACAGCTTGTCGGCCAGTTGCTTCATTGGGGACTCACTCATTTACATTGCCGCACAGACATTCATTTTTTCCCTGCAAAAAAATCACATCAGTACAACGATCGCAAAGGCCACCTCGCGCACAAGACCCGCGGCTCTCAGCAGCCACAATTTTACGGGGAACATTTTATAGTCCGCTTCGGCCTTCTCGCAACAGTCTTCACATGTGTATATGAATAATGACCCGTATACAACAAATTTCCAGTTATTGTCGAGGTTGGCAACCCTGAAGCAATTGACACATGTGTTGACTTCTGCTGTCCTCTGTGTGCGTAATGAAATAATGTCGAGAGTTGTGAAGCGGCCCGCCCAGAACCCTTTGGCCCATCCTTCGCACCCTTTGTGCGTAATGAGGACAACATCCTTCTTCCTTATATGATATCCGCGGCGTTCGGGAAAGTCCCCATAGCCGGCAAGATATATTCCCTCCCCTTCCATCAATATAACACCGGGCTCGTACACAGGAAGGCCTCGAATGGTCGCAGTTATTTTCTGCATCTGACTTTACGGCCAAAGAGTTCAGTTTTTTTGCCGAAAAAAATCACATCAGCGCTACTATCAGGCCCGCCACGTCCCTCGGAAAGACTGCCCGCGCCAATAGTATCTTTACAGAGAACACGCTACCGATTGACTCCCTGCATCCTGTGCAAACGGACATGAAATAGGACACATAAGACAATGGGCGCTTACGTGCCGTGAAACACCCGACGCAGACACAGTCCGAGTGGTCTGGCCGCATCTCGTCCAATGAATATAGCTCGGCGGATGTGAGCCTATTTCTCCAGAAGGCCCCTAGTTTATTGATATTTTTGTATGTCATCACGATCACCGGCACTTTGTAGATATGTGCCCGCTGCGCAGAGACGACTGCATACGATGCTATCCTGGACTGTTCGTACCACTCTATTTCAGAGGATCCACCCGCGGAACGAAAGGACTGCACGATGGTCAGTAGCTTATACATATATACACCCCGCCCGGTTTCATATTTTTCTACTGATGGGCCTCTACTGGCGCAGGCCTTGCTTCTCCTGCACTCGAGACTCTGTTGACAGCAGCGAATGCAAGCGCGATGAAGATAATGACCATGAAAATAAATAATAGGGGCAACATTAGACCAGTGAGAGCCCCTGTCACAACGCCGCTCGCCGCAGAGGAGATAGCCCCGCCTGCCGAGTCAATGATCTTGGATCCTGCTGTTCCCGCAGAGTCAATGATGCCGGATGCCGCGCGCCCTGTATCGCCAATGACCCCCGTGTTGGTTGTCGCCGAAGTGGTCGCCACCGCAGTCTTGGCCGCATTCTCTTGCATTATCTTTACGAGTTCCTTACTGACGGTCTCGCTGATGATGCTCATGGCCAGCTTGATGGTGGCATCATTGCCTATGTTGCTCCATTTGCAGTCAGCCCCCGCAAGCCCAACAATCTGCATTCCCTTGAAGTCTATCTTTTGGGCACTGGACATACTGACCATCAGCTTGGTGAAGTCCGTATAGGTGAAGGAGTTGACCAGCCGCGTCACCGTGTTGTTATAGTTCTGTTGGACATTGTTAGTAGTCCCGCCGCTTCCTCCGCTGAAGGCCTCGCTGGTAATCTTCGTGTCACTTTTGAGGGCGGCATCTACAGAGGACTTGAGGGCGGCAGTAAACTGTGTCTGTGTGATATTCTTGCTGATCATGTTGAAGTCGTAGCTCAGGACGGCCACGTTCTTTATGTTGCTGAACTCAACTGTTCTACAGCCGGACAGATTCATGCCCGACATATCGATGTTCTGCGTATTGGACATGACGGCAGATGCAGCTGTGTTCTTGATGGTGGTATTGGAGGTGAGCTTCTCGGTCAGGGTCTGGTTGAACGACTGGACGATATTGTTCTGAACTGTGGAACATTGTCCTATCACTCCGAATGCACAGACGCCCGGCTGGGTGATGGGCACGTTTCCAAAGAGGGCTGTAGGCGTGACACTCATTTCTATGATACATTGCAAAAAAATAAGGGCGCGACGTAAACACACACGGGCCCATCACCTGCCCATTACATGAAACATGTGGCCGGCGACACAACGAAGCTCAAGGTCCGACCTGTATATGACGCTCTCGAGCTCCTCGATATTTTCGGTCTGCACTCTGATCCAATATAAGCACTGAACTATTCCGGCATCCCCAAATACGGCCACATTCTGCGTCTTGCTATAGGCCTTTTCGGGCGACCATACAAAGGTATTGTCTCCATAAGGGAACCCATTGAGATAAATCTCGGTAACAGGGGATACTGAGTGAATGAGTCTTGCCTTTTCCGGGTCATTAAGAAGGTAACGTCCCATAAGAGACCCTCTTTTGTGCAACACGGCCGCGATCTGCTCGCATGTCAAACGGGAAAGTATCTGGTTTGTTATCATCGTTTGCCCGTCGATAAGGCCGAACAACACATCGGGCTCCAACCACTTGGCCAGACGCAGAAGTATGCCGCGTTCTCTTGTCGACAGTGGCCAGCACAAGTTATGGTGCCCATTAAGATACAATACGGCCGCTATCTCTGGATGCCAATTCTTCCAATTTCCTCCACAACTCGCGACGGCCTTCTTACATCCTCTGGCCAGCGCACGGAGTGTTTTCGGACGGAACACGGCGGGGACCTTGCCGTTTGCCTCGAGCCAGTCAACGTACTTAGTGCCTCGTAAGGAAATGAAACAATAAGGGATCATCGACCTCAGACGAGAGCCAACGAAACGAGCGAAATGGATGGAGTTCCCGGTCGTTATATATTTGTGCTTGTTCAGGATTTTTTCAAGGCCACCCCCTCCATACCTTCGCCCAACTGTAATAATACGACTGATGGCCAGACTGCAATCTGCGCGAGTCGCCTGTCCGATGGTCTTATACTGCATCGAATAGGCCCACGCAACTGCCGCCCACTGTTTGCACACCATGCTCATCGTGATCTGCACAGAAGCATTGGCCTGAATGAGCAAGGTGTGGACAACGACAGAGTCCATTATGTGAGGAAGGCGCGCCATTCAATTTTCGCCGCACTAATAAAAACTGAAAATAATGTGTTTGGATCTAACAATGGATACCAGCGGCAATACTCTCGGACCAGTTGTCGCACAACCAGCGCCACATATGATATACTTCGGTAACGATGGGGAGTGGCTTATTTATATAGGGGAGGTCTCCATCGAGTCCCCTATAGAGTCCGAAAGGTAATGGGTGTGGGGACACGAGGGCTTCCCATCGCGCGCCAACAAGACGCGGCATATTTTTTCTACTGTCTTCGATTGCCTACAAAAAAACAAGGATAATAGCCTCCCTATGCGGACGTGGTATATCCCCGCTTAGGTGCCATAATCCAGTTGCGCAGGTTCTCGTATGTCCGCATTCCCTCGAACTGGTACTTCTTTCCGTCCGTGTCTATCAAGAAGATAGTAGGATATGCCTTCACGTCGGGGGACACAACGAGCGCCCCATCGTATTCCTGAAACTGTATCCCCTGAGGGATAAGGGCCATCTTCAGATCCTCCCAGATCGGCACAAGATTTTTGCAGTGAATGCAAGACGCGCGGGTATACAACATGACTATCTTCCCTCGATTGGTCATCCCCTCTTTGGATCGCCACAAGAGCCAGACCAGCAATAAAACCAACACAACAAGGCCAGCGTTGAACCACATATGTATATCCTCCTCTATAATTTTCGGGGGACACTTTTTCCGTTTTCCCGATAGAAATAATACTCGTCCACGTCGATCGCAGGACGCGCACGGCCATCCCCCACGAACTTTGCAGGAGTATATCCTTGGGGCTGTTTGTATCTGGGCACTTCGCTGTCAATGTCGGCGGCAATTGCATTGAGTGTTTTTTTCGTGGGGGCATTCATGTTAAGATTTCCATAAGCCTCCACGGACAGCCCCAACTCCGTCGAACTGGATGCCTTGACCATCGCAAGGAGCGCGGCGTAGTACTGAAAGTATATTTGTTTGAGTCCGCCCGGGGGAGCAGCAAAGTACCTGGCAACGAAATATCTCAGCAAATACTGGACACACACCACTTTGACCTTGTACCTGCCAAACGTCAGCACACGAATTGCAAGGAGACGCCCCTTGGTGGACTCTATTATTATCTTGTTGCCCGCGTCATTGGTCCCCACCATGTGTTTGGGGGTCGCATTCATCAGTTGCTCGTGATCTTCCACCAACTGCAGACCCATTTCCCTTGCGGCGCGCTTGATGTCTATATGTACGATGTCTACCTGTTTGCCCACCGTAGAGAACGACACGGAAGCACCATCGGGCCCGACAGAGAACTTCCCGGCATCAACACAATATTTTACAAGGGTCGACATCTCTGGGCGTCCTTTGAGGGCCTCACAGTATGCAGAAAATGCAGCGAATCCAGAATACACAAAGCCCAGTGGGGCAGTGACCTGCCCTCTTTCCACTCCGCCGATGGCCGCCTTATACTCTGCACATCGTTCCTTCAGGGTCGCCATGGGAAGCCAAGGGTAATAGTTATCGAAGACATTGAAGCGCTTGATGTCCTTGTCCCATCTGTCGAAGATAACCTCGCGAGGAGGGTTGTCGTACGGGAAGGCGAGCGACGAATGAACATCCAGCCTTTGGTAATCCATGCCCACGGACCGCATACCCTTGTAGGTGAGCGTCGGCAGTTGGTCGTAGAGATGCGGGGTGAAATATGCAATGTCACATATCCAGTGATTCCCGCCCAGATCCACTTTCATGATAGTAGGGTGTATTCCGACGATGGCCCGGGCCTCCTTATAGCCCATGCCCAGAAATATTTCTGCGAGGTCATATGCGTCCTTAATGTTTTCTGGAGAATAAAAGTCTAAGTCGGGAAGGGCCGCGTCATCGTACAGCTTATCCCCCTTGAGCCGCATTGCGTGATCTATCGCCGTTCCCCCATACAAAATCCGCCCTCTTTCTACTATGAACTTTTTTGCCACATCAATGGCCCGCATGGTGTCTTTTGCCAGCTTGTCTGCGCTCTCTGCTATGGCGTCATAAACCTTGGGTGACACGTTGACTACTTTGTTCAGATTGGACTCTTCGTCCGCGAAGACTTCCATTTATATCCAATTAAAAATTGAATCTCTTATTTAAGAATAAATGGACGAATTCGAGCTATTATCGAAAGACGACTTCTTGGCGGCCGTACATGCAAACCATGAAAACTCGGAAGAAGAACTGGACGCGATGTGTGACAACTGCGATGTGCCCATGAATATCTCCGGCAATGATTACGTCTGCGAGAACTGTGGGAAGAAGACCCCTGCAGGCAATTGGGACTCATCTGGCCCTTCGTCCAATGGCGGGGTTGTGAGATTTGGAGGGGCGGGGGTCAACTCCAAGAAGACTCTTTACATGACAAAAACAGATCCCGAAAAGGCCCAGAAGAACAACATTCTTCTGCAGATGCAGGCAAGATACAATGTTTTCTCCGATCACAGGGGAAACAAATTCCCGATGAACATCATTAGGGCCGCAGTAGACGATTACGTGGCCATTCTGAACGCAGTCCCCGCAGACGAGTCGTGTGCTGCGAAATCCCACAGGCGATCCCTCAAGAACGAGATGTTGGCCGGCCTCTTGAAGATCGAAATGCAAAAAATGGGCAATGTCATGCCCGATGCAGAGATCGCGAGGTTCATGGAGTTGCAGACAGGGGGGTTCTCAAAGGGCACTGGACTGTTGGACAAATATCGTGCCCAGGGTCTGCCCGTTCCGTCTGGCCCCGAAGACATCACTACGTCCCACCTTAACACATACCTTCCGCAGCTCGGTATCGACACTCCTACCCACAGAATGTTTGTTACAGACGTCGTCACGAGATCTTTCCAACGCAAGATTGCCATGCAGTCTTACCACAGTAGCAAGATCATTGGGGCAATCTGGATTTTGATAGAAAGATGCAAGCTCGGTATTACAGCACATGCCCTAGAGAAATGCACAGGGGGCACGAAGAAGTCCACTTTCTGCAAATTCACCTATGAGGTCTACAGGAATATCTCCTCTTTCTGCGACATCTTTGAAAAATATGGAGTCCCAGTCAGTTGAGGAGTGCTCCTTACATTTTTTTCTGAAGAATGTGCCCGAAGTGAGTACCAATGAAGAAACAGAAATTAATACATTCGGGCTCTTTCTCTGAAGTCCATTTGGCAACTCCGGATCCCTCCCCTAAGGCCTATTTCACTAGATATCTCAATGACTTGCATGGCGCGTTGCCCCCCAAGTTTGCAGCAAAGATAGTAGCGGCGGCGGACGAGCATCTGTTCAAGCGCGAGGTGCGTGTGTTGGCGGCCCTACAACAGATTTCCCCCGCACATTTCATCAGGCTTTATGACACAATGATCTGCGTCGAGCCCGGCAAGAAGACCCAAACCGTCTCCCTGGTTATGTGCCTCGAACTCGCCACATGCGATCTGTATGAGCTTTCCGAAGAATACAGGCTGGCCCCATGCGTCGTGCAGAGAATGATCCGCGAAGTGGCCGCCGGTCTCCATGTCATGCACACAGCCGGGTACATTCATACGGACATCAAACCCGAAAACATATTCTTCATCAGCAACGAAGACTTACAGGCGTCCCTGGATGCATATGCCTCCCAGTCTGCCGGCCCGAGGTTCGTCATTGCGGACTTCGATACTTGCCAGACGCAGGGGAAACCCCTCAACAAAAGAGTGGGGACTACCTGTTTCAAGGCGCCCGAGCTCTGTATGCGGCTCGACTATACTTCTGCGATTGACATCTGGTCCCTGGGGATGTTATATTTCGAGGCACTGACGGGCAAGGGTCTGATCAAAGTGGATTCGCCTTCGGAATCTCTTAGCGCCTCTTCTAGTTCATCCGACGATATGCTGCCCTGGTTTATCGAAGAAATTGCACAGATGGAGTTCTATTTCGGGAAGATGCCAGTGGGACTGCTCGTCAGCCCTGCGCACTATACAGGGGGTGGTGATTGCCCTAACTGTTCCGCTCCGTTTACTGCCACGAAGGACTCGGAGCTCAAACACGGGGCATTTACGGGAGTCCCACTGACGGAGAGACTGAAAAAAATAGACAATTCTCCACAACATGCGGCCTTTGTGTCATGGCTGGCGCAAATGAACCCGCTCCAACGTCCGAGCGCAGAAGAAGTGGCCAATTCACGGATCATATAATAGTGTCCACACCCCGTTGTCAGTCGACGGTGCCACTTGTTCTATTTTTTTGACCCGCATATTGAACTGCATGGGTCCCTCGTCCGGCGCAGAGAAGGAGACAGTTACGTCTATCTCGCCGTCTGGTGGTGCAGTCGCCGTCGCCGCATTCTTGCAGATGTCTATGAAATGGGATCTCCCTGCGAAATTCCTAAATGACCCCGGCGCATCTACCCAAAGAAGGGACGTCTGGTGCTGCAGAGCGAATGACGAAAGTGCGGGCGCGATGTCTTCCGTAAACTTCCTGATGACAACCTCGGGCTCTACACAGGCGGCCCGGTGGGCGGGCCGATGCGCTATTTGACATTCTCTTCTGCAATATACGGCGGCCTTGCACCGAGAGCACAGCATTGTTGCATTGGCGTGACAATTGGAACAATTCATTTATACATAAGAATGCCCTTACCCTCCAAATGGGCAAAAAAATAATTGACACACCAAGGGAATATCCCCGAGGCAGTCCCTCCATCGTTTGCACTCCCATGCGCACTGCAAACAAGGAAGTTGTATAATATAATCGTGCCGGCCAATGAGCTGGGTCCCGGAAGGGGGCACTCACTGCCGCTGGGTAATGGAAGTGTTACGGGTCGCTATGACGCCAGCCGATACTACATATTAACAGGAGATTTATATGGCGATGTGCCGCGACAGTAAACACCGCGGGCCCAACAGTAAACACGAAGGGCCCAACAGTTACACAAAGAGCCCGCGCGTCACAACGCCCCATATTTTTCTACAGACTTTCGTTGATGAACACGGTGTCGTCTTGGGCAGACCATTTGCCGCATGTCTGCACAGACTACGACCACAGAGTTCACTGCAAAAAAGAAGGATAAAAACGATGGGCGGCCTCGGGTGCGTGCCCGGCGTGTAATTGTCCGGGCCCTTCGTGTTTACTGTCGCGCCCCCATCATAGATTGTGCTGCTTGTGGACTCGGGCGAACTTAGTGTCCCGATTCGTCACGCTGAGATACCCGCTGCGCATATCCCATGTGATGCAGACGTTGTCATCCCATACTTGTTCCTCTTCGAATTTGACAGTGGCGTGTATCTTGTAAGGCCCGACAGTGGGCCCTCCCCATCCGCGCCTGTACTCGATCGTGAATCCCTGGTTCTCTACCTCTGGCGTCATGACTAAATGGCCTTCTCTGCGATAGACCCCCGTCTTTGACACGGTAGCGGGCCCAAAGTATATCAGTATGCTGTCCACGTCGACTCCCTCGCAGAAGTCATCCTGTTCCGCCAGCCAGAACCCCTCCAAATAGTTCTCGTACTCTGCCACATTGGTGCAGAAGAATATGTATAGGACGACCAACAAAAGGGCCAATGCGCCAAGCTTGTAGTTCATTGGTATATTCTCAAAAAAATAAGACCCTTAGATGGTAAGAACGTTTTCATCCTCGGGCTTTTGGTCAATTTCAGGAATTGGCACGGCGGCGACCACGGGCTCCACACTTGGGCTTGCAGCTACTACAACCACTGCTGCGACTGCTTTGGGCGCCTTTTTGACCTTTGGGCGTACTTCTTCTGATAACGTGTCGATGGTATCCTGGGCCTTCTGTCCGACGAAGAGCATTGCGCAGCACGAGATGAATTTTGAATGACTCATGGGGGTCTTTGCATACCAAACGTCACAGGCCATTCTCCACGCGACGACCTTCATAAAGTTCATGATGACTGTTACCGCATGCATGGCGCAGAGGCAGTCAGACACAGTATCAAGAACGTTGGCCCGTATGAGCGAGTATTGATCTGGCGCATTTGCCAACTTCTCTTCGAAATTCCTGACGAACTCAGTCATTACTGAGTTGGACAAGAGCCTAATGACGGACCCCATGAAGGTGCTCTCAACAAAGACCTTGTAGCTCTCCCCATTGGCGCTTGCTGCCTCAGTCTTGATAGATGCAAAGAGTGCGGCAAGGTTCTGTGGGATCTCAGGCGCGATCGTACAAATATTCTTGAGGCGCTTGATCTTCTCTTCAGGGGCCCTCTTGAGGTTTTCGTAGTGCTGGAACTGGTCGATGGGAAATTTGGGGTCCTCATTGGAAGCCGCCTGTAAGTCCCCAATGGCCGCGTAGAAGTATAGATTAAGAGCCTTTTTGAGAAGCTCCTCGGTCACCTTGACTGGGTCGACTGGCTTTGGGACACGCTTGGCCTTGACTGGTTCAATGGTGGTGGACATTAGGGTGAATACATCCCGTTTGGGGGTTTTCAGTTTTGGCTTTTTGCAAAAAGCCTAGCAAAAAGCCTCGCTAGGGGAGGGAATGAGGGGGTAGGATAGGTAAATGGATTGGTCTTTCTTATATGCATCCATGCGCCAACCAAGGGCGCACAAAGTGGCTGGGGGTGCGCGGGGTGTTGGCCACGGGATGCCTAGAGCCTCCCCATAAACTGAAACTGGATCGCCCGGCCTAATGGATGCTATTCGCAACAATATCATTAAGGCAGGCGGCGCCAAGAGTGTTAACTGGGCCGGCCAGACGACGCATCGGATTTGCTTTCATGCAATCTGTAAAAGTGGCATATTGGTGTGTAATGCTGCCCTCTATGAGGAGCCTACCGTCTTTGTATATAGCATGCGCTGCGAAGACTGTTGCCACCAAGTACTCTCTCTGTTTCCGATACATACCTTCTTGGACAGACACCGACTCTTCAGCGAACTCGAATGCAGCGTCAATATGGCGACCTGTCTCACACATGCCCGCACTCCTGGGTTGTTTCACATAAGCGAATGGACATATTGCCCAAGATGCCTCAGTGAGCACCATGGGGAGTCCCAACAGATGGCGCGCCGTTATCTTTGCGCCCTACACATGGGACCGCCCCAAGAGCTTGCCCGGGTCATCATACTGTTTGCAGCGCAAGCATGACCCGACTCCTTTTTTGTTCGCCGCAAATAAAATTGAAAGAGAGCCACCCAAGTTATATGATGCAGGCGTCCATAGTGAACAAAATACGCTCTGTGAATGGGATACAGATGGTCCGCTCAGGATATTATATAGTACCTTTTCCGTGCTGCCCTCATCCTCCGGCCGCTAACTGCTTTATTCATTTCTTTACGTTGGCGGACGATTGCGATCCGTTCAGAATCATAGGTCGCATCAGTTGTACAGGCTGTCACGATTTTCTTGTCTCGCTCCTGCCCGCGCATCAAACCTTTCTTGAAAGACATGAATTGATAGGTCTTCTTCAGAGTACCGCTGATCCGAGCGTCTGCCTGATACACCCCATAACGATCCCTACAAGGAAAGTGAATAGGACTGAAAAAATATGTCAAGAGTGTATCGCGGGCCATCGTCTATGCGTCATTGCAATGCAGACGAGGTACATGCTCATGCAGCATATGGGACTGCCCCGCGAGCTGGCCCGGGCCGTCATGTGGTTTGCGCTGCGGGCGTAATGCTGTCTTTTTTTGCAATCCGACCCGCCTGAAAAATGAAAGATAACATAGTACACTGAATGGACGTCAAAGAAATAATACGCGACAACATACTGAGAGCCGGCGGCACTATGTCCAGGGATCCCATGCGGACGGGCCTGGACATCACATGCGCGCATCGGGCCAATACGGTCAGATATGGCGTGAAATTTTGGGGGAACGAAATCAGGTTGTGGGCAAGGTGTGCTGAGTGTTATGCCGGCATGTTGTCCCTATTGCCGCCGCATCGAACTCTCTTTGAGCGCGCATGTCTGATGACCGGCCTGACTTCGGGGACGTACGAGAGTGTCTGCCTGATGCATGCCATAAAGACACGATGTAATGGGTCTGCCTGGAAAATAATGGCCTATTGCGACAAATGCCTGCGTGTGCATACGACCGAGGTAGACGAAATGATACGAAGGCTGGTTCTTGTCGGGGGCATCGGGCTGCTAGATGATATAGTGCCCCATGTTCGATGGATGTTGGCCCGAGCGTGAATGCTGTGTGGGTTCTTTTTTGTCTGCGTTCGGGGCTTGTGTGGGTGTTCTTTTCTGTTCGCTGCGGAGCTCTTCCTGTTCGCTGCGGCATTCCTTTCTGTTCGCTGGGGCATTCTTTTCTGTTCGCTGCGGGCCTCCTTCTTGTTCACTGGTGTATTCTTTTCCGTTTACTGAGGCATTCTTTTCCGTTCGCTGGCTTCACACACTCCATTTTCCCAGTAAAAAAAGATGTGGGTACAAGTATGGAACTGGAAATCGAAATTCAACAGCACACTTATGTCGGGAAACACTTCAGACAGAAAAAATATCCCTAGACATCCTACGGGCTATCGAACCTTATGGGGAGCGGAGGAATCCCTCGAGGCCAACTGCGAGTTCATTCGCAGGATCTCAAAATACAGTGTACGCACTGACTTCCCTCCCGACTACATAGTCATCAGGGACGAGCGCGTCGGGCTATTCTACTGCTTCAGCAGTTATGCTCACTTCGCTCACTATTATCCCCAAGGATTTGACCATTGCGTTCACGAAATCGTATTCGGAGATCGCATTCAGCGGCCCAAATATGACATAGACAGCTTCCTCAACGATGACTGCCTGGACGTCATCTATGACACAATCTATTGGTACTTCTTCTTTACACTCGGCCTGCGTGATGTTGACCTACTCTTGATCAACGGCAGCGGCCCGCATAAGAACAGCGCGCACATCGTTGTCACTAATTATGCCTTCGCCAACCACACGGAGGCCCATGCAGTCGCAATGGACATCTACAGTAATCACATGCCCGAGGAGATGAAAGCCTTCTATGATAGGAACGTCAACAAGTCCACACAGAATTTTAGGACGCCCTGGTCTACAAAGAAGGGACGCACACTGACCACACCTGATCGCACCAAGGGCATGATCACAGGCATCTCCGGGCTCCCTGTAATAGATGTCGACCCATCTATCATCAAGGCCGCCGCCAAGAAGCCCGCAAAGATTGACCAAGATGTACAATCCGATGAACTCAAAGAGATACTAGAGGTCGCCGCGCGCCATCTGCCGGACTGGACAGTGGCCAAGGTACTTCTCCCATATATTTACTTCAAGAGATCGACTCCGATTCCTACATTCTGCGAGAGCTGTAACCGCACACACGACCACGACAACTTCCCGGTAGTGATGGTCCGCAAGAGCGATGTACTTCTCGGCTGCTGTAAGAATAAGAATTTCGATCTCTGGAAGACTATCCTGCGCAGGACTCAGCCGACGAGTGATCAGAATATTTGTAAGATACTTCGCGAGCCTATTGTCCCACGCTGGGTCCCCAAGTTTGGTTCGCACGAGATATACTCGGCGCCCTTGTTGCGGCCTCTCAGCACACACAGGACTGTCTTCGTGATCTCTGGGACAGGCACCGGCAAGACACAGGCACTCAAAGAGTATCTATCCCGGCCCGAAAATGACCACAAGACGGTCGCCGCAGTGAGTATGCGGATCGCCTTCACGAAGGACTGGGTATCAAAGATGGACTCCTTCCAGTCTTACCAAGACATCCCAGAAAGACAGATAGCCCTCGGCAATCATCCGCGCCTTGTGATACAGGCCGATTCTCTCTGGCGCCTCGGTTCTCAATATCCGGACATACTTGTGCTCGACGAGTCCGAGTCCATAATAGAACAGTTCAATGCGAAGACATTCTCGCAACAGAACCGATGCTCTGCTGTTTTCCAGCGTCTCCTCAAGAGGTCCGAAGAGTGTATCGTGATGGATGCCTGTATGAAAGAGCGTTCGGTAAATATAGTAGAAAGATATCGCGGGACAAATGACTCCCACCTTGTCTACAACCAACATAAGAATGCAGCGGGCTCTAAGTTCTTCATGTCCGGCAACAAAGAGGAACAAGACCGGCTTCTCGCAGACAAAGTGAAGGGCGGCCGCAAAGTAGTCGTCTCGACCGACACCAAGGAGACCGCAGACTATCTTCGCGTGTTATTGTCGCAGCATACAGACCCGGCCAATATTCTTACACTAACCAGCGATACTCCCGCTGACCAAAAGAAGACGATCTTCGAAGACGTGAACGGACACTGGTCTAAGTATCAGGTCGTTATCTACACACCTGTCTGTACGGCTGGCATCTCGTTCACTCGCGCCCACTTTGACTATCATTTCGCCTATTATTCGGGTAACAGCTCGAATGTCTGGAGCTGGATACAACAGGATGCCCGAGCACGCGAGATCATTTCCAAGGAGCACTATATCTGTATTACTGCTAAGCCCAAGGGTCGTATACTGCCGCGTTGGAATCTCGAAAAATATGCAGAGAAAGCATACAGGGCCACCAATGCAGACACGGGCCTTCTATATACCACCCGCGAGGACACCGGCAAGATAGAGCTCGTGAAAGACATCCAGTTCTACATGTGGCTGGAAAATGAGCATGCCGAGTCCGTCTCCAAGAAAAACGCCCTGTTCGAATACATCAATCACTACAGGGAGGCCGGGGCAACAGTAGAGGTGACCGAGTTCGCAATATCCGGCCCGATAAAGATTAACTCACGCGCCATTGGAAAGGAACTGGCCGATGCCAAATACTCTGCAGTTACGACAGCCCCCGACGTCGAGCCGATTGAAATAGAAGAACTACTGCGATCTGGCCCTGTCAGCATTGCCAATAAGCCGCGAGTAGACAGGTACATGCTGCGATCGTTCTATAACTGGCGCGGGCCGATTACCCAAGAATGGTGCAAGACGTATATGCCTCGGGCAACAAGGGAGATATATACCGGCCTGCGAGAGTATTTCTGCGCCGATACTGTGGAGGAATCTCTTGAGATACTCAGAAGGAAGTGCGCAGATGGACAGTCGTTACCCCGAGCCACCTACTTGCGACACATGGTGGCCGACAGATTGCTCAAGACGTGCGGGTTCAGGGATCTGCAAGATACCAAAATGATAGCTAGCGTGGATATCGAGATAGAGTTCGAGCTGGAACGTGATGAGGTCAAGCGGCTACAGGAGGATTACTTGATATGCTTTGGGAACAAGAAGCCGCTCACTTCTTGGAAGACCGCGGGTATACTGAGATTTATTAACGGGATATTAACCGCAATGTATGGCTGTTCGATTACGGCTCGGTCAACAGACCGAAAGGACAAAGGTAAATACAGAATCAAGCACAATTATCTCGGTCCTGTGTTCGCGATGCGAGACTGCGATGACAAACCCTGCATTATTCGGGAGCGCCGAGGACTGCCGCCCGATATAGAAAGGGTAGACAATGTCGACATATCTTAGCAAGCGCTCTGACTACCCTATTTTTTTGCATGCGAGGTCATTATATGCTGTCGTGAATGTTTGCCCGGCAGTTTCCTGTAGAGGTCACCCAAGAATAAAAATGGGCTCTCAGTAAAAAATGGCCTGCAGTAAAAACTTGTAAGTGTAATAAATAAGTGAGAGCAGCAGGCCATATTTTTTTCGGTGGGTATCTGCGCGGCCTGAGTATTATTGTGGGCCCCTAGTATGCTTATTTCGCGGACCTCATGAGTATTTACCGGTAAAATTTCCCGATCAAAAAAGAAAGGACTCATGTTCTACCACTGAAGTGCCATCGCGGACTGAATAAGTATCTAGACTATGGACAACTCGGGTTAACATGGCTCTCAAAATCATCAGGCCAAAACGCCGACTAGGGGATATAATCGCAGAATACTGCCGTCAATCAGATCCGCGATTCCGTTGTTTTACACCCGATCCCAGAGACGAAATAGACTGGCCGAATATTTTGGACGTTGATTGCCAGCTGATAACTGCTCCAGGTGGGCGTCGTGTGGCCAGTAAGGGCGCCCTTTACGACGTACAAGTATGCATCTCTCATGAGGGATGGGAACTGCTTAATGTAAACGTGAGGACTTCTGTTCGTCCTGATAATATCACGCCCGAGAAGGTCCAGGTGTCATCATTTTGGGATAACGTGATGTTGTTAGAATACGATTCCGAGGGCTGTCGCAAATGGATACAAGAATATTTGAAGGTCTTGTGCTGGTATGAATCAACGACTAAATTTGGATTTGGTGCAAGGAAATGCCGTTCGTGGGATCAACGTGAAAACTATGCGGGTATAAGAAAGGAATTGCGGAATGATACCAAGCGTCTGTTGGCATGGATAATGTGCATGTCTGACCAGAGACATCTTCCTAAAGAACTCTCGCGGATCATAACAAACGTGTTCCATGATTTGATGTATTCTTGCTCCATAAAAACAGGCGGCAAGCTGTATAAATGCACCAAATATCCATCGAAGCCCGCCCCAGCTAACAGTATATCACTCTCGAACGAGCGCATTCTTGAAATACGGCGCAAGATGCAATTAGATCATTCGTCCTACACAAGCCCGTCGCGTCAATCTTCGAGAGACCCGAGTTAACAGATCATTCCCTCGGCACATAAAAGTGTATGCGAGGCGCATACCCACCCAGGAGACCCCGAGCTACATATCTATAGCCAACACCCCAGCACAACAACATCATCCCTCGCCTTAGTGTGCCGTATAGTGGGCCGCAGCAGATGTCCCCAAGAGTCTCCCATCATCTGTGCAAAAAAGTAAACACCCTCACGTCCCCCACCCAAGAAACTGAAAGTGAACCCGCCACAACACATGAAGACAATCGCCCAATCTTTCCGTAATAACATCATCAAAGCAGGCGGCGAGAAGACCAGCCCGTTCTCCTATAGAATCCGCTTCGATGACATCTGTAAAGACGACACGTGGGCCTGTGAGATCGACTTCCAGTGCGGCGAAAGAACAGTCCTCGCATATAACGTCCGCTGCCACGACTGTCACCATCGCGCAGCCTCCATCTTCACGTACTCTTTCCTAGACGAGCGCAGAATAATTAATGGGCTCGAATGCAGCGACAACAAGGAGACATGCTTCGCGCACTTCTATGGATCCGCAGAGACATTCATCATCAACAAATGGACATACTGTCCGGGCTGTCTGCAGAGACACTACGAGGACTCGCAACAGATGGCGCGTCGTTATCTTTGCGCCCTACACATAGGGCTGCCGCGCGAACTAGCTGGGTGCATCATAGAGCTCGCCGCGCATTTGTAGAAGGTCGTTACTTTTTTGGGAAGGCCCGCTGCAAAAAAGATGGGGCCCCATTACTCATCGCGGCACTCACACTTGGGCGGCCGTCGGACACTGCCCCGACATACTCGGTCGCACTTGTCGCACACCCAGTCGAACATGTCGGCGCGCTTGATCTTCTTTGGCATGGGTCGGGCCGGTTTGAATCCCTCCATCTTGCCGTTTTTGCAATGACTGCAGCGGACACCCGTGCGCCGATTGATGTTGTAGAAAGTGTCCGTGAATACGTGCCCACTGCTGCACTTCCGCGCATGCTCCATCCGTTTCCCTGCAAATTTTCCCAGCAGGCGGATTCCGTGCTCCCTGTAAAGGGCATCCGCGGGGCAATCAGGTGCGGGCTCTTTTATGGGCGCGTTCAGGTCAAGGTCTATTTCTTCGGGGGCGCAAGTGGAACAGGACAGCGTCCCGAGGCGAAACTGGGCCTCACTCATAAGGACAACAGACACGTGTCCCGCCGGGCACCTTGCTGTAACACATAATTTTAGTACTTCCATGATTTAGGATTGGGCGCGGCGCTTTCATTTTTTTGGGACGGGCGGAGAAATATGAAAGAGTTGCCCACAGCCACATGATTAGGGTCGCCAGTGACATCGACATCGTTATCCGAGCCAACATTCTTGCGGCGGGCGGGGAAAGAAGGCCGAGTGGTACTTATTGTTATCGCACAGTATGTACACAGCCACACGCGCAGCCCTGTGTTATCAAACTATACGCAAATGGATACTTTTCTCGGAGTCGTCATTGCCACGAATGCTATCAGCGCGCCCTCTCATTGCTGCCCTTGCGCACATACCTTGAGCGCGCCCAGGTATTCGCAGTACTTCGAAAGGCGCCGTATGTAGAGGTCTGTTTGGTACACCCCTCCAAGTTTATGACATCATACAACAAGATTGTATCAAGGGCATGCTGTAGCGACTGCCGCGCGACTCACGACTGGGAGACAGGCATCATGATCGGGCGCTATCTTCTTGTGGGCTGCCTGATGTTACCTGAGTTAGCCCGGACCATCATGTGGTTCGCAGTGCGGGTGCAATAAGATGCTTTTTTTGGGAAGACCCGCCGCAAAAAAAATAGGGTCTCGCCACCCTCATCACTTGGAGACCACACCGCGCGCCTTCCAGCACCCACATGCAGACGGAGGGTTGCGCAACGAGGCCGCGTATTCGCGCATGCAGCTGGTGCATCTCCATTGGAGCACAGTGAGACGATCGACGTTCACACTTTTGGGGGACACCATAGTGAGAGAACGGGGCGTCGCATGAGAATCAATCTCGCAGTAAATACATAGGGGCCTGTTCCCTTGCGATCGTTCGCGGCCCTTGAGCGCATTGTATGTCGCAGAGAATTTATGTCCCAAAGAACACGTCCAGACGTATGCGCGATAGGGACTCTCATATTTCGGGGGCAGTGCCAGCGCGTGTGCCTTGCAGAAATCGAGGGCGCCCTTCACATGTGAGGACATGAGTGGGAGTGGTGATGTCTCGGGGACTGCGGGGGCGGTCTCTGTGTGGGTCACTGCGGGAACTATTTCTGGAGCGACCACGGGTTTCACGGGCTCGTTCAAGTCTATGGATAGATCCCATTCATTGCATTTTACGCAAGGGAATCCATTCAGAAACATATTCTTCGACCAAACGACTTGGGTCCTGTGATCTGCCCGGCATTTCACGTCCGCGCGGACGGGGCCAGAGAGATTCTTGTATGTGTGAATGATACGGCCGCCCAACTGCATCGCCTGACGTCCCGAACGATATATGTCCATCATGTTGTCCTCAATGAGATCGGAGCCGAATGTCAAATACTCATCAAGTGGAACGGGCCCTTGCGATTGCATTATTACACCAGAGACGCATAGCTTTCAATTTTCGGGCTGCAAAAAATAAGGGTCTAAGCACCCAATAGCGGCTTCCCAATGATGCCCGGGTCCATCGTAAATAGAGACGCCCGAGTCAGCTTGTAGCCATTGTGTTGCTTCACGGCCATGATCTTTATGCCGTACATCTCGTCTAATATTGTGTTAACCGCCCGGACGTGCCCTGTAAGATCGCAGGGTGTGAATGGGGTCACATGATGCTCGTACTGCGCCGCCCTTAGAACCCCCGGCCAGGCTTCCGCGGATGTACCCTTCTCGAATATGGAAGTGTGCACCACGTCCTCGTCCATGGGGCCGTCGAATCCCAAATGGCGCAGGAGTGTGACGCAGGACAAGTGCTTGGCATACATGTAATCATATCGGAGGTCGTGATGCTGTGTATCTTCGTGGGCCATTGTATATTGATGTCTCTCTAGCTCGGCCTGCTTGAGGTTGCGCAGGGACTCCTCTACATTGGGGCCGCATATCGCGCTGAGGTTTCTATAGTGGCGTCTCACCTGTGGCTTGTTGTATGTCAGCACGAACTTCTTCGTTACTTCCCCTTGGAATTTGAAGGCCTTCCGAAGTTTGTGTTTCTCGAAGGAGGCCAGCTGTTGTTGCGTGACGTCTGCACCGGCCATCATTGCATTGGTGATCTCGTCCAACGTCATGGGGTCGAGGTCGGGGGCCGCGGCAATCAGTTCGGCCTCTGTTTCTTTCACAACGGCGCCTATCTCTTTTATTTCAGTGGCGATCTTCTCGTAGGCGGGGTCTTGCACCACAATACCAGTCCTTTCTTCGAAGATCTCATTGGACAGGTGCTGCAGCTGACCTCCCGCGAGCCTCACGCAGTAAACGAAGCGGCGGATGAACTCGTTAGTGGACAGGTTTCTGATGATAGTATTTTCCAGCCAGATGGGATAGTATGGGGTCTTGTGCAGGATCACATCCCCGCGCTCACTGTATTCACAGGTCACCGCCTCGTTATTGTCTTCTGTTGCAAGCAGCCCGCGGCGTGTTGCATAGAGGCGCTGCTCGACGTCTTCGCGGGTCGTAGGCAATGAGGCCGGTGGGCAAGAGAAGTATATAACAAGGGTCTTATCGGCCACATCCCTTATGCGCCCTATCATCTGCATACAGGTCTCTACTGGGCACGAGAGCGATGTGAAATAGCCAAAGATCTTGTGATAATGCTTGACCTCGAAGGAGATGCCCGCAGTGATGGTGGGCGTGTATATAAGTACGTCATACTGCGCCCAGTATTTGGCCACCCGCGAGAAGTGCTCGGTCTTCTCACTAACCTGCGTTTCTCTTGAGTACAGCTTGATTTTTTTGGCAGGGAATAGCTCACTGATCTTCGCCATGACCACCTTTGCGTCGGCAAGAGATGATATGGGAATAACGCAGCGCTCATCCTTCGATAGACTCTCGTAAAGCATGCCGAGCCACTTGATCTTGTCCCCGGTCAACAGGTAGAGGTCGGAGGTCGCGTTCTTATATGTATTTTCGTGGAACTGGGACTGCTCTTGGCCGCCCCGAATGGAGAAAACACTGTTGAATGTGCGGACCCCGAGATGGGCGTCCATACAGATAACGTGTCGGGAGTGCTGCAAGAGATACCTGAACTTGTCGAAGCAGGCGTGGAAGTATCTGATGTTTTTGGACTCGAACTGTTCGAAGATGGACTCGCACTCGTCCAGCACCAGCAGGTCTGGGGGATCGCTGCCGGCAACAATGTCCAGTCTGTGAAGGGATTCTACTTGTACAATAAGCCGAGCCTGAGACAGACCCCCCTTGGAATCACTGTACAGGGTGAAGTCAGGGAAACTCTCCTTGATGTTGCCGGAAAATGTTTGGCGAAAGGAAATGAATCTGATGACATGCTCGCGCGAGGCCGTGTCGGCGAAATGCGCGGCCATATACTCGGCCAGCTTCTTTGTCTTACCCATTTTCATTGCACTCTTGACGAACAGGGTGCGCACTGGGTCGAATGCGCGCAACGTGGGCTCGCAGTAGGACATAGTGGGGCACTGTGGGGCGGCATCTTCGTACAGTGGGCCTTGGTCTTTGAGCGCCGCATGTATCTGCCAGTCTGATGAACAGGATCGCGCACTTACCACATTTTCCAGTCTTCCGATAAGGATTCTGTCTCGCGGGGGGCTGCCGTCCTTGAGCAACGTCCTCTGGAGTCGGGCCTCCACTTGTTTTCTGCAGTCTTCGTAAACACACAGGTCCTTTCCCTCGGGCACGGCGCGGATTATGAGAGTGTTGTCCTTGGCGTGCTCGTATCCGCAGAGGTTGCAGATGGAAGGGGCGAGTCTTGTGAATGTGTATGTATAATGTCCCGTTCCATACGCCTTGTGAAGTCTGTGGGCGCTTGTGAGTCCCCTGCGCTCGGCCATCTGTCCTATTTCTGTGCAAAAAGCAGAAGTGAATACATGTTCTGTGTAAACGTCCATTGCGACTATGTCCTTCAACAGGGTGCAGCCTGAAATATTGGTGATAATGGTGTCCGCGATGTCGTACTGGGTGCCAACTATGCGCTTGACTCTTTCGGGCTGTCCTTTTTTGTGGCACTTTACCAGTCGGAAATTCTGATTGGACTTGTTGACTCCCGCGTCCACCCACTTGGCGCAATCCGGGGGCATATATCCGAGGACGAGCCGGGTAAATTCCCTCGCTTGAGCCGCCCCGCTGACATAGTGGCCTTGTACTATTATGTGATTGCTGTATTTCGTGGAGCCTTCTGTTACGCAGATGCACAACCGGGCATTGATTTCGTAGACAATGTACAGGGTATTGAGGATGGCCTCTATGATCTCCCTGAAAATGTGTCCGTACTCATCGGACGAAATGGGGGCATCGCAATCAACGTCGAATTTAATGCGTTGGGGGACGTCTCTTATCACCTCGTGAAACTCTCGGCCAGTGTCCATCGCGTCTAGGTCCTCGTAGAAATGTCGCCAAGAATCATATGCTCTGTACCCTTCGCCTTCCTTGAACGTCACGAACTGGGCTGACGGAGCGCGTACTGACAGAACATCATCGGGGTTTCTGCCGGGCTCATTGACGAGATATTTGTAATATCTGGCCATTGACAAGCCGCATCGTAAACAAAAAAAGACATTCAGTTTTATTTGGAGCCCCATTCGCAAAACGGGAAGTCCGTGGCATCGACCCACTCGGCGGACACGTCTGGAAAGGAGGCCGTAATGAAATTGTCCATCCAATCGTCGAAGTCTTTGGCGGCCTGAGAGACATCGAGCATGGATAATTTGCCAAGGAGATTCTCATAGTACTCACTGCGCCATGTATACAGCGCCCCCATCATGCTTATTATTCCTCTTTCTAGCGGCTCCATAGACTCGGGGGTTACTTCTGTGATGTTTGGCTCGGGTCCAATTTCGGGGATCTCGCCGCCGGCGGAAATGCCCGTTAAGTAAACCCTGTCGTCTGCAGAACAATGTATCAGTCGCAATTTAGTGGCGGGAAGCTGGGCGATTGCGGCCAATTGCGCCGTCGTGGATACATGTCCTATCTCTATGCAAATAATACAGCCTCGTGGGACAGTGGCGGACCTCCAGCCTACAGAAAAATATAATTGTGGCTTGGAATCGGTGAACACACACGCGGGACTGTGCTTGCTTATTACGTCTCGAACCGCGTCGTCGCACATGACCCGTTGTAAACGGCCCTTAATCGGGAGGCGGCTCAGTACTTCCCATTGAGATAGCCACTGTCTGTTTACTGGTATCGTGACTGTTTGCAAGAGGCGGCGCAGTGGATAGCTCCCTTGGCGAACGAGCTCGTACTCGGCGACTTTGAACAGGCAGTCGTATACATTATCCACAGGGAGCTCGACGTAGGCATAGCTGTATTTTTCTATCTGTTTCAGATGCGCCATGTAGTCGACACGGATGCCCGTAAGAATGGTGTTGTAAATGCGGGCCGGACATCTCTCGGGAGTGATACGCGCGAGTGAGGACACTGCCATGCTATGCCATACCTGATTTTTTTTCTACAAGCATTTGGCCGGCAACGTTCACATAACATCCGAAGACCACTATCCTCTTGCTGTAGGCCGGGTCGAAGTATAATGAAATGGGATTTTTCTTGTCCTGCACCAGCTCGCGCATATCGGCGGGGAGGGCCTCTAAGAAAGACTTGGGCGCAGTAGCAAGGAATGATCCCCAATACGTGATGGCCAGCATGGTACAGAATCTGTATTTATCCTGCAGGTCATCCAGGTAGGCGTCGTTGAAGAGTAATGGGATCTTGGAATAGTCACGGGGGGCGATGTCAAGCGTGAGACGGAACACGTTCTCTGTCTCTTTGAACCGCATCGTTACATGACCGGCCTCTTTTGCGATCATCGGCTCTATCATTGTGGCCAACTCGTTCAGCCCCTTGTGTTTGAGCAGGTCGCGCGCATATGTCATGACGGCCATGCATGCGAAGGAATGGGCCGACCCAATGAATTTTTTTACTTGCTCGGGAGTGTAGGTGTCGTTCCCTCTGCAAAATCTGTCGAGTACGTCGTCGCTCATTTTATACTTGAAGGACACATGATGTGTAAATGAGATGAGCGAAGAGATTAAATTTGGTCTACAATCGGATGGGTCGTATGTGACTCCATACCGTACGACGGTTTATTACCACACATCCTCTATTTTCGAGACTCTGTGTGCCACATACTGGGCATCCGCGCAGGGAGTCCCTATGCCAGATGGTGAGGAACTAGACGGGGCCGCCGAAACAGCAGAATATATAACGGACACTGTTGTACTTTTCGGGGAGAAATACACTGCGCCAATCCTGCAGCAGTTCAAAGAACGGGGCTTTAAGAACATCATAGTACTGGGAGCCGCTCCCGACGATAGCCCGCCCGATGTACAGTTCGTGGGCCCCTCCGCATTCCTTGCGCTGGCACAGTTCAATGGCATCCAGATCTTTGTGGCAGAATATGTACTCAAGTCCACATTTGGGTCGTATGCGCCCGTGTGCGAGGAAATAACGGCCGACGCTGCCAGGGCCTTATGCGTCACCATTAACTCCAATCTGTTTCTGGGGCCCGAGCAGACATACGCGAAACAACTCACTGCTCTTGCTGGGATCGATGGGTTTGAGCTCATTGAAAAGTACGTGCAAAAAGGCGCTGGTATCCTTGCCGGGCGAGAACTGTGCGCGCTGAGTCTGATCAATAACGGCCGCCCAGTCCGCACAGAGTTCGGGAGTGTCTTGCAAGTGCAGCAGTCGGCAGTAAATACAGAAGTAATAAGCGCGGCCAAGAAGACGGACTATGTGGCGCTCTACAAGTATGTGTCCGTTGGCGAGTGTGCGTCGCCCGCCGATGAGGCCGCCCTGCCGTTCGTAGAGATACTTCTTGCTGCAATCGATGCGCAGAAATTAAGCAGTGTTGTCGTGTTCGATATTATTGGATGCGGAACAGAGATCGTCCAGGGGCCAACACGCGCGACAATGACCCGCGAACAGGCCGCCAGATTGGGATTCTATTAAATTTTCTGTGTACATACGTATATGGAGACGTTCGAGACCCTTTTTACAGTCCTTCCAGAAGACAGACGAAGGAGTTTCGAGCCCGTGTTCAGGCACGATATCTATGAACTGTACAAGGCCGCCAGAGACAACTTCTGGATTCCCACAGAGATCCATCTGCAAGAAGACTCCCTGCATTATACAACGAAACTAAACATGGTCGAGAGGAAGTTCGTGAAGTTCATCCTGGCCTTCTTTGCAATGGGCGACGGGATCATCAACGAGAATCTGGCCGCGCGAATGAGGGACACCGTGAAGTTCCAGGAGTCTACATATTTCTACAATCTGCAGGCCGCCATGGAAGACATTCACGCCCACACGTACTCGAAGCTGTTGGACGAAATTATTTCCGACCCACTGGAAAGGGACGAGGTGTTTGACAAGATATTGCAGCGCGAGTCTATTCAGGCGTTGTTGTCGTACATGAAGAAGTCCGCGGCGCCAGACGTCCCGTTCGCAGAGTATGTGTTGAGATCTATTTTCGGGGAAGGCGTCTTCTTCACGGGATGTTTCTGTGTGATTTATTGGCTTGGGTCCCGCGGATTAATGCCGGGGCTGTGTCAGGCGAACCAGTTGATTGCAAGGGACGAGGGACTCCATACTAACAAGTCCATACTCGTGTATAATCTTCTCTTGGACAAACTTCCTGCCGCGAAAGTAGGAGAGATGGCCCATGAGGCAAGACGCCTTACTATCGGATTTCTCGCCGACGGGCTTGACGGAGGACAGCCGAATATGAACATCAACCTGCTGACACAGTACGTGGAGCAGACAATAGATGAGCGCCTGATGGACATTGGGGTCGCACGCATTTACCACACGACCCATCAGTTCCACTTCATGAATAACATCAACCTTGCAAAAAAAGGCAACTTCTTCGAGAGACCCATCACGAACTACCGGCAGGCAGATGCGCCGGCTGCGTCCGTACAGGAGAGAGTAGAAGATTATTAGGGTGGGGGTGCATGCATTGGGACAGTGTCTCTCTTTTTTTGCGTGTAATGGGGCCCGCACAGGAACCCGCCCATGTGTACTTCGCGCCAGATGACACGGCCCCATATCTTTTTCATTGGTCTTTTTTTTTGCAATGAACTCGGGAGTCATCCCTTCGCAGAATAATTTACAGACAGTCTGATCGGAGATGACGCGCTGTTCACATACCCGAAAGTTCCTCGAAAAAGATGTGGGGGCCTGTGATCGCTGGCGCTGGATACATACCGCGGGGTTCTTTGTGGGACACACCGGGCGCGGGATGCAAAAAAAAAGAGATATTTGGACTCTCATATCTCATGCACCACAGGAATCACACTTGCCGCCGAGCGTGCAGCTTGGGGCGAATGTGACTGGCTCCGGCAGAGGGGCCGGTGTGGTAACATCCTTGATCCCTATCTTCTGCGCCTCCACTGACGCATTTGTTCTCACGTAATATGACCCGGTCATTAGCCCGCGCTCCCACGCGTCTTGCATTGCACTGCGAAAATGGGCGGGAGAATTGTTCTTAAGTATCAGGTTCAAAGAGGCCGACTGATCGATGAAGGCGCTGTATTTGTCCATGTTGGTGATCAGACGGCGCTGCGAAATGTCTATGGAGATCTTGAAGATGGCCTTCAGGGAGTCCGGCAGTGATGTCTTAGCGGGATTTCCATTCGCGGCTAGTATCTCTTGGCGCAACTTGTTATTCCAGATGCCTAGCTTGATGCATTCGCGGGCAAGATATTTATTGTATTCCGACTTGTCCCCGCTCAGTGTGTTCCGCACATAGGCCATTGCATGGAACGGCTCGAAGCACTCGCAGTTGGAGAGGATGACGCCGGTCGTCTGCGTTGGCATGAGCCCGATGAGCAATGAGTTTCTTATACCATGCGCCATCACGTCCGCGCGGATGGGCTCGAAGTCTATGTTACCGGTATATGGAGACTGGACGGGGCCGGTGTATTGCGCCATTCTCTTCTTGTTGTTCATCCAAAGATCGGGGCGCAAGATGCCTCGGGAGGCTGGACTGCCGGCAAATGCAGGATAAGGCCCATATTGTTTGGCCAACTCTACACTCTGCTTAAGGGCCGCGGCGTACATCGTCTCAAATATGCGCACGGCAAGTAGTGTGGCCTCGTCGGAGTCATAAGGGAGTCTGAGTAGGGCGAACACATCGGCCAGTCCTTGTACTCCTACGGCAATGGCGCGGGTCATTTCGGCGTTCCCGATACAGTCCTTGATGGGATATCTGTTTACGGTTATCGTTCTGTCGCAGTTCTTGACGGCCCTTGCGGTGACCTCGTCCAGTTTGTCGAAGTTAAATACGCCGTTCTCCACCAGCCTCGTGAGGTTCACACTGGCCAATATACAGGACGCGCAGGACTCGTCGCTGGACCACTGCATGATTTCTGTACAAAGGTTGCTGGACTTGATCGTCCCAATATTCTTCTGGTTCGTCTGTCTGTTCACGTGGTCCTTGTTACATACATACGGCACACCTGTCTCCCTGCGAGTGATGCCCAGCACGTTGTCCAGCTCCGCGCAAGTGATGACGCTTCGGGCCAGACCCGCGGCCTCATACTTGGTATATAACTCCGTAAACGCATCGACCTCCTCAAAGACACACTGATCGCATCGGGTTTGTGCCGAGGGGACTACATATTTGTTATAGGCCGGGTTAACGCAATGGCCGCATTCTTTACATACTTCCATGCCGTCGTAAACGTCCGCGAGACCAGGGGCCGTGTCAGCACCCATCAGTGACCACTTGCCGTCCAATGCAAGACGCTGCATGAAGAGATCGGGTACCCAAATACCATAAAACAGTTTCTCGGCACGATAAGCCCCGCCCGCCTTCCTCTTCATCTGCAGAAAGTTAATGATGTCCGCATGCCAAAGCTCGAGGTAGAATGCAAAGGAGCCCTTGCGCTTGCCACCACCCTGATCAAATGTGAGGGCTATTTTTTCATATATCTCCAGTTGCGGGCAGATGCCGGACGACACACCGCGGGAGGTCTTGATGCGCGAACCTGCCGGACGTATACCGTGGACATGGGCCCCAATCCCTCCACCCGACTTAGATATCTCCATCAGCTTTCCAGAGAACTCGCCGATACCACGTGTGTCATCGGGACATCCCAACAAGAAGCAAGAGGCCAGTTGACCCGACTCGCAGGCGTTCTGCATATGGGGGGTTCCGTGGCTCAGCAAGTGCCGGGACGTGTACTCGTAGTCCGCGCGGATCTCTGCAAGGGGATTGGGGACGTCGTACCACTTCGCAATGGCCATTCTAAGATACATATACTGCGGCCGGTCCACGACATTGCCCCTTTGCACGACTCCTTGTGTGGGGAGCTCCTCGTCTGTCTTCAGGTAGCCCTGGGTGGCCAGTGTCATAAAGCCCGAATACGTGAATAGGTAGTCCCGTTCGTGGCAGATTATATCGTCCAGCGCGGGGCCATTGTCGCAGATAAAATCATATATCTTCTGGTCGGTAAGCCACCCCAGGGCCCGTTGCATCTTGCAGGCGGCCGTGAAGGAAGGGGTAGTACTCTTATGATTATCGCTGATCACGATGCGGGCGGCCAGGGTCGAATAGTCCGGATGCAGGAAGCTAGTGGACTCGGCGTGCTCGGCGGCTATACGGTCGAGCTGTGAGGTGGTTATGCCGTCGCATAGACTGGCTATGGTGGTCTTGGAAATGACTATAGGGTCCACATCGAGTCCTTCAGCCAGCCTGGATATACGGGTGGAGATCTTGTCAAAAGAGACCAATTGGGAAGCTCCAGAGCGCTTGGTGACCCTCATTGTACACATAGCCATAGAAGGGATTTAACATATAAATTCACGCAGATAAAAGGTATCGAAAAAAACTGAAAAGGCAATTTCAGGAGTGTATCAACCAATGGCTAACAAACAACAAATTACCATCGAGGACATCAAGGCGGCAGTCGCCCCTAACCCTGCCCGCGAACAGGCAGCCACCGCCTCACTGGCCGGGGTACTCACAGAGGCCATCGCAAAGGTAGTTAAGGAGGAAAATGCTAGCCAGAACAGGGCGATCGTCAATGGGGTGAGCGCCAACATAACCGGCATGTTGCAGGAGATCATCGAGAAGCAGAACATACTCTCTGCCAAGATCGATGCGATGACTGCCCCCAAAAAGGTCCAGCCTATTAAGGCCGCCACTACCACCGAGCCAGCTCCCAGCGGTGCACCAGCCCCAGTGAAACAGGTAAAGGCACCAAAGGCCACTGTAGCAGTCGACCCGCTTGCGAAGACGTTCAGCAATAAACTTCACTATATCAACGCCATTGCATACGGAGACCGCGCCCTTTACGAGAAGATCATTCCCGCAGACTTGATCGCAAAGGCCCGCGCCCACCAGAGCTACGTCTCTCTCGCCAAGGTCACCGAGCCGATCGACTTCGAGAAGACCCCACAAGATTTGGTCAAGAAATTGAGGAAGGCCGAGTCCAATGAGGTTTACAAGATGATCAAAGAAGGCGGTGAGCACACACCCACACTCAATGCTCTTGACCGAGCCATGAGGGAACACAAGGGGAACGCCGCGCCAGCCAAGATCGAGACACTCGAAGGATCTGACTAATAGCTTTTCACTGCAGCGAGGCTTTGTTTTTTTGCAGGGATGAAATCTGATATGCGCGGGCCCTCTGCAAGAATGGCCTTCTTCGCCGCTCTGTCCAAGATGAGATGCCCCACATAATCTTGCGGGGTGGTCGGATTGTCGCCCAATACGGCCCTAGTTTTTTTGATATTCACGCAGGTATGTTGGGAGGGCTTACGTCCCAGCAATAGATCCACCCAAAGATCCAGAAAATAGAACTTGAGAAGGACCCAGGGATGTGGCACACGCGTGTGCTTTTTTACAGTCTGCATAATGGGGATGAGCTCATAGGTCGTGGAGTTGTACACATCGCACAGAACGAACGTCGCGTGTTGTGTCTGGGCGTAAAAAGTGTACTTAGTCAACTGGAAGTCCGCGGGCAGCACAAGGGGGTGGTTCACATAATATACTCTCTGGATCTTTGTACTGCCGGACGCGAGGATCTTTTTGATAACATGCGATAGTTCGTCTGGGCCGTCGTCCGACAGAAACTGTAGCCGGCGCTTGTTGACGGGCAGCAGACAACCGAGTGCATAGTCGCCCACCACCACGATGGAGGGGATCTTATTGAAGAGGGACTCGGCAAGATGATCATATTTGCGCGGCAGGTCAAGTGCGTCGTCCTGCTCTTCCAGATTGGGGTCGGCCCATTTATGGAATAGTCGGCGTTCTCTGCGCAACACATTGGGCCAGTCTCGGGCCATAGTAGGAGTGTATAATTGTTTGTATATGCCGACCATGTACGACTCGATGGGCATGTACAGCGACTTCGGCAAGAGTTTCGCTACATTTTGCCCCTTGATCCTTTCTATGCCCCACATACGCACAAGTGGGCGCGCGTTTATCGAGATAACCAATTCCCTGTGTTTGACCACCGTAGAAAGTACAAGGGTATCGAGCGACATGAACGGGCTCTTTTGCAGATATAATTTCGATACCATTTCCTGGGCCGTGGGGTAGACGTTATCGCAGAATATCTCGCAAAAGGCGTCGCAGAATCCCTGTGGCTCGCAGTCCCCTATGAGTCTAGAAATGGCCAGATCCCCTGCGAGAAACATGTTGTTGGCGGCGCAATAAGACTCTATAAAATCCAAGAACGGCTGGTACAGCATTCGGTCGTTTTGGATCACGAACTGGCGCGCCTCTTTTTTGAGGACTTCGAGATCGACATCGGAGTACATCGTATACAAAAAAAGACTATAATTTTTACTCGAACAGCGCCATGATCTCTGCATGATGGGCCGCGTTGTATCCCTTGGACTGACTTGCCAGATGCTTTTTTTCTGCCACAGTACTGTCGAGTAGTCGGGTGCCTGCCCCAATGGTCCGCCATCCAATGAACCCAGACACTAGCTGCTCGGTGAATCCAGCAATGCCAAGTGTATTAATGTATGAGTTCTCGTGAAACTCGCCGATTGATATACATACCTTTCCATTGCATTCATAGAGCCCGTTGGGAGTCAGCATGTAGAATTGCGGCGGATTTTTGGGGAACTCGGCGGGTATGACTATCTTACACAGGTACTCCCCGTCAACGAACTCATCGGAATCTCCAGAAAACCCATGGAACAGGACGTACCACACGGATATGTCTTGCGATAGGACGTACTTGATGTACGGATTGCCCAGTTTTTGGACTTTTTTGAAATTCTGAAGAATGATGCGGTTGTGCCTTGAATCGGCCATTTATTATAGCCAGTTTCTTATTGCATATCGTAATAAATTCGATCTCAACATCGGAGGCAGATGTAAGTAAACATGGATCCGTGTGACGAAGAGAAGATGCGAGACAGTATGTTGGCCGAGTTATATGCGCAGGCCAACGAAGAGCGCCAAGAGGAGGCCGTTCGCTCGAGCGGTGATCAGGCGGCCATCAGAAAATTCGAAAAACAGAGAATGGACGAGCAAATAGCCAATCACCGCCTGTTCGAACGAATGCGTGATGCAAAGGACCTCGAAGAACAGCGCAGGGAACTCTACTCTGCTGTCGACGCAAAGGCCTGCTCTCTTGAATGGGCCAACGAAGAATATGCGAAACTGGTAGTACAAGATGATATGCGGCGAAAGGAAGAGAGAGCCGCGCGACTCAATGCAGAGATAGCCCTTGCGAGGGAGACTGCGGCAACCCAGATGATGCTCGAGGGTCCAAAGATGGGACAACTTGGATGGGGAAACTGGGCGGCTGCACCTACGCCTGCATCTTCGGAGAGCTCTGAAGAGGATGTCGAAGTAGTTATTGAAGAAGAAGCGCCGTCAATTGTGATCCCGGTCACTACCGGCCGCACACAGGCACGAGAGCCTTCGCCGGTCACTGTCGCCGTTACAGCGGTGACCCCAGCCGCATCATACGACTCCCATTCGTCCTTCAATATGGCCTACGAAGAACGATACCAAGCCCTGCTGAAAGAGGACGAAGAGCTCATCTACTTTATTATTGACCGCCATCGCATGACAGAGGGCCGCAGAGATCGGGCCGGCGGACGCAACAGGCAGAGGCCCATCACAAAGCCCAAAGAAAAAATAGACGAACCTGTCCAGCGAGTACCCGAGCCCGTGGTAATCCCTCCTTTGCGCAAGCTATCCGAGACTATCCCTGTTGTAGACGTCGCGCCTGCCAAGACGAGCGACAGTTTGTTCGAGTAAAAAAAGACCACACGAGGCGGCCTTATTGATCCCAGGATGTGTTACGTAGGTCAGTGTTAATGCCTGTCTCTTCTTTGGGCGGTTGAGAAAGAGACGATAATGATGCAATGACCTGGTCCTGTAACGTGGCCGACATCAGCGGGATTGCTGCCGGGCTTGGCTTTTTGTCCTGCATTTTTTTCCCACCGCGAGGACGTTCTCTGCGACCCTTAGCAGATTCCCGTTTGAGTACGACTGGCTCGGGAACAGGAGATGGCGCAGGTGTTGGAGAGACAGGAACGAGTGCTGGAGTGGGCGCGGACACGGGTACTGGCGCCGGCTGTTCTTTGCGCGGCATGATTGCAGTAGGAGTAGATGCCACGGCCTTGCTATATGACCTTGTTTCCATTGGGGGGCGCGGACCTCGTACACTAAGCACGGAAACCGTTTGGGACGATTTGTTCCATCGGATTTCTACCATATTCTCTACACCGAGGGCGCGCGCAATAGTATGTCCATCTGTAATGAGCGCGAGATGTAGCTGTGAGGTGGCCCGGATGTATTCGCCAAATGCTCTTGGGTCAGCATCTCTGATGGAGCAGATCGCCTGTAACATTTTCCTTTCTGGGGGACTCAGGTATAAGGCCAGTTGTAGAGTACTGGCCAATTGATTTTTCGCACTTTCGAAGCTCTCTGTAGACATGGCCGATGCCCCAGACACAATAGGGTTATTCAACAGTGCTGCCCAATTGGTCTTAAGGCGGTTAATCAAGTGATCGGTATCTGTGGCAGGCTTGCGTGAGTGCATTTACTTCTAGTGTGAAGAAGATTCAAATTGCAATCATGTGAGGGAATTTCGTAATTTACGCAGCAGCTCAGTTTTGTTCAGGCCGCCGAAAGCAATGCCGTTCCTCCACGCAATGGCCCGCAGCGTTTCCAGAGTCATTTGCTCATTCAACTGGCCGGTGTCGCCTTTTTTGTATAGATCTTCAGTGGTGCTCTTGTGTCCAGTGCGCACTGTTGCGGGATATCTTTTTTTCTGGGAAAGTCTCCGAGCGCGCCCAGAAGGAACACGCTTCTTTCCTCGACGCGATGATCGTCTCATAGTATATATTAGGATTCATAATTTCCCAATATCAGTGGATCGGGCCCGTCGTCCAGCGTCACTCGGAATCCTTCGACGACCCCACAAGAGAAATAGAAGGCTCCCTGTCCCCACTTGGCGGTGTATTTTGCGGCCTGCTCCTTGCAAGAGCGCAGTAAATATGGGACGGCACATCCTACGTAGTCCTTGAAATCTATCCAGTGGCAAAACACCTTATTTATCCGCACGGGCACTGTAAGAAGTATGTCTGGGGTGATGACCGCGCGGCCATACTCTGCTATCTGCGCCTTCACAAGATTGTCCTGCGTCTCATAAGGGAACCCGAGCTTGCCGAACTTACTGATGAATAGATCTTCTGCCCGCTGGGCCTCCTTGCTTCGGGCCGCAGAGGTGACGTTCCAGAGGGCGTCGTTGTGCCATGCAAGGGTGAGCTGTCCTCTGTCGCGCGCAGACAGCACTTTCTCTACATCGATCCCAGCGATTACTTTCCCTACAACTTGCTCGGACATACCTCGCTCAATCAATATTTTTCTGAATACGGCAATAGGAGGCAGACAGCTCCCCTTCGATATGTCAAGAATGCTGTCTCCCGCATTGTAACGGGCCGTGAACCCTCCTATATTCTGCATTATGACCGGGTGCGACTTGATTGTTCGCCCAAGATTGATAGACTCCCGCATACGGATGGCCGACAGCAGTGGGACGTTGGAATGACAGGATTTATTTATAGTCTTGACTATGTTTGCGAACTCCTTGTTGTCCGTAGTAATGGGCCCGAAGTTACAGTCCTTTGCAAGAACCGCAGACAGCTCGCTGAAGAATGCCGCGGGAATGACATACACCGTCCATGTAATTTCCTTGGTCTTCTTTTTCGTAATGCCCGCGCCTGTCCACATCTTATACCCTGGGCAAAAAAATGTAACCCCGCCTGGTCTTACTCACGAAGAGTTGACAGGGAAGGAGTGTGGCTCAAGACCCAATGACATGCCGACTCCCATTGCGGAGATCTCGTTGTGCATCAGAGCGGCGGACCATGAATATGGAACTACTCTAATATCTGCTGCATCCTCGCACGTCTTGCATCGATAGATCTCCTGCCGCTTGTTGACGATAGCATACTTCCCGCAGACGGCGCATATGTGCATGTCACAGCCATCCGAGTCCTTGTAGAGTTTTGCATACATCATCGCCATTGTACCGTGACCAATAATAGCATTCTTCTCCATCTCACCCAGCTTGATACCTCCTTGGTTGCTCTTACCATCCAGGGGCTGCTTGGTCTGCGAGTTTGTAGGCCCAGTATAGATAACGTGCATGTTGTCGTCAATGAACTTGTTGTGGCGGATATAAGTACAGGGCCCACAGAAGAGAAGCGCATCAAACCACCTGCCTGTCTTGCCACTGTAGAAACGTCGCGCCCCCGCATAAGAGCCGCCCACTTGATTTTCTAGAGACTTGATGGCGGCCTCATCTACTTGGGCCATATGATCGAGGTCGGGGGCGGGCTTGAAGACAGTACTGTCTATGAAACATCCTCTGCGGGCGGCCTCCTGTCCCATGCGCATCTCCATCTGCTGATTAATTGCCATTCTCGTAGGGATAGAGTGTATGGAAGTAACGATATCAGGGATGAGGCCGTCTGCCGTGTATGGCATGTCGCATCTGGGGGACACGTCTGCCACAATTCCTTTGTTTCCGTGGCGACTGTAGAGTTTGTCGCCGGGGGCAAGGCCTCGATGTTCGCGGGTCTTGATATATATTTTCGTTGGGTGAATGTTGTTGGGGACTGTCACCACATTCTCTACATATACCTTTCCCTCTTTCCTAAACACCGTCGAACGGTCGCGATAGATGTACTCCCCACTGCGTCCCTTGTCGGCGGACTTGGATGGGGAAGTCTTGATCACCTTTCTTACGAGGACCTGGCCGCTTGTAATAAGAGAGCCGTTCTTGATATACTTGCCGCCCTCGAGATTGTCGTAACAGGCGGATTTCTTTGCTTCAAGAGTCCTGAGTGGATCTGGGTTTCCTAATATCTCACCCTTGTCAAGCTCGATGTTCTCGCAGCTGAAGAGGGACACGTTGAAGAGGCACGAGTTCTTGTTGACTCCCAAACTGTCCTCCTGTGTGTTACCGTTACCTATCATGATGGCGCAGCTAACTACGTGGCCAGCAGGCAGTGTAAGCATGTCGCCCATTGTACTGATGATAGGGCGCTCTATTACGTGCTGCATTGCCTCGTTTTTGCCCATACGAAATGGATAGTTGAGTGCAGGCCACGAGATGGCAGACTTTCTCTGGCATGTGAAGTATGTGTTTCTGGTCGCCGACGCATGATTATTGAAGGGGGAACAAAGGGATACAATACCCAGCATCTGTTGCTCAATCCCCATGTGCGTGAATCTATTGCAAACGTCGTTGACTGCCGCCCGCAGGACATCGATATTAAGCGCGACGTATGCATTACGCATCTCGCTGGGGGCGATATACTCAATGATCCCAGCCTCTTCTAACGTCCTGTTGGTTATTTTTTTCCTCTGCAGGTCATAGATGTGCTGGGCCGTGAGATTGATCCATTGTCTGAATACCGCTGGCCTTCCTGCGAGTCTTTCGCGCCTATATTCTTCGATGTTGTTGTAGACGATGACCAGGGGCACGAGTGGGCGCCCTACATCAGTCCAGAAGTGTATCTCTCGGGAAGTAGGGCTCCACGAAACGGTGATCCGCCTGTTGATCTCGCCTCGGCGACGCATAGCGATGTACTTGTCCCTGATAAAGGCCGTGTTATTGCAGTAGCCAACGGGATCGGCCCCAACAAACACAGCCGAGAGTTTCTTTTCGTAGATATCAGAAGGGGAGACCAGATCGTAGGCAATAATGTCTGTATCGGCGGCCAGAGTATTCTTGAGGACAGACGAGTCGCATGACCCAGAGATACTCGTGCTTATTCCCTCCTGTTTGATCATACCCACTTGGATTGTCTCCGGGGACATGGCGGGATCTACATAAGGCGGATGTGATGATTGCACAGTTCTCATCTCCTCGGCCCTGTCCGTCTGCTTGGACACACTCATATTCTGAGTATTGAACGATCGCAGAACGGAATAGACGCAGAGTTCGTTCTTGCGAATTATCTGCTGCGAGGAGATATTGTTCTTGATCTCACGGCGCTTTATGGTAATGGTTCCACTGCCTGTCCCTGTAACGACACTGCGCGTGAGCAGGTCAAGGAGCTCGTCCGTATTGAGGGACAAACGGACTACCTCGCGTATGTCAACGTCCAGAAACGTCGAATTACGGAACGCCTTGGTCAGGCCCTGCTTGATGGGATTGCTGACTGCGAAATTGAACCCTTGCTTGAAGATCTTCGCAAATGATGTACCCGCAGTAAATACGCGCTTGGCATCATAGTCGTCCCTGTTTGTTGGCTCAAGAATGCCCAAGTGTACCAGCAACATCTTGTTGATGACGTAACCGAAATATTTGAGCTTCTTGATGCGGTCCTTTGGTGCGAGCCCAATATGAGGGAAGAACCATTTGTCGATCATGTCAAGGATATTGGCGTTGAAGTACTTGAGAATCTCGTCCTCCTTGTGCGCCGCCGTGGGATTGGCCACCTTAATCAGGCATGTTGCAAGAAACTGTACTATTTCCGTGGGGACGGTACTCTTCTTGATGGCATCGAACACAGGATCGGGCACTCCAAATGACTTGCCCAGTATCTCTTTGATGGCGTTGGTAACGCGGTCATCTCGCGCGACGCCAAATACTATGCTGTCTACTATGTCATAGTCGGAGGTCATTCCTAGGGCGCGGTACATGATGTAGAATGGGATCTCGAGCTTGTCGAACTTTCCCGTGGTGAGCTCCACGGTGATGGATCCATTATTATACAGCCTGATTAACGCCCGGGCGGAGTTCTCGAAGGAATCGCCCGGCTTGGAGATGAAGTCCACTCTACATACCTCATTTTTCCATGTGGTCTTGTGGATGTGCGGCCAGTTGTTCGCAATGTTCTCGAGCGTATTGATGCCCCATTCACCCCCATAGATAATAAGTATACCGCCGGGATCTCTTGGGTCTTCTTGGGCGGCCTTGAGCGCCTCTTTATCGAACAGGCTCGTCAGACAGCCCTCAGAACGGGTAAGAGTTAGGATATCCCCCACATATAAGTCCTTGATGTCCTGCACGCGCTCTATGTCTTCGCCCTCGTGCGGTGTGGCCGTCGCAGTGATTCGCATTCCGATGCGCAGGGGATTCGAAAGGGTAGTCTTCTCCAACAGCGCCATGTTGGGTGTCATTCTCTGCGGCTGACCAGTCTTATCGTCATACTTGCGAGGGGAACAGACCTCGACATCCGTAAATTTTACGTGAATGTTGATGTACTTGATGGCCCTGTCCTCTGGCAGATTGTCGCGCTTGTTCTCTATGAAGATGGACAGTTCGAACAGGTTCTTTACTATCTGCTCAATTCCCTCGGACAAAAACGTGTTCATCGAAGAGATGTGATGACCGACCATTCCATTCTGCATCAGCTCGGCAAATGGCAGCGTCACGAGATTCGTCACATTAAGATCCGGGTCTATCTTCTCGGCGTGTTCTATCTTTTTCGGGGACGCCTCTTCCTTCTTGGAGGCCCTACCCAATATAACGCCCACGGAATCAGGATGTTCTATGGCCATGACATTCGTTTCGTCAGACTCGGCCAAAAATGACGCGTAGTCCTTGACGGGCTCCTTCTTTGCCTCCTCTAAAATAGAGTCTATTTCCGACAAATCATAAGGGGCCGACATGACAGTATATGCTATTATAAACAATCAAATTTTAAAACGCGGTAATGAGCCTACGTAGCGTCATAGACGGGGCGACGAGATATACGTCAGATAACCACGGGATAGCAACGCGCACTGCAGTTAATAACGACCGGCTGGCCTATTTGATCAGGGAAATACAGAAGATGGAAAGGAGAGGCTGTGTGGATCATGTGCGATATGGGGTGCTTCTTGCAGAAAAAAATAGGGTAAGTGCCGCCTATGCCAGTGCATGGAACACCTCCGACTGCGAGACGTCTGGGTCTTGAGGATCCGTGCTGAAATCTTGCAGTATAAACTGGAGTCTCTTGCGGTCGCCCCGCAACCAATTGTACGAGAACGGTTCGCTCGCCAACGTGATAGAAGGGGAGCGCCCAGCAAACAGGCACAGCTCCTTATGTATTTCTACAGCGTCCGGTCTTTTTTCCCCAGCGCATCTGCAGAAAATAGTGGCGAGTGGCCAGTCCATGTAGAACACCTTGCCAAAGTGCGCGGCGAGATCCTTGAAGGGAATCTTTCTGGGGTCGCTGCCCACGAGGAGAGGGCGGAACATTGCCCCGTAGCATGTATTGGCGCCCTCGTCAGTCACAGTGCCAATGTTCCTATTGTAGTAGCCGCATAGAAATTCAAGGATACAGATTCCCACGGCCCAAACGTCTATTGCGCATCCCCACTGCTCATCGAACCTCACTTCTGGGGCGCGATACCTTGGCGTGGTGATTTCGCTTTTTTCTTTGGATGGGTAGGTACGGGCCATACCAAAATCACATAGGGCCGCCCTGTCCGACTTCACGAGTATGTTGGCGGGGTTAACGTCGCAATGAACTATGCCCGCGCTGTGTATGTAGGCGAGGCCCGAACAAACATCTGCCATTAACATTGCGAAGTCCCTCGACGATAGATTGTCCATCTTCTGGAACAGTGCACAGTCGTATACCTCCATGGAGAAGGCCAGACTTTCGTCGCGCATCAGGACATCTGCCAGCCTGATCACAGAAGGATGGGACAGGCCCTTAAGAACGATGACCTCCTTGGCAAGGTATATCCAATAGTCCCCCTTTCTGGCTACTTTGATGGCCGTCTGGCCGTCCTTATACACGACCGCGTAAGTACCCTGGCCGAGCATATCATATATAAAAACTGAAATTCAATTTATCGATCACCATTATGGACTCGGCAGCCCAATTCATCCCATTCGTCACTGGATCTACCACTCAAGTCAGAGTCACCAGCAAAGTCATGGCCATTGCGTCATGCTTTCTGCACGCTCCAGGCAACGTGGTATTCTCGTCTCTCAAGCAGCTCTTTATCGTATTCAGGGCCGCAGAGGAGATCATGAAGGTGCCAGCGGGAGATTTGGCTGATAAACGAGTCAAATTGGCTTCTGTGCTCAAGAAGGACAAGACTCAATACTTGGTGCTCCTCACGATCCTATATCCTGGGGTCATTGAGTTCTCACACTGGATTACAGAGTCGCTCCATGCGTCCAACCTGTTTACAGTAGAACGAGTAGGTCAGATGCCCGACGACCTCAAAATTGCAGTGAAGAAGTTCCTTCGAACCTTCCAGATACGAGAGATGCCTATGTTCGCAAGGGATGCCGTGAGTGCTTCTCGTGTAGACTGCGCTCTTGACATGCTGGTCGACCCATTTAGCATTGATACTACCTTCGTCGGGTCTACAGAGCGAGTGGTCCCCTGTAAGGGAATCAGTCTCTACAAGGAACCTGTCATCGGGGCCAGCCAGCTGGTGTCCCGAGAAGCGTTCTGCGCAAGATTCCACGATTTCACATGCGGGCTGTTCAAGGGAGACTTTCCTTGGCGCAACACGTATGTGGCTGGTGGAGCCATGAAGATCGCCACTATTGAGGGAAACTTGATGCCGAGCTCTGATGTCGACATCTTCGTCGTGGGTGAGAATTTTGAAGAGAGACGATCTGCATATGGGCGCGTACTCTCGTGGTTCGAGGATCGCCTGAAGGATGTGACCTTTTGCACGATCGGCTCGGTCACAGTGATCTCATCTCCGCAAGCCCCAAGGATATTCCAGGTGATTAACTCCGGCAAGGCAACGGTCACACAGATTCTCGCGGATTTCGACACAACATCCTCTGCATGGGCCTGTTTCGGAGATGACCTCACATGCCTGTGCTTGCCGGAAGCGATCACTGCTCTCAGGACACGAGTGGTTAGTTTCCTGCGCAACTCCAATAATCAGGAGGCCCGATGTGCGAAGGCCCTGATATACGGCTATAATCTCAGCATCACATCCCTTTCGGAGAACTCGGTGACAATAGAAGAGGTTATGGACGCGGTAGAACTGGCCAAACAGGAGGCCGATGTCACAGTATGGAGGCCCACCAAGGAAGCAACAACGGAGGCCATGATAGAAAGATATAAGACCGGTATTACTACAGACACTGCAATGAATACGATCGCGATTGTAGCGGACGATAACTTCGGGCGTGGATATACGTCGGTTTCGTTCACGACTCTCGATGTAGACTCCGTAGACGTAAAGGGATGGTCTTATACACCTAAACCGTGCAGGACAACGTCCAACAAACTCATCAAGCTCTCTGTAGAGGGTGTCCAAGTCGTGAGATTCAAAGACGATGCATTCACGTTTGTGATGCCGGCCGCCACTGCAGCGGAATGGGAGAAATTCATTACTGCGATCGGCGACGGGTTCAGCGGCATCAGACATCGTGGTGTAAATCTCAAGGAGTTTGAGATTAATGACAGCACTAGGATCTTCTCCGAGTCTATGGCAACGAAGAACCGCAGAGATATCAAGCCGGGAGTCGTGTGCACTGTCACATTCAAGATCATGAAGAGCACTAGGTCTGTTAATCTCCTTGCGACATCCATCGTCATTACCAAATGCGCTGAGTCTGAATCTCGCAGCAGCTCAGATGAGGACACTCCTTTCTAGGACAGAGGCCCATATTTTTTTGCGGGAAAAAAGAAGGGGACTATGCCCGTGCGCCTAAGCGTCAAGGATACGACGGGGCGGTGTTCGTACACGGAGACGCTCCATTACGAAATGATGCCCAACAATGCATTTGAGAGAGAGGTCTGTTTCGGCCATTATTTTTTTCCATTCGCCAACGTCCTCGGGATTGATATTTATGGAAGAACCGCTGTAAACAAATCCGGACGCAAAGACGCTCCATAGTTCGGGCCTCTTATATTTCTTGACCATGGAGACTGCATTATAATGTTTTTCGGCCGCGCTGTTGTACATCACTTCTCCCTCCATGTAGCACGGGATGGTGCCCAGGACGGCATTATATTTCTCTCTCGTGTCGCAAGGAAAGAGGTCGTCAATGTAGTTCCATTGGCGAGATGCGACTTGCTCTGCTGACATGTGGCGGAAAATATGGGGAGTTATCATCGTCTTCGGAGTCAAGAGGCTCATTACAACGCTCGGGTCAATGAGCTTTACCTGTTCTAGAACAGCTGATGCCTCCGCCTCGGTTAGCGGCCAGCAGAGTTTGTGGTGGCCATTGGCGTACAATATGGTCGCGCACAGAGTACTGCGATTGCGCATCTTGGAGCATGTAGAGATTATGGCCTTGTCTCCGAGGGCGAGCGATCTATATCGGCCTGCTTTCATCGTGTTATATCCGTTGGATTCAAGCCAGTCCGCATATTTGACTCCTCTGCGGGAAACATAAAGCCATGGGACAATGCTGTTCATCCTGGGCTTGGTCGCCTTCGCAAAAGCAAACGAACCGCCCTTTGCACAGAGCCGGTTAGAATTCGGGAACCTACTGGGATTCGGTGATCCACCCATGGCGACACCCTCCTGCAAGATGCGGGTAATGGCAATGGAAGAATCTGCACAGACGGCGCTGCTAATGGTCTTGTATCGCATAGAGTAGTATCTGGTTACTGCCGCCCACTGCTTGCAGACCATGGACATAGCCACTTGTGTTGCTGCGTTGGACTTGGTGAGTATGGTGCTCACCAAAATGTCGTCCAAGTAAGTGTCTACACGAGTGGCTACGTATGGTCGCATTGTCATTGTGTGCTCTGATATTCTGGGATTCAATTTTTGGCAAAAAAATCAGGCCTGGTCGGGCTCCACCCCGCCCTCTGCCGGATGGATGATGAAGGAGTGCCCCACCACACACTCGACGCGCCCGGGAAATAGCTCACAGACCCTCGCATAGTTTTCTGGATAGACTGTTATGTACATCGTGCGGTGAGACACTAGGTCAAACCTTTGCGTCCTCGAGACACAGAAATCGCGCCGAGCATCGGTAAGGAATTGCCAGTGGACTCCGTCTGTTGTAAATATGTTCTCGACATTCATCTCTTTCAGGAATTCGTATTTTTCATACGTGTCGCACATATAGGCCACATAGGTATCCTCACAGAAGTTGCCGCGGGCAAAACACGCTCTTAACTGGTCCATCGTCATTTTATGCACCGCGCTGTATGGCATCGGGACTTGCTCCAACGAATATGAGAGAACAGAGGACAGGGCTTCTTGCGAGAGCAATTCCGCATTCATCAAAATAGAGAGCTTCTCTTGCTTGTTAGGGGGCCAGCAGAGTTTGTAATGTCCGTTCGTGTACAAGATTGTCGCCCAGCCTTCGCGTCTGTTAGGATCTGCTTCTATTTTTTTGATAGCCCCGGCATCTCCCCTTGTGAAGGCTTCAAACAGTTCCTCTTTTTCATGTAGTTCGTTGTAGGAATTTGCCATCAGCCACCTAGCATACTTAAGTCCCCTGCGCGATGCAAAGTAATAAGGCGCCATAGAACAGATGGTGACGGCCGGTATGGCTCGGGCAAACGCAATAGAATTACCCCGGGCCAGATACGAATCGCGCTCGGGAAGTTTGTAGAGATTAGTAGACCCGCCCATGGCAGCGCCCTCCTGCAAGATGCGGGTAATGGCAATGGAAGAATCTGCGTGAATCGCCGCCCTCATGGACTTATACTTTCGGGAAATGTCGAGTGCGATGGCCGCCCACTGCTTGCAGACCATGGACATAGCCACTTGTGTCGCTGCGTCGGCCTCCGAAATAATGGAATGTACCAAGAGGGAGTCAAGGTGAACGCCCACTCGCAAAGGGCTATAACGCAGGGACATAATGGTGACAGCTTCTCGGCCCATTCAATTTTCGAGGGGCTCAAAAAAATTACCGCGAATGAATCGCAAAGAAGTCACCGCATATACATTCGATGTCCCATCCTGCGCGCTCAATCGCAAGAGCATGCTTTATGGGCATTTTGCAACGATAAGTGCTAGGGGCTCCCGCGGGAGTATTCATCCAGCGTGTGTTCCCTATTTTTGCCGCAATATATATGGCGACCCATTCACTCATTTTGCGGTAGCCCGTAATGAATCTGGTTTGTTCGCCATCATCGGCGATAAGTACAGTCGTTTTCGTAACATCCATTTTTATGTGATCCAAATGGGATGTAGGACAGATAAAGACGCCATAATGCGTTTTGATAAACCGGGCCGGGATCTCTGCGACAATCTGTGGGGAAAGCTGGGCGATGTCGCGCCGAGAGAAGAGACAGGGTTGGTTTGTGATACCCGCCCGAACAAGGTCGTATCGTGTCATTGGGTCCGTCCCCAGTCTTAGTACCTCTGTAGGTAATCGGCCCCATTCGCCCGCAGAAAGAGGAGGGTCAAACAGCTCACGATGTCCATTAGCGACGGCGATGCATAGATATGTCAACTTATGTCTGCGGCTGTTGATGGCCTGTCTGTCTCCTAGGGCAACATTCAGATAGCGCTGCCAAGATTTGTTGAGTCTGTTGTCCTTCTGCAGCCATCTGACATACTCTTCCCCGTTTTTACGCACGTAGTAGTACACACTCCGCCCGATGCGCCGACTAAAGAAGGCCCGCGTGAACGGAATGGACCTGCCCGTGCATGCCATCTTGTGCCGCAGCGAGTAGCTCAGGTTTTTTGGACTGTCACTCCCGCCGAACTCCACTCCCGACCTGATGATGCTCACGAGGCCCACTGTAGAATTGTCCCTGGCGGCCTGTAAGAGAGAAGTCCATTGCCGGCAGTATACTGCGACGACCCTTGCCCACTGCTTACATACGGCGGACATGGTCACCTGTGTGGACTCATGGGCGCGCTGTAAAATGCACATAATGACAATGTCATCGAGATAGCAGTCGACGGGAGGGGCAGGAGTATAGACCTGCATATCAACGTGTCGGCCCGCATTCATTTTTCTATAGCCTGGGCCGCCTGCAAAAAAGAATCGGTGGGGAACTACATCCACCAGCGCCTGTGTAGACATCTATCCCCGTAAAGAGGCACAAGACACTCGGGAAGCTCGTCAACACCGAGAGGAACGACTATGGTGTAATTAGCGCCGCGAATTCCAATGAACGCGTAACCGGGACGTGCACTTACTTCGCGCCACGATAAATATGCGTCCCAAGATAGCTTGCGCAGTATTCCGTTCCATTTCCCTTCATATTCTGCTGAGATGCCATCAGACGTAAGTACTTCGTAGTCGTCCTGGTTACTGCATTTGTAATGGTATGCATAGAATGCTCGCCCGGTATAGTCATACACTCGAGTCGCAAGTCTATCGTTTGCTCGCCACAGCGATATCTGACTTTTCCACTCGAGAACGGAGACAAGGGAAGAAAAGTCAGAATCGCCCAAATATTTCCCAATCCCACTGAGCACATCATTCGCATCCCTTGCATTTAGCGGCCATAAGCGACCGTGTCCATTCGCCCAAACAATCTTCTGCAGCACACTGTTGCGCGACTTGTGCTTTCGATAATACTTGATGGTGTCTTCATGGCCTTGCGCAAGGCTTATTAGCACCTCGCGCGACGGCCAACTGGGGACGTGCACAATGTAGTCGTTATCGGACAACCATCTCACATACTTCGGCCCGTATTTGGAAACGAACCAAAAGACCCGAGAGCAAATCGTTTTCTTTTTCCCAAAGTATCTCGCAAAGGGAATGGAGCTGCCTGTGGCGACAAGCTGTTTTATGATGTAGAAATCCTGCGCACTTGCCGCGAGGACGTCCTTACATCCACCCCTCTCAATACCTTTCTGCAGAATACGGGTGATGGCAAGGGAACAGTTGCCTTTTACGGCCTTCTTAAGAGTGGGAAACTGCAGAGAACGAATGCGGCCTCTGTTATAGGCAGTCCAACATACACGAGACAGGGTCACTTGTACTGAGTCCGGGGCGCGATCGAAAACAAGCCCGATAAGTACGTCCATTATTACGATGTCTTTGCTGCTTTCAATTTTTTGACAAACTCTTTGATACTAGCCGCGCTCTCTGGAATATAGCCCTGCGCCACTAGATGTCGCGCAGCATACGTGGGATTGCTCATGGCGACCTGCCCAGGTATGACCCTCAGTTTATTCTTTGCGAGGCCCGCGGGAAGAACACAGAACATATAATCGGCCAGACCAAACACAAAGGGATAGCTACCCAAACACACGATCACTTTCTGCTCGGCGACCGCATCGATGGCCGCCCTGATATCCTCGGCCGTACCGTTCGCTCGCCCTTCAGATATTGTCGAGTGTATGAGTTTATCTACATTGATCACTGCCACATGTTTGCCGAAAGAGAATCGCTCTTGTCCATGAGGGTCCGCCACCCATACTATCGGGGGGATGTGCCTGGTAGAGACCCCGGCGTCATTATATTTCTTCTTTCTTGCGAGGCGCCACTTATAGTTGGCAAGAATTGCGTCGATCGGTGGGTCTTTACAAATATCATATCCCGCCCGGCGATAATACCTTTGCTCTTCTGCAGGGAGGCCGTTGTTCTCTCGCACGCACTTGAAGCCAGCCCCAATGTTGAAAGAAGCATAGTAATCTTCTCGGAACTCCACTGATGGCCCAACAAACAGTATCATCTTCGGGGTGTGCGACCGTGCGGCATCCGCTATTATCTCCCATTTGCGCTCGATGGCGGGCCTACCCCATACGGCAATAGGAGCCATTCTCACCACAGCGTCTTCTGCTAGTTTCGCCAAGTCTCTTACCTCTATTTCTTCTGGCAGATCCTTCAGGAACGCCGCAGAGGGATTAACTACATGGCCCAGCACGTAATATTTTTGATCAAAGAAGGCGCGAGGATGTCTCGCCTGTTTCGTTATGAGAAATTTGATGCGAATGTCGTCCTCGCCCCCTCCGCGCATTTGTGTAGGGTGCTGTATCCCCTCGAGCGCTCCCAAGAACAGTAAAAAAATAAGCGCCACGATCAGCCACATGTCTATACTCCCTTCATTTTTTTCTGGTGAGACGCCGTTTTCCGATGGGCCCGCAGAGACGACTGCATCATCTTCGCCCCACATTCGCACGTCACTTCCGCCCCCTTGTAGGACTTGGTAACGGGCTCTATGGTCTGTGTTACAGTAGGCACCGGGGTCCCTATTATCGAATATGCCCCGTGTTCGTCCGCGCCGTCGTTGATCCACAAGGGCATTTCTATTGCGTGTTGCACGGCCTCTACATGCGAGACAAGAAACATGAAAGAATAATGGTCACGGACATCTGCGAACAGGTTGCTCAGCGCTCCGACATTCGTTGCGTCGGCACATCCGAATCCCTCGTCTATTATTACGAAGTCCGCAGAGTACGGCAGACAAGAACACAGGGCCAGCCGCAGTGCGAGGGCAGCGGCGAATCTCTGATACCCAGATCCCATTGAGATGGGCTGACGAAGCTGTCCCTTTTGGATTATTATGTCCATTGCAGAGTCACTGCATTCGGCGTCGAGAGTAAACGTCGCGCCATTAAGTAGCGAGTTTGCCCGCGCGATTAGGGCCGCAATGTTTTTCTTGATGATCATGATCCGCAGACCGGACGACCCCAGATAATCGATGTGTTTTTTGAGGGACGTAATCCTCGTAAAAAGTTGCGGGGCATTCTCGTTGTACTCCTTTCTTATTGTGTCTTCGGCTTCCTCGGCAAGGAGCTGGGCCCGTAACCGGCCTATTTCGATATCAGTAGAGGATTTGTCCGCAGTGAGATCGTTCAGCATCCGCTTGGCGTGTTCCAGATCGCGCTGCTTGGTCTCATTTTTGCTAGACTCTTCCAATTCTGCGGACAACTCAGTCATGCGGCTCGTCTTCTCTAGTAGGGCCGCCTGAAGATCATCGGACTTTTTGCAGAGACCAAACATGCGATGCTTTTCGTTCAGCCCCACACGACGCTTGGCCTCTTCTATTTGCTTTGTCCTGGCGAACTGGGCGCGAAGTCTCTGTAAATCCGCCATAAGCTCGTCGCGAGTCCCAGCAGATTCCAGCTTGTCCTGTAGATCTTGCAGTTCGCGCTGCTTTGTGACAAGGGCGTCGCGCATCACCATCTCATCATGGTATTTCTTGTTGGCCACAAGTGCGGCCCTCTGTTCTAATAGCTTGGGCTGGTCTCCACTGTTGGATATAAACGACTTGTTATGTCTGCAGCAGGGGCATGAGTCCACGAACTTCCAGTCTCCCACTGGCCCGCACGCGAGTATGGCCGCATCTATTTTTGTGATATCTTCTGCCGTTGCGGGTAGTCCAAAGGGTCGTTCCAGTGGGGCATCACTGACTCGCGCCCTGTACGATGCGAGTTCCTTGGTGCACGAGGCTATTCTCTCGCGTATGTCCCTCGAAGATATGTTGGGAATGACAGACAGCTTGGCCTCTATGGCGACGACATCCGCCCCGAGAGACGCAGACGGTGTTGTTATATTTTCTTGAGACAATTGGATGTCTTGCTGCGAGCAGGAGATTGGCTCGGCATATCTGACGCGCTCTGTAATATGTGATTCTACATTGAGACGCTCCTTCGTTAGCGCGGCCACCTGATTCTGTGTCTCCATTAGTTCCTGCGCCACCACTCTTGCAGGCCGCCCGATGTCGCCGAGCAGTGTCACCTGTTTTTGCATTGCCGTGATCTTGCGGGACAGCTCATCGCCGCGAGCCTCGTTGTCCATTGCTTCTTTCATATACACCTGCGTCTTCGAGGCCTCTTCTCGGGGCTTCTTCAGCTTCGCGAGGGCGGCCTTTGTGTCAGAGAGCTTCTTCTTGAGTGTTTTTATGACCTGGTCGTTGTTCCGCATCCCGAAGAGCATGGGTAATATACGCATACGGTCGCTGCGGCCAACTTTGCAGAGATCGTTGAGTCCCTCGTAATAGAGACCCGTGGCGAGAAAGTCATCTAGCGTTCCAATGATCTTTGCAAGGTCGCTGTATACAACGTCTACGGACTTCCCAGTACTATTCTCCCAATTACCGTCCTTGAAGTGGCCGAATGTGATAAAGGTGTTCTTGTTGCGATCGTCGCGACGCTCTAGGAAGTACTTGTCAGTTTGTGTCTGGAAATCGACGCGCACCATGGACTGCTTGACCCCATGCCGGATGAAATTCTCCCTCTTGCCCCGCAGATATTTCCCGAACAGGGCGAACACGAGTATGTCAACCGTGGACGTCTTGCCCTTTTCGTTGGCCGCGATGATCCCAGAAAGTCCGCCGAGCGAACCGAACTCAATTACATTTCCGGGGCCGAACCGAAGAAGATTATCCCATGCCATTCGGGTCACCGTCCAGCGAGATCCACGGGCATCGTCTATGGCAATATGCACGTGTTCTTCTAGTATTGACTCTACTTGTTCGCTTGTGAGGGTCTTGTCTTGTTCCAGCAGTTCCCTAAGGGCGCCAGTTATATCAAGATTTGGACAGATGATGCTCTTGTCAACGACGCGATCTATCTGTCCGAACTTCTTCTGCACGGCATCGGCGATCAGAGGGTTGTCCCCGTGGCCTGCGATATTGACGCGGGTTACCTTGCTCGGTTTAGGCGCAGTATTAATGATTTCTAGACTCTCTTCTACCGTCTTGCCCTCGAAATTCAGCTTGACCATGCCTTTTTCATTATGGATCGCCACAAACGCGCTTCTTTTGTGCTCCAGGTCCCACAAAATATACCCCTTCTTAAGACCCTCGGAAATATTCCTCTGTATAAGGCTCCCGCAATAAGCCGCATTGTCCGCCACATACTGATGCTCGTGGATGTCTCCCGCACATACGCATACGAACCGGGCCATCATTTCTTGGGTGACCCTTGAGTCGGAGACAATCGTCTTGCCGAATCGCGCCCCATTGATACGCCCATGGTACAGCAGGACGCATTCTGACACGGCTGGATTTTCTTGAATGAACTGGGCGAATCCGATACGGGACCTCTTGTCGTAAACAGATAAATGATAGAACTTGACGCCGGCAATGGTGTAGAACCCACTGTGTTTCAGATAGTGGATGTTGGGGCTGCTCATCAGGTCCACTACAGGGGTCAATAGATCCATTTTCTCGAAACAGTTGAGGTTGCCGTCGTGATTGCCGGGAATGATAATAATGGGGGCGCCGGGGACCACTCGCATAAGGCCCATCATGAGGAACCTGAAGTCCACGAGATTGTCTGGGTCGTAACTCGTCTTCTTTTCGAATATGTCCCCTGCAATGACGATGATGACTTTGTCCTTATGTACGGAATCCTGCAATGTAGTCAGTAGAGTGTTGATAACCGCCTGATATTCCTCCGATCGGGTCCCATCAAAGTGTAGATCGGCCATATGAACAAGAAATTTGGGGTATGTCACTGCGGACTTATAATGCCTCGTATCCAGCATTCTTACAATGCCAGGCCGCCCTTATATAAAACGCAAAAAAACACGTGGATTGATACATCCGCGCGATCATATGACCGATTCTGAGGGAAACGTCCGCCCACCCATACATTTCGACTAATTTTCTGGCGAGCCAATGGACCTGGGTTCCTCTACTATGCAGTTCTCTGCGCGCGACACTTATGCAAGCATCACAAGGGACGCCCCATCTGGGGATGTGCAGGGTATACTTGGCGACTGATTCGCAGGAAGTAAAATGATGCACCATAACTGGGTCTCCTCCTCGCGCGGACCGTTTGCAGAGAGGGTCCATTTATATGGCCGATGCGCCCATTCAATTTTCTAGTGGCGCCCAATGTTTTCGACCCCCAAATATACCAATGGCCTACGAGTTCCTTCTTGCCGTCTTACTTATTTGCGTGCTACTCCTTGTGCGCCATATGCCTGGCTTCTTGCCCACGGCGGCGGCCTCGTTCACGGGGTGTCTCGCAGCGGCGACCCTTGTCCACTACTCTTTGGAGAACAGGGCATAAAAAAATCCGAAAAGCCCTCAATAATGACCTCAACACTTCGTTTTACGAGCAAGTTACTCACGTCCTCGCCCAGTCCCATCTGCCTGATTGCAAAGATCCTGATGTATGCAGCAAATCGAATATGGCGACGGGACCCACAACGATAACATAATCGGATGCCGGCCATGACAATCATGTTACATATTGATGTCCTCGAGCGCAAACACGCCCCGAACAATAACTCGCCCAAGGGGTAATTCTTTGTGGCGGCCTCCTTGATCAAGCCCGATATTGCTTCTTCTGAGGAATACTGTCCGATAATGTGCCAGGCACCTTCGTCGCTCTCCTCTCCATTAGTGACTCGTTCTTCCTGAGCGCGGATGAAGCTATTACGTGCTTGGGCCAAATATTGTCGGAATTGCTCGTACTCGGGCCCAGTATGATCCAATTCGAGCCTGAGAATGTCGTAGTACGTTTTTATCATATATATTAGGGCGCCCCTATTCATTTTTTGCCCTCCGAAAAAAAATAAGAACCTACTTGAACGACATCTGGCGCAACAACTGGCCCATGATCACATGCACGTCTCGCGTCAAGGGGAACTGCAGAATAAGACAGTATTTGGCCGCCTGATGGAACTCGGGGTGTCGCGCATAGAGCTGTCCCATGGAGTCGCAGTAGGCACAATGGGTCGGCCCGGCATATCGCATCCAGTCCGTATTGATACCCTTTCTGCAGAACAGCGACAGAGCATCGTTTACGTGGGGCCTTATATGATCGCCACACAGATCTATGAAATATAGGACGGTAAGTGGGTCGCTGCCACAGACGACTTCCCATTCGAATGGGCTGAGTGTTGGTAAGGCTTCCTTAATAATTTGTGCTGTTCGCGCATGTATGGCCTCCTCTATACGTTTTCTGTAGGGACCGGGGAGGATGGCATCGGCGCCCATGAGGCAGCGATATGCGCGCCAGAGACTCATTTATTCAACGAGATCATATTTCAGTTTTTACGCCGTTGATCCATATCGAGGAGGGCTCTTCGAGATCGATGGAGCATATGTCTCCGCAGACCACTCGGTCTATCGCCGGCGCCATTGTTGCGGCAGGATCTATATGCATGGACACGGTCAGCCATATGCCGTATGTAACATGGATTACGGTGACCACTTCGTCGTCCGCATATGGCGCATCGGAAAACACATACAGCCGCCCATTAATACTTACCTTGACAGACTTCGCATCGAGCTCCCACACCCATCTGCGGACAAGCATTGAGAGGATTTTTAGGGCGAATGGATCGGTTATATGCGGCGCGGGATATTCGTCTGACATGTCGGGCATTTCATGGATGGTTTCCATTATGACCCCCTAATATATATGTTACTGCTGATTATCTCGATAATTCTCCTGTTCTTTCTTTGGCCACGGTCCCAGACGTTCGCAGGAGGGCGCGGCGCGATATATACTCCTCTGCAGATTGCAACGGCCTCGGAATACAGAAAATATAAAATAGACAAATTGCCCAGCTTTAGGGACTTTTGTTTCCCCGGAGAGTACGCGGTGCAAAAGCAGCAGGCCTTTGTGGGCGAATGGATGCGTCCCAAGGGCGGCCCCAAAGAAATGCTAGTATTCCATAAGATTGGCTCGGGCAAGACCTGTGTGATGATACAGATCGCCGAAAAATACAAGAAGAAGGGCGCCCCACTCATCCTACTGCCGGCCTCACTTGTTCCCGGGTTTCGCGCAGAAATGAGATCGCCTTGTACGGACGGCTATCTGTCGCACGAGGAACGCGCCCTGTTGGACGACCCAGTAAAGGGACCCGACATACTTGCTGCGGCCAACAAGAGGATCGATGCGGCCTATCAGATTATGTCCTACAATAAATTTCAGGGATCGTGGAAAAAGATATCGGCACCGATCATTATTGTGGACGAGGTGCAGAATGTAAATAATACAAACGGGTCGTTCTACAAGGCGATACTCGGCTGGATAGAGAAACATCCTCGGGCCTCTGTGGTCGTATTATCGGGGACGCCCTTGTTCGATAACCCAAGGGAACTCCCCGGACTCGCCGCACTTCTTCGGATAAAAACAGAAGGGGTGCCAAGTCCGTCGCAAGTGGAGCGCCTGTTCGCCGGCCACGTGTCGTATTTTAAGGGCGCCCCTGACTACTGCTTCCCTCGAGTCAATTTCCGGGTGAAAAGGCTACACATGTCCGCGCATCAGGCCAAGTGGTACGTGTCAAAGGTCGCCGCAGAAATGACAGCGAGGGGCACGCGCACGATGGTGGAACTCGACAATAATTTCTACAGCAAGTCCAGGCAGATGTCCAACGTCGCATTCCCCGGCGGACTCTTGGGCAAGGCGGGGCTCGCGGCACTTACCATGCCGCTCATCAGAAGTCACCTGGCCGTTTACTCGTGCAAGATCGCCCATCTAGTCAAGAAGCTCCTGCGCGGGGGTTTGTCGTTTGTCTATTCTTCTTTCAATGGGCCTGGGGGTGTGGCGACTATAGTGAAGTGTCTCCGCGCGTTCGGATACAAGGACTTTTTCACAGAAGGACCGGGGCCACATAGATACGTGATATGGTCCGGTGAACAGACACAGAAAGAAAAGGATACGATCAGAGAAGTGTTCAACAGTCGGGCCAACGATGGAGCACAGCAAATACAGGTAGTGATAGGCTCGCCAGCAATAAAGGAGGGCGTGTCTCTGGCAAGGGTTCGCCGAGTCTTTGTTATGGAATTCTACTGGAACCATTCCCGGCAGGCGCAGATATATGGCCGCGCATCCCGCTTCTGCTCACACAAGTCGCTGCCCAAAGAGGATCGCGAAGTAGATATTATTGTGTATGCGTCCGTGAACGATCGCGAGAGCAACAAAAAGAGTCCCTTATATTCGATAGACCTGTACATGAAGGCGATGGCCGACCGCAAACAAGAAGAGAACGAGCCATATGTCGCAGCCCTTGTGAATTGCGCAGTGGACAAAAAATTATTCGAGCTGGCGAACAGGGCGTGAGATGATGTGGGGCCCCTTCTTACTCAAACATGTGGCCAAATACGTACTTGGATATGCCCACGCCATATAGGAACTGTGCTACAATCATTCGATAATCCCCCGTGGGAATAAACCACATTTTTTTGGCACACAGCCCCTTGTATAGTTCTATTGTCTTGTCTCTTTCTTCCTTAAACGGTTCGAAGCACCTCTCGTGCAGTCCAGCACAGCGATACACGCGTCCGTCCCCTATCGCAACGCATTTGTCCCCATGTGATAAATGGACGGGACACGCAAGGCAGCGCACTGGTACAAAACAATCAACTGCAGTCATGCTAATATCTAACAGCACATGCCCGTGGCAAATCATCACGAGCCCTCGCAGAGACCATTGTGCATCAATGGGCATATTATGTGACCTCGTGGACTGCCCTAATGGGAGTCCGATTATGCAATGATAATGTACAATGAACAAAGAAGCCAATTCGCGGCCGAAGTTGGCCTTAATAACCGTCCCCGTATTCGCATCGAGACATCGCTTCAAACAAATCACACAAGTGACATTCGGTGCCGTCTCCAAAGGACAGTGAACAGTTTCGCACCCTGCAAGCCTATAGCCGGTGATTATCTTGATGACTGCAGCGCGTCTCTTGTCCTCCATATGACATACCGCGCGGCGATATTCAATTTTTGCAGAGGCTCATAAAAAATACGCGCTACTGCGCGAACATTGCCCCAAAGACATCTGCAGGGGGTAATAATAGTTGTAAGTACTCTGCGATGATGACGCGACAGTCCCCTAATGGGAGGCACCAAGCCTTTCTAGCGGACTCTCGCGCATGTGTGCTGAGCACTCTATCTCTTTCTTGTACGAAGGGATCGAGACACTTGGCATGAGCGGCGCAACATAGATGTCTCTCCGCCGTAACAATTTTGCAGTCGTCGGCCTTGAGCACGTCTCTGCAGACAAAACATAAGAACGAAGCGCAAATATGTGTCCGCGTGTCGGTTGCGTCTCCTAAATAAGAGATTATTCCAGCGGCCGCCCAATTGTGACAAATTATCGATAGGCCCCTGTAAATATTTTCACACCCTCTGTCGGGCGCATAGTTGAGCACGGGCTCCAAACAAGAAGAATGTCCAATGCATACGCACATGATCTTTTTATCCAGCCGTTTGTGCGCAGATAGGGAGATGCAATCAGCGCCTTTACAGGTATCTTGGCATACGAAACAGTCGATAGCTAAAGAGAGTATAGCACTTGTTTCGGGTACACGGTTATACGTTGTATAGCATCCTGCGAGAATATATCCTTCACAAATACCCTTCAGGCTCTGTAATCGGGACATCGTTTATACATAGCGCGGGCGCTTTCAATTTTTTTGCTCGTCGCAGAGAAGGCCGTACAAAAAATAACGGCAAGTGACACATTTTCATTGCGTCGAATACGTTCTCGTAAGAATGGGCCTCGTATTTGTTTTTGCAATGCTCTATAGCTCGGTTACGCCTTTCGATAAAGAGAGCGGCACATTGCTTGTGTAGCTGGGCGCAGCAATAATTATTAGGCACAGTGAACGTCAATGTATCACATCCAAGGGGTTCTTGGCACGAGAAACAGGGAAGATCCATATTATCACGGGCCTCGGTAATAGTCACCATCGATCCTCTCAACGCGTGTCCATGGCAGATCATTGCAAGCCCATCAACCACTCTTTCTGGAAAATAATGCCAGGGACAGAGCCGCCTTTCAGAGAAGAAAACTTCCATAGAACACGCGCGGTGAACGACGCCCATTGGCATAGCTTTGCGCGACTTGGTCATCATAAGAACCATAAGGCGGCTATCTTGCTCTTCGCATTTTCCTGAACAAACGAAACAAGAGGTCCCGATATGGGGAGCCCGCATTGGCACAGCAAAGATATCATGGCCGGCTATCTGATAACCGCCGACGATCTCATTCAGTGGGATTTGTCTCTTATCGTCCATGTTTACATCTTACTGGCGGCGCTTTCAATTTTTTGCCCACCGCAGAAGTACGAGACCATTGCCCCATAGACTTCCACATACTTGTGCATCCTGTAAAGATAGTGGACTATGATGCGCAAACAGTCGGCCACCAGTGGTAGAGCAAATGTCTTCCCGACACATTCGCGGAGATAGTCCTCTCTGACAGCGGCGCGACCCTCTGCAAAGGGAGCCATACAGCCTCTGTGCGCCCGCATACACGTCCGCCCCGCGCGCATCCTGATCTTGTCACCACCTAGTCCCACCGGTTCTCTGCAAATAAAGCAGCCAATGCGGGATGGAGTGTGTCCCCTTTCATGTCTAACGACCATACCTCTTGCGGAAAACCCCATGCAGATCATTGCGAGCCCTCCAAGGATGTTGACGTTGGCCGCCGGGGTATCCAGATCGATTCCTGTGGCGCATGTGTCGTGGACAGTAGGGAACAGAGACGCGTCCGGGGATGGAAAGCCCGGGATCATTTGGCAAGAGTTGTATTTGTTGCATATACCGCTGCAAATAAAGCACCTTATAGTGGCGCCGTGTGGGATGTGCGCGGGCTTATATGACACTCGATACCCCGCCATTTGGTATCCTTTGCATATTGTTTCTAGACACTGTCTGCGGCGTTCCATATGTTTGTCGCAAAAAATTAGATATGGATAACCATCATGAAGAGTACGTGACGAGCTACATCCGGCGCGAGGGGCAGACCTAAGACGAGCGCGGCCTTGTCCTGGTGGCTCAATCGCGGATGGTAATCGTAGCAATACTTGCCCACTCTACAAGCACGACAGCGATCTGCGCCGGCCTTAATGAGTAGATCACACGATGAGTTCCTAATACCATTACAAGCGCCCGTCAATAATATGTTGAGTGTTTTCCCTTTCATCGCACAGCTTGATAATGACGGCCATCTGTTCATCGGACGCGTACTCTCCTAGTAACGAAAAATCCAGACGCATCTCGCCCCATGGCACCCCCTTCGCGCGATCGTGTTCTAGTTCTGCTATATCCATGGCGACGAGATTTTGCTGAAGCACGGACAGGGCTAATTTTACTGAGCGCCTTGCAGGAGATTGCGGGCTGTTCTTCACATAGGAGATCAGCTCGTTAACGTCGCCCATAAAGTTGGCCATTATGTTGCAACAAGAAGCGCATATTCAATTTTGCAGAGGCCCGCGTGAAAGACATAAAATTGAAAACGCCGCGAGCAATTGTATAATGGACGATCTACATAAGTTTCTCCCACCAAGCGGCTACTGCAACGGACCCCTCACCGAGGCCATCAATGAGGCCACCCCAACAGCACGTCCCAACACGTACATTTTCAGGTTTCCCACATATAGGCTACCCGGCCGACACAACACACCCAAGGAGGAGATGACAGAAAGGACATGCACGCCGGAGGAAATAGTTGCCCTTATGAGACATCATGAGTTTCCCATCCCTGCGATCACACGGGCCATCCCCCAGGAGATCCTCGAAGAATGTGGGAAGACAGGACAGAATCCGTACTATCTACCCGGGAGTTGGAACCCCTTGTTGCCTCCACTGCGGGAACATGTGATGGAGGACGTTTCCGGGTCGTTATCCGAAGAGGATATACCAGTTACTCATGCCCCTATGTCGAGGACGCCAATCTTGTCGCTCGGCGGGACATTCTATTCGGCTGCACCTTTGGGAATCCCTTTGCCACATGTGCCAGAGACAGAGCCCCCGGGTCTTTCACTTGAGTGGGACGACGCCTGCAAACAGATCCGCAGCTTGCCGTTTAGGGAACAGGTGCAGGCCGCAGTTGGTCACGTGAGGGAACTGGCAGAGTTCTGGCCAATGACAACAAAACTCGAGAAGGGATATCTCAGGACGGCGTCTCAGTACGTGGACAAACGCATCTGCAACAAGCCCAACATTGCCCAATGTGTCAAGGACTCCTGCGAACTTGCCCACAGCAACCAGGTGCGGCACGAGTATATGGTCGCGCATTCTGGCTGCCAGTACCATCCCGTTGTGACCCCAAGGTATTGCACAGAGGGCACCATCTTCGGGTGTCGTAAGATGGAGTGCGCCTTCAACCATTTCGTGAGGGAAAAAAAGTTCGAGGAGTACAGGAGAAAGGCAAAGTAGATGACACGGGCGACTGTCATTGATTTTTTTGCGCCTATCGAAAGAACGACTGGGATATTTCGCCAGCCGCGACCATCTTGATGACCCAGTGGGGAGTTTCTTGTACTGGGGTCGCCACGAGAATCTGTACAGGAGACGCCGCAGGAATTGGCTGGGGTAGACATATCGGGGCCGACACGCACAACTTGGTCTCTCTATGTCGCCGCTGTTGCCTTATATAGTCCTCGCATACCCTGCTGCCACAGTCTATCGCATCCTGCAGATCTTGGCGTCCCCATTTTACTCCCCTTCGCTTGTCCAATAGTTCCAGAATCCATAGCTTATCGTAGAGACATGCGTGCGCTACCGCGTCCCTTCTAATGATACACTGCGCGGGGCATAGTACTTTTGCAAGGATCTTACAGTCATTTTTTATGGCGCGTATAAACAGGTACGGCAAGTGTGGCGCAATATTGTATCGATACTTAACAAACAGACCCCTCACGCCATCTATCTCTTCGGGTGGGCAAAGATACGGACGCTCTATCAATAGCTCGGCCACCCTGGTCATCACACACTTTGGATCTTCGTACAGTGCGCGCGAACATGGGGCGTGTCTAAGATGGCCAGCGCTGATCAGTCCTGCCAAATACCTTTTTTCATTGTCTGATAGCCACCATCCCCTGCTCTGGAACTCGTGCTTGTATACTTCCAGCCAACACGTGAGCCCAGCGCATTCCCAGAAGTCAGAAGAATAACAGAGCCGCGTCTGCAAGAACAGGTCAAAGTTCTTGGTATCGACGATCTCGCCCGCGGGAATGATGTCGAAGTCGCGGGCTATCCGGCGCCACATCTTGCAGGTAGCAGACATGCGGAGGCGCGTGTTGCGCGGGGCGTGATGAAAAAAGAGCCGTTGTATCTCCGTGGGGAACGCGTCCATATACACTGCGCCATTATATGTTCATTGGGTTGGTCCCCAGAGACTTACCAATCATTTCCCGGCGCATAAAAAATTACGGAAACATGTCCTCGTATACATTCTGGGCGCCCAGAAGGAAATGGGCTATGACAATGCGGCAGTCTCCAAGTGGCGCGAGCAGCCAGGCGCGGCCTATTAATTTTCTCTCACACCGATTCTTTTCTTGGATGAACGGGCCGATACAGGTTTTATGGAAACAAGTTGTCTCATATATCCCTGTGCGTACGACCACATCTACAGAATACTCGCCACAAACGAAACACTGCCTAGATTCCATGACTTCATACATTTTATAGGACACGGACTGGCCACACATGACATATCCTTTACAGATTATTGCGAACCCCCGCAGTTTATCGTAGGGATTGACATTCTCATTCGCGACGGACGTAGGCAATGACTCTAGACAGGACACATTTACATTTGCTATCCGCGCAGCATCGCCATCTGGCGCCCTGGCAAAGGCCACTATTAACTTTTGTAAGTCCCCGCAAATAAAACACCCAGAAGGTGGCTCCGGTAGAGACAACGTGTGTATGGACCAGCCTGCCGTACGATAGCCGGCGCAGACAGCATCGAATCCCTCTCGGCGACGCATCATCATGATCGGGTCGTCTTATTTTCATTTTTTACAGCACATACTGCCCGTGCAATGGACTCGCCCAGTTCCTTCAGTTGCGCAGATGTCAGATGCTCTCCCGCCTCGATCAGAACGGAGGGGCGCCCGAGCTTGCTCCCTTCATATATTAGGTCGAGCTTCTTGTTGCCTCGGAAGCCACGGACGTCATACTGTGGGAGCTCCTCGCGCACTAGCTTGTACACTTTCTTGAAGAAGGCCAGGGAGTTATCGTCCAGCACAATGAAGAATAGGTCACAAGACCATGCGTTGAGTTTGCGCGCAGTTGAGTCCTTCGCAAAGACAGTGTTGTCAGTCTTCTCGCCGTATGGGTATGAATGCACGTCCAGCAGTATCTTCCCTGCTGCAAGCGCTGCCAACATACGCTGCTTTACTGTTGTGGAACACCCTGCGCGATTCAAGTCACACTGTGTGCGATTCTTGTCTGCGAGGATCGGGCCGACCGCTGAAGGGATGAGTGCGGCAATATATCCAGCCAGTTCAACCGCGCTGGAGTCGCAGGAGTGGTCAGAGTTGTTGCCCGGCCGGCAGAGGCTGTGAGGAACAGTGATGACAATAGACATTATATACTGCAAAAAAATTGGGGCCCCGGGCTAATCCTTGAACATGCCCGCGAAGACCTCCTTGTAATTGGGCAGCTGCAGTAAGAAATCTGCAATAATGGCGCGGCAGTCCCCAAGCGGCCACAACAGACAGGCCTTCCAGATACATGTCTCCTTATTTTTCTGTATTGCCCGATCGCGCTCTGTAACGAACGGCGTAATGCAGCTGGGATGTGTATAAATAATACGGGATCCGTTCACTTGAAGGAAGCTAGAACGCGCCCCTCCAGTATTCTTCTTGCAGACAAAGCATGCGTCTATGACAACTGTTGGGTCGTCTCCCAGATACACGATTTTATTTTCCATCGCATATGCTCTGCAGATCTTAGCGAATCCCTTATGCGGGGTCAAAGGATCAAGTGGCTTGGTCACCCATTCTGTAGAGTTCCATGTGCCCCGGGGATCACATTGTTTGTGTACCAGCGCAATGCGTGGGGATCCGAACGATGCACGATGGGTAGCAACACAGAATTCCACCGACAGCTTACAGGAACAAGTCTCCGAGCAGATAAAGCATGCATCATCCGAAAACGTTGTGCCCGTATGTAGATCCAAACCAGCATAGACGGCGCCTTTGCAAAGTTTCTCTAGCGCCTTCATGTTGCAATGTGGACAGCCAATTCAATTTTCGGAGAGTCTGCAAAAAAATACGGCCGCGCCACCTCAGCCGAGCAAGTCCAAGGCATCATTGTACTGTTTGGACTGTAATTCTCTTAATTCTTCTTTCGTCTGTGGGATGACACGGGCGCGAGGTGTAGGAGCCCTTGGTGCCCGCGCAATGAGCCGCTTGTTACGCAGATTGAGTGTGTCCTGAAGAAGAGAATAAAACGCCGGGCTTGGTGTGGTCGGCGTGCCCGCGGCAATTCGTGAGAGATATATGCCGTGGCCGGCGACATTAAATGTCCTGCCCGTAAGCTCCATGCATCTTTGCAGAAGAACGCACGGGTCGGCAATAGTAGAGAGAGGCCCGCGGCAATATTCTGCGATGATCCTAAACGCGGCAGTACAGTTGGCGCAGATACACATGCCCAATGCATCTATTTTTTCTGTCTGCTCCGCGCTGAGACCCAGCCTGTAGTTGCCCGGGGAATACAGCCCGACCTTGTTGAGGTAGAAGAGCTGTTGTTCGTATTTCGTACAATCATACTGGATCGCAATGGGGCGCCCGTTGGTGACGAGCCTCGTTTCCGTGGACGATGGCGGGGCAAATGCCTGAAGACGTATCTCTCCGTGGGCGTGAATGAAGAATCCCGCGGCAAAGTTGCCTATATAATCGACAGAGCATTCGGTAAAGACCCGTTTGATGTAGGCAAGAGAGAATTTGTAGTCTGCGGCCACTTGCTCGCGCTCTGCCGCATCTATAGTATAAGGACATCGGAACTTGGTCATGGCGGGGCAGTCAAGTATTTCCAGCCAAGTATACATCTGGGCGCTGTTGAAGAGAATGTCAAACGTGGTCGGATGTGCGTCGTCTTCTGCCTTGCTGCGAATGTCGCTGATAAACACCGTATAAGGCAGGATCGCAAGATTGTGGGCGAGATCGTCGTCGAAGTATTCCTCGAGTATGTAAAACCGGTACTTCGTGGAGAGGATCACGCTGGTCAGCTGCGATCTATAATCCTTACATCCCGCCTGTCCGCTCGGCTGTCTGGCGACTATCTTGGCCTCCTTGCCGTCCCACCAGTTGAGCAGACCCGACCGTTTGCTGGCGCCGGCATAAGAGAAATACAAGAAGTCGTCCCGGTTCTCGTCATCATATTGGGACTTGTTCCCATACTTTACAAAGTGCTCACACGGATCTATGAAAATGAACCTGATGTGCGGGAACAGTTCGGCCAGCATTGCGCCCTTGTGGGACGGTGCAGATCCCGCATAGATGCAAAAGCGGGCAGTAGGATGATTGGTCAGGAACTCTATCTCGGACAGAAGCAATTTGAGTTGGCCGACGTGGCTCGCCATCGTCACTATACTTTTTGTCTCCGTGTAGGGGAGCCTGGGGATGTCATCTGTGAGGACCCTGGGCGAGACGGACTCAAGCGCATGATGTAGAAGAGGGGCACATGCGTCATAAAACGCCCTGGTGGCGTCCATGCTCCATTTATCTCCAAATTGCTTCATTTCGACTATCATTTCGTTGGATTCAAATTATTAACATAGGCCTGTATGATGCCATCAGCGGCCGACCTAATAAAGAATGAGGCCAGGTTGCCAGACTCAAGGGCCGGTGCAGGAGGAAATTTTACCAGAGACATCATCCTGTAGCACTCCTCGGGATCGGAGGACAACAGGTATCGCGCAATATGGCCGCGCACATCCCGCACTAATACCCCTGCTGCGATCATAGCAAGGACTCTCTTTTTGTTCTCCGCAAAGATAGATTCGCGAACGGATGCGGCAGTCAAAAGGAAACCGTCGTAACATCCCGCATGTAGCTCGACGCATTGTCCCTGCAGAAATACGATGCGTTGAATATATGCAGTACGCTTGCCGCAGAGATAGCACTCACACGGCGCCGAGCGAGTCTGTGTTATGTAGCTGATGCGACCGGTCGCGTGTAGGTCCGCGAGCTCGGAAGTGCGTCGGTCAACGAAAATACTGTCCTCTTCGTCCATCACAAAAAATATGTGACCAACGCATATATCACTATTTCCATACTTGGGCAATATATGTGTTGATCCGCACAGAGAGATCCCTGTAAAATAGGCCGGCAATGACGTGACAACAAAGGGCCCCATGTCGGACAGATGCCGCCACATCTTTTTTGCAGTCGCAGCAAATACGCCCTCTCTGCACGTCGCAATAATCGGCCGCGGACGTACCCCCGCATAGTTCACATATCATAATCCTCGGGCAGAACGCATCGTCCCTTACCGCAAGCAAAAATGCAAGGGGTGGGACAACACGTATCAGAGGCCCATTTGTACTACAGTGCATCACGGATGTTATCAGATCATCGGTCACTGCAAAATATGTTGGACGGTAATGTCCGTCGAAAAAGGTAGTGATTATAAATGAACCCGCGGGCTCTCTGGTCTCCTGACCGGTCTGTCGCAATAAGTCGGCCGCTAGTTGTCGGAAGTGCTGATCGCTGATGGCCCCTTTGTCCATATGCTCCCGGATCTTATATTTTTTCAGTTTTAGCAAAGCTACTTGTCGCCGAGCAACTGCGTTTGTCGAAAAAAGAGCGGCTCGAGTCAGTCCGCTCCAAACATAGCCCCGTATATTTGCGTGTTATCCAACAGAGGGCCGCACAAGAGCCTCGCAATCACAATGCGGCAGTCCACAAGTGGCGCGAGCAGCCAGGCCCTGAACACATGGTCGCGCACATGGGCCCGCCGTACTCTCGCATATTCTTCGGAAAACGGACCAAAGCAGCCCGAATGGAATATTCCCAAAGATAACATACCGTCCTTGCCGCGCAGTCCAATGCTGTGAATGTCTCCTGATACATGTTTGCCGCAGACGCTGCATCCTGCACGGCCCGGATGCCTCACCATACAGGCACTTACTGTTCTACCAATGGCCGAATATCCCCAGCATGCAGTAGAAATAGATAACAGCGAGTCCCTTGGCGCGGGATTGATCGGGAGGTTACATTCCGTGTTAAGGGGCCCGGCACAGGTCGCGTGCATGTAACATAAATTCAGGGACTTCCTGTCGAGGTCGCTGACCGACAGAACGCGGGCACTGGAGACACCACATCGTTTGTCGCAAACGAAACAAGGCTCTGATGGATCGGGCCAATAAGGGGGCGCTATGGACACATCATAGCCCGCTGCAGCATACTTGGCGGCCATATGCGCGAGTATGACGACCCGGTCCATTTGCTTGTGGGGCCGCGGCAATCAGTTTTTGAACGCGGGAAAAAATAAGAGCTTTTTGACCATAGGACACTGCTCGGCCATCTTTCTGGTCATGTACTCGCGCGTTCTTGGGCTGCCGTGGAAGTAGGCGCTGATGTTACGCATGGGCTTGAACACACAGGCGCTTTTGTCGATTATCTTTTCCATCTTCTTGCCGAAATAGTTCAACAACACGCACAACCAGTGAGAGGTCCACATGTCCACCTTCTCGAACAGAAAGTTAATGAGATTGACACTTCTTGCATTCGACCCGGACGCAATGAAACTGATGACCATGCCCCATGAAATGAACGTCCCGTATGGAACACGTCCGTCTGTGAGACCGACAACGGCCAAGTCCCCGGGATCTTCTACGTTATAGAGGCCATCGTTGTAGGTCATTCGCATCGAGCCGCGGCAGATCGTAGCAAACGCCACTGACTCGGGAATGAACATGAACGCGTCCGGAACAATGCGCACAACAGAGAACAAGGGGTCCAAGTGTTCGATGACGGCCTTGTCTCCGTCCATGATCGCCCCCCATAACGCATCGGCCTCCATTCCCTTTGTACCACAGGTGATATAATACTTCTTACAGGTCGCCCCAAACATGACGCGAGTAGGTGCATCCATCTGCCCGACTAGCTCCCCCACAATATCTGAGGGAAACTTGGCCAGACTGATGGGCTCGCAACGAACTCGCTTAAAAGGGCGCATAATAGGCTTTACAAAAGGAGATTTCATATTTTATCCCTGGCGAAAATTGAATGGGTAGGCCCACCGCATGATGCTAGACAGGCGGGTGGTACTCAATCAGATGGCCGATGCGTATGCCGAAGCGGGCTTTCATGTGGAGTTCAGCGAGAGGATAATAAAAAGGGGCGCATGTTTCGTTTGCGATGGAGATCATACCGACTGCTCTATGCAAGTGCGGCCAAGCGATCAGACAATGTTCATTTCTATCGCAGAATTACATGGGCGTTGCCTCGCCGACATTGATTTACAGCGGACAAAAAAAGAGGGACGGCCCGAGCGAAGAAGTGTATTGCGTGCGCTCGCCGTCGCCTGCTGGGGGCTGTCCTTTGTCGGCGGAACAGTAGGATATGGGCAGATGCGGCTCGTGGCGAATTGTCTGTGCTTTGTTTGCGGAGGGCAATTAACTGGGAATGTTGAGATGATCTGGGCGAAAAGTAACTGTGGAATTGTGCCTATCGGTACATGTCACATCGCGTGTTTAGAGCCGTTCACTGCAGAGTACAAACGGGCGCGTAATGCTGCAGTGAGCAAGTGCATCGCCAAGTGTGCGACCAAGTGCGCGATGCTTGAGGCCCTTGGAGATTGCCGCATCGTCATCGCGGACTTCTTGCGGCGCCTTGCAGTGAATGACGCAGAGATATTTGCGGCAATGTTTGCGGCGTGATTATTTTTTGCGATATATGAATGAAGAAGTTCAGCAATAAGCCACTAAGGGCCACAACGCGCGATGCCGTGTTGGTGACCATTGTGTCGGTGGCGGTAACCCTTATTATACTGTGGATATGGTATGTGTACTCAGAAGTGGCCGCGGGCGACCGGGACTATCTCCCCATTCTCTTGCAGTCCGCTGTAATATCGATGGCGTGTCAGTACGTGTACGAGTACTCGGGCCTCAATGCGATGATAGCAGAGAGCTCCATCCGCTACTCGAAGGGGACGACACTGGAAAAATACGCAAAGAGCCGCAATGCAATGTTATGGGCCATCTATGCGCGCCTCAAAGAGCCCACCGCAGGCGCAAGGAAGCGGCTACATATTTTACAGTACATTTCAGACCAGCCATACGAGACATTGCGGGCCGCAAAGGACAGCGAGAAGGTGCCGCACGAATTATCGGGGATATCTGCGGACGAACTGCGACTGCTTTCTGCGGCGACTGTAGAAATGAATGAGGATATGATCCGCGACATGTTGGAACACGGGTTCGATGGATGGGATGTCGAGGCCGGACTCCTTGGCGATACAGTTGTGAGAAAAAAGATGGGGGATTAGCTGCGCCCCCTTAAGGTAGCCCAATCAGAGTAACCATTATTGAGACAAACCTAATGGCTGTAGCATCGGAAAGATTCGCAGTATATAGTTCGACATAGTCATTTGTAGCCAGGCTTACTAGCCCATTCAAAGACAGTGACGATGGCGTCGCCGCGTCATCAACCATAGTGAGACCTATCGACGTTCCTGTAGATGAGCCATTCTTGTAGAGGTCTACCGCAATTCGACGAGGGGTGGTAAGACTGTAGTGCAAGGAACAAGAAGCGACAACTAGGAACGTCGTCGTGGTCGATCCCGTGTATGTGAGTCTTCCAAGACTGTTATGAGTAAACGAAGAGTTCGAGCCGCTCGCAGTCGTTGCCAAGTTCAGCAAATAATAAGTGCTCGCTGCAGCATAATTAAAATTGGTTGTCGCTGACAAACTTGTGCTGAAATACATATTGCCCTTGGCCTGTGAGCTGGTAGTAATAGCCTGTGAGCCCAACTGGGAAGTGGTCGGGTTAATAATCACCATCTGCGGCGTCCCCCCAGGAGCCACTCCTTGGATCCCTGCAATAATGCAAGAAGTATGCGTGCCGTGTGTGCCGATCGATATCCGCGCGGATGTATTGGAGCCCACATTACCAATATTGATTGTGTTGGAGGCTGTGGTGACTGTGTTTCCCGCGTCTTTGCCAATGGCGATATTACTGCCGCCCGATGTAAGCGCGGACAACGAGCCAAATCCCAGGGACGCATTGTTGGTGCCCGATACAGAGGCATTTCCCCCTGCGGCGAACACATTCAGCGAGGCCGTAGTAGGATAAACAGATAGTAGCGTAGACCCGCCCATGGATATGGTGGAGTTGGTGCTGGTTAACGAAAGGGTCGTGCCAGTAATAGATCCGCCCGCAATAAAGGTGTCTGTTGCCATTTATCTTATACTATCTTTTTTTCAGCTGACGTTATGCGCCTATCCAGGTCAAGGCGATGTCATTATCGGGGCCGGTTGGCAGTGAGAATGCCGCTCCTGCGGCTAGTCGAAGAGATACTAAGCCTGACGCGGACACGATGACTGTCGCCGCTTGTCCCGCCATCCCTCCGTTAGAGATCTGCGCTGGGAATGACGATTGAAAAAGAGGGAAGAATTGTGATGCTAACCCAGCGCCGGAAAGATTGACGATAGACGCCGCGTCTGTCTGAGCAGTTATACTGAACGAAGGGAGATGCATCGTCACTGTATTATTGACCCTTGTGCAAGTAATGGGGATGGTGGTCGTGGACGCGCCGCGCACTGTCATGCCGGTAATCGATCCGACGTTAAGTGTGGCAGTGAAGTTGGCGGTGACCGTAGACAGTTGGGCACTCCCGAGTTGCCTCGTGGACGAGTCATATACGACCATTGAAGTCGGGGAGGCTATCAACGGATCGACCCCCGCCAGGAAGCAGCGAGTAGACGCGGACATGCCGATGCGTATGTCGCCGCCAACAGTCGTCCCGATCGTCCCGTCTGAAATCTCGATGAAGTTGTTCTCATTGATCACGGCCGTCGCGGCATTCCTTCCGATGGCTATACAGTTTCCCGAAGCGGGTATGTTATTGGCTCCTGCTCCATATCCTACATATACGCAATTGCTTCCCACACTATTTAGTAGCCCCGCATTCCTTCCCACAAACGTGTTTCCTGTACCGGACATCGAAACGTTACCGGCGCCGATTCCACAACACAGATTGTTCGTGCCATATGTATGCAGCAGACGAGCCCCCGATTGTGAGATATATCCTGCGGTCGGCGTGGTCGCCACCAGGTCAACTCCTACTGCGAACGTCTTAAGGCCGCCGATTGTCTGGGCATCTTGCGTGACACAGCCGGGATGTGTAGCGTCGGCTATCTCGAGGGCCATCTGATAATCATCCACAAATTTTATACCTTTCTGGTCGGTGGCGGCGACTGGATTTGTGAAAAAAGTGAAATTAGATGGGGCTTCAGCCAAGAGCTGATCTGTGTCGGTATCCATCAACAACACCTTGTAGTTCACCTCTCCCAAGCTGTTGTTCTTGATGCCGCCGATGTAACACGAGCTGGTCGAAGAAGTGCCCAATACGGTTCTGTTGGCTGCGGCCGCTATTAACGTGCCGTCCCCAATGTTGATGGAACCGGATTGCGTAGTAAGGGCCGCACCTGTACCCGGGCCTATGCAAATATTATTACTGCCCGTAGTGACATTGGCCGCCGCATTTTTACCACACGCTACATTGCCGCTCCCAGAAGAAAGTGAGGCCAGGGTGCCGAACCCGCATCCCGTATTGTTGGCGCCCGACACAGAAGTGTTTCCCCCTGCGGCGAACACATTGGAGGAGGCCACAGTAGGATAGACAGATATTATTTCGGTCCCCCCGATGGACACGACGGCATTATTGTTTGTCAAAGAGAGGGTCGTGCCGGTGAGAGAACCGCTGGCAATAAAGGCGTTAGATGCCATTTATCCTATATGCACAATTTTACGGGCTCGAAAAAAACAGGCATATGGGCGGTCCACACTAGTCCGTGTGTTGACTCTCTATGCGGGCGGCGTATGTATACACAATACCTGCGGCGAGATAGAGTGCCAAGGGAACAGTGGGGCCCTCTTTTTTGTAGTAATACAGGGCGAGTATGATGTAGATAATGGCGATGAGGTAGTAAAAGTGCATGGCTATAAGAAAGTCAAAAAAAATATGCGCGGGCTTATTGCAGCATGGCCCTGAGGGGCGCAACAAGATCGTCCGCATCGGCAACTCTTCGTGAAGCATCGAAGTTAAGTGCGTCGTATAATTTGATCAGTTTCTCTTCGACGTGCTCGCGGACAAGACCCTCCAACCCCTGCGGAGACAGGCCCGGATTACGAAGTCCGTTGAAGATGCGGCATCTTTCGAGGCCCTGTTCGCCCATTGCGTCGAGCCTGTCTGCGTCCTGCAAGAGATACAACAACTGCCCATAGCGTTCCATTGCTGGGCGACCGAGGGCCACTTGCTTGGACCAGGAGACTTTCGAGATGATTTCCATTACTACCAGGGATCGAGACTCCAGGTGTTTTTCTAAGAACTCCTTCTCTTCGTCGTCCGTGATGCAGCCTGTGTACTTGTGGTCCCTATTGTCGTGGCATGCAGCGGCCCATAAGAGGATCTCTCGGTTGGATGGGTTCTCATTGGTGACTACATCTGGATAGATCCTGTCGAGATAGCCGAGCACCCTGTAAATGTGCTGTATACTGTGGGACTCGTCGGCGAACCTACCAAGGGCGGCTTCGACCCATTGATGGAGGACGGTGTTAGTGCGAAAGGCCTCTGTAAACATTGTACTTGCAGAAGCGTTTTCATTTTTTTACGAAAACAAGAAAGGGTCTTGGGCCGATGGTCGTGCCTAGTGTCCTCTTCGATAGCCCCGGCCAGTCCTCGAACATGGGATCTTCTTCTACTATCCACACGCGCGGGCAGCGCTTCCCGAAAAGAAAATAAGCATATACAGGGGACATGCCCGTGCAGTCTAGTACGGCGCCCTCCATTTGCGAGACGCCGGGGTCGGTGATGCGAAAGTGTGGCCTGTCGACAGTGATCTGCGCCGAGTGCGAACGTTGGGCTCCCGCGCGATGAGGTTCTGCGCGCATGTTGGCCACTGCGAATCCTGTTTCGGTGGCCGCAATGAGCTGGGCGCGATTCTCTATTTTTTTGTAATATATTCCGTGTGCGTTCTCGAGCAGGCTGCGTCCTATAGATCGCACTGCCGCCGCGGGATGAACTGCCTGGGAATACTTCTTGTTATACGAGTCGAACACATGGCACATCAAGGCGCAGTCCCCGCAATGATCGATGCCCGCTGCAATATCCGGATGCGACACTTTGTGGTAGCCGTAGGAGCGCACGATGCGGTTGTAGTAGCAAAATCTGTTGTCATAGTCATCGATATCGTACTCGGTCGTGGTCAGGTCGCGCCCACTTCCCACGAGCCTGGACTCGGAGCTGTTTTCCCCTGCGAAGGCCTGTAGCCAGATGGCGCCCTTAAGGAAGATAAATTTCTTGAGGCCAAAGTTCCCCAAAAGATCGATGGGGCAGTTGCGCAGGGCGGCATGCATGTGGGGGCTGCGCTTGTAATCCTTGCGGGCGGCGTCGATGGCCGCGTCTTGCGGAGGGTACGGACATCTGAACTTAATCATATACTGCGGGGGCTTCATAATGGCGATCCAGTTGTACATCATTGCAGAGTTCCAGAGGATATCAAGGTCAGTAGGCGACCCGTCATCCCCTCCCGACGTATTTGTTCGGATGTCGGAAATAAAGTAGGGCATAAGGGGCGCGAGCTGCCGGGCGAGGTCGTCTGTCATAAGGGACTCGATGACTATGCATTTTTGTGCGGCCGCAGAGATAGTGGCCGCAAGATCGGTGGGCATGGGCGGGCATTCTGTGCGGGGACGCGGGCCCTCTATAGTATTGATGATGGGGGAGAACCGCTGTCGGCGCATATACTCCATTCTTTTCTTATGACCCGGGCCACTTCCTGTAGACGCCGCGAGATATAGATACTTGTCTACTTCGCCGGGACTGTACTGATGCAGGGGCTCGTTCATGAAGAAGTGCTCGTTGGGGTCGACCAGAATGAACTGCACGTTGGGGAACATGGCCATCAAGAAGGGGATCTTGTGCGATGGGGCAGACCCCGCATAGACGACAGTGGCGCGGTCAGTGTGATGCGCGAGCTGGGCAGTAAGAAATTCTATCTCGGTAATAAGCAGCTTGATCTGGCCGTTGTGCATCGTTGTCCTGAGAATAGTCTTGCATGGGGCATAGGGCATTGTCTGGGGGACATCGTCGAGGGTAATTGTCGTTGGGACCCCCTTGAGAACTCTGTCGACTGCGCCAGTATTAAGAAAGTCCAGAGTGTCTCGCAATGATATACGTGGGCCGCGTTGACCCCCGGAGATGAGCCGCGGACATATTCTTTCGGCGAACCATGCGAAAAGAAGAATGATTATGGCGATGATAGCGGAGACGAGGGCCTGCGCTTGCATTGTATATAGGGGATGGTAAAAAATAGAGGGACCCCGTGTTGTTGGACGGCGGACAAATTTGAAAGGATCGCCCCGAAGGACATCGGATGATAGCCGAAATATATGAGAATCTCATTCGGAATCCTCGAGTCAAGGCTGATTATCCTCCTGAATGGATACTTTTCACCCCGAAGAACTCGCAATGTATGCATCATGTCTGTATATTGGTGATCAACCGCGCGTTCACGAACATGGGAGTTGTGCGGCATTATGGCCACGAGAATTGCTTCGCTGCCCTTTCGCAGTCACTTCCTGCGATGGGTACTTTCCTGCAGAGAAGACGATTGGTGGTGCGATCTCTGAACGAGGCCCGACCAGATAGATGTGTGTGTTTGATCTGTTATGATGATCGGCCGGCGAGCATCGTATGCCCCAGTTGCCTCCAGAAGAACAGACATGACGAGGACGAGCTGGTTCGAAAATATATGATAATCAAGAGGGTGGTCGGAGAGGACGTCGGGCGCATGATTGCCGAGTACTCGGTACATTTTTTGCGGCGCGCCAAGGGCACAAAAATGAATGCCGGGTGAGAAGCATATAATGAGGTCCCTAATCGCGGAAATTCGGGATAACCTCCGCAGCGGCGACAACACGGTGTCCATCCATGGGTCTCATTATGCAGAGTACTATGCGGTCAACACCCGGCGCATGTGTGAGAACGTACGTACCTGTGTGATTTCGATCAGCAACAGCGGCGACGAGCTGTGTGGTGCAGGACGCGCTGTCCATTGCTCTGGATGCGCATCGATTTTCTTACAGTGTATCCCATCCACATATACCTTTCTGCAAAGAAGAAGGACAATAGCGCGGATGAGGAAGATCAAGGATGCCCGCGGATGTCTGTTGTGTTATAGGCTCTTTCACATCATGCCCACTACTGACCACATCTGCGGATACTGCTATCGCTGGGATGTGTTGGAAGAGCGGAAGATTTTCCGACGATGGCTCATGGCCGGGGAGATGCTCGGGGCCGACGTTGGGCGTGTCGTGGCCGAGTACTTGCTCAATTTTTTGCAGGACACACGAGGGCAAAATTGAACGGCCCGTTTTTAGAGATATTAATGATAGCGGAAATATACGAGAATTTTGTTCGAGATCCGCGTTTTGAGATTAGCTATTGTTTCAGTCCGTGGGTCTTTATTCGCTCGACGGGCGTATGTCCTGGGCGCCACATGTGCGAGATAAAGATCGACTATGATCGGCGTGATATACGGATCGAGAGATACTGCGGACGCAGCCAATGTCTGGCCTCTTTCTTGCGGGCATTTCCTCCAACAGACACTTTCCTGCAAAGAAGAGGATCGATAACGCGTCTTTCGGACGAGGACACGTCAGATAAGTGTATGTGCCTGATTTGTCATCGCCATGATGAGCTGGGCGTTGTATGTCCCGACTGTCTTCAGCAGGATAGGACAGATATCCGCAAAATGGTCTGGAAATACATGATGATTAAAGAAGCCGTCGGCGCGGATATAGGGCGCATTGTGGCCGAGTACTTGCTCAATTTTTTTGCGGCGAAAAAAGGGCCGCCCTTATAACATTAGGGCCAGACGTACGGCGACCATCCGCGCCACGTCCTGATTCACATACTTCTTGCAGAGGACTATGGCGCATGATAACTGGCCGATCTCCATCTCATGGCGTGCGAGACATGCTGCGCAGGCTCCGTCTGTTGTCTGTAATTTATGAAGGGATCTGTAACAGCAAAGGCACCCATATACTTTCTCGCGTCTTGGCAGCTTCGGGACGAGGGCGTGGCGCTGTAGAAAGGTATATGTGGGAGGCAATGCCGGGCAAAAGGCCAGAGCACATTGATCACAGTGAGGGGAATTGATCGAGCAAATAACTTGGCCATGAGATGCGATTATTGCGATGATAGAGCAATTTCTGTAGCATGTGGGAACTGCGTAGAATGAGGTAACATGGAAGCTAACCAGTGTGCGAACCGATGGGAGTCCTCGCAAACGGTCAATGATTTTGCCGTGATCCATGGTGGGGGGTATGCTCCGGGGCCATTGTCTTTCAGTTTTATCGAAAAAAATAAGGGACATGTGGGCCCTGTTAGTCGAGAAGGGCGTTCCTCTTGAGCTCGACAAGTAGCGCGACGAACTCCTCACGGGTCATCATCCCAATCCTGATGCGAGTCCCTTTTACAGAGTACACACGGCCGTCACTCTCGTGCCAGATTGCGAAGAACGCTGCAAAGATCTTATTGACGAGCTTGCCTGCATTAGGGACGTCTGCGATTCTGATGGCACGGGACACATCAAAGCCATCCTTGCGGGCTGTCTCGAGGGCCGCACGTTCACCTCGCGCTTGGACCCGTATGAATTTGTAGTCGGTGTACGCTTGAGTGGTTCTGGGGACGAAGACTACTACTTCTTGCAAGGGTGGGGCGACTGGTTCTGTGCAGAGAGGCTTTGCGATAGAGATTTTCTGATTGAGTAGGGTGATCTGGCGGTTAGTATCCAGGCACACGGCCATGAGGGCTGCATTCTGCGTGAGAAGATTATACACATGCTGATCCGTATCCTTCGCTCGGCTGATGATCTCGTACAGTGCGTTCTCTATATTGTCGGCGCGCTCGGCGGCTCTGTCACGCGCTTTTGCGATTACCTTAGTTTCGGTTTCGTGGAGGGCAACAGTATTGTGAAGGGCCGAGTTCTCTGCAGAGAGTAGGTCATTGTCTGCGACGAGCTTCTGGAGTTCACGGGCCGTGTGCTCGTTCATGATACGGGAGACATAGATGGCAAATCTCGGGGACATCCAGATGGCGACATGTGGGATGAGGAGCGGATGGAGATAAGTGCCTCTGATGTACGTGATTGCACCTCCTGAGACCTGGCACACTATCTCATCGCGTCTTCTTTTTTCTTGGTTACACAGCTCATCAACGAGCTCCTTTGTAGAGGCAGTTTCGAGCCAATGGTAGACTCTCTTCTCTCTACCCATGGCTGTCTGTGCCTTCTTGGCGAGCTCTGTAGCGTTGATGTAGCCGTCTGCGCGGATAATAACCTCGAAGACATCCTCACCGCCTCCATAGCGCCCCCAGGCATAGTTATCGTTGATCTTCTCGATGGTAACAGACATATTGGTGCTTCCATTTCGCAATATTCAAATTTTGCGGCACCCACGAGACAAATATGAGGGAGCCTCTTTCTTCACCTCCCTTTATCAGGGGAGGTGAACGGACGGTCTCCGTAGATTTGGACCGGCCTAGTTCGCATAATTATCCCCAGCGTCCCCAGAAAAAAGAGGACCAATTTCCTCATATAATCGCCTTTGGCGCACTTGCAGGCCGCGTGGCAAGCTCGTTTATGATGCGAGATATACAAAAGGCGAACCGTGGAGACATCCAGAAGGCCACATGCGGAATGAGGAGTGGGTGAAGATAGGTACCCCTGACAGCGGGGACTGAAAAATTACCTGCGACCTGGCACACTACCGTATCATAGTTCCTGTTTTCCTGAATACATAGTTCTTTGATAAACTCCTTCGTAGTAGCATTCGATAGCCAGTCTGATATCCTCTTTACCTTGCCGCCAGTAGTCTGCGCCTTCTTAGCGAGCTCAGTCGCATTGATATACCCGTCAGCACGCACAACAATCTCCAAGACATCCCTGCTGGTATCATAGCGCGCCCAAGAATAGTTGTCATTGATGCGCTCGGTGGTAACCGTCCCGAATATGGTAGTAACCGTGGCCTCTCGAACTGCCTTCTTCCGGTTCATTTCCTGATCAGTTACAATCTTTACAATAGACTTTTTGACGCGCTCTGCAACAGCGGCCCTAAGCATATCGGGCGTCCCAGTAACCCTTCTCAGTTTCTCTGCAATATGACCAAGTCTGACATCCAGCCGGCTCACAGACGCGACGTGACACCCGGCCTTGCAACTCTTGGTCCTCTTCATTAGGGCCGCCTCCTCGAAAGTGGGCATGATCCCATATTGCCTCACATTGCAGTAGTAACAAGTAAGCCGTACGTTGCCGACGATGTGTCCCTGCGAGTTATCAATTCTGTCTATCGACCACTGCCAACCACACTGCTTCCCCACACATTGGACCATCCGCTCGCCGCAAATAGCACAGTCGGGCTGTCGCACAAGAAGCCCAGCCACGAACTCCGCCGTTAGATTGCAGAGGACAGGAAATCCCCTATATTTATCGAAGCGAAGATGTGACTTTATCTTATAGGCTATAACGCGGTCGAATGTATTTTGCTTTGTATACAGGCTCGCAACAAATATGGGTGTGGTTTTCATGTCTTATTAGTCATTCCCTCTTTTTTTACAGGGAAAATTGAAAGTACAGGATCAAGTCAATCGCCCAATGCTCGCACGGGAAATCAGTGCCAAGCTTGATGCGGACGGACTCGTGCGCTCATCGCACATAGGAGACGTCTCCCATTATTATGTCTCTGCATCGTGCCCGTGCTATATTCAGGTCTTACCCAATCCCCGCCGCCTAAGCTCGAACAAGCGGCGCCATTGTGAGTCGTGCTCGCGGTCATTTCGAAGATCATTCCCTCCGGCCGACACATATCTGCAGAAAAGAGAATTAATAAAGAGACTGGGGCGAGACAACAGTATCCACATGGGCTGCTTGTGTTGTTATCGCTCGGTGGGCATCATTTACGATGCCGATTTAGCGTGTAACGATTGCGCCGCGGCCCACGAGCAGGAGACTCAGCGCATGATGTGGAAGTGGCTTGCAGTAAGAGAACTGGTCGGCGCCGATGTCGGGAAGATCGTCATGGAGTATTTGCTCTGCTTTTTTGCAGGGGCATCGATTTTTTTGGCCTGTGATATAATGATTCTTCTTGCCATCATAGTAGTTCTAGTCATCCTGCTTCTTTGGAAAGACAAAAAAGAAAAGGAGAGACGCCCGTTAATCCAAATCCTGCCGCCGCAGTATATTGAGTCCGAAGAGGGCCCGCGTGAGTACAGCGCGTATGCTCTTATCGGCGCATAAAAAATCCAGGGTAATACCCTCACTTAGTCTTCCGAAAAGAATCTCTTGGCAAGTAATCGCACTTGGGCCGCAGTTAGGACAGATTCGGGGCCCTTTCGTGACTCCCACCAACTCACATGTTCGTCTTCATTTCCTGGGGATGCCGCAAGACACACGGCCGCGTCTGCGATGTCTGCCGTGTCGATGTCGCCACATAATATCCTCATTAGGGTAAACGCCTTGTGTAGCCAGACGGGGGACGGCAGTGTGTCGTAAAAGAATGGCCAGGGGGTCTTTCCAGTGGTCGCCTGTGCCATTATTACAGTATATTTCAGGCGCAGTGTCTCTTCTGGGGACCCGAACAGCACGACATTGACTGCGGCGCGTGTGGACGAAGTACGTTGGATACGGCCCGCGGTCTGTATGCACCGGTTTACATTAATGGAGGCCGGGTCGAGCATGAACAGGACGTCCGCGTTGATGTTGAGGCCCTCATTATTGACAGAGTTGATGTACAGGATGGCTGGACCGGGATGCGTCTCGAAGGCAGTGATCCTGTTGCAGGAGTCAACGAGCCTGAATACCTTATACTGCATCCAGTCGCTACAGAACCCGCCCTTTATTTTTTGCAGTATGCCCAGACGGACTAACATGGGCTCCGTGGAAGAGATGACTATTTTGAGCTGGCCAGTGTGTTCGATGGTGGCGGCCACATCTTTGATGGCATCTGCGAACTTCTCTGCGGGCTGTACTATTCGGACATTCCACAAGACGGCGGGGCGCGGACGTTCTACTTGCATGGAGTAGTTGATGTCTCCCTCGCCCATCTGCATGGCGCTCATGTACAGGATCTTGTCCGCCCGAATGTTGCCGGCGATGGAGGCATGCTTCTTGTGCGCCTCGTCCACGACGATTGTGAAAGGAGCCCCCGCATCAGAGGCCAGGCGGGAGACAAGGCGGGCGACTATAGACAAGTGGATCTCTTTGCAGATAATCACAAGAAACTTCCTGTGCGAGTCAGTCGGCTCGATCTTCTTCGACAACAGCCCCTTTATATACTCGTCCTGTTTCGTGGAGTTGCCGGAATAAACCAGATACTTGGACAGTCGCGGGTCCTTGTGTATACATCCTATGTGTTTGGGGCCTCCTTGGTCTTTCCAGGTCTTGAGCACCGAAGAGGGGGCGCATATCACACTGAAGGGGCCCGCCGCCAGATACCCGAGGGTCGTCTTGCCGAAGGATAGTTCTGCCTGCACTGTCATTGTACCCGCGTCGGTCTCTTTGAATATCCTTGCGAGGAGCGTCTGTTGAGTATAGGCGTTTCGCAGATAGAAGGGCTTGTCGAGTAGATCGCGGAATATTTTGTAGTATATCCTGGAGGTCTGTGCCAGCAGCGCCCAACATCTCGCAGGAAGAACCTTGTACATTTCCCTGATCATATCTGTGGGCATGAAGACGCCCTCTATCTGATTACTTGCGGCCAACATTGTGTGGGTACTATTGGGGACATTCATTTTTTACAAAGTGGGCGGGGGCAACCCCGGACAGTGACCTGCGTGGCATACAATACCTAAGTACCCCGTAGAGGTATCGATCACAGGGACACCATACCCCTTCTGTGTACTACGCGCAGGTATGCCTCGTGTGGTCACGGCCCGAGGTTGTCCCGAGGTTGCCCGAGGGTATTAAAACTGAAAGCGGAAAAATCAGACCAAATGAACACCGAACCGACTGCCCCAGCTGCACAAGACCTGGCTCGCAAGGGCAAATTCTGGACAGAGACAGAGATATCCCAGCTCAAGGCGGCCGCCGCACAGGGTACGCCCCTCGAATCTATTGCGGCTACACACGGGCGCACACTGGTCGCCATTGACTGCAAGTTGGCCCAATTGGGAAAGGCCAGAGTAGATGCAGGTGAGGCCCTTGGCGATGTGCAGGGAGAATTAAGATTCACTGCGCAGTCATACAAGAAGGTTTGCACTCCTAAGAAGGCCCGCGAGAAGAAGGCCGCCCCTGTTCAAGTTGCGGCCCCCGTGGCGCCAGTACCAGCCCAACCCGTCGACGAAAAAATGATGGCACACATCTTCAAGAGATCCCTCGCGGACTTCCAGGCGCAAGTGACTACGCTCGGAGCGGACACCAACGAGGCGCGGGCACAGACCATCACTGTTCTTTTCGCACTACTCCGCAAGCATATCGAAGAGTACGAGGCGGCTATTCTCTTCCAGGGTCGGTAATCCGCACCGACAGGACGGCCTGGCAGGGGCCCGAGAAATGGGAGGAAAGTAGAAAGTGCACAAGGCGACCAGATTTGATTGTCCACGTGAGGCTTTATCTCATGTCTTCTTTTTTTACAGTGACAGGGAGAAGACTTTTGCTGAAAGCCGCATGTTGACTGCAGAAGCTGGCAGTTGTGTGCACTTGCAGGGGGTCCCAGGTAGATGAAAAAAGAATAGATAGAAGGCGCGGGGGTTAGACGCGCCACCGGATGATGTACATTGTGGTGAGATCGTCGGGCCTTCGATGTAAGAACCCGGTCGACAAGATGTGCTCGGGCCTTATTTTTTTACGAGAAACTGTAGGATGACATGGGCGATGTCTGCGCCGACTAGTTCTTTGCAGAGAAGAGAGATATATACGAGTGCCCGGGCCTGTCTGTTGTGTTCGGCCGCGCAGTTAGTACAGGCCGATGTCAGCGACAACTCGTACATATGATTCTGCGGAAAACAGAGGAGACACGACCGGGTGGATGGGGAAACAGGGAGGCCACGTGCGATTATATTTTTTTGCAAGAACGTGCCTACAGGGGGCATGGCCCGGGCAAACACGAGACAGCAAGAGTCGCACTGGTCCATGCGTGGGTGATCTCGGGTGACCATCATGCAGCAGAGGCCGGTCTGTGGGTTGTCGACTATGTGGATGTCCTGCGCCAGGCTGACTACGTTCGGGAGCCTGTCTAATTTGGCCCGGATATCTTTCGTGAACATTTGGGTATATCTGTATGTCTGCTCAAAGAGGATGGAGGCCGATGAGTGTTGCGATGGGGGCGGCAAGTCGGGCCCCTGTGCGAGTCGACTGTTCTTATGAGGCGTATGTGGCACGCGATGCTAACTTTGCAGAGAGCCTATGCGAGTGTGAATCAGAGTACTGCTGCGTCTTGCACCGAGAGGATTTCCTGGGAGGAGGCGCCCCGTAAAATTGAATGTGGGGCAGGAATGATGTGTCATGGACGTCTGCCGGGAAATTGTGGACGATCTGTCAAAGAACGGCTCCATCGAACTGGTGAAATTTGGGCCAGAAATATATATGTTCAGTGTGGCCGACCTGTGCCAGAGCAACTGCTGCCTGGGGACTGTGAGTGGGAAACACTGGGACATGGGCGGGTCGCAGGAGCATTGTCATGTGTGCGTCAGTATATTTGCGGGGAGCTTTCCCCCGACGAATACATGGCTGCAGAGACAGGAAGTGATTGCGCAGAGGTCCGTCGGTTTGGCAACAGGGTGTCTCGTCTGTTATAGGCGCACACGTCGGCCGGGAAACTTGCAAGAGATATGCGCGGACTGTGATCGGGCGCATCGGGCGGAGGCTGCGCGACTTATTTATGACTTATTCCTTTGCAGGGAGCTGTTGGGGGCAGACTGTGGAGGGTGTGTGATGCGGGCCATGCTATGTTTTTTTGGGGGACAAAACTGAATACTGGTGCGGGCAGATGTATATGGATCACAAGAGAATAGACGAGCTATTGTCGGGTGCTGACAACGTTCGGTGGACATCTTGCCATTTTGTCGGCGAACGACTGGGGCATTACGATGTTCGCGGGTGTGGAAGTTGCAAGATAGTCCTCTTCGGCACTAAAAGGGAACCAAGCATTTGGCCTGTAGAGACGCACTGTACTATGTGCACGGTGATATTTGCATCGACATTTCCTCGCGCCGAGACATTCCTGCAAAAGAGCGAGTATGTCGAGACCGTGAACCAATGGGCGTATAGCTGTCTTCTATGCTACCATCGGGTGGGTCTCGCGGAGACTACTCGGGCAATGTGTGCGACATGTGCCGATGAGTATCACGAAGAGGGTGCGCATATGATCTATTGTTTGTCTGCAATGGGCAGGGTGCTGGGCGAGGACGTCGCGAGACTGATCGTTGGGCAGATGATTCTCTTTTTTCGGGGCGCACTTCTCCATGGAGGCCCCGCCGAGAGCAACACACATGGGGCCCCTCACAGATGACCGAAGAGGATATCAATAAGTGTCTATCCCGCCGGTAGACCCCCTTCTCAGTAGTATTGTCCACTTTTTCGTAGACTACAGAAGATATACGCGCGGGTCATCACATTGCGGGGCCGGGTAGGTTGCGGTGAGGGCGCCCGTCGAGGATCACAATGCGACTTCTACTATGGGCTCCGCGAGTCAGACAGAAAAAATAAGGTTAGTACATCATTGGTCGAGCATGGCCGTCATAACAAGGGCCCATATCTCTGCAAGAAGCTGATCGGATTGTCTAATGAGCCAGTAAATGTGGGAAGATTGTCGAGACCTCTGTTCATGGCGCATATAGCACGCATCACAACAGCCGTCGAGTTGATCATCATTGATATTAGGGCCATGGATGAGACACATGGGGCTCGCAGGAAGGCTGTTGATGGTGGTTCGTTCTTGTAGAAATGGGCGGATAGAGAAGAGTGTCTCGGCGAGGAAGGCGCGACATGACTCGTGATGGATTGTGCAACGTGTGGTCGACCATTCGTGTTCTTCTATTGAGTATGTGTAGTGTTGGACTTGGCAGAGATCGGCATGTGGATAATTACTGATACATCCCTCTGCATTGAGGTAATAAATGTAGGCTGTGACTTGTCTGCCTGCGGAGTACTGGCTGCACGCGAACATGCGGTTGGGATGGGCGAGAAGGGCCTTCTTGAGGGAGTCCATCTTTTAGGGTTTACAGACGGGGATTTCATTTTACGAGGTCCCGAGGGTAAAACTGAAAGAGAATTGGCCAGTGTGTATATGTCTGGCTACGATCCATACTTAGTTGCATCATCTGCGATACACGAAATAGAGAAGGCCCGCGCGTCTATCATAAGGAAGGTCGAGTGCAATGGCTATAGGATGAATAAGCCTCCGAGTAGAGAAGGCTGGGGTTTGACTGACGAATCACTAATGCCGAAAAAAGGGGCATGGAATCTGATAGAAGCGTATCAACACGAGGGCCTCGTTGTGACCAATTTCCACCAATTGTTTTACAAGGGGGTGACCGTGACCAGCAACTTGGAAGTACTGAAGAAGTTCAATTTGATAGAATTGCGGGCGATCTTGACGTTATTCTACATCCAGCAGCCCGAGTTAGTGTCTCGAGCCGGTCTGAATATGGCGATTCATTTCGTGGAGGAATGTATGAAGGCCGGGTCTGACGATGTCAACAACCATGCGGACTTGATACGGGAGATTAATGAGTTGAAAGAGGCCAATGGGAGATTGCGGGCGCAGATATCGGCGATTAAGTCGGCATTTGACTAGATGTGGGCCTTTTATTTTTTTTGTTGGGTCCTTGTGTGTTCGCCGCAAAAAAAGGGGATAAAGACACGGTCCTAGTCTTTGTGTAGCCGCGAGGGTTCAATCGCGCCACCTCGTGCAATGTGCGCCAGGATTACCTTTTCGCATCCATTTACTGCGTCATTTAATAAATATTCGTCTACTACACGGGCCTTGTTACCGCTGATGAAATAGGCCTCTTTTAACATTTTCTCTTGTATGAGTTGTTTCTTTTCATTCATACTTAGGGTGGGGTCTAAACTGGCTAGGATCTGCGCACATTGTTGCGTGTGTCTACGTATGTAGTCCGCTGCGTCTTGCGGGTCTGTGTATAGTGGTTTATCTTCTGCAGATTCCAGAAAGGCATACTCTGCGCTCTTGTATCTGATGAGTTTATCGTGTCTCATTGATAGATCGAGGAAATAGAGTTCCATTTTAGTCGAAAGGGCCAATCTATCTTCCAGGAGTTTTATCTGTTTGTCCTTTTTTTCCGTGCACACGTGAGTGTCTGCTGCATCCCACGTAAAAAACCGTTTTTCGCACCAAAAACAGCTCGGCACGGGATGATCGACTGACGCAGACGACCCCACGCGACGGCAAGGGGGTTTCTTTTGTCTGTGTTTCTTGAGTTTCTCTTGTGTGGGGAACTCTGCCTTACACTCCTTACACTGATGACTGTTTTCCGTAGTTTCCATCCTTTGGCAATTTATTGCGATAATGGGTCTAAAAGGGACACACCCAAGCCCATAGTGTGATGAAAAAGAAGATATATAGGCCAGTCTACGCGTGGGGTAGACCCCTCACACATGTAACCAGTTTAATTTTTGGGTAGACTCTCGGGGATATTCTCTGCGGTCATCATATGAGGGGCCCAGTTGTTCGCAGCAAAAAAAAATAGAGAGTAGCTATCTATACACAGGCCCATCTCATCATGGCGGCGAGTTCGTTGCGTTGATCTTCTGTTAGTCCGCGCTTCTCGTCGCGGGCGATCTTGTGGGGGATGTCGTCGTTGAGCGGCTCGGTGACATAGACAGAGTGTTCGTAAGCGGCGTCGTTTATGCGCAAGCCATCATTTTGAAGCTCGCCCATTATATCTTCAGAGATCCCGTATATCTTCCCGATGAATGTGAAATCTGTATAGTCTTGTGCAGTGGGCCGCGTGGTGTATTTGTATAGACGACCCCTTGAGGAAGTGTCGTATTCGAGATCTTCGTACTTTATTTGTCGCGGCGGAGTATATCTGTCTCTTGCAGGGATATGGAAATATGGATTGCCTTCGCCTATGGATTTGTGAAAGGCATATATGCAAGGGTTGTTTTTCTCGTAGTCTTTTAGTTCTTGTTTGAGTTCCTGATATTCTTTTTCTCTTTTTCCTTGTTCTATCGTGAATTGTCTTATTTTTTCATCTGTTTCTAAAATTAGCTTATTTTTTTCTCTACGACGGACCTCTTCAAGGAGATCGAAGACATAGTTACGCAGGTCATCAGCGGCAGGCCCTTTTGCGGATATGATTAGGCGATAAGCCCCGCGCTCTGTCAGTAATGCGACTGTGTTATCCACTCTAACAGTGTCTCCGTAGGGTTTATAAGTAGTAATTTTGTGGATTCTACGCTGTTCTGACGAGACAATGTCTGTGGGGCCGAAGCCAGCCAGGGCGTGAGTGATGTTCACGATTTTTAGAGCGCTGCAAAGATCGTTAGCGTAGAAAAATGGGATCTCCGGGCTGCCAACGATCCGAATACGCATGTTCTGAAACAGGCCGTTAACCGTAAAAGGTGGTTGTGTGGGTTGCATATCTACTTCGATGTATATAAAAAGGTATAATAATTGTCCAATTAAAAAATAATTCATGCAAACATGACAACAGATGACAACAGTCGTTCGGGAGTACACAACCAGGCGCAATTATACTCTGAAAGACGGTACAGTCAAATCTTACGAAGTAAAATATCACAGAACCATCAAAAAACCCGTTTCTTACAGAAAGCTCAATGTATTAATGAACAATATAACAAACATGGAAACGCTTCTGGAGCTAGAAAAATGGCTTAAAAGTCACCAGCCGGAAGATTCATAAACAGGGGATGAATGGATGAGAAATGGATGAGAACCCAGCCTTTTCGGAATTGTAAAGGCTGCGGAACCGTTTCGGAACCAAGGGGGGTGAACTTTTTGTGAAAAAAGATTGCGGGAAATGGTAGACAAGGTATTTATTGTAGTGATTATCACCGGGGTCCCATACGATCTCTGTAAAAGATGAATACTATGTCAGATCGGGATCACGCGACTAACGTACTTGCTTGCCAGATTACCCATCTTTTTTTATCGAGCACGAGGCCTGGCGGATTTACTTGCCGAATAACATTAAGGGCCCGTGGTGTCCCCTCGGTTTCCAGAAAAAAAATAAAGCTGTTAATGACTCTAGACTCGAGCCTCAAGCGAAGGCAGTATCTTTTCCACAAGCATGCGCGAGAATTAGCCGAGTGTAGACAGCCTCGCCTCCCTCATAAGCCCCACAATAAACTGCCGCATTTGATCCGCAACAGGTCCTTTGGAGTGCATAACGAGATTATAGGCTCCTTGTTCGGTCAGCAACAATATAGTATTGTCTACTCTCATAGTTTTTCCATAGAGCCTGTATGTCGTAATATGGTGCGTGGCGCGTTGGCTGCGGGAAACAATATCTCCCGGGGACATCGTGCTTGCTGCCATTGTGGGGTTCTTGATGCCGAGTGCGTCGCAAATATCCTTTGCGTAATAAAAAGGGGATTGCGGGGGACCGACTGTGCGAACCTTTATGTTGGAGCCGAATAGGGTAGTTATTATGGGACCCTCGTGTTTTACAACCGATCGAGCGATCTTCTTTTTGATAACTGGCACGAGTGATGTCGTAGGGTTGATGCTAACAACGCGAGCCACACTGGTCGCAGCCCTTCTCAATTTGATGGCAATATCGGCTAGTCTTGTATCCAGTCTGCTCACGGTCGCAATGTGACACTTTGCCTTACAGCTCTTCGTTCTCTTCATTAGGGCAGCCTCCTCGAAAGTGGGTGGGGAGCCATACTGTCTCACATTGCAGTAGTAGCAAGTAAGCCGCACGTTGTCCTGGGTATGTCCGCGTGAATTATCGATTCTGTCTATCGACCATTGCCAACTACACTTTTTGCCTTCACATTGGACCATAGGGTCTCCGCAGATGGCGCAATTGGGTTGCCGAGCAAGCAGTCCAGTCACGAACGCAACAGTAAGATTACAGAGGACAGAAAAATTACGATGCTTGTCAAAAGATAGATGCGAGCCTATCTTGGAGGCGACAATACGGTCGAGTGCATTATGCTTTGTAGGCTGAGATGATGTAATCATGGGGGATCGTTTTCTTCTTACAATTCTCACCATCTTTTTTTACATGAAATGTGGACCCATGCCCCAAACAGACATACTTCAGGAAGTCCGTCCATCTAACATTCTCTGCGACACACAAGGGGACCCAGTCCGCCGAGAGCAACCCACCAGCCCCTCATAAATGACTCAAGAGGATATCTATAAGAGTCTACTTCGTTAGTGGACGTCTTGCCTTAGTAACAAAGTCCACTTCTTTCGTAGACCCCAGAAGATATATGCGCGTGTTATTCACTCAGAGGGCCGCGAGAGGTTGCGACTGGGCTATCTGTCATGAGATCCCCAGAAAAAAACAAGAAATAAGCGCGACAATCACCGATCAAGCACGGCCGTCATAACAAGGGTCCATACCTCTGCAAGAAGCCCGCCGGACTGTCTAACGAGCCAGTAAATATGGGAGAATTGTCGGGTTCTCTGTTCATGTCGCGCTCGGCACGCATCGCAACATCCATAGAGCTGGCCGTTATTCATATCGGGTCCGTGCACGAGACACAAAGAGCTTGCAGGAAGGCTATTGATGGTGACTCGTTCCTGTAGGAATGGGCGAATCGGGAAGAGTGTCTTGGTGAGGAAGGCGAGGCATGACCCATGTTGGACGGCGCAATATACAACTGGCTCTTCACGTATTTTGCTGCCTTCGAACATGTAATATTGTACTCTGCAGAGGTCAACATGTGGATAGTCGCTGATACATTCCTTTGCATAAAGGCCATAAATACGGGCTACGAGTTGTCCGCCTGCAAAATACTGATTGCGAGAGAACATGTGATCGTGATGGGCGAGAATGCTGTGCTTGAGGACGTCCATCTTTTAGGGTTTACAGATAGGGGATTCATTTTACAGAGACCCGCAAGTCTAACAGACCGTCTATCTTTTTTCACGAACACCCCCCAAGCCTGGCACAGACTCCCTGCAAAAATGAATCGAGCCGCGCCCACAACAACGATGGCCGACGCAAGACGCAAGGGAATTTACAAAATTTACTATGCTTACAAGAACATGGGGTACGGTATTGTTTGCCGTCCGGGTGTACATAGCTCGCATCAATGCGACGTATGTAGGGATACAAATGTGTCGTGTTCGTTAGTGTTCAACGGGCGCGATGTAAGTTTTTGGTTATTCGCAGTACACGATACCTGTGTCCCTGACATCGTCGGCATTTATCCGAACGGTCCAGCACAGATGACACTGCGAGGACTGGCCCAGATACATTGCGGGTTCGCTATTATGGGGTACACAGTTGCTCCCCTTTCATACTACAATGGTGGTGATTGTAGAGTATGCGCGAGCGTGCCCGAAGAATCATTTTCCTACTGTGCTGGACCATATGACGACCACTGTGACCACATCTGCGTCCAATGCGATCGAAGACTAATTGGCACAATGCAACAAACCACGCGCAATCTCCAGAAGGCCGCAGTGTACAAGGCGTGGATACTCGGGCCTCTCGGGGACGCGCGTATTGTCATCGCACAGTTTCTCTGCGGTTTTCTTACGGAGGCGGATGTTTGGGAAGCAACGGCTGACTTGCTGGCTTGATTTTTTGCAGTCAGACGGAAGTTACCCAACAAGGCCGCACAAAAATACAAGTAAATCACACTGCGC